AGCCAAAGCTGCTGCTGAAGCCAAAGCTGCTGCTGAAGCCAAAGCTGCTGCTGAAGCCAAAGCTGCTACTGAAGCCAAAGCTGCTGCTGAATCATCATATGAAACAAAACTTATGAAGATTACTGAAATTAATGAGTTTATAACAAAAAAAACCGATTGCACATTTTTGAATTATATTGTTCCTCATACTGGTTCACTACCAGTTAAAGCCATTATTCGTAGTTTCAAAACTGATGCCTCCGGCGTGGATAAATCCAAGGTATATGGTATTATAGGATTAACAAATGTTAAACATAATTATAGTAACCAATACTTATACAAAGTACTGTGCGAATCATTTGATGAATATGATACAACGAGTATAATAGGTCCGCAAAATATGATTGTTTGTAATGAGAATGTTAATAGTAATAGTTATAAAGCAACTTCAGTTGCCATTATCAGAGATGTTTCGGATGACAACCAAAATCTGAATAGGTATGCAGACGATATAAAAAAACTTACCAAAGATCAAGTCCAAACGGCATCAACATTACAGCAACAAGAAGAATCCAAATCTGAATCCGGTACCGATACCGATGCCAAATTGGCACTCGATACAATAATGACTCCAATAAATTCAGGCTGTGTTACGCGTGATGTGTTTCTTAAATTACTAGAATTCGGTTTTTTTGGTGGTGGTGATGATTATAATAAAAATATAGCAATTTCGGATTTGGTTAATTTAAATGCTGGATCGGGGTCAACCACAAGAGAGATACTCAAACATATCCCCCAAAATACCGACGGCGTCAGACAAGACGGTCTCCGCAGTTTAACTAATTCTGGGGCTATGTGTTACATGAATGCAGCACTTCAACTTATTTATTCAATGACTGATGTAAAAGAAACAATTAAATCATCCTCTTCATCAACCCAATTATCAGACTATTTAACCGCGATGGAAAATGGGGTCAACTTTCAAGATGCAAAAAGGTTGTCTACAGGCTTATTTGAGTATGTTAAAACACAAGTATCAAATATTTTTGAGGATAGGCCCTACAACAGTCAAGAAGATTCGTACGAACTACTTGGCCCACTTTTGGAAAAATTACCCGATGCCATAAAAGCATTATTTATGTGCAATGTATTTGGCAAATACGTAATAACCGCCGATCCCACTGCCTTCACCGGTTTAGATGATTGTAACGTTGAAACAATCGATGGTAAAGTAATGATTCCAGCAGGTGGTAAATACCCGATGACTATGCTTAACATTTCACTAGACATTGAATTAACTCGCAACAAAAAATCAGTAAATTTTAATGATTTGATAGCTAATTATGAAAAAGAAACGAATATAGAGAGCGTTACGGAGTTTAATCCAACTGATGAAAATAACCCTACTATAAGTAGTGAGGATGTTAAAGGTGGCAGTCATGTTATTAATGACCTTCCTCAGTGTATGGTCGAAGAAAAAGAGGGCAGTTCTAAAGTGTTGAAGCCTGCCTTTATACCATACGTTAATACCGTTGAAAATAAAGATACTGCTAGTAGTAAATCTAAACCGTATGTGCTTGAAAAAATTAAAATGAAAGACTTTTTTGAACCAACTAGTAAATATTTGATCGTGGTATTACTTCGGTACACAAATACAAGACAAAAAATTCATACTGATATTACCGGTTTAAGTGGGGCCACTATACAAAAGAATAGTCATACGTTTCGTAGCAAAGGTTGTATTTGCCATATAGGAGAAACACCGATTGTTGGACACTATATCTATGTAGATTTTGAAAATGGTAACCCTAACAATGTATATGACGATAATGTAATATGTCCATATGACGTCTATGTAACTGCGGCAAGTCAAGCCAAATCTAATTTTAATATGGAAAAAACGGGATATATAGTATTATTTGAAAAAGAAACAGACGATGCAGCCTCTGGCGCTGAAGATTGAATTATAAAATAATTTGAATATTGAACATTGATCGTTTCAAATTATTTCAACTGTGTAGTTACCAAACTGTATCTTCCGTTTGCCAGTGCATTTTATCCCCGGGTTTGATATTATACAATTTATTGAAGAGCGCCATTCTCGATAACGGAATATTGGTTCGATACTTGTCTAAAGGATGCGGATTCGATTTCAATTGGGCAAAAATTGACCGCCTGTATATTTTTTGTCGATTCTGGTTCGCAAACTCCGTATAAAATTTTTCAAACGACACCATTCGTAACGGTACCAGTAAATTATTTCGTTCATGGCGCTCATTTAACACCATTTCACACAATTTCAGTCCCGTAATATCCGCCAAGTCTTCACTAAGCGAAAGTTTCGCATCGAATTCCAGTCCGTCAGCTCGAGCCGCGGCTTCATATTGCCGTTCTACATTTGCCAGTTTTCGATTATAAATCGCCGAATCCCGCGGAGTCCACCACGAACGCATATTTCCTGTATGGTCGAACATGCGGCCGTAAACGTGCAACGAGTGTCCGATTTCATGACCCAGTGTATACCCTATTCGCGCCAAATTATATTCCGGCCCATGGTCCAAATCCACAAACCCGGTTTGGAAATATCCAAGCGGAATATACACCGAGTTCCGCGTTTCCGTATAATACGCATTTGCAACATACGCTTGCGAACCAACGAATTTCATTTGATTCCAGTCGATTTGCGGCATATCATACTCTGGGCGCCCATTATTTCGAATCAGTACGCGTGTTCGCCAATTGAAAATATCCATCAAGTTTGACCACGCATCCTGGGTTTTAAACCGGTGCGAAATCGAGTCGGGAATATCCGGTCCCAATTTTTCTGGCATTCCAATGACGATTTTCAACGTATCCAGTTTACGGTGGGCTTCTGCACGAGTGGATTTACTGACCCATGAGTTCGCGCGTACCATATCATTTGCAACCTTCAAAATATCCTGTGCTATTTCTTCTACATACTTCACCTGTTCTGCCTGGAAAAATTTGCGTTTATACGCATTTGCAAAAAACGTGTCGTATGCGTACGTTGTTCCGTACAGTGCAGTAATTCGTTGCGGCAACGGAGCGGCTTGTCCGCGCAAAAATTTCATGCAAAACTTGTAATAAATATCCGACCATTCTTTATGATACTGAATGATATGCCTCGCATAAATGTATACCCAGTAACTGCGCCACTTCAATGATTTCCATCCACGCTTTTTATTTATCATTGTTTCAGGCTTAGCCTTAGTGTCAGAGTCAGAGTCGGTGTCGGTATCAGTGTCGGTATCAGCGTCTGCATCAGTGTCGTGAGTTTTTCGGTACAATAAAGATTTCATCATACAAAGAATATACCCCGTAGACGAACACACAACATCACTTTCTCCGCTAGAACATCCCATATGTTTCAATGTTTCTTGCCAGTCAAGATTTGTTTTTTTTTTCAATTGGGCTGCCGATACTTTTTCGTATTCAGTTTCATAGTCGTCAAGGCTCTTAGATGATGACGATGACGACGACGATGACGATGATGTACCATAACACGCCATGTTTCGAATGATTTGTCGTTCAATTTGTAATACGTGCAGTCCAGACAGAGTAGGATATCCAAGCACTCGAAATATATTGTTCACATAATTTACAAATTTCGTCAGGACGAGTTTGTCATAAGCCCGCGGCTTCGGTCGGGGCATTACTCTTCGCGTTCTACATTGTTTACGCTTTTTGGGTTTGACAGTAGCAGTACGACCTCGCCGAGTTTTCATTTTTCTCTGGCGATCATCATCATGGCCGGAGTACGGGGGCATATTTAAGTAGTATCGATAATCATACAATGAAAGCTCTGGGTAACTGATATGGTGTATAAATTTTTTACTGTTTTTTTCATCAGCGCTTACGTCCCACGAAATCGGGCACGCGTATCGTGTCATTTCGTTTGTATTCAAGTATGCTAACAGTTTCCAGATATTGTTTTCAGTGATACATTCATCCAAAAAAGCTACATACGTGCGAATATGGTCATGAACTTGAGAACTTGTTAATGAGGTGGTCAATGACTTGTACAAATGTTTTATTGTCGCCGGGGTTGTAGCGTCTTCCACAATGTCAATGAGTTGGTTATACACCGCATCTTGCGCTAGTCGAAAGTTATCAATTTGCATTATGTATTCTTGCCCCGACTTCAACCGCTTGTTTCGAATCCATCCTCGATTGACATAATTGAAAAAATCACTTGATGGGTTAATTAGTTTTTTTGTAACGACACCGGTTCCGCACACGCCTTTTCTTTGTGAATTGGCGTATTTTATTATATCATTATATGATTCCTGAGGCGTCTTTCTAGATACTCTTCGTTCTTCTTCGTTTGTCAAAACCGCCGAGGACGCCGATGCTGATGCTGTTGCTGATGCTGCCTCATTCGAATCGTGGTTACTTTTATGTTTCGGCATTCAAAATAAATTATACATAATTATACATTAGAAAATAAACATCACAAAATAACATATAAATAAATACAGTCGTATATAGATATGTTGTAAAAATAAAATACAAATTATAAATTAAATTAATCAAGTTAAATTAGTTTCTACTCTAGATTCATATTCATATTTTCATGTCAGCAGCTTTTCCATTTGTGAGTGTGTGCACTCCTACGTTTAATCGCCGACCCTTTTTTCAAGCAGCGATTCAATGTTTCAACCATCAAACCTATCCCAAACACCGGATGGAATGGATTATTGTCGATGACGGGACCGACAAAATAGAAGACTTGGTCTCAAGTCATCCAAATGTAAAATATTTTAAAGTTTCTGAAAAAATGACACTGGGTAAAAAACGAAATTTTATGCACGCCAATTCGTGCGGAGACATCATCGTTTATATGGACGACGACGACTATTACCCTCCGGAACGCGTGTCGCATGCAGTGGAAGCGCTCATGGCAAATCCCACCATACTTTGTGCAGGAGCAAGCGAGATCTATATTTATTTCAAACATTTAAATTCGCTCATTCAATTTGGACCCTATGGGCCAAATCATGCTACAGCAGGAACGTTTGCATTTCGACGCGAAATGTTGAACATGACCCAATACAATGATGCCGCATGTTTGGCAGAAGAGCGGTTTTTTTTGAAAGATTATACCATTCCCATGATTCAACTTGATCCAACCAAAGTGATTCTTGTTTTTTCACATATGCATAACACGTTCGACAAACGAAAATTGTTGGTCAATGCAAATCCGGCGTTTGTAAAACAAACATCTAAAACGCTGGATGATTTCATACGAGGTCCGACGTCGGCATTTTTCAAGGATTTTTTTATTAATAAAATGGATAATTTACTTCAAGGATACACTCCGGGCGCCCCAGATATGAAGCCGGACGTCATAAAACAAACAAAGGAACTCGAACAAACTCTTATCCGACTTCAAGAACAGGAAAAACTGTACGAGCAGCAGAAACAGAATCAACAACCCCAACAACAGCCAAACGAAATTCCTGCGATTATAATGCACCAGGAAGGGAAAGAACCGGTTGCTCTTTCAAGCGAACAAGTCCTTACTGTTATTCAAACCCAACAAACTGAAATAAAAACACTTACTGCGCGCATAACTGCGATTGAATCCGATAAGACAAAGACTGAAGCTACGCTGCAGTATTTGATTGGATTATACACGGATACTGATACTGATACTGATACCAATAATAAAACCGTTTTATTGGAGCAATGTTTGAAAGATGTTGTAGAACGAGACGACAAGCTTAAAAAAACCAAAGCGCTTTATATTAAATCCGTAAACGAGTGTTCTGAACTTAAAAAACAAATAGTAGAATTACGAGCAAAAATTCAGTCCATTCATTCTGACTATTTAACCCGCACTACAAGTACGCATTCGTCGTCATCGTCATCGTCATCGTCGTCGTCATCAAATGAAAATTCCATTCGACTTGTAATTGACGACTTATAATTTATTTTTACTTTTACTTTTACTTTTATATTTATGGTTTTTTCCATACATATATGTATTCATTGTATTTTTTTTCAGGATTTACAGGATTGCCCTTTGCAAACCTGGGCTGAATAAATAATTTATGTTTCGCAGATACTCTCGGCGGCATTATTTTAGCATTACGTATATCATCAAACGCGTCGATTGGAACGTTGATAGCAAACGTTCCTCCGCGTTTTAAATGTTTATATGAGTTTTGAATAACTGGAAATAAAAATTTGGTATTGAAGTCCTGACGAGTTGAATACAATGGCATGTGTGGATACACTTCAGCTAAACGAAGCGACTTGAAATAAGGCGGAGATGTAAACACCATGTCGTATTTATAGTCTTCGTAGCGTACGGTTGCCGCATCTTTAAAGATCATGGTTACATCAAATTCCGACGCTTCTGCTTTGGATATTTCGCTCACCATTTTACGATAAACACTCTTCAACTCAATATTTGTGTCGATCCCTATATACGGAACATTGTATGCCATCGCTGCCAAACATCGTCCACCCCATCCTGCCGAAAAATCAAGTACCGCTGTTTTGGGTTGATACAGCGAATAAAGCCATTTTGCAATCAGTGGCTTAAATCCTTGCGAAGATCCGTAGTATAGTCGAAACACTCCGTACCTCGCTTGTTCGTGATTTTTTCCTTGCGCCAAGTTGAATTTGTACATACGGTATTCGGATTCATTTTGCTTCCAGTTGGTTTTTATCCATTCATAATAAGAAATACCTCGTTTTATTTTTGTATGAAGACGATATTTAAAAAAATAATAGTCCATCGCAGAATTTCCAACTTTTGCCGAATGAAGGACTGTATTTTTTTTACTAGAAAAGTCTATGTTTTTCAGTGCTCTAAAATCCGAACATGCTTTTTCAAACGATATGTTTTTAATGGTTGAAGATACAACTCTTGAAAAGTTATTTTTACGCGTAAATCTCGAGCGGTCGACTTTATCTTTATTTTTATCTTTATCTTTATATTTTTTAGTTTTCGGCATGGGTATGGGTACAAGTATTTGCCGGCCGGTATTTTATCTATTTATTTATGTATCATTTTATTTTTATTTTTATTTTATATCACTCAGTTACATTCTACATTCATTCTACATTCTAAGTCGCATGTAATATTCTTCATCATTTCGTTTTTCATTTTGTTCTTCTAAAAACATTTGATAGTGTCCAGCAGTCTCCGTGCCAACATTCCATTCTGGAAGACCGGTTATCATTTGATTTTGATTTTGATTTTGATTTTGATTTTGACTACGCCCGGTATTAGTAGACGGACCAGATCCAACTGCATAATACGCTGCATTTTTCGCAGCCAAATAGTTTTTAGCGTTTACAAGTTTCAACTGCGACAATAAGTATTCGCGCTGTGACTGTTTACGCTCTTCTATTTCTTCTGCAGTTGGTTTTGTTTTGTATTTTATAAAAAGAATGGTTCCAACAATCACAACAAAAACAACAAACGTACACGTGTTAAAAATTGTATTATAGTATTGCTCCTTGACTTGTCTGCAATTCTGTAGTGATAGTTTAAGAAAACTTTTAACTCCTGGCTCTATCAATGCAGCAGGGCCACTTTGACTCGATCCAACCGACGATGTTTGAAAATTTTGAAAATTTTGAAATATATTCATTTACGGATACTCGGTATTCGGTATTCAGTATTCGGTATTCGGTATGATTCGATATTGAAATTGGAACCTATAAAATAAGAACGAAAAAAACGCGAATAAAGCGTAAATACCAAAAAAAAATAAAATAAAAATACATTACTAAAATAGGAACTATTTTCAAGTTTAATCATTATCATTCGATTGACGAATAAAATAATACATGGCAAAAACAGAAATAACTCCAAATTTTGCAATTGGTTATTACTTGGTAGCCCTTTTAATTTATCTTGGATATAAAGTTGCAAATACTCCATCAACAGGCGGAACAGATCAAGAAATTGTGTCTCCGCTCATAGGAACGGCGTTTGTTGCCGTAATTATTATTGGGGAATATATGATCAGCGTCGGTATGACTAAAAGCGTATGTGGGTTTGAACAGTGGGACGTTGCGGCAATGTATACATTTATTCCTTGGGTATTTATTGTTGGCGCCATAAAGGGCATTCTTATGATTCGTCCCGGATGGCTTGTACCGTTTTCAAATACAATTGGATATTTTTTGGCATCCGCAATATTTGGCATGGTTGACGTTTTTCGTAAAATATTGAAACCTAAAGTAACACTATCAAAGGACGGAGAAGAAGAGTCAGATAAATCGGCTCATAGTCGAGAAGTTGCGAAGGCGTTGCAGGAAATATACGAAGACGAGTCGTTGTTGATTAATCAGCTAACGCCAGATAATGTTGACGGCACTATCAATAAGTTTCAAAAAGTAGGATTAATGTATACTCACGGTGAGTATGCAGCTCTTCCTGAAAATAAAGACAATCCCGCCGCGTTATCAATGTTTAATAAATATATCGATGCAGTCAAAAAGGCCCTATGGTTTAAATTGTTTGTATCTGAATTTTTATGGCTATTTCTTGCAGGCGTTCTTGCAATATCGGTGACGTATAATTATATTATGAACTTTGGATGCAAGATGACACCTGACCAAATTGCAGAACGCGAGGCTAAACTTGCGGCTTTGTCATCTGCCGATGCTGCAAATGCCGCAACCCAAGAGCCAAATACGATATCTGTAACTCAATAACTCAATAATTCACTACTTAAAAACGATGAAATGAAATAAACTGAAATAAAATGAAATAAAATGAGTTTAGCAAAAATGCAATAAAAGTAAAATATTATTTAAATCGTAAATAATATATATATAATAAACAACAAACCCTAAATCAACCAGTCAATACTACCTTTCCATAATGGATCCATCAACTATTTCTTTTTCAAATGCATCTGTTGATGCAAAAGGTGTTAAAATTCCATCGTATTCGGAAATACGTCCTCATCTTGTTCAACCTGTAAAGGACGTTATCAAGGTTATCAATGCCACATGTCCTAAGATTGGTCCCGGTGGCGTTAGTCTTGGGTGCAGCAAATAAATCATTTTTAAAAATATAATAAATGCAGCGTCGTATTATATTTTATACTTTATATTTTATTATGGAAACCGGCACAAACGCAAGGTTGGTATACCCAGAATCATGGTCGGAACCAGAATCAGAACCGGCATCATCAGAGTCATCAGAATCAGAGTCATCAGAATCAGAGTCGTCCGAATCAGAGTCAATTACATCAATGACACCTTATTTAGACGACTATGATGCAGAAGAGTTATTTGAGGAAGCATGTACGCTATGTCATGATTATACTCAAGAACATGTCGGAAAAATGAGCCATCCCGATTTTCATGAATCGCTACGTTCATACGTATATGAACAACTGCGAATCGTATTGTTTGCAGTTATTGGAACCAATACACCAGTTGACTGTGATAAAACGAGAGAATACATGACAAGTATCGTTGACAAAGCCTGTAAATTCATATTTACAGATCTTAATGAGACTGACGGCACGTCGTTTCCGCCTTGGAGGTCATGTTCTGATCGCTCATGTAGTGACTACATACCAACTAGACCAGACATAGTTTCACACATAACCAGGCTACAAAATATGCAGGATCAAACTGAACAACGTACACCAGCATGGTATCAACGGCGCCATAATATGATCACTGCCAGCAGTGCTTGGAAAACATTTGGGACAGAGGCTGTTATGAATCAACTTATTTATGAAAAGTGCAAGCCTTTAATCGATGAGGACAGTGATGATGGTATTGTAAATGTAAATGTCGACTCACCTTTACACTGGGGGCAAAAATACGAGTATGTAAGCGCTAGAATATATCAACTTAAAAATAACACTCGCCTGGGAGAATTTGGCTGTATACAACATTCGGACCCTAGTTTATTTTTTTTAGGCGGGTCACCTGATGGAATCAATATAGATGATACGTCCCCTCTCTATGGACGAATGGTAGAAATAAAAAACATTGTGAATCGAGAAATTACAGGTGTACCTAAAGAAGAGTACTGGATTCAAATGCAAATTCAGATGGAAGTTTGCGATCTTGACTCGTGTGACTTTGTTGAAACCCGGTTCAAGGAGTATGAACATGTCGAAGATTATGAACAAGATGTTGAAATTGACTATCATTATCGAAATGACGAGTCTCGAACCGCGTTTTCTGAATTTGACATATGCGACGACGACTTACAAAGAGGCATTATCATTTACTTTATTGAAAAAAATACTCGTAAACCGCACTATGAGTATATGCCAATGCACTACAAAGACCTTGATACCCAAGACGCGTGGGTTGTAAATACTATATTTGAAAAGCAGAAAACGGGGGAATATACCTGGATACGTAATATTTATTGGAAGTTGGATGAATACAGCTGCGTTTTGGTAAAAAGAAACCGCGTATGGTTTACAACATATGCCGCGCATCGATTTAAAAAAATATGGAACATTATTGAAACAGAACGTAATACCGGATACGCCCACCGTGCTCCTAAAAAAAGAGAAACGAATAATATGATCTCTGAACAAGCTGGTTCGTTTCAAACGCGGCTTTGCAGGATCGTATTATAATATAAAATAAAACTCATTGGTTTAAACTCGTCTAGTAAATTTAAATTTTTTGAATTTTTTCAAAGAATAATTTGCAGGGCTCTTATTTTTTCTTGATTTGAATTTATGCTGAACCGCATATAACCCAAATGGAACAACTGCCTGACTAATAACTTCTCCGATTCCAGGAAAAAACCCTCCATTTTGGTTTTGGCTTTGGTTTTGGTTTTGGTTTTGGTTTTGGTTTTGATGTTGGCGACTAGAACGTCTTCGTCCTCGACTGCGTCGTTTTCGCAACCTCGAAAATCGTCGTTTTTTTCCTCCCATTTGTGAAAGTGCGTTATTGTATGAACTCATGTTAAGTCCGACTGACATTTTTTGCTTAAATCTATAATATATGTAAATAAAAAATAATAGTATGATTTTATATTTTATTATTTTTATAATTTTATAATTTTATAATTTTATAATTTCATGATTTTAAGTTTTAAATACTTGTTGCAATTGTGAAGACTATGTAATACATACACCCGTACAAAAGTGTAATCAACAATTGCCGTAATACTTGTTCGTGCGCGGACGGTCTTGATGCTAGTAACAAATTTTCAGAGTCTTCGTATACTCTACGACGCAGCTCGTCGAACATACGAGCATGTTCGTGAGCTAATGTTTGCTGGACTTGAGAAACGCATCGCTCAGTCAATTCATCTACTGAGACTCTCTGCGATATGTTGTTTGCATTTCGACTGCTGTTACTAGCATCGACATTGTCGATGCCTTCACGATTATTGGCATCAGCGTTGCGACTGTTATCGTCATGATGGGTATTCCCATTTTCGCTTTCGTTATCATCGATTTCACTTTCGTTGTTATCGTCGTCGTCATCGCCGTCGTCATCGTCGCTATCGTCATCATCATCGTCATCGTTGTCATAGTTATTGTATTCGTATTCTCTCCACGATTCGTGATACGTTTCGTCACTTGTTCCTTGCCATCCGGCAATACTGTGTGCAGTTCCAAATGCAAACTCTCTGCAAAGTGAAAGGATCGCCTCCCTTTTCCCATCAGTAAATGCCTCAATAATTGCAATTCGTCGATGAATGTCAATGTCTCGTTCTTCATTTTGTATGATTTCGGCAGTGACAGTTGCATTTAGGGGTTCAAGTGTTTTCTTCCTAGGTATCTCCAGTTCTGACCTGCATATGGGACAACTATTCAGAGTTTGAAGCGACTTCAATATACATGTTGTGCAAAACACATGGCCGCATTGTGTAAATGTGATGTTTCTGTTTTTGGTAGGGGTATCAAAACAAATCCCGCATCGGTCAAGTTCTTCGGGTTCTTCAGACTGTGTCTGTGTTTCAACTTCCTTACGATGCTGCGATTGTGAGTGCTGTTTTCCTTTAATAATTCTGGGCGAGAACAATGTATCTCTATCTCTATTTTGTTGCATTGTACGTGTTTCGTTTCGTATCGTATCGTATCGTATCGTCGTTATTTATCCATACATTGTAGCTATAATAGATAACGTTATATATATTCAATTTTTTTATTATTTTATTTTTATTTTCATTTTTATTATTTTCCACCAAATAGTGGATTTGACCTGCCTTGCATCGCAACACCATACCTCTGTTCAGAAACGGTGACTATGAGATACTCTCTTATCCCAGGATGAAAGTTGTCGGTATAATTAAACCCGGAACCATTAAATACTTCGGTTTTGAATTGTTGTTGATCGTTGAATTCTTGTTTTTCTAATATCTGATAAGGTACACACGGTAATGCAATTGCTTCATTTTCGGTTTCAAGATCCGAATAGTGTGACATTAACCTAGCACTAGTATTTGCATTAATTTCGACACGTAATAGAATAATACAGTCCTTGTCTCCGGTTGGATTTGTAAAGGGAAAAATATTATCACGGGCTAGGCGAAATGAAAAACTTTGAAAACAATAAAACGAAATGAGACCAAGTGGCTGGTCTTTATATAAGTCATATGTGCGCTGATTTACAACCATAAACCGATGCAAATATCGCATTCCTGGCGATATTTCTCCAATTCTAAGAATGTCTCGTACCCGAGGGCACTTATACAATGCCGAATAAAAAAGCATGATAAACGGATGACGAATGCGTCTCACATAATCGGCTGATGTTAACCTTCCAGTAACAATAAAATTCATAGTTGAATTCAACATCGTGTATGTAGAATACGCTCCAGGTTGCATTTCATCTCGTGAAAAAAACAAAATAGCGGCGTATTCACAAAATGTCAGTCTTGTGTGGGGATATTCAAGAGTGTCAAAAAGTGACGGAATTCTGAATTGGTCAATTCTAAGGGCTGACTTTCTTTGTAAAGATTGTGATATAATTTGAGACAGTATTACGCCATCTGGAACTTCTCTCAATGCATGACCAGTAAGTCCCTGATACTCTACATACTGTTGTGCAAAATAGGTCATAGTTCTAACTAATTCGGTCGCATGGTTCGATGAAAACATGAATTGAGGTGGATTGCCTCGGTTCGGTCGACGAATAAATACTTCGCCTACACAATCGGGAGGCAGTACTGGATCCGGAGGAACAACGACGCCTCGAGGTATTCCCGTTTTTCGCAAATATCGAAATGCTAACGCAATGTTTCCGTTTGCAGCTCTTAAAAATCTCTCAATCTGGTCTCTTTCATATCCCTTATCGCCCATGACTGCAATTGCTCGTTGAACACGTGCGTCTGGGAATTCGTTCCTACATCTTTCTTGGGACAGCATACGTTCCAAATGGTTTATCCGATGCCACCAACATGGGGCGTGAACTGTTAGTTGATCTCCGCCATATCTAGCTAACATAGCATCAACTGTAGCAGAAGTTACAAGTCCAAGTGGTTCGTCGATGATGAGAGGAGCTGCTCCGCCATTTTTTATAACAACCGGTGATTTAGAATCCGGTTTAGAATCCGGTTTGGAACTGGATATAGAACTAGATTTGGATCTAGAACTAGATTTGGATCTAGAACTAGATTTGGATCTAGAACTAGATTTGGATCTAAAACTAGACTTGGACCTAGAACTAGATTTGGATCTAGACCTAGAACTATACTTGGATCTAGAACTAGAGTTGGATGGTCGGGAAGTGCTATATGAGTCTACGAACGGGATCATCAGAAGTCCTGCTACGTCATCATTTTCATCTATTGCATGAGTTTTAATAAGTCGGTTTAACTTGGATAAAAAGTTGTTTTTAACCACAGTCATAGTGAGTGAGTCTTTTTCATTATATACGAGTTTACGCTGGGTCTTATGTGTTTTGTATCGAGCGGATGATTTTGTTTTTTTAACCGTTGATGGAGTCATTATTTTATCTTCAACTTTCATTTAACAGATGACAGATAATAATGAAATTAAAAATAATAAAATATATTTGACACTACTTATATATCATTTTATTAAAATTAAAATTGAAATTATTAATTTTGAAGTTAAAGTTAAATTTTTACATTTTGTAAATAATGTTTTTAGTTGTGTTTTTGTTTTAATTATCAAAATATGGACTATCGCTGATTGTCATGCCACAATATTTTTTTGGTGATTTTTTATAATCAACTGGCGTATAAAGATGGATTGCTTCGGCTTCTTTTATTAAAAACCTAAAATTATCCCAAAATTCATCTTTGTGCCCCACGCTTTCGGTGGCAATATGACTGAGTTCGTGAAGTGCTACAAACGTAAGCGTATTTTCATCAATGAGTTTGGTGCCTTTTTTTGTTGTATTCAAACAAAACGCAAGTTTCTCGCCTTTATTTTCACTGTATGCAGTATACTCACTTGTAGGTAAAGTTTCTGAAACCTTTTCAGGATTGAACCCTTTTACTAGACGAGAGACATTGTCTCTATCTGGATATTTTTCTCCGAGAACTCGTACCAATTTTTTCATTTTATTGGTTATTTTTGCAAGCATGTCGGCCGACTCTTCTAATCTTGCTCGTTCGCGTACGCAGTATTTATTTCCATCAACTCCTGATACAATACATTTCAAATTGAACATGTCTGAATCTTGATACAGTTTTAAACATACAACGACAATGAAAAAAATAATGACGTATCCTAAAAAATCAATTTTCATATCAAGGGTTCCGAATACTTATGTATATCTTTAACTCTTTATTATAACATGTGATTATTAATATTTACTATTTACTATAGCGTAGTTAATAGTGAATAGTAAAAATATAAAATACAAAGTAACAACGATAGTATTATTTTACTGAGGACCGCAGCCGATTTCAAGCGGAGTGCGCATAAGATCTGGAGCAAATGTGCTATTGTTCCATGGTCCGATATTTAACTGGGGATTGGGAGGTTCAGATCTGAGTTGCAGATTAGGGTTTTTCATTGTGTTTCCAACAGTATCAATTCCAGCCAAGAAGCCGGCACTTAATAAACTTTGGTTCATCAAGTCGCCTGTACCTGCAGGGTTAAGCTGGGACCACTGGCTGTTTGGATCCTTTGGAAGAAGGCTTGCATTTGGAAGCAAATCGGTAGGCGCAGCAGTGGGTTGGCTTGCAGAAAGGCCTGCGGAAACGGAAGGCGATTGAATGCTTCCGCTAATGTCTTCATAGTTATTACCTTGCATGCCACTAGACGGTTGGAATCCGCTCGCAGCACTTGCGCTAGTGGCTGATGGGGACATTAACTGACTTTGCCGGCTTCCTTGTCCAAATCGTTCCGGAAGAATGCTCTTATCACTGGAATATTGATAAAGTGCCCATAGTAAAACAAGAGCTCCTAAAATAACAATAAGATGCGATTGCCTAAAATTTCGTTGAATGTCTCTGACGATAGAATTCATTTGAGTAGTGAAGTATGGTATATACGTAAAGTATTTATTATTCTTATATAAAATAAATATGATAAAATATTTAATTTATAATTAATAAATTAGTATTTGCGAATTGCGAATATCGAATATATGACTAAACATTTGTTAGAATGTTAGATTGTTAGAAAATATTCGTTAATTCATATTTTAAATGACTTGGTTTTGTCTAAAGAAACGCCTTTGCCCATTTGAAATATTCTGATATCAACTGAAAATTTCTTCAACTTTGATTGTTACATTTTGATTTCCTATAATACGAATAGGCGGCTTTCCTAATGTTTCTGAAGCGTCTGATTCATATTCAGACTCCGAACCAAAGTTCTTATTTTTTTCAGCATCGTTATGATTATCATTATCATTCTTGCTATCATTCTCGATATCATTCTCGCTATCATTCTCGCTATCATTCTCGCTATGATTATCGTCGTTACTATTACTAAAAATCTCTGATTTATTATTGCGATCGTCAATGCGTCCACTGTCATTGTGTTCGGTGTCATCGTTGTCATCGCTTATCTCGTCGTCATATACATCCAAGTTGTACGTGTTTTTGATATTTTTTGCATCTAAAAATGCTTGGATCGACTGACGTTTCGCTTCCTTTGCGCGTTTCAATGCCGCCTTATATAAAGAATAATAAACTTGCAACGGATCGTGAATATGAACAATGTCGTCTTTTTCAGTGAGTGTTATTTTAATATCGGCATCAGTAATGCTCTTAAGTTCTTCTGTAGGCTGTGAATTTGAAATTGAATCAACTGGTACAAGCAGAGACTCGTTTTTTTTTAGACCTGAAGTTGGAGTTAGAATTGGAGCTGGAGTTGGAATTGGAAACTGGTCAATGTCTTTTTTAATAACGCATGTTTGAAAAAGCGGTTGGTTTGTAACAACTGCAATCTGTTTTGAAGCTAAATCCAAATGAAAACTACTAGACGTAAATCTAACCCCTAACACTTCAATAATTGAAATAAGTTGATGTTCGGGAGTAATGTAGTTTAAATGAACTAGTTTTTCATTTTCGTCAAAAACGGTACATGCATATTGTAATGCTCGTGTTACGCTTGTTGGAACATTTATTCGTAGCGATAACTGACTGCCCCCTTTTAGAGGCTTTAGAGGTGAAGTAAAGAGCGCTCGTATATCGTCTTCGCTCAGCGGGTCTCGAAACCATAGTTTACCATTTGTATGCAGTAGTTTAATTATAGCGTCTTCTAGCGTTTGAATCCATTCCACAAACGCAGTAAACTCTTTTGTAGTATGAGACGTTTCTGAATTTGAATCAAGTATCAAATCGTAATATGTTTTTTTCGCAGTGGTTGTAACAATTCCTTGTTTTGTATCACACCTCGGAGTTTGAAAATAAAGAGGCGAATCGTCAACTAAAATGCGTGTAAAGTGCGAGTTGCCGTTTTGAACCACAGTGGGAGTTGTCAGTCGCAAATCATCCATGCAAAACGGCATCGGCATTCCAATAATATGTATTCGTTGTTTTTCCATTTTTACGTTACAAATCGTTCAGTATTCACATGAGTACTAAAAAATATTTAATATTTAATTTCTTTTTATCATATTAGTTTTTTAGTTTCATCGCCCTGTCCATATTTTTATAATTGGTAAATTTGAATAGTTTTCAATTTGATCATAACTAAGTTCCCATGGGCAATACTCATGTATTTCGCCTAAAATCGATAAGGTATCTGTTTTATAATGAAGCTGCATAAGACACGCAATTACTCGTTCAAATGAACATCTATTGAATCGAGTTGTAACAAGTGGCAACAGTGAACCAAGATTGTTCCTTGAATGTATGTATGACAAGTAGTTATAATGAATAACTGCCATTGCTCCAAAACATCCAACCCACTTTGTTTTGTTTTCGTAAAATTTTGTCAACCATTCATCATTAAGGGTGCGAATCATCCGCGTTTCATCCTCTACTTGATCCCATCTATGCTTAAAGTGCCAAAGTAATTTATAGGTTGGTACGTTTTCCAATTCAGGTATATATGCGTTTATAAAAGCAGAGTCGTGCAAAATGCATGCAACATCAAACATTTTTTCACGTGTTGCAAAATAATAGTATGGAAGCAGTTCTCCTCTTCCGGGGTACTCGCTCTGTATTACTGTAACATTGTGTAAAGAAATAGAATCGGTAATAAAGGTGTAGTCGCTATTATCATCGATAATAGTAATTGGATTATCTGGATAAAATTTCCGAATTGAATTGTAGCATCTAACCCAATATTCGTCAGTCTTCTTATCGCGAACGTGACGTAAAATAATAAAACCGAGGTTCATGTAAGAAAAATGGTTATTTGATTGTATTTGGTATTTGGTAACTAATATTTAATATTTAATATCAAGTATTTTAAATATTAAATATGCAGTACGCCGGGTTAATAGCGTAAGGCCAGTCAGTAAGTATTTTTTTACAAAATGTATTGCTCAAATATGTAAAATGCGTCCCATTAAAATTGAATATTTTTTTTCGATAATTAACCCAACGAGGCAGTGATCGGTTTTTCAAGTAGTTTTCAGATTCAAATGCCAATTAACTTATTATCCGGATTGACAAATAAAAATGTTAGACGCCATTCGTCATGTCGTTCTGCGACGACAACTAACTACGGACTTCGATTTGATCCACAATCATCCGATGCGATGAACGTTGTGAATGATTTTGTGGAACGGTTTCATACCCCGCGCTCAAAAACTGAAACAACTTCAAACTCCATCTTTATAACATACTGTCTTTCATATCATGAGGCAGTTTCGGCAATTCAACACTCTACTGGGTGTTTGGTATTTTCGAAACTGTTACGGAACAACCCAAATGCGGTTCTTTACATGTATCGCAGTCAACCATATATTCAACGCCCGTTATCATACGAAGTTACTGGATTGGCATACAAAAAAGTGATCTCGCAGTCGACTCAGCTTAGTTCACTTAAAACGTATCAACGCACAAGAATCCTCGGATCTGCAATGGTTGCGATTCTTTCAACAAAGTTTGCATCAGGGAAACTAGGAACTTGTAATGTAATAAACTGTTCAGTCGCGCAACACATACTTAGACGTACGTTGGGTTCGTACTCAAGCGCAATTCGAATTGCAAACCCATATGTGCAAAAATGCAACTTTCAATTACCTCGGACAAATGCCCAACTAAAAATGGTGAAACAAGAAATGAAACGTCGGTACGACGACCACGCCCCCACAGGCGAATGTTTGAATGAATCAATAGCCGGACCCACAGAATTTCACATTTCGGAATTTTATGTAAGCAAATGCATTCATCTATTGGAGGGTGCCGATGCCGAACAAAAATGGGCATACCTTGATGAAAAAATCCAAATGATTCGGCGCGGAGAGCTTGAAGTAAATGACGTACTATTGGACCCGGCAAATGACTATTGGATGTATTCAGTGTTTCATACATACTACATGGCCGTCAAAAGAAAGATCGATGCAGTTATGAAATGGAGGAATTTTCCTGATATCAACGATATCAACGATATGCAAAAAAAAGAAAAATCATATCAAATTGCCAGCTCAAAATGGCAACCCGCATACTCATGGGATTCAGGGATTCGTATATCGAAAGATGCGCCCAGACGTATCCAAACTATTCAACTGTTGCGTATACTTTACGCATTCTTGCTTAGAACCCATCGTATTTTATCTGATCGATACATCGAAGTGTTTGGGTTCAATGAATGGTTTAAACGCACAGTAATCATGCGTTTTCATGAGCTTTCGACCGCGTCTGGAGACGAAGCATCGGCGTTAATGATGGCTCATTTTGTTCCATCGATAATGACACCGCAAGTCCACCTTGACATTATGGTAAGTGATTTGAATTTTCAGACGGATTGTATTTACATTCGCATGAGTGATCCAGTATTTGGACACCTGAAAACTCGATTCAGAAACATCATTCCTTCTAGACACAATGGAAAGATCAAGCGCGTTCTCGAGAAGAAGTCTAATGATAAACCTAAAAAATAAAAAATAAAAAATAAAAAATAAAAAATAAAAAATAAAAAATAAAAAATAAAAAATAAAAAATATATTTATTTATAATTTTTATTTTTTATTTTTATTTTTTAAATGGAGGTCGTTTGAAGCTTGAACGAAATAAGGTCAATAAACATTCAAACTTTTCGTGAATGGATTTTGTTTAAAAGCATCGAGAATTGACGGATTGATTCGTTCCATATTGACATTCATGTCATATGACTGCGGCATACTCATCTGACCATACATGTCAGCATTTGGAATTTGAGATGGTGCATTCGTTGGTACCCATAATCGATTATTATTACGGTCGCTTTCTACTTTTGCAACGGATATGTTTGTTTCCGTTCCAAGTAGTGACATGCTACCATGATTCGTGCGCGCTTCATACGACTTGTTTACATTATGATGTTGATTATAGGCGGCATTATACAATGGAAGTCCAGCACGCGTTGCTGCGCCTCCAGATGTTCCCAAATATTCTACGCTAGTAGTTTGTCTTTGAGTAGAACCCAATACTTGTTCGGTCCTGCCGTTCCCGTACGACCCTACCGCCGTTCCTTGTCGGTTAATATTCAAATGATCCATTGATCCTATGCCTAGCGTCGTTTCTTTAATGGTCGTCGGCAAACGGTCGGCAGGATTAAAAACAGTCCCTGCAGGAACGGTCGACTCGGCATTCCCATATTGACGAGGATTGCCGGTAACGTTTTCTTTTCGAGATGGGCGCAGTGCATCAATCACGGGTGCGACAATTGCGCGAACAATTCCATATACGCCTCCCATTTCTTGGGCCCTTACCGACGTTCGATTATTGTGGGGCATAGTATATGAATCGTGGCCAAAATCGCCACTTGTTGCAGGATTTTTTTGAGCTTGGTAAGGATTAATCATTGGTTTGCCATCATATTCTTGTCGTTTTGTTTCTTCATATGTGGTAGGAGCATATGTATTATTCCCTCCTACATTTGAGTTAACACCATAATATTCCGCGCTAGTAGTTGTGCGATTAACATCTCGCTCAATTTCTTCGGCACGCAGCGTAGGAGCTTTTTCCTGACCGGTGGTAGTAAACCAACGATCGGGCGTGTTCATAAAATACGTGTCAGGTAAATTTTTTTCGAATTTGCCCACATGGGTTGTGTTCGCATATTCTTTTATAAATGAATTCGCAGGACCTTGATGGCCATCCAAACTGAATGTTTGTTTAGGATTTGTCGCTACGCGAAGTTCGTCAACTCCGCGATCCGTCCATTTTTCACGGGCTTCCAATGCGCTATTATAACCGGCTCCAGCCACTCCATTAAACCCCTTATCCAGACCTGGCGCTACTCGTTCTTCTTCCCACGGCTTAACGTTTGAAATTTTCATGGATGGCATCATTCTAGACTGTAAAAAGTCATTGTTATTTTGCATTCCATTTACATTATTCATTTGGCTCTGTGGGGCAAATAATGGCGCGCGTTCTTTTTTTCGAATTTGTTGAGAGCCACTTCCTGTTTTGTTATCGAAAAGTGTTTCATAAACGTTTGCTCCGGCGCTAAATCCTCTCATTTTACTTCCAAAAAATGGAACCATGTTATTATGATTGAAGTCGCTGCTAGCAATCTTAGTTCCTGATAACGAGACAAAGTCGCCATTTGATGTATAGTTGTCACCAAATTGGTTTCCTTGATCTTGTAATTTTTTTGCAAGATCGTCATTGTAGTATCGATCCATGGCGTAGTTTGGATTATTATATGCATTGATATCGGTTCCAACCGAAAATGATTTTTGAACCGGATAATTATCCGGCATAATATTTAAATTGGGAAGTACGCGTCGGTCTCCCATATTTTCATATCCTTCCTTTTTAGAATCGCCGTCATTTGCAACTGCGGGGCTGCTGGATATTTCATCGCTCGCTTCACGTTTTTTATTCAGCCATGCATTATAACCCGATGCAGGTGGTTCCGACTGCGATTGGGGTTTATTTTTGTTATTTGAGAGAATAAACGCCGACCCAATTGCTAAAATAGGAATCGCAAGTTCCATGTGTAAGTTATTTTATTTTTTTATTTATTTATTTATTTATTTATTCCTTTATTCCTATAATATTCCTATACTTGTATTTTAATTATAATTAATATTCTAATTATTCTAATTATCTAATTATAATGAGTTGGGTAGATATATACAAAAACAATAAAAACAATAAAAACAATAAAAACACAAAATTTATAAATTATAAAAAATGTTTTTATTCATCAAGTAACATGAGTGCCATAGCTGCATAGTTGTGCAAATCAATGAGTGTATCTCGGATTCCCTCATCGTTTACCAAATTCACGCCGTTTTTTGTAATTGACATAGATCGTTGCAGTTTGTCTTCGATTCGCATAAGAACTCCGATCACGCCATATTTTGCAAACGCATCGCCGTAATCTGCATTTTTTCGTGTAAATAACTCAAGCGCTTCATCCTGAATATCACGCATTTGTTGTAGTCTATTCTTTTTCCCGTCCATTGGTTCTGATAGTCGCTAGTCTACGTGTTCTATCTATTTATCTCTAAATGGTTATGCTATGAGGTTTTAAACCCGGATAGAATTTGTCCATTTTGCATCACAAGGCACTTGAATGTTTGTTTTTCGGGTCGTTTACATACGACGCTGTTACTTTTCAATTCATTGAAAAATAAAAGAGAATGATTTTTATTCGCGCTAATAAATCCCACAATCAGTGCGGCAGCAACACAACCTAAAATAGTTCCTACCGCTATTCCAACCCAGCTGGTACATTTGTATCCAAGTGGAGAAGACATATAAAGATCAACACAATACAACGTAACAATTAGTATAATAAGCTCCATATTGTATGAATCATTTTGCACCATCGGCATTAACATGTATACAAACGTAAATGCGATAATCGATGAGTTCATAGCTGGATTGTATCCACTCTTCTCCCCCATCGGAAAATCAAAAATTCGACATATTGGATGCGTATTCGTATCTCCGTCGTTTTCAGAAATTATGGACGATGCCACCATTACGATAAAGCATAATATAAGAACACAGCCCAAATAAACAAACCCTTTTATACCATAATTTCCATCAAAAAATGCAATAATTACAAAAAGAAACACTAAAAAAAATGGAGATATTCTGGCACATAATTTTAAATAATTAATCACTGTTGCGCTGAATCCGCTCATATTTATTGTTTGTACTACTATATATTATTATTGTTATTATTATTAATACTTAATATTTAGTAATTTAATAGAACGATATTTACGGGTTTTATTGTTTTTAGTTGATTTTATTTTGGTTAAAAAATGAATTTTGATCTTTCGAGTCTAAACCTATCAGATGTCGACGTTCCACCGCCTGTTGTATTTATCGTACCATATCGAGACAGGGTTCCGCACAAACATTTTTTTATAAACTATATGACCACTACAGTATTAGCAGATAAAGTAAACAACAAAGACTATGCTATTTACTTCGTAGAACAAAAAGACCGTCGACCTTTCAATCGAGGGGCTATGAAAAACATTGGATTTTTAGCCTTTAAGTACAGGTATCCTTTATATTATAAAAATACTACGTTTGTTTTCAATGACGTTGATACTGTTCCGTATAAAAATATTCTTGACTATAATACTTCACATGGAGTTATTAAACATTTCTACGGGTTCACGTTTGCTCTTGGTGGCATATTTTCCATAACTGGCGAAGACTTTGAGCGCATTGGAGGATTCCCTAATTTTTGGGGGTGGGGATGTGAAGACAACTGTATCAACGACCGAGCTATTGAACATGGCATACATATTGACCGAACTACGTTTTTTAATATTGGAGACATGAACATTTTACAAATGCAAGATGGGGTTACTCGAAACATTTGTAGAAGAGAAGCGTATACTCATAAGTTAAATATAGTAACTGAGACAGTGTTTACAATAAAAAAATTAAAATTCGATGTTGTAGAATTCAACTCAAGTCAAGAAGGTATAACAAATATAGATGTAGAATATTTTGAAACCCTCACAGATGCAAATGACGTCATCCTTGAAACGCAAGATATGCGAAAAAGCAATAAAATCGATATAACTCCGATTTTAAAAGAACGGTTTGATTTGAATGTAAAAAATAAACAGTCACGGACTCTTGACGCTAGAGCTCAAATTCAATATCAACAACAACAACAAGAACAAGAACAACAACAACAACAACAACAACACAATTACCAACTCGGACGCAACGTACCATATACGGTTCGTAAATTTCGTAGCATGAGTTCCCTTTTTATGATGAAACGGTAAAATAAATTAAACAAATAATAGTAGTTATGAATATGTATGAATTATATATTCAATTGAATATAATGGAAATACTAAAAAAATTACCATTTGATTTACAGGAGCATATACTTGTAAAAGTTATGAAACAATATAAACTGAGGAACGGAGAATATGTGAAACAAATCGATAAAACCAAGTATGTATTTCTCGATTACATTATGCGACCGCCTGTAAATAAAAAATGGTATAACTATCATGAGGATATATATGAAGATATATTTAATAGCAACAATGATACACAATCGTTTCGCTATAAGTTTAACATCAAAAATTTACACGATAGTCCTATAAGAAAAGAGTTACACATAGATGACGATATAGTAGATGTGCGTATAGAATATAAAAATAATATTTACTACTATGAAATTGGGATATTCAAATTAAAAATGAAAAACATGGAAGAAAATAATTTTACACTGGAAAAAATGCTCAAAGACATATACCATAAAGGACTACTAGAACACAGTTATTTTTGGGATTTTTTAGAATTCTCATATCAAGTAAAATGATTAAATCATATAAATAATTAATACTTGTACATTTGTAAACATATAACATTATAACACTAACTATTATAACATTATAGAATGGAATATTCTATTTGTGACTACACGTGGATGAATAAAGTTTTTATTTTTGGTTCAGTATTTTGTTTTGGTGCAGTTTTATTAGGGATACTTACATACACAAATCATACATCTGATATTTATATAAAGCAGTTCAGAAAATATAGATCTAGATCTACTCACACTACCCAACCTTAAAACCCTTCATCTCCAAAAGTGAATGTCGACGAATCAACACGTTTATCTGCAAGTGCGTACTCCCCAACTCGTTTCTCGAAAAAATTTGTTTTACCTTCAATACTTATCATTTCCATAAAATCAAATGGATTTGGCGAGTTGTAAAGTTTATCGTATCCCAGTTGAACAACGAGCCGATCGGCCACAAATTCAATGTATTGATTCATTAATTTAGCATTCATGCCGATAAGACGACACGGAAGCGCTTCACAGATGAACTCTTGTTCAATCGAAACAGCTTCTTTTATTAATTCTGAAATTTTTTGTTTTGATAATTTTTTAGACTTTGCCATTTTTTTATAAAGCAATACTGCAAATTCAGTATGAAGAGCTTCATCCCTTGAAATGAGTTCATTGCTAAATGTAAGACCTGGTAACAACCCTCGTTTTTTCATCCAATAAATTGCACAAAACGCGCCTGAAAAAAATATGCCTTCTACGCATGCAAATGCCACTAACCGAGTTGGAAATGAGCTGCGTTTGTCATGGATCCATCGTATAGCCCAGTCAGCCTTTTTTTTAATGCATGGAAAAGTTTCAACTGCGTTAAATAATTTGTCTCGTTCTAAGGAATCAGTTACATACGTGTCAATTAAAATACTGTAAACTTCGCTGTGAATATTCTCCATAGCAATTTGAAATCCATAAAATGCTCGAGCTTCGGCCAATTGAACGTCGCTCATAAAACGTATTGCCAAGTTTTCTAAAACAATGCCGTCACTTGCTGCAAAAAATGCAAGGACCATCGATATAAAATGACGTTCGTCAGAATTAAGTTCGTTTGTCCATTGAACTACGTCCTTTGACAAGTCGATTTCCTCGGCTCTCCAAAAGCAGTCAACTTGTTTTTTATACATTTTCCATATAGCGTCATCCTGAAGCGGAAATAATACATACCGATTACCACTTCCGCTTACTTCAGTGGATATAGTGTCCTGTAAATTTTGTCTAGTGGTATCGTCAGAAGACATGTGAAAGCCAGATCGGAGTGGTGGTTAAATAAAACAATAAAATATGTCTAAATAAGTTCCGTTCATATTTAAACGGTACAATTAAAAATTTAAATTTAATTTTTATTTATAAATGTTAAATTCAATTTATTGTATGCATACGATACATCATAATAGAATCCAGTGCCGTCATTTTGATGCATTTACTACGTCGTTCCATTTATTTAGTTCGAATAAAATTGCCTTTTGATCAACATTTAATTGACGCAACGCTTCAGAACTAAGTTTTTTTGATGGAGAATGATTCAGTGATGATGCCGATGCTGATGCCGGCAATGAGGATTGTTCGTCGATTTTATACAGAGATTCAAGTAAAAAATGAAAATACTGCTGCAGTGCACGAGCTTCATCGGTTCGATTTTTTACGTGGTGAATGTAGTTTTCTAAAATAGGTTTTAATCCTGGATTTTCATGAACTTCTTTTGAAAGAACTTTTACTTTATTTTTAATTTCATCGTGTAGTCGTTCAATAAGTTCAAGATTTTTCATATGGATTTTATCATCTTTTGCAATATGAGTCATTCGAAGTCTTTGTTTTATTTTTTTATTTATTTTATTTATTTTATTTATTTATTTTTATAAGCGTGTTTAGTATTTTTTATTTTTGAATATAGTTTGAATATATACTTTTAAATATATTACATATTGCACATTGCATATTGCAAAAATAAAATTGGGGTTTAAAACAAAAAAAATAAAAATAATACTCTAATATAAATACGTATAGTAGAACATAAAAATAGAAATTTACATAACAAAATAACAAAAAATGAATGACGCAATTAATAGGTTAAGTAGAATGAGTGTGGGTAACGGTACATTTAAAACGGAAATGAAAGAAATTTTACAAAATAAGTATGTTATGTATGCTATACTTATTATTGCTATTTTGAACATAGTTGGATATTTAGCATTAAGAAACATGGATGCTATTTTATTTTTCATACTTGTCTTTTTACTGAGTATATACTTTACTAGGAATATGATTATTGTACTGTTTGTATCTATAGTTGCTACCAATTTTTATGCAGGAATGACGGGAGTGAGCGGAATGGCGAATCGTGAAGGTCTTAAAAATTCAAAGGAAGGTAATAAAAACAAAAACAAAAAATCCGCTGAAGGCGATGAGGATGTTGGTGTTGATGCTGATGTTGATCAAGAGATTGAAGGCAATACTGGTATGAAAAATCCAGAAGATACTGAAGATACTACTGAAACTTATTCGTCCAGGAATTCTGATTCAACTCCTGATTCGGCAACAAATGATGTCGCTGATAAAAATAAAAATATGAATACTGGTGCCGGAGGTTCTAAGAAAGAAAAACCTAAATCGGGAATGCAAAATCTTAAACCTGCAAAATTCAAACCAAGTAAAAATAATGCAGATGACAACAATGTTGAAGAAGATGATGACGATGATGACGACGACGATTCAGGACATGCTAAAATAACCGGGTCAAAAGGTAACCGTGTAGACTATGCCGAGACGCTTGGTCAAGCGTACAACAACTTGCAAAATATTATTGGCAAGGACGGGGTAAAGGGATTAACGAATCAGACAAAAGATTTGATGGAACAACAAAAAGTATTGATGAACAACATGAAAGACATGGAACCCATTATTAAAAGTGCGCAAGGATTTATGAGTCAAATCATGGGAAGTGGCGGACTTGATGGAATCTCTAAACTTTTTGACGGGAAGTTATTTGGAGCAGTTGCTCCCGCAGTTGCGGAAAATGCTAAATCGCTTGACACTAAAAAATAGAAAATAGAAAATAGAAAATAGAAAAAATAGAAAATAAAAATTGGTAAAAAATGGTACCGGTACATTAATTAATCAAACCGAACTGTCACTTCAACCAGTTCTTTTTTAATACAACTACTTGCCAAAATTGACAGTTCTTCTCTTTTTTTTCTAGCATTTGACGAATTTGTTGAAACTGATTGTTTATCACAATCATCGTCGCTATCATCATCACAGTCGCGGTCGCAAATGGCATCGATATTGCGATTGGCGCTGTTATCATAATTTATGTTCACATCTTGGACGAGTAGCGATAGCTTGCGTTTAGAAATACTATTGCGTGTGTTCATATCAGTTTCTACTTCTTTGTAATTTGCTTCAATGTAATGAATTACATAGTTTTCAATAGCCCATTTAAAAAAATTCAGTTGTCCTACAGTTGTTTGTATGAACATATTATTTGAATTCGAATATGGAAACGCAATACGATCCCATCTACAAAATGGGTCAAACCTTTTTTTTGAATACGCTTTTAGCATGAGTTTATAGTCATTATAGACTTTAAAGCGCTTACCACTACGCCCATAACTGGGATCGTCATTGGGAATTGTGTATACAGTATAGTATTTTTTAGCATAATTTGTTGCAAACCAGTCGATAATTCGAAGTGATATTTGCGATTCACCATTTATTACAGATAACATTTTTTTTAGAGGTTCAAAATCGTTTTTTTTGAAAAATGATAAAAGTCTTGCAGTTAATAATTCATTCTGTGTAAGCTGATGTGGATGAGTCTGAGTCTGATACGGTATAGTTGGTGTTGTTGATGACGACATATTTTTTATATTTTTTAATACTATGATAAGTATGCGACGTGTTATGTTTATGTAGTTTATAAACAAAAACGACTATAATTTAAGAGAAAAGGTAAATCATAAATTACGACATGGCAATGTAAGCATGGGTATTGAAACGTATAATATAAAATATCATATTTCTATTTCTATCATAAATAAAAATAACAATAAAAATAAAAATAAAAGTAAAAGTAAAAAATAAAAATAAAATAAAAATAAATAACAGTAAACAAGAAAGACAAATACAATAAAAATTTATATATCAGAAGCAGATGGCATTTACACGATTTCATGATGATCCATCTCGTATTATTAAGAACCTTGAAATATCCACATATGCTGGAAGATACGCATTAGACTCGCCAGGAAACGGCGCAAATCCTACTTACATGCAAGACCCATTTATTCGCATGCAAAAATGGGGAGGAAATGCAATGACCGAAGCGACTGAAATTGAAAATAATTTATTTGGACTAACCCGAAATTTAAATCGCGATACATTTGATAATTTGTATTGTAAAGGTAATGGAACTACGCGGTTTCCGCCAGATAGCAAACCGGTACCGTCTAATCAAATCATGAATGCATACACTGACCAAAGTCGAGCTACGCATCCTGCATGGATTCTTCGTGACACAACACAGCATCGCCCTGATTATCCTCTTTTCAATCCTCAAGAACACGTTGCAATTCCATTTCAAAATAATTTAAGCACTCGTATTTTAGAAAAAGATTATTTCGTCCCTTCGCTGTCAAATACAATGAATGCATCCAACATTCGCGACCAAATGAGAGAAAACGTTGCTGGGTCGAATAGTAGGTTAGGGCCATACACTGACCTATTATCCTAAGATAAACTCAACCCTTTCAAACCTTCAAATACACTATATCGTACGAACATTGAATAACTGTGACAATACATCGTACAATCCATTGTTATTAACTTTTATTTTATTCATCGCATCCTGAGCATTTAATGCAATAACAGATCCTGCGTATATTTTAAAGGGCTTACCTTCAAATGGTAAATAGTGTATAACATTACCGCACGAGTCTAGTAAATTTGTTCCATTGAAAGAGTACACTGTATCGTTTATTTTAACAGTTTCGCTTGTATTGATTGGAATGTATATTGATTTACCTCCAGAAATATCTCCTGCGTTCACAGTTACAAGTTTATTTGCACTTGCATCCACCGTTGTGGGAGCTTTTATCGTAAATGTAGCTGCTGCAACTTCGCTTATAGGTGTTGCAAGAAGAGCATTGATGTCACTTCCAGAAACGGGCGCGGTAACTTGTACTGCGCCAATTCCCACATTATTGATATTTTTTAGAAGTTGCAGTTTTTGCACAGTGCTGAACGTAGGAAGATTTGTTGCACCACTAATATTTGCATTTGAGAAGTTTGCATTTGTAATCACTGCGCCTGAAAAATTCACGTTACTTAAATTTGCACCTGAAAATGATACGCCAGAAACGGTGGTCCCTGCCAGCGAAGCCCCTGATAAATCTACTGAAGCAAATGATGCACCCGGCGAAACGGTTTGACCTTGAAGAGCGGTTCCAGCCGCCGTGATAACAATTGAGTACGTTGTATTTGCAGGGGCTTGATAATTTGCATTAGCCACTTGAGACGCGGTAATGGTAACGGTGCCCGCGGTTTTTAATGTCACTACTCCAGTACTTGCGCCCACTGTAGCAATCGCGGTGTTGCTGCTACTATACGTAACTGCCGCAGAACTGGCACTTGAAGCAGTTACGGCGAATGGTAGATCGGTAACATTTTTGGTAGTTGGAGGATTCGCAAATGCAAGTATTGTTGTTCCCTGTGCAACCGTAAGCGTGTTACTGGTTTTGGTCGCGGCATTATATTGGTTTGTTTCTGCTTGTGTGGCATTGAAAGACACGTCGCCTACACCCACCAAAGTTACAAATGTTCCTGAGGGGTCAACTGTTGCAACATTCGTATTGCTGCTGCTATACGTTATCGCACCGCTGCTGTTGCTTGTGGGTTTGGTAGAAAACGAAAAAGAAGCGTCACCAAGTGTTTTATTGGAAGCAACCGAGAATGATGCAGCTGAAAGAGTGGACGTTCCACGCGCTACTGTCAAGGTGTTGCTGGTTTTGGTAGAGGCATTATACTGGTTTGTTTGTGCTTGTGTGGCATTGAACGATACGTCACCTGCTCCGACAAGGGTTACCGTTGTGCCAGACGCATCCACAGTCGCAACCGAGGTGTTGCTGCTGCTGTACGTTATCGCGCCGCTACTGTTGCTTGTGGGTTTGGAAGAAAACGAAAAAGAAGCGTCCCCAAACGTTTTATTTGAAGCAACTGCAAATGATGCGGCCGAAAGCGTGGACGTTCCGCGCGCTACCGTCAAGATGTTGCTTGTTTTGATTCCACTGGCATATTGGATAGTTGCAGCTTGCGTTGCATTGAAAGAAACGTCGCCTGCTCCAACCACCGTTATAAAATTACCAGATAAATCAATTGTTGCTACATTTGTATTACTACTGCTATATGTTATAACTCCGCTACTATTGCTTGTAGGTAGAGGAGGTGTAATGCCAAATGATGGATCTCCAAATGTTTTTGATGACGCAACCGTAAAGGTTGACGATGAAAACGTCGATGCAATATTGCCATAGACAGTTAAAGGAGAAGTCACGCTTTTAGAAACATATGATCCGCACGCATCTTGAGTCGCAGTGATATTTGCATAGCCGTATGAAATCAGTGATACTGAATAACTTAGTGATGGCAGTCCTTGAAACCACTTGTTTTGTAAGTATAATAAATTTGCACTAACGTCGGCATTTGATATTGATGCATTATAATAAAGAATTTCACCTATTGAACTATTACAGCCTTCATCTTGATAAAAGTCTGATCTACCAACGTATACAGATTTAGTTCCGGAAAGTAATGCAATCGGAGTACCGCTTGAAAAAACGGTAGGCTGTGTATCAGAATATCTCCAAAATTGTCTAGTAGTACCTACGATACGTCCTATCAAAATATAATTCGTATTGTTAGTTACATCCACTACAACGTTATTATTACTACCCGACTCGAAAATTACCCGACTATTATTTCCATCTCTTTCTATACTCCAATCGCTATCTCTATTACCATGATGCATAAAATTTCCGTACGGTCGAATGTTGGTACCATACTTAATAACCATAAAAATGGTAATGGCGTCAGCCAGTGGAACGGATGAACGGGTTAGTCCTCTACCGCTGTCAAAGTTAAGAGCATTATTAGTCTTAATTGTGGTTAAAGTAGGACCAGTTCCATTTTGAGTGAGATGATACCCGTTTCCAGTAAGATCGTTCCATTGCGTGACATTGCTTCCGCTAAGCGTATATCCAGATGCAACACTCGCGTCATATCGCGCTAGTAAATTAGTTGTAGTAAAAGGTGCCGGGTTTCGAATAATCGCAACTGCCGAATTATCAGACGTGTATGAAAATAATCCCGAACTATTAGATGTCGGTGCCGTAAGTGAAAAATTCGAATCTGATAAATCATATATTCCTGACTTGGGTCCGAGAGTGAACGGACCAAACGTTGGGGCTGGTAAAATAGTTAACGTATTACTTGTCTTAAATTCTGACCAGTATTGAGACGTTGCTGATATTGTTGCAACAAACGTGACATTTCCGCTTGAAACAACAGTAATTAAACCGCTGGTTGGGTGTATCGTAGCAATACTAGGAGAGTTGCTTGAATAAGTAACCGCTCCGTTGCTAACAGAACTACTTGGCGCAGATGTAATATTAAATGGCGAATCCGTAATCGACTTAGATGTTGGTACTGTAAAACTACCAATAAATTGAGGATTTGATTTAAATAATGGTTTGTTTGATTGAACCAATGAAGATGAAAAACCACTGTACTGTGAAACTTTGTCAACATTCCAGTTGCTTATATTTTGATTAAATGGCGTAGTTCCAAACATGTCATTCATATTTGTAACATTCAATGTATTCCAGTTATTTAGTGGTAAATTAAATGTTGAATATATAAACATGTTACTCATAGTTGTTACTTTTGATACATTCCAATTATTTATACTCCTAGTAAGAGTAGTGCTTCTAAACGTAGCGCTCATATTAGTAACATTTGATGTATCCCATGAAGTAATATCTGGATTTGTAGTACTATTATAAAACCATGAAGCCATACTAGTTATTCTTGTTGTAATAATGTTACCAACTGGTACCGGCGAAAAAGTATTTAATCTGTACAAGTCAACACTATCGTTCGAAATCAACCCGTATGTTCCGTCTCTAGATAAAGATGTCGATGACGGAAATAATGTAAAGTATATATTTTTAGTCCAAGTGCTTCCATAGTCCCATGAAATATACATTCCGCTCGAATAAGTAATTATTTGATATTTACCATTCGCAGTCATTGTAACACTTGACCGCGTCCATGATGTTCTAGTATTTCCATCTGGATCAAATGATCTCCACGTAGTTCCACCGTTACTGGATAATAACACGATATCGTTTACACCTGCATCTGTAAATTGAAGAATCGTAATGTATGTACCATCCCATGACATTTCGATTGCACCAACTTTATACTGATAAAATCCCGTGTTGATTGATGTTGATGTTTGCCATTTATCAGTTGTTTTTAATATTCCACCACCGTTTAATGCAACCGCGTACTGTATATTTCCATCATAACTCATTGCTATATCATAATAAGACTTTGATCCGATTGATGTCATTTGTGTCCAATTTTGACCATAGTCGCTAGAGGTGACAATAAAATTATTATCAGCAACACATGTTTGATATTGTCCAGTTACGGACACTTTTATGGCCATGTGATTTCTATTAACAGATGATGTTTGATTCCATGTTACACCGTAATCGGCAGACGTATAAATACCTTCGCCATAAACACATGCAGATTGATATTGACCACTTGATGATATTGCAACTCCTTGAAATTGTTTAGATGATAGTTTGGACGTCCACGTATTTCCAAAGTCATTGGAAACTCTAATACTACCATTATAAACGGATACGAGTTGGTATTGTCCCGTACTTGATATTGCATTATCACTAATTGAACTTGACACAAGAGTATTTATTTCAGAATCAGTTAACACTTTATTATAAATTCTAAAATCATCCATTAATGTTCCATTACTCAAGAAAAATTGAGCACTGGTTTCATTAGCGCCAGCGCCAATACGTAAATTTGTAGCTGTATTATTCGTGTATCCTAACGTAGTAGTTGTAAAGGCAGTTCCGTTAATATACACAATTAATGCAGATGTACTTTTATTTAACGTAAATGCCAAATGAACCCATGTATTTAAACTGCCAAAATTATTATATAATGAGACTTGACCTGTAAAATTGGTTCCATCGGTTGATGACCAAATTTCCAAATTATTACCGGCAGAAATAGGACTAATATAGAGCATCCATCCTTTAAATGGTCCAGATGCACGACATGATGAAATTGATTGATAAACGGTACTTGTTTTTGGTTTAATCCATAACGCAACAGTTAAATTATCGGGGGAAAATTTTCCATCATTCGCTATTTCAAAATAGTTACTACCATTAAATGACGCAGCAGCAGAACCGCGTTTATAGTCCGTTGTATTGAATGTAACTGAATTAACATTTGTAATGTTGTTATTATTAGAAGATGAATCGTTAGCATTACTGTCAAATTTGTAATGAGCTACCAAATTACCAGATTCTGCCACTGTTAACAATTTTGGATGTGAAAGGGTCGATGCCCCAGGAGGTAAAAAAGTATTTTTTATTGCAATCGTGCCTGTGGTTATCGATCCTTCAATCCAATCTTGATATGGTCTATAAATATTTTCCTCGTTTTTATATCCACCCGATGTAATAACTGATCCATTAGATGCTACTGAAAACCATTCCATACCGGTACCCATTGGATTTGCTTCTACTATTACATATCTATCAGCTACATATGCAGATGATATACCCACGTATTTAAGAGTAACGCCGTTTGTGTCTAAAACAATGCTTGTGTTTTCAGTATCATATAACTGGTATATATTATACGTCGATGAAGCCGTTAGTTGTGTTAGGACGTTTCTATTTGCAGTAGTTCCATCAGCAAGAGCGCCCTCACCATTATAACCAATACCCCAAACAGTTCCATCAGTCATTAAAAACATTGTATGGTTTCCTCCACATGATACTGTTCTTATTGTCTTGCCCGTTGTATTGGATATTAGTCCTAGCGTATTTCTATTTGTATTATTTCCATTTCCTATCTCTCCATGAAAATTTAGTCCTGTACCAAAAATAGTTCCATCTCTCATAAGAACAATCATATGATTATTACCACATGATATACTTCTAGGAACCTTACCAGACCAATTTGTATTATTTACTAATGTTAATGTATTAACATTTGTACCCGTTCCATTAGTTCCTATACCTAACTGCCCCCAAAAGTTACCTCCAGTTACATATATTGAATAATCTGCCATAAGAACTACCGTTTGATGTTCACCTGCACGTATAAGAATAGGAATTTTACCTGTATTATTAGTCATTAAAGTTAATGTATTAGTATTGCTTGTAGTACCATTACCAAGTTGACCACTTGCGTTCCATCCAGTAGCATAAATAGTTCCGTCGTTCATAAGTACAACTGTATGTGATCCTCCTGTAATAACTTGAACTGGAGTTTTGCCAGTAGCGTTATTCATTTGTGTTAAAATATTTCGATTTGTATAATCGCCAAGTCCTAGTCCTCCACTACCATTATAACCTGTACCAAAAATAGTACCATCAGTCATAAATACAATTGTGTGATAAATCCCACATGATACCGATCTGGGGCTTTTGTTTGGCCAATTTGTAGTATTTAATTTTGTAAATGAACTTACACTACTATTAGTACCAATTCCAATTTGTCCAACGTTATTAGTGCCGCAACCCCAAATTGTCTCAACTGGTGACAAAAAACTATCTATCATACGTACAATAGTAAAATCAGATCCAGCTGCTATTTCTACAGGAGTTCTATTATTTGGTAACGTAGTCACTGCTGTTAAAGTTGTTCTGTCTATCAAATCTCCAGTCCCTAGTTGTCCTGACCGATTGGTACCACAACCATAAACAGTGCCAGTTCCATTTGTTCCGCCTGAACTTAACATCATCGTGTGTCCACTATTAACTCCAAGTATACCATAAAATTCATCAATTACATCAGTAAAATAAACGTCTTTCAAATTAACGCCCGTATGCGACTCTAGGAACCAGTCTCCACCTAGCGAGGCTGCGCCCGTATCGTCCGTGGATGCGCGAATAGTGACACCAGTCTGTGTAGTCAGTGTATCGATCACGTACTTCCAGTTTGTATCGGAGTACAGGGCACAAGCCATCATGTCAAAATAGGTGGCATTGACTTCCGGTGTGGTTTTGCACCAGCTTATAAAGTTGCGCAGCTCCGACCACGTTTCCAAAGTTGGGTCCTGATATTCCACTCCAAGTAATACGTTTTCAAGCGGAGTATTTTCTGCCTGAAATTCTGATTGAGGTGATACCAAGTTGTAAAATGGGCTTTTATAATTGTGCTGGACTAAACCAATGCATCGACCAGTATTAATCGTACCTGTATTGGGATTGGTCGAAATCGCCTCTGCTATTTTTGTTTTAATATTTTCCAATGTTTCGTTATAATAGTCAAAAACAATAGGAATACATAGTTCAAGATTAATAGCCGATACGATTGTTTCGTATAAATTAACTCTTGTGTCGACTAAAATAATATTTTTTGGGGTAGCCATTCGAAGTTTGTTGAGTTTAACCTATAGATATAATATAAATACAATTAAATAATTTAGTAATTTAATTATAATTTATGTCACGGTAGAAAATAAATATAAATAAATTAAATATGTCAAATTTTTCTTCATTATATGGAAATGTATGTAACTACAGTTTTTCAAACAGGTATAGTTCATCCTTGTGGTCAAGGTTTCAACCACCGGATTATAATACAACACAATTTACCCCCGACCAAATTAGCGAACGGCGAAAATGTGAAATTTTAAAGTATAAAACAAATACAACCCAGAGTACAAAAAAACAACGATTTGCGGCTGCATCAAGGGGGTCTCTTTTAAAAAAAAGAGGATTTGCAAGTCAAACTGACACGCTGACAAATCCAAACACCGCCAATCTTCCTCAAGAAAATGGAGACTTTATATGCCCGTCTTCTGCAAGAAAATGCACATTAACTACCGAAAGCGACGTCCCGGGGCCACCACGTTTATTATGTTTAGACGAAACTGTACCGCTTTATAACAGTAACCGCGTATATGAATACAAAGCGGGACAAGTTATTCAGTCGCGCATTCCAACAACCGCTTTAACCGCTCCAAATAACATAACCATTGTATCTGGAAATAAATCACTTACTGTGTCATGGCTACCACCCGACAAAGACTCAAAAGGGCTATACGGCGGATATGCATTAGCGGGATATTTACTAGCATATTCCACCGATCGAACAAATTGGACCAATGTATCATCCATCGTTACGCAGATAAGCGCTACAAATGGGTATGTTACTGCGGCAACACAAACGTACACTATAAATAATTTGGTGAATAATACGCTTTATTATGTAAAAATTTATTCAGTGAATACATCCACTCCTAAAGCAACATCAAGTTCGACTTCGACATTTCCTGCAATTTCTTCTGCAACAACATTTCTAATTCCTACAAGTCCGTTGAACTTTTCTGTAATAAGTGATACAACTGCTACGAGTGTGAGCGCATCAGGCGGAACTTCAACTATTGATAAAACTAACTTGATTGCAAAATGGAGTCCGCCGTTTAATGATGGAGGAACTCCAATCCTCTCATATCGGGTTCAATATTCTCGCGATAAAATAATATGGACAACTCTCGAACCTATCATAGGATCAAACGATCTGGTACTCGATACCTCTTCCAGGTCATACACGTATCGATTTTCTGGAATAAATGACCAAGGATTAAATGCCCTTTCCATATTGACAAAATCAATTTATTATGTTCGCGTTTCTGCGGTTAACATCGTAGTGAGAGATGATAACTTTGCATCACCTTTTTCTACAACGCTAAGCGTTAAAACTCTTGGCGAGCCGTCGACTGTAACTGGAGTTACTCTCACTTCTGGAACTCAAATTGGAGTTGTATTACTCGCATGGATTCCTCCTGAAGATAACGGTGGTAATTCAATTCAGACATATACTATTTCCTACTATAAAACTACAGATTTTCTTAAAAGTATTCTATTTACAGGAACAACAACTGCTTCAAAATACACAATTTCCGGTCTTGACAGCGACGGTCAGTATTATACGTTTAGTATTTCGGCATCTAACGGGACATATAATTCTATTCCATATGAAATTACTGGACGTGCCAATACAATTCCCGGTAAACCGGTTGGATTGCGTGTAGCGGTATCTGCTATGCAGTTTATACTGTCGTTCGTCATTGATGACAATGGAGGTTCGGCAATAACGTCTTACAACGTTGGTGTTTCCACGAATAATATCAGTTGGGAAAATTATGACTATGCCCCGATAAATACTCAGTCTGTCGGGGCAGTTCAATTGAATTTATCAACGTCGCTACTTTCACCCGGGAGTAGACGACGTCCTACATTTGAAACGAAAATACCATATTACTTTCGTGTTTCATCTCGAAATATATTATTTCCATTTAGGGATGGACTTTTTACGACAACAGATGTAGTTGGTAAAATTATTGTGGTTCCTAATCAAATTACCAATGTTAGCACATCAGAAGAGGAGCGATTTGTTGATGTGATCTCACAAACTACGGGCATCATTACTTCTACCCGTAAACGACATATATTATTAAACTGGTGGTGGAAAAGTGTAAAAGGTGGAAACGAATCTACTGTAGTGAGTGATGACATTGGTGGCGACGATGAAAATAATGTCGGATATATTTTAGAATTTTCCGAAACTGTCAGTAGAGATAAAATATGGATAAAATTTAATACAACTGCAAACCTTATAAAAAATAGGTACGTAGAATTTACATACATCAGACCATCCACCAGTTACTATTTCAGAGTGTACGCAGTAAACACTATCGGTACTTCACCTCCATCAGAAGTATACAACTATACGACTGCATCGTCAGACGCTACTATTTAAAATTCTAAAAATATAAAATATCAAGTTTAATTCAAATTTAATATGTTATGAATTTTATTTTATTATTAACAATATTACGATGGGTTATGGTTATGGTTATGGTTATGGTTTATGAAATGCGTTTATTTTGAATATCAGATGAAACAATATAGATTGAATTTTCGGTAACAATGATATACTCTGTTTCCACTTTAAAAATTTTAGCAATTGGGCTAGTATACTCATCTGCGCTCTTTACAAGGAGCTTTTCATTGTTTTCTCTCACTCCAATAATGACACTTTTATCTAGCGAGCTGGTCCAGTAATCCATCATAATGGGTTTATCCTCTACGATGGCTAATTTAAATACATGCTGCATACATAACTGACTAGGAAGACGATATGTTTCGCCTCCTGATTGAACCATGGACTGCTGGGGCTGACCTTGCGTGGTCGGTTGGACTTGAGGTTGTTGGGATGAAGGTGGTGGGGGCATTTGATTTTTTTTAAAATAAATGTAATATGAGATGTGAATATATTTTATAGTATAACAATTTCTTAATCTTTAAATACTTATTTTCTGAATAAAAAAACATTTTATTCAGTTATTCAGATTATACTAATAATACTATTTACGAATTCGAAATATGAATTTCTCTAAACTCTAACAACTAAAACCCCATGTCATAGTATTCGCTTACTTGCCCCAGGTCTTTTGATTTTGTAGGTATTCCGGCATCAGCGATTTCCAATTTGCCAGTAGTGCACTCAGCACTTACGCTGCTAATCGTATCATCCATTACTAGAGTTGCCTTATTGATTACTGCTTCTTCCTGTTGAATAGTTTCAACCAACGACGAATGTGAAGATTCTGATTCTTGGATTTCGGTATGAGTAGTGCCACTACCAGGAGTGAGCAAAGGTTGAATTGATCTGAGATTAAGCAATACGCTAAAACTGCTTGTTCCGTAGTAGCCTTCTTGTCCACACATTACATTAGACGATACGCCGCGAAGGTTGTCTACTTCCGCATGACGTGCAGCTTTTAAGAACATTTCGGGAGTTTCTTCAAACGACGCTTTGGCAATTGGACCGATGTTGTCACTATTAATGCCATGACGAAAGATCGAAACCATTCGTTCGTTTGCCGTCATTCGATCACATAGCACGCTCAAGTGATGATAGTTAATATACGTATCGTCAAAGCTTTCAATCAACTCATTCATAATTGCTACACGTGCAGCTTCAATTCCTAACACGCGATAAATTTCTTGAATGTCGTTTGAAATTGTACGGGTGTAGTCAATTGTATCGAGTGCAAGAATTTGCATCAAATTTGTACCCATTGTATCTAGAACCCAAATGTCACTTTTTACGTAATTGCCTTCCACTCGCTTCATAATTCCGGGAACCTTTCGCATGACAATTCCAGTAATTCCTTTTACACCGCGAAGAACAATATTATTAAGAAGCTGGTCTCGAAACGTCTTGAGTATATAAATATGATCAGATTGATCCAATGAAGACTGTTTTGATCCACCGACAGTTGTCAACGTTTCAGAACTTGACCCCCCACCGATGTTAGACCCAGCTCCAGCCGCCGTTTTCTTGATGATATTTTCAAGACGTATGCGAAATACGAGTTTATCCGCATTATAGTCGCTAAATACGCACGACACCATGTCTCCGTATGCATTCTTGATTGCATAGTTTACATCATTCATGGTGATTCGTTTGTCCAACATCGACTTTACATCCATTTCAATACGGACAATCCATTTGCTTATATTACTTGGTCCGGATCCTTGTCCTTGTCCTTGTAAAGGAGGAGCATCGGGCGAAGACTCGGCATGACATTCTGAAACAAGCTTTTCAAACTCATTATATTGTCTCAGCGTAAGATCATCTTCGCTAACTACAGTTCGAGCAGGGTTTGGATCAAATCGAATCTCGACGGATGAAACAATTTCCACTAGTCTAGTATGTTCAATGTACGGAATTAGGTCTTGAACTCGTTCCTTATCCGTTTCGTCGTCGAGTTTAGCATAGATTGTAACTGACGTATTTTTGGGGTTTTCAGAGAGTGAAAGTATTTCTTCGATCCTCGGAACACCGCGAGTAACGTTTGCCTTACTTGCTACACCTGCATTATGAAACGTGTTCAGAGTAAGTTGAGTAGTAGGTTCTCCGATACTCTGTGCGGCAATCATTCCGACCATTTCACCAGGAGCAACAATAGCTCGTTTGTATTGCAGTATAATGGTCTCGATGAGAACTGTCAACGCTCGTTTATTGAATCGTTTCACCATAAGTAAGTCGCGAGGTGACATGTAATAGAAGTACATTGCGCGAAACAGGTGGCTTGGTTTAGAGTATGTTATCGTTTCGAGCTTTGTATATGCATCACTAATCATTTTAAAGGCTTCAAGCGGGGTGATGTCAACCATGGAGTTTTTATTGAACATGTTCATACCTTGAATGTTTGAAATTACATACTGGAGACCAACTGGCAAAAATACGCGACTTTCATTCTTATGACGGAAAACATGTTCAATAATTTCATCTCGTACTTTAATCAAATTTTCAGTCATTCGTTTGGAGTACGCATTCAACTCGACCACTTGCCCCTTCATACGTTTTATCGCAGCTGGGTTGAAAATTGTTTGGAATGCATTGTCGGTTCCTCCTCCAGCCGCTTCAACTCCGGCATCTTGTGCTGAAGTTGGAAAACTATAATGCGCGTAAAATTCTTCAGTGCACATTTCAAGAAAAGGAACCGTTGCTCGTTCTACTTTAATTGTATCAATTCCGTCATCGCCATATGTAAATTGTACAATTCGTCCCTTGCTGTTTCTTACTGTCATATCATAACATACCATTAAATCCTCTAGACCTTTCACAAGACGCCTTTGGATGTATCCAGTAGATGATGTCTTGACTGCGGTGTCAATAAGACCTATACGACCGGCCATGGCATGAAAGAATAACTCTTCCGGCCTAAGACCTGAAATGAAAGAGTTGTCGATAAATCCTCTTGCATTTGGACTATCATCGAATCTTGTAAAATGCGGCAGTGTTCTCCCATCTAGCCCATAAGGGATGCGGCCTCCCTCAATAGACTGTTGACCAAGACATGAAATCATTTGAGAAATATTGATCTGGGTACCCTTTGATCCGCATTTTACGATTGTGCCAAATCGATTGTCTTTATTCAGTGTAGCCATTACGGTCTTTTCACATTCACTCGTCGCATTATTCAAAAGATTGGTAATTTTATTTTCAAATTCTTTTGAATTGCTTCTTCCGGTTTTATTTTCGAAAATTCCCAAATGAACCTGGTCAATAATATTCTTCACTTCCATTTTTTTCGCATTTTTTGTATCCGCAACACTTTTTACGGTGCTTGGATTTGGCATCAAGTCGCTAATGCCAACACTATACGCCGTACTTTTCATATATTCAGTTACAATATTCTGAAGGTTGTCAATAAAGTCAGCAGAAGCCATGTGTCCGAAGTCGTTACATATTCTTTGTATAAGACCGTTTCCACCGGAAGACAGAACCCCTTTTTCTATCTGCCCCCTTATGTATTTACCATCTTTAATTTCGACGATCCGGTTCGACGTATCTGCCTTATCGCGTTCATCGCTATAATGCCCGTTTTTAAACCTCATGGAAAGAGGAGGCAGAATTTGCGAAAGAATTTGAAAATTGGAAATTTCATTTGATGCACCGGTCTCGTCTGAGTTGCGAGTAAATTTGAAGAGGTTGCCATTTATTTTACTGTATCCAACCAATAGCCCCATCGCCTTCAATGGTGTAAACTTTATATTTTCGCGAGTAAATAGAAAACTTCCTAGCAACGAGTCTTGAAAAATCCCAATAATCGATTCATTTTTTGCAGGACTGATGATTTGATACGGAACGGCCGCCAAATGTCGTAACTCTATTTCAGATTCATCATCTTGTGGCATGTGCATATTCATTTCATCGCCATCAAAATCGGCGTTATACGGTTTTGTGTCGCCAACATTCATTCGAAAGGTGTCTCCAGTATGCATGACTCGAACAATGTGACACATCATACTCATGCGATGAAGAGAAGGTTGTCGATTGAAAAGAATAGCATCTCCGTCCATCATATGTCTGTGTACAATGTCGCCATTTTCTAGTTTAATGTTCGACACGTCTGCATATCGAAGAGAAATAGACTGGCCGTTCGCCTTTTCAAGTATTTTTGCACCGGGGTATGTTTCTGACCGATTTTTTACAAGCGACATAAGAAAATCACGATTCATATCATTTACAACCACCGGTTTTGTGATGTTTTTTGCAATCCTTACCGGAATTCCTAATTCTCGAATTGATATATTTGGATCGGGGGTAATTACCGACCTGGCTGAAAAGTCGACTCTTTTACCCATAAGATTTCCTCGAACACGACCAGCTTTCCCATTTAGGCGTTCTTGTATTGATTTTAAAGGTCTCCCTGATCGTTGCGCGACGGGGCCAACACCGGGAATATTGTTATTTACCTGGGTTGCAACATAGTATTGTAAAAGAGTATGCCATCCATCAACTACACTTGGATCCGCGGATCCTCGTTTAAGTTGTTCGGCTAAACTATCATTTGTCTTTATAATATCTACCAGTATGTGAGTTATGTCATCTTCACTTCGTTGCTGCCCGTCCATTTTTATAGAAGGTCGGACCGCCGGTGGAGGAATTGCTAAAACCTGACATATCATCCATTCAGGTCGAGAAAATTGAGCACTAAACCCCATGAATTCGACATCTTCATTTGAAATACGTTTAAATATTTTGATAACCATTTCAGGAGTAACCTTCATATTCAGTTTTCCGGATCCAGAACCGGATCCAGAACCGGATCCAGATCCAGATCCGTTTCCGACGTCGTAATCATTCTCGGATTCCTTGGCAGGTCCTGAAATATTTGTCCATACGGCAAATATATTGGCGAGCCCGTCCTTTCTATATTTTGTATCTGGCTGCAAACATCCACACCCGTCTTCAGTTTCTTTTCCGCATCTTGTAACCTTATTTGCAAGTTGATATACGCGAGACCAACGTTCATCTGGCCGCAAACTCATCAACTCACGGTGAAGATTTTTGTCAATCAACAGTTTGCTACACTTCATGCAAACACACCTTAAAATTTTCAACACGGTTGCCAGGTACTGTATGTAAAACACTGGACGCGCCAGACGAATGTGGCCGAAGTATCCTGGAGTGTTCATATAATCCATTCCATCAGTAGGACAAATAAGACCGGGATCAAGAACACCCATGCGAGGATCAAATAATCCCCCATGGCACGGGCGATTGTTCATATACATTTCCTTTGACGTAATTTCTGCAACGGATCCGCGCTCAATTTCTTCCGGCGATAAAATACTGAATTGTATACCCAAAATTTTCGAAACTTGCGGAGGGCCGGTTTTGTGATTCGGATTGCGACGAAACATTTATAGCGATATACGGTATGTTCTAACTAATAAGTATTATACTTCTCCTTTATTGATTGATACGATTGTTTTAATATCAAAATCAAAATAATATCAATTTTATATTTATTTCGTTTATTTAATTTATTTATTTTATTTATTATTTTTATTTTACACTATAAGTGTTCAAAAGCGTATAGATAGATTGAATATACATAATTACATATAATAATACATACAGTGACCCGATATGATACAAACTCTTTTGGCAATTTTTATCTTTTGCGTAGTACTTTTTTTTTATTTGCACATTTATTTTCACCTTAAAACAAGCGACGATTTGGAAGTATATGAAGTGTACTGTCCTTCAAAAGAAAAACTAGAAGAAATATGTGACTTGCGACAGCCAGTTATATTTGATTATACGAATTATGACTATTCGAATCAATATGGACCAGGAGAAGACTTGCAAACTTTTTGTAAAAGTATTGATATTGAAGGTATAACCCGTAGTTATGGAGCATTTGATGTAAAAATTAAAAATGTAAAGGATAAACCATCAAATGATTCCGAACCCCATGTCCCATTGACACTTGCATCGGCGCTTCAACTTATGAAAACTGATGGTTCGGCTAAACTCATTAGTGAAAAAAACATCGACTTTTTAGAAGAAACTAGTCTTATTAAACAATTTCAGTATAGTGATGATTTTTTAAGACCGCATCTTGTTTCGAACTGTGACTATGACTATACATTTGCATCAGAAGGTCTAGAAACGCAACTGCAATACAGTTGTTGCTATCGAAACTATTATATGCCGGTACGTGGAAAAATAAAAATAATATTAATACCTCCGAAATCTACTAAATATTTATATGCTAAATCAGAGTATGAAACATTTGAATTTTTGTCACCAGTGTCGCCATGGAACGTTCAGGAAAATTACAAAGCAGACTATGCAAAAATAAAAACACTTGAAGTAGAAGTTGTTCCTGGTAAAATAATATTTATACCAGCATATTGGTGGTACAGTATAAAATACTTAAATGAAGCAACACTCTGCTGTTTTCGTTATCGCACATATATGAATACAGTTGCTATTTTACCATCTCTTTTTTTACACTTTTTACAACGACAAAATGTCAAACGGACCACTGTAAAACAAGTAAATATGAGTAACAGTAACAGTAGTAACAGTAGTAACAGTAGTAACAGTAGTAACAGTACTAATATTAATAATAATAATACCGACATTGATACTAGTAACAGTAGCAATAACGATAATGATAATAGTAATCGTAACAATAATAGTAATAGTAATAGGACTGTCAATAACAATGACAACAACGGCGCCGAAATAACTACAAGTGATATTTCGGACGCTCCCAGCGGAACTCTAAATCCAGTTATTTCAATAGATAATCTTGCATCAGAATCAGATACCACTCGTATTTTCCTTTAATTTCAATCTTTGGATTATTTCAGTTTATTTGTCATACTTCTTTTAAGATTTGTTCGAGCTCATTTATCACGTCATCCATGCACAATGGTCTAATTTCTGGAGGGGACAGCGTTTTCTGAATAACTGAATAAAACGGATGTTGTCGTATTTCAAATGCGTATTCTTGTTGGCATTCATTAATATATCCGCGCTCGTCAAATGCGTCAGATGGATATTCGTCATATGCATTATACACGTCACGATAGGCAACTATTGTATATAAAATAAGCCCCCATGACCAAATATCATGTTGCTTGTTAAGCGTACACCAGTTATAAGGTTCCGAATAACGAGTCGTCTTTTGAGATGGAAGAGTTTTTTCTTGTATATTGTTAGTTTCAGGTGCACAAAATGGCCGTGTTCCGCCGGTCCCTTCATCTTTTTCATTATGTCCGCACATTCCAAAATCAATTAAATATACGCTTGGAATGTCACGCGGGTTGCGAGTTTGTCCTGTTATGCTAACATGTAAATGCTTTTTCCAAGATGAAATATTTATTTGAGAATCTTTTTCGTCTTCTTCGTCACATAGGTCATCATGATCGCGATGGTACTCTTCATATGTTACTAAAATATTATCAGGCTTTATATCGCCATGAACAAGCCCAACGTCGTGACAAAATTTTATTGAACGAGCCAAACTTAACATCATGCTTCCGATAACAAAGTCGTGATTTTTAGGATTGAAATTTGCTTCTTTGTACCATTTATGTAATACACGTGAATGTTTTAAAAACGGTTGCACTTCAATGCTTCGAATATCTTTACGTCGAACTTTAATTTGCTGTTTATCAATTGCGTCATACAGTTGAAGAAAATGCGCGTTATTTTTTTTTGAATTCATATCTTGGCAATCTGACCCTGAGTCAGATGTTGTTTCTACATCTAATGCCGATACGGATTGCATCTGTACATCCTCAGCTTCAACGTCAATGTTGGCATTGGTGCACGATGGGTCAAAATTAACGTACTCTTTATCTTCAAAAAATGAATACCATATCGGAGTAACCACTTTATGCTGAGCATTTATTCCTCTAGACGGTAATACATTATAGATTCGCGATTCTCGCATATCCGAAAACGTTGAATACTTTATAACAAACGAGTCTTCAAATGTGAACACTCCTGTTTTTTTTTTATGATTATAAAACTTGTTGGTTTTACAAATAAATGTATGTTTTTTTAAAATAAATACAAACGCCATTGTATTTATAAAATCAAAACACGCTTTATTTTCATAGCTTGTAAATGGATCAGAATTAGAATACTTTATAGTATTTTCTGAATGATATCGCGTAACTCGTAATGACGGTCTTTTTTCAAACACTGTCAAATTTGATTTTTTTTTATACGTGTACAGGTAATCATAAAGTTTTATTCCTCCAAAACTAAATAACAATGTGCATGCCAGTGTAATAAATGTCTCATACATTTCAATCATATCACTCTTTGATTTATTTTCATTATATACAAATGCCGAACTCATATTCATACGGTATAGATAGTATATACTATACCATAGCAATGTTTAAATGTTTTTAAATGAAGTAAACGCAACAAATTCGCATACTTCATTTTATTCTACATAGTTTACTATAGGATGATGATGAACTCGATGAACCCGATGATGATCATGATGGTGATGTAGAAATTCCAATACATTTTTTGGTCACTTCATCCCATTTAGTTTGACCGTCCGTGCAACAAGACGGACCCAAACATGATGTAGCAAATGACATTTTATTGATATCCGATAAGTTGGTATTTTCAGTTTTTGATACCTGAACTGCGTATGGATTGAAAGGATGATCGTATTGGTCAAAGTTGAATTTATTTCTCTTGTTTAGATCGATCACTTTATGTCCAGTTACAATAAGACCAACTGCAATAACAATAATAATAAGGCCGGTTGCGATCATATTCGGTATAAATCCTTTTTTCAATAGAATTGAAATAACCAACACTGGAACACATGTCAAAATAATAATTTTCATAATTTCGGTTTGGAATTCGTATTTTTTTCCATAATAGCTATTGATTTCAACTAACCGCATTTTATTCGATTTATCTTCTTCAAGTCCGGTCAATGTTTGTTTTGAATTCTCAATTTGATCTTTGATCACACTAACGGCAACGCTATTTTGAACTAACGCATTTCGTCTTTCTCCCGCTACGGTTTCAATCTGAGATGAAAAATCGTTCATATTATTATACAAATCTCCTCGCGCTTTCGCAAGTTTATTAATCTGGTCAACAATTTCACTACGACTTGCTGGATCAAGTGATGTATCTGTCGACAATTTGGTAAACAGGGCATTTTCGATACTCTGAAGATTGTTAATATTGTTTATGATTTCACTAGACCTTGCGGACATGGTTGATGCACTGGAACTCCCTTGCCCTGATGCAGCAGTAGCATCAGCATATAAAGCCTGAGTTCGTGCGCTACCTTCAGTAAATCCAGTTGCACCGATTTTGAACCCGTTATTCGCCATTCCAATTGCGTTCGGTCCAAATTTAAAAATGGGATTCAAAGTAGAGCCTGTATTCGTTGTATTGTCAATTACAAATGTATAATCTGGGTCGCTGCTTCCACTTACCGCTATAGTTGTTCCACTTGGCACTGTAAAATTAATAACAGTATCGGCACTAGCACCGCTGTCTAAAACTGAACTTGCCGCTGCTGTAAATGTGTGAAGTACGCTCCCCCCGCGACTTATTTTGATACGCGTATTTGTTATAGCAGTTCCTGAAATACTTGCGAAGTAATTAGGTGGAAACTTTACAGTTAATGTAGAAGTGCCTGCTGGTGCAACTGTAATTGCTGCACTCAACCGGAAAACGCCCGAAATTGAAACAACATTTTGATTAACTTGAGGATTGGCCCCCTGGACCGACTTTATTACCGGCGTAATTACGTTAAAAAAATAGCCAGATGGCGGAGTATTCCCTTCAATCACACGAGGTATCATACTGTTGAATACAATTACTGCAATAAGAATCCCAAACAATATTTTGTCATTGGATGGAATTTTTCGAAATTCTTCCATTGTTAAACGTAGAACCATCTTTGCAATGTAATAGATCTTTTAATTTAATTTATTACTATTATTTTTATTTTTTATTTTACTATTATTACTATTATTACTATGGTATATTATTATTAATATTAATAAAAATATTAATAATCCTAAATGACTTTTATTTTTAACGTTAAAGTTATTTTGTGAAAACACTATTTAAATAAAATATGATAACACCAATAATAACTACCCATAATCTCATTAAAACACGCACTGGATATAACATGAGCAACATGGCTCTTTCGTCAGCTAGACGTAGACGTACAGGACCTCCGGTAAGTCAACCGCCAAGCCAAGGATCGATCCCAAATCAGACACAGCTTCAACAGGCTCAAATGCAGCGTCTTATGGAAATTCAGAAACAGCGCCAGCAGCAACAACAGCAACAACAGCAACAACAGCAGCAACTGCCGCAAGCTCAACTTCCTTATACTCAACGCCCAATGTCAGCACCGCCTCTCCAACCTCAATCACAATCGCCATTATCTCAATCTAGGCCTATACAAATTGTAAAAGCGGATACGGTTGTACCTCCAGGATATGTCAAGATTTTATCCCCCAACGGAGTTTATCATATGGAGTCAGTTGAAACCGGTAGTATAAATTTTCCTTATGCTGAACCACACCTTGCACCAACTATCATATTGAGAAACCATGACCTAGATATTATTAAGCTACAAGGTCAATATAATGACGCGTCAAATCAACTTACTCATTTAACTACTATTTTGAACAGAACAACAACTGCTGCTAGTGCTACGTCTACGTCTACGTCCAGTTCTAGTTCTAGTTCTAGTTCTAGCTCTAACATGGATGAGCTTGGGGAAATAGAGGAACATGAAATTGTATTTGATGAAGCCGTTATCAATAAAATTACCGAAAACCCAGGTTTTATTTCAAATACCATAAATCATATTATGCAAAATACAAATCTAGCAGACATGCTGTCACAAGTAGAAACCATTAAAACTGAAAATAGAGAGCTTAGATCAATCCTTAATTCCCAACACGAAATGATGAATGCAATGAACTCTCTCTTGTTTACACTTCTTAACAAAATGCATACATCATCATCGTCATCAGCATCTGATTCATCGGACCACTGCGATACGAAAGACCAATGCTCTGAAACTGAGCCAGTGCCTAATTTTGAAAATGAAAATAACGCGGTGTTACATGGACTTGAGCCAATTACTGAAGAAGAAGAGTCCAACGAATCCGTTGACCCATCCGTCGAACCAGCAATTGAATCAACGGTCGAATCTTCCGAAGAACATAAAACAGATGGTAGTGGCAGTGGTGGTGATGGGGGTAATACAACTGCGGATCTTGACGTAGCGAGAGACTGGCTTCCATAATTCATACTCTCATTTATTTTAATTTAAGCCTAGGTTATTAAATTAAAATTAAAATACTAACATAATATAGGACAATATAAAATAATAGATAAACATATTTTCAGGTTTAATTACATTTGTAAATAATAGTGAAAATGCCTAACAGTCCGGGTGAAATGGATGATGGGCTAGCAAACACCATATATAATCTGAATCAAATGATCGCCACTGCAAATAATACTATTGGAAAACTTGCAGATGGTGCAAGTAATCAAGCTAATATGGTAAGCGCGAAAAATACACTTGCGGAAAAAACTGCCTGTATACAAAAAGGAAAATACAGTTGCGACAAGGATGCGTTTGATGTGGCGTTTGCTACATATATTGAATTACAGGATTGCAGCACCCATACAGGTTTAAAAAAACGTGATGCAACAAATTGTGATGCAACTAAAGTGTTTGAAGACATTTATACAAAAGATGGCGAAGCTTTGAAACTTGAGGTTCATAAAAAACTGACAAACGAAATAAATATTTTAAATGATATGCTTTCAGTAGCAAATGAACAGATGAAATATTACAATCATTTAGACGATTTGGATGAGAAGTATACTGACGCCAGCAAAACCTTGGAAAAAAAAGTAGGAAGGGCAGTTTCAAGGTTGAAAACTGAAAATCGTCGAACATTTTATGAAAATCAACAAATGGATCTTTTGTCGCATGTTACAAAATTTTTAACTTTTTTTTATTGGCTTTGCGTTCTTGCATGGGTAATCGTTATATTGTATCGTACAAAATATACAATACCTAGCAATTTGCTACTTACTGCAGGATTCATTGCATTTCCTTTTGTGGTTGATATTATAATCGTATGGACATTTCAAATTGTTATTGCCATTTATGATACATTGCCGACTGATGCGTACTTGGATATGCGTCGAGGTAGTTAAAATCAAATACTATTACTACTGTTAGTTAATCTTCAAGTTGTGTTTTTTTAAGCTCACTTACTTCCTTCTCTAACTTCTCTATTTCAGCTGTATTTTTGTCCTTTTCTTTTTTTAACGTATCATTAATATCACGTATTTTCGTATACTCCTCATCCTCTGCGTCATAGTATTTTAGTTTATCTTCATTTCGTTCAATCGTTTTAGCATGTTGTTCATTTTCTTGTTTTAATTCTTTAATTTTATATTCGTAGTTTTTAATTTCCTGATAAACCTGACGTTGGGTTTTATTTTTTTCATCTCTCATTGCGGTATCAAATAAAGGGTTTCTGAATTCTTGCATAGCAACATCTGCTGCATCGCGATTAATACGGTCCAAATCAGCTTGCTGAGTAGTATATTCTTTTGAAATTTTTTTAATATTTGCACGAGTTTGATTTCTTAACTCGGAAAGTGATGCGTCCATTGTTTCTTGCATTTTAGTTTCAATGATAACACGAAGTAGCCCCACCCCTTTGTAAAAGTCCCTCTCACAACCTAAATATAATTGAATAATTATATCACGTGTTTGAGATACCAGCTGATCAAGAGTTTCACTTGTTAGAGAAGGGTGTATCGTTATTTTGGCCCTGCCGGTTTCAGGTTTAACAATAATAAACATTTTGTCAATGATTCCCAACAACGATGCCTTTATTTTTTCAGACTTAGAAATCATCATTTTAATATGAGATACATAGTCGGTAAATGAATTATTTTTTTTTACACTCCACGACGTAGATAAGATTCCAGTCATATTTGATCTCTCGGCTTTAATGGCCGCCTCTTTCGATTCAGCTTTCAGTTTTATATCGTCAAGCTCTTTTTGGTTTTTCATCATTAGAGAGGCTATATTGTTTGGAGGGGCAATATTCGTTCCGCTAGGTGCAGGTGCATACCCAGGAAACCCATTTTGTCCAGATCCAAATCCAATACCTTGGCCTCCAAACTGCTGAGTCTGACCCGACTGGGGCGGCGGCGGTGTTGGTGATGGTGATGGTGGTTGTGCGAGAGGACGATTTGAACTGCATTCTGAAATTCTTTTTGGTAATGCCGTGATTTTAATATCAGAAAACGTTTTGATTTCGGAAGGACGCGATGATTTCCCAGTAAATGCTTCATACAACATAGACAAATCCTCGTCATATTTCGTTTGCATTGCTCCGCTACGTTTATTAAACGTTCCAGTCGTTTCGTCATATTGGTCATAATATAATACTTCTAATGCTGCAAATCCTGGAGCGGCGTATGCAGTTGAATCAGAAGAATATAACGAACACACGCTTGGTTGAATGTTAACATTAACTTCGCCTCCGGGATTTGTTTTAGTTTCTTGACCAATCGATTTTGCCAAGGCGTTAATTCGTGCCGCACAAAAATTGTTTTCACTGAATGGGTTCCGGTCTGGACCGCTTGTTTCTGACCAGTTAGGATATACGGTTGTTATAATTGACGCAAACAAATGTGCGATTCGAACATAAAATTTTGCAATTTGTTTACATCTAATGTTTTTTTTATCCTTTTCGTTTGCCTCCAATTGTTGTAGTTCACGTTTTGATATATAAAACAATGTGTCGTTTTTTGCTAAACCCTTAATCTCTTTTGAACTGAAACGACTAGATAAAATGTCTTTTGTGAGAATAGTTAAATTGTCACAATACGTTTCGTTTACCAACAATTTCAAATTTTTGAAATCATTTGATATAATGTATTCGGTTGCAATTAAGTTCAGTCGATCTTTCAATTGCTTTGACGATTCAGAGGACATCCCCGATGTTGCTGCGGTTCCTGCGGTATTTCCCATAATATTATGTATTGTATATAAAATAACTTTGTACTTTAACTACTATAACGCACGATTTATTTATTTATTTTAAAAATCAAAATCAAAATCAAAATCAAATCAAATCAAATCAAATCAAATCAAAATAAATCAAAATAAATCAAAATCAAAATAGTTAAAGTACATACTAAAAATCATTAAAAACATAATATGAATTAAATTGAGTTTAAAAACAAAATGAAGTATTATAAATAAGTAGTTCGAAGATAGAAACGATGACGAGTGTAGAAAATATAGATATAAAAGACCCGGGCGTATTTCATGTTCATTACAACGGAAATGGTACAGGAACGAGAAAAGAAGTATCGGGGTTATCGTCGCTGCCCGCATCAAGTTCTAGAAAACGCAAACAACAACAGCGCGATTTATGGGCCAAGGTTGACAGCACGTTCACTCCCATTACCGTAATCGACAATAGTGAACTGGTTGATCTCGGTCTTGATGCAGTAACTACAATTGCATCAGTTGCATCGACTGCATCGAAATGTGAAGTAGGCGTTCCAACTGCTCGTGAATTTTGCGATGAGTGCGGGTTTTCGGTTTCAATTACAGATGAAGGTTTTACAGCATGTTCAAACCCATCATGCAGCATCATTTATAAAGATGTTCTTGATCATAGTGCCGAATGGCGGTTTTATAATGCCGATGGCGGTCAGACAAGTGATCCTACCCGTTGCGGAATGCCAATAAATCCACTTTTGGCAGAATCGTCTTATGGGTGCCGCGTACTGTGCGACGGCCCGAGCTCCTACGAAATGCGCAAAATTCGACGGTACTCTGAGTGGCAAGCAATGCCGTATCGCGAAAAAGCGAGGTATGACGAATTTCAACGGATTACCACAGTTGCTCATAACAACGACATTCCAAAAATAATTATCGATGAAGCGCTGCGTCACCATAAACGAGTTTCTGAACATAAAACGTTTCGCGGTCTAAACCGCGACGGTGTAATTGCAGCCTCCGTTTACGTGGCATGCCGTATTCACAATTGTCCTCGTACCGCAAAAGAAATTGCGAGTATATTTTCACTGGACATCACAAGCGCCACTCGCGGATGCAAAAACGCACTGGTGATCATTAACGAAATCGAATCGGATATGACGAATTCGGATAAAACCACCTTTTGTAAAACGACTCCGAACTCGTTCATTGAACGATACTGCAGCAAATTAAGCATGAATGCCGAGCTTACACAGTTGTGCCTATTTGTAGCATCTCGAATTGAGAAAAATCAACTCATCCCCGAAAATACCCCGCACTCAATTGCAGCAGGAATCGTGTATTTTATTGCCCAGACGTGTTCTTTGAATATAAGCAAGCGCGACGTCAACCGTGTAAGTGAAATAAGCGAAGTCACGATCAACAAATGTTTCAAAAAACTGGACGCGCATTTAGAAACACTTATCCCTAAGTCAGTTATTTCAAAATATTCCAATCCCGTCAAATTGTCATAAATACACAAGTTAAATAAATGAAGTAATTTTTGTTGTTAGTATATATTATAGCGAGTTAACATTATTCAGACTTGGAATTAAATGAGATCCTCTTCTAGAATGTCTAGTTATCGGCCCACTGAGGTTGGTAGTCACGATGTTTCATTCATCCAATATGCTATAAATGATCGTAATTGTGTATCTTTTTTACATAATATTTTTAATCCCGCCAAAACAAATGTAATTGAGTTAATGGTTACACCCCATGGAGAGCTTTATGTAGATGAAGGAAATACTGCTCCGCAAGAATATGATTATGGTGTAAAAATGTCAACAATTAATTTCGCGCGTCCAGGCGTAGTAAATTGGTCAGATGATGCCATTAATCAAATCGCATTAAAAACCATTGAACGGTTTGCAACAAATGAACTTATTAACCAACGTTTAATACATATATTAACCACCGGCACCGATACCGACCCCGACAATCCTCTATTTGGTTTAAGTGTTGATGAACTTATATTTGCATGTACCGTTAGAATCATGTATTTATTAGAAATGACAGATCCTATACACAGAGGACCAACTGCATTTTATCAGCGCCAACAGGCAGACGCACTTTCCGGACCAGAGTCACTAGCTGCTACATCTCACTCGTTCGAATTAAATTTTTTTACCAATAGACCTATGATAGTAAAACGGAACCCGCCTCCAAGTGGATCGCCACTTCAAACACCAATGCCTGAAGATTTTTGGGTAAAGTGTGTAACTATTTTTAAACGTAAAACTAATCGCGTAGGACTAGAAATGTTTTCAAAATTAGAACTGTTTTCAAACTTGCTTCGTGATAATAATGTACGCATTGTACTTCCGACAATCGTTCAACTTCCAAAATTATATTCACTATCTAGGGAAGAACATCATAGTAGATCTAGAACTACTACGGTCCTGGGTACTCCTAGTAAAACAATAAAAGAAAAAGGCGACGAACATAAGATTGTGGCATTTTGTAAATTACGTGAAGATATTAGTTCAAATCATGATTTTATATCGTTCGTTAAAGATATACAGATTCATATAAAGAGGAGTAAAATAGAATGTTATAACTGGATGGCGAAAGATGCAAGAGGATATAAAAATCTCAAAACTGATGGATATGTACAGGGACAGGTCGAATTTGGAGTATTTGATGATCAAGTTAAGGCAGACATAAATGATCCATCTGAATTTTGGAATAAATTATGCATTATTTTTTCTATAAACGGTACAAGAAAGGGTACATTGGTTCAATGGAGAATTCAAACTCATTTAGGTGTGCCACATCTTGTGTTTAATATATGGAATTTAATTTCAAGTATGAGAAGAATTCAACAGTCTGTTGCAGGTTATTCTACCGCGACTACATATGACATTATGACATTTGCGCGTGACATATTTAAAGATTCAAGTATTCATGTTCCTCTTACCGCTCGTATAGAAGACCTAACGTGTCAAGTGGCTGGAGGACTACCTAATACTGCATGGATTGTACCTAGCAATCCTCTATTATTAGAACACGTATATAAAGATAGAATATTAAGTTTACACCCATCCAGTAATAGAACAATGACTCCAAGAATAAATACGAGTGACAATTTGAGCAATTTTTCTATCGGACTTAGTAATATATCCACAATTTTTGATTCTTGTCGTCTTGATGCTGATGCTGTTAATTTTAATAGTGTGATAAGTGCTCTTCAGGGAAGTCGCCATCCAGAAACAAGTGAATATTCAAGTTTTTTATCGGTAGTTCCCGTGTTATCCATGTTACTTGGTGATGATAATTTTAATACAACTGGTATATCATCATTTGGCGTGTCACTAGAAGTGAAACTATTGAAAGAAAATCCAGACATTGCACAAGGATTCGGTATAAAAGATATGAGTGATTTAAGACGCTTTGGAATATGTGTATGTCGATATATTCATGACAAAGCTCTTGAAATTTCTAGGTTTATCAAATCTCGTGGTTTGAGTGCGGATCAGGCGGAAGCGTTTAAACAGTTTCACGATGTAATATATTATCTTAATATCAAGCAAAGTACATTTGTTATCCATGGGACGGGAAGTATTCAATCCGACCTTCGTTTACAACATGCATCAAGAGACATAAAAAGGCTTAGAGACGCTTATGATAGACTTAGTAAGACAAATGAGGGTCGTTTAGAAGGACAAAGTAATAGAAGACAAGAAAGTATAAAGCGTACGCCAGAATTTCTTGTTACTGAAAAAAAACTAAAAGGTGTAGAAAACCGAATAATAAAGATTCTCGGAGAAGCAGACAACTTTGATACCGGAGCAAGTGAGTATAATCAATTATCGAACCAATTACATAAAGTAGCTGATTTTACACACGATACTTCATCCCCAAAAGTTAGTTATCTTAAACAAAAAATGAACGGTATTCTTGCCACTATAGAAGCTATATTAACACACTGTCGTTTAAATCCAGCTCCAGCTGCAGGTCCAGCTCCAGCTCCAGGTGGAGGTAGTCGATACTATAAACATCATAAAAGATATACTTTGCGACAAACTAAACGAAAACAAATACGAAATAAGTCGTTGCGTCGAAGAAAGAGATTCGCTAATACAAATAGAACCAAACGTAAATACTAAAACTATATATATGAATATGAACATGATATTAAAATACCAAAAAAAAGGACTTCCACTGTCCTTGTAAATTATTGTTGTTTAGAACAATTTCAGTGTTTTAGTGCAAACCATGACTGTTTTCTGAACTGGTGAACTGGTTTCATCGAGTGCGCCCAGTAAATTTCTTCAATACACCGCTGAGCGTATGTATGAAGTTCATCAAGCTCTTCCAATGTTCTGAGAATAGTAATATAGTCCGCGTCTTGGGAAGCAATGTCTTTGGCATCAGGTTTCGGTTTCGGAGTGATTCTGGCGATGCTTTGATTGATGCAATCAAGCACTCTGTAAAGAATATCAGTAGCGGCATTTTGAACTGCAACCAGCAAATCCAACACATTTCGGGATATCTCAGCGCTGCGATGCAGATTAAATACCCTGCGTCGAAAAGATTGCAAGTTGAAGTCTTTGCACAAATAAGAAACTCGAAGATCGGCTACTTTTGGTTCAACATTTGACGCGTCCTGAAACTCGCGAATGTCATAATGCCTCAGGTGAATAAGAGATCGTATGATTTCAGGAACAACTCTGTCAAACGTAGACTGAAATTTCACCATCAAGTTCACACCAGGACAGTATTCACCAAGTCCTGCACCATGTTTGCACATTGTCATTATTTTAGACGACTGCGCATTGATATGATACGCAAAATGTCGGTCGATTTCACGACCACATTGAACGTCGTTCGGGTCTCGACGAAGTCCGACCCCGCCCCCGCCGCCGCCTCGACTGCGCATCCATTCCAAGTAGTGCGGATTGTGTCCATTTTTTTCGATTCGACCTGTTTTCCATGACCATAGTTGTTTGCATGCTGTGCAGAACATTTGATCACATCCCTCTGTTTTATGAATGTACACGCCGCATGCAGGACATGGCTTTGTATCATTTTTCAAGAATCGAATACTTTCGACTGTACTCGGATCACATACATGAGCTTCAATTTCTTCTTTTACCGAACCTTTCACTTCATGGCAGTGTGCGCATGAAAATTTGTTGCATATTCCGCATTTCCACGCAGATGACACAAATCCCGGACACTCTGGATCACAGCATTTGCGTTGAAATGTTGCGACGACCTCGCTATCGGCTTGTGCTGATGCGTGTGTATTTCGAAGAAACCGGATATCATCGGTAAGAATCCGTTTTTCAATTGTAAGTTCCCGTATAAGTTGATCTACGCGCGCAAGTTCTTTAACTTTTTCGCGCGCCTGTAATTCTCGTTCAGCTCGAGGCTGTGATGTAGGCAACTGCGCAACCTGGCGCTGAACCAAAATTTCCATAAAACACTGACGTAAATCCTTTTTAATAAACGAGTCGGGGAAATGTTCTCTGAGAAACGCTGGAGTAAATTCGGTATTGCACTGCATGCACTTGAATGTAGTGACGCCTTCGGTTGTGAGAAAGGTTTTGTAGCATGTTTGACATGCAGAATATCCACATGAACTTACCGGGCACGTGATAGGTTTTCGAACCTGTTTGGTAAAAGGGTCACAACATATACCGCACATCTGATTTTGACCTTGAGTTTGAGCCATGATTTGAAATTTTGAATTGGACGTTCGTTAATAACTGCACTACTATCTTCCTATTTATAACATTTGAAAATATAATCAATTTTTTTTAAATGTTATAGTTACATGACTTGTATATTACTTATTTTTTTTATTTAAATACTGTTTTTTTGTTTTACCCCCCTTCCCATTCTTCCTTTTTTTTGAAGACGGAGACGGAGACCTAGACCTAGATTTAGACGCCGTGCTCGGTGTTTCTTCTGGAACGGGTGGTAAAAATACTTGCGCTTGTCTTCCCACTATACTGCGTTCCGCCTTACTAACAACTCGAGGGTTTCTTGAAAATACGGCACCTAATACTGGACCCATCAATCGCTGTGCCAAAAACGCGGTCACGCCGGATGTACCCGTTCGTGCCAGTGATTTTAAATACTCGCTATATGATACGGTTGCACTGTTTGCAGTGCACCTTGCTGGAGACAGGAAACACTCGTCTCCGCGCGCACTCACGCTAACAACAAGAGCCGCAGTTTCTCTTTCAAACTGGTCTCGATGCGCCGCTAGATACCGTTGTTTGTCTCTAAAAAACATATCAGGAGGAGGAGGAGACATCCCCCGTCTTTCAAAGCCTGAGTTATTATGGTCCATTACACGTTGTTGGTGTTCTACTAGTTCCTTCAACTCAAGATAAACTGCGCGATTGTATGGAGTTCCTTCGTACATTGCCGGCATACTAAAACCAAAACCAGCAGAAGCCATTATATGATTCTATGAACAAATTTAATTATTTTTATTTTTATTTTTAATTTTAATTTTAATTTTAATTTTAATTTTAATTTTAATATACCAATATATTTATTTCCATTTATTTAAAAAATTGATATTATTCAGTGATTAACACGACTCCTACAACAATTGCAAGTGTAAGATATTTCTTAATTACTTATCTTAACTATATTACATTATCGAAATACGATTTACAATGACAACCGTAACCAATACCAGTAGTTCCCGTAACGAAGATGTTCTCAACATAAAATATCAAAAGATGACCGACGTGGAGCACATTTTGAAGAAACCAGACACGTATATCGGCTCAATCCAGTTGACGGAATGCACTGAATATACAACTGTTGCTAGTGGAGATCCTGCATCCACGTCCATTCAACTCAAAACCTTTTCGCACATTCCTGCGTTATATAAATTAGTAGACGAGGGTCTAGTTAATATGCGAGACCATGTAATTCGTCAAGCCCAAGCAATCAAGGACGGCAAGCCCGACGCACTTCCGGTAACTTCAATTGAAGTGGACGTAGATGTTGCAACCGGTACCATCACTATGACAAACGACGGAAATGGTATTGATATCGCACAACATCCCGAGCACAAATTATGGATTCCCGAAATGATTTTCGGTCACTTGCGCACTTCAACCAACTACGATGAAGACAAAAAAGAAAAAATAGTTGGCGGGAAAAACGGATTCGGATTCAAGTTGGTACTCATATGGTCTACATGGGGATCAATTGAAACCATCGACCATGTACGCGGTCTCAAATATTTGCAAGAGTTCAAAATGAATTTGAGTGAAATTTGCCCGCCAAAAATCTCGAAGTGTTCGCTCAAAAAACCATATACGCGCATATCATTTCGCCCCGATTATGCTAGACTAGGAATTCCCGGTTTAACTTCAGACATGACAGCGCTATTTATGAAACGCGTATACGATATCGCCGCAGTCACAGATCGCAGTATTCGCGTCAAGTACAACAGTGCGCCGGTTCCAGTCAAGGACTTCAAGCAGTATTTGAATTTGTACATTCAGCCTGAAACGAAACGCGCATACGAGTCCCCGAATGAGCGATGGGAATACGCAGTATGTCTTACAAATACTGACGAATTTGCACACGTATCATTTGTCAACGGCATTTGTACATCCAAGGGCGGAAAACATGTAGAATACATTATGGGCCAGATCCTGCGAAAACTAGCCGCATACATTAAAACGAAAAAAAAAGTCGACGTTAAGCCAGCTACGATAAAGGAACAGCTTATGTTATTCCTTCGATGTGATATCGAGAATCCGGCATTTTCAAGCCAGACAAAGGACGAACTTACAACGACGACTGCAAATTTCGGTTCAACGTGCAGTGTGAGTGACGAGTTTATAGAAAAGGTTGCCAAGATGGGTGTGATGGAAGCGGCATGTGCATTGACGGAAGTGAAAGAAGCAAAAGCTGCGAAAAAAACTGACGGCACAAAAACGCGCACCATTCGCGGAATTCCGAAACTTATCGATGCCAATTTTGCAGGGACTGACAAATCAGTACAATGCATTATCATCTTTTGCGAAGGTGATTCTGCAAAGGCGGGAATTGTTAGCGGTCTCAGCAAGGATGACCGGAATATCATCGGCGTGTACCCTGTAAAAGGCAAGTTCATGAACGTTCGCGGTGAAGCCGTTAAACGTATCGCGGAAAATGCAGAAATTGCAGACATTAAACGCATTCTCGGTCTAGAAAATGGTCGCGAATACACTTCAATGGACGACGTGGCAAAACGGCTGAGATATGGCAAGGTGCTGTTTATGACCGATCAGGATTTGGACGGGTCTCATATCAAAGGTCTTGGAATCAATTTATTTCAAAGTGAATGGCCGTCACTTACACAAATACCGGGGTTTATTGGGTTTATGAATACTCCCATTCTGAAAGCGCGAAAGGGCACCCAAGAACGCGTATTTTATAACGAAGGTGAATTCGAGTCGTGGAAATCCGGTAGTGATCAAGCTCCAAGCGTTGACATTTCATCCTGGAATATTAAATATTACAAAGGGTTAGGAACTAGTACTGCGCGAGAATTTCGAGAATATTTTGAACATAAAAAAGTTGTCGACTTTCACTACACTGGTACACAAAGCGATGACGCAATCGATTTGGTATTCAATAAAAAACGAGCAGATGACAGAAAGGAATGGCTGTCTTGTTACAATCGAGCCGATCACCTGGATACCAGCAACCCGCGCGTATCGTACGAAGAATTTATGAGCCGTGAGCTTAAACACTTTTCAGTGTATGACAACCAACGATCCATTGCAAACGGTATGGACGGACTTAAAATATCTTTGCGCAAGATTTTGTTTGCAGCATTCAAAAAAGGAGGACTGAAAACCGAAATCAAGGTTGCGCAATTTAGTGGATACGTTTCGGAACATTCGGGATATCATCACGGCGAAGCTAGTTTGAATGCCGCGATTGTCGGTATGGCGCAAAACTTTGTTGGAAGTAACAATATCAATTTATTCGAACCCAACGGTCAATTTGGAACGCGCTTGCAAGGCGGAAAGGATTCTGCGAGTGAAAGATATATTTTCACACAACTTAACCCGATTACTCGGTTACTGTTTCGACCCGAAGACGACGCAATTCTCGAATACTTAGACGACGACGGTCAAGTTGTCGAACCCACGTTTTATGCGCCCATTATTCCCATGGTTATTGTAAATGGTACAAAAGGCATCGGAACTGGATTTAGTACTGATATTCTTCCGCATAATCCGCTACAAGTTATTGAATACATTCGAAAAATGTTGACACATGTTGAAACCGAATCCCATACGATTGAACCTTACTTTCGCGGGTTTACCGGAACGGTTGTTCCGATTGGGACCGGGACTTCAAAGTATCTTATTCGTGGAACCCATTCAATCGACCTGGAAAAAAAACAGGTTCGGGTTACAGAACTTCCTGTTGGACTTTGGACTGAAGATTTCAAAAAACACCTAGAGTCGCTTGTTGAGGCGGGTACGGTTAAAGAGTATGTTGATATGAGTACGGACACGGTTGTTGACTTTACGATACTATTTCCTGCTAGTGCCGACTTGGAAAGCCCGTCGTTTTCATCCATCGTTGATTACGGGTGTTGTAGCGGTTTGGAAAAGTTACTGAAACTTTATACTACAGAAACAACAAGTAACATGCACCTGTTTGATAGCAAGGATCGGCTGCGTAAATATTCGAGCGTTACGGAAATAGCGAACGATTACTATGAAATGCGACTCGCCCTTTACGAAAAACGCAAAATTCATCAACTTGCGGCTCTCGGAAAAGACCTTCAAATTATTTCAAACAAGGCAAGGTACATTCAAGAGGTATTGGATGGAAGCATTGATTTACGAAGAAAACGCGGAGATGAGTTGATAACGATGCTGAAGGAAAAGGGCTACTCTGAAAACGGATCCGAGTCATCTGACTCGACTGGAACTGGATACAAGTACCTATTGAAACTTCCAATGGATAGCGTTAGCGAAGAAAACGTTGATCGTCTTACCAAGGAAAAAGATAGTAAAACAACCCAATATGCGACACTGCAAAGTACAACACCGGAACAGTTATGGCTCTCAGATCTAGAAGAACTGTGCGTCGAATATTTGAAACAAGAAGAAAAGCGGACCATGTTGTTGTCAGCATCGGCATCTACGGGTGGGACAACATCTGCTGTAAAGCTGACTGGTCGTAAACTTACCTTGAAAAAAAAATAAACTTGACTGACTGAGTAAATAAATAAAATAAATAAAATAAATAAAATAAATAAAATCAATAAAATAAATAAAATCAATAAATTATATTTATTTTTTTTAACTTAATTCATTGTTTACACTAGCGACGAGTTTAACTGTTGTGATACGTGAACAAATGTAGTGCACAAAGGAATGTGTTTAACACATGATGCGTTAATATATGTGCAAGTACTTCTGAGCCCACCCAAATAATCCAAAACTGTATGTTCAAGCGGCCCGCGATACGGTACGCGAATAACGCGTCCTTCAGATGCACGATAGTCATTCATTCCACCATAATGTTTGTGCATAGCATGTGATGAACTCATTCCATAAAACAGTTTAGATTGACTGCCATCAGGATTTGTGACAAGCTGTCCGGGGTTTTCATCATGTCCTGAAAATGCCCCGCCAACCATAACAAAGTCGGCGCCACCTCCAAATGCTTTTGCCATATCCCCGGGACATGTTATTCCGCCATCGCTAATAATGTGTCCTCCTACGCCATGAGCCGCATCCGCGCATTCCATAATTGCCGATAACTGAGGCATTCCAACTCCAGTTTTCATTCTGGTCAGACACGCGCTTCCTGATCCAATTCCAACTTTTACAATATCCACCCCGCCATTTAAAATGAGCTCTTCAACAATTTCACGCGTAACTACATTTCCGGCTACAATTATTTTATCAGGAAACATCAACCTTACCCGTTTACAAAAATCGACCAGTGCCTTGATATATCCATTTGCAATATCAATACAAATCCAGTTACAAGGAATACGCTCCATTATACGTTTCACTCTATCGAAATCTTCGTCGCTTATTCCGGTAGATACCATGAACAATTCTGGATCAAATTGTATACCATTATCATTTTGATACGTAATAAAATCGTTTACGTCATAAAATTTGTGAAATGCTGTAATAACACGGTGTTTTGAAAGCACACGATACACATCAAAACATCCAATTGTATCCATATTTGAAGCGATTATTGGAACTCCTGTCCAAGTTATTGACTTTTTTTTAAATTGAAACATTCTTGACAAATCAACTTCGGACCGGCTGTTGATTGTGGATCGTTTTGGACGAATCAAAACATTATGAAAGTCAAGTTTTATCCCTTCTTCTATTTTTGGCATCTAGTTTTAATAGTTGATAGATAGTTATTGCGTTACTGAGTTATTGATAATTAGTATAATGAATATAGTTATCAAGTTTTATATCTTTATTCGCATTTCATTTTATCATTTTATGATTTTATACTGTATCCGGCAACTACATTTGATAGACAAATTCGTTTGAAATGATTCATTATATCTGATGGGGTTACTCGGTCAACGTGGTTTATGCAATCACTATACGATTCAAACTTGCTATTTCTAATAATTTCATCTATGGAGTCGCTACCATTTGAAATCATTGAAGCGTTTACAATCCCTTCATAGTACGTCATAACATTTGACAATGAAACTGATTCTAAAAATGACGACAATTTAAATTTACCCTTTTCTGAATTTATAGTTTCAATGGAAACTGGATTATGTTTACGTTTCTCAATATATCGCTTGCACAATTCGATTACTTGTTTTACCTTAGATGACAAGCATCTTCCGGAAATTTTAATTATATTTGTCCCGCTGTATATTACGTACCTAGCACTTATACCGTATACTAAATTATATTGCATTCGAAGTAGCTCCATAAGTTCGCTTGACATCACCATAGAAAATATACTCATTTGTAATAAATATAAAACAGACGTATCATTTATGTATTTACAATTCGCAGTTTGTTCTACAGGAAACCACAAAGTAAAAACTGCATTATTTTTAACAGACGGATCTTTTACCACAGTTATTGGATATTTTTCTTTTTTATTATCAGAATCAGAACATTGAATAAACTCTTGTGAAAATATCTTTTTTTCATCAAATGCTATACTTATACTATTGTTGATATTTTTATATGGGCGTGAATGTGCCAAGTGAAGTGAAATACTTTTGCGCAGTTGTCTTTCGGATATACATCCGCCATAAAAAAAAATTGCATTTTCTACCGTAAAATAACGATAGTAATAGTCATTGACATCTTCGATAGTTAACTTTTTTAAATTTTCTATTTGAACTGCTATATCCAAGTAATGTCTACTTCCAACTGCGTCGGGCAATTTCGATCCTATTTTATGATAAGTAATCTCACTGTCTAATTTGGTGGCACTACTTGTGTGTAGTGCATTAAGTTCAGTAAGAACCGTATTTTTTATATGATCTAACATTTTTAAATTTAGATGTTTTGGACAACTGCATATCATTTGTGTAATATAGTCTACAATCAATGAAGAATCCGAAGCAAGACCGTATATAAAGACGTCAACTGACTGTATACGAGTGTATCCATTGTATAACACTGGCCGATTATTCCAAAATTTAAGACATGATTTATTATTCTTATTATTATTATTATTATTACTATTATTGCGAGTACGACGTTTGGTAACAGGTCCTAGAAGTGAATGCAATGAATTTTTGTTTTTATCACGACTTTTGTCTTTATAACACTTGGTCCATGATTCGAAAATAATATGCTCGATTAAATGATTTATTCCAACGTGGTTCATATTGGATTCAGTATAATACCCGCCTCGTAGTGAAAATGAAGCATATGCTAATTCGGATTTCATATCAGAAACGAGACATACATTTCTACCGTCTATCTTCATTGTAGTCGGGATAATGTTTTTTAAAGACGTCATATTTTCTATCTATCAACTATATCTATATCTACAATCTTCGAATAAATTTATTTTTTCGCATTATCAGCAAAAATATACAATAAATTAAAAAATTGATATTCGCAACGAATACAACGCCTATATATATGCAATTACACTTGCATCCCATTTTGCAACATTCCGAAATGACGTTGTCAAATAAAATAATTCGCGAACAAACAACTATTGCACTAATTCAATTGATTTCTTCCGATCGATTTGATCACGAACATCGCTCGGGATGTGGCGGCGATGAATTGAAAAAAACGTATCGCATACCAGAACACCAGCGCTTTCCGTCTTGGTCTCAACAAAGCAAAGTCCGTTTGGTCGACTCTATTATGTCAAATTTTCCGATTGGACAAATTACACTTACAAAGCATCATGATAGTAATCAGGAAAATGAAGAATATTTCAATATACAAGACGGACAGACTCGAATGACCGTTTTGCAAGAATTTGTCCTTGGAAAATTTCCATGGGAAAATAAACTTTACAACGAACTGTCCGCCGACGAACGAGCCCGGTTCAATAACTATATTGTACAGCTTGATATTTTCAAAAAAAATCGTTCCATGAGTGCGGTAGAGTTCAATTCAATTATATGCGAAATATTTGAACGACTCAACAGCGGTAAACCCCTGACTGATAATGACAAATATTGGAACCGGCAAGATACTCCAGCGGTTCAGTTTCTGAAACGACTTCGTGACTCTTCAGAATTTGGACCGCTTATTCGTAAATACATGTGGTCAAACTTGGCAGGAGGAAAGACCAGATCAGGACTGAACCACTTTGTCGGACTTATTCTCGGACTCGTCAATCAGCGCACTGAGTGTATATCAACCTCGTTTATGCAAAATGGCGAGACACTTATTCGTACAGGAATTGACTCTGACGGTGAAAAACGCGTTACCGATTTTCTGCGTTGGTATTTTGGAATTTTAACGGACGTCTTCCAATTTGCAGCGTGGACTGTAAAACGCACCTTTGGAAAATTGTCAGGAGTATGTGGACTTATTGCAGCCGACTGGATCCAAAATCCAGTAGTTGCACGATCTCATTATGACATGTGGAAAAAATATATCGATCTTCAATACTCTCGTGAACATTTCGAACGCCGAATATTTGAAAAATTATCAAATGGAAATGCTCGCAATGTTACTGAAATTGCAATTAATGCTCGAATCGCAGCAGTTTGTTCTTTGTACCAGGAAAACGGATTTTCAGAATACGAAACTGATTTGTTCAAACTTGTATTGGATAACAATGGAAGCGAAGATGAAGATGAATAATTAATCCCAACCAACTTTATAATTCAGAACTAGAACTATATCCATATCAGTATTATCAGAATTATATAATTTAACTTTTTTTAAATATAAAAATAAGTATGCACGAAATTATATAACCACTCAATCCTTTAATATTTTAATTTTTAATTTTTAATTTTTATTTTATGATAACATCCCCATCAGTTCAATCGCCGCCGCCACCGCCTCCGCTGCCAGTATCAATTCATGGAACAATCCAAATGATGTTGAAATATATCGAAACGGGCGACGCAAAAGACCTTGGACAACTTGGCGAATACTTTGGACTCATTCAAAATACGGATAATGATACGGATACGGATACTGATACTCGAATGAGCGGCGGAAACAAACTAACCGAAAAACTAAAATCTGCTACAAGTTCTCTAATAAAAAAACCAAAAAACCCAATATTCAAACTTCCAATGGCGTATCTCCCAGCATACGACCTTCATTCAGTATCAACCGCACTTTCAGACGATCTAGAACTTGTTGTATCAAAGGATCCGGTAACTACGCGCCCACTATACGAATCCCTTCTTTTTCCGGCCTCCGCGACATCGACTCCAAGCATTTATGCAAAACAATATGTTTACATGTGGGGGGAAACGTTTACAACAAATGTTGAATATTTAACGAATACGCAGGAATTTATTACACGATTTTGTAAAGAGCGGTATACTCAAAAACATGTTACTTTCTCTACCGACTTTGAAAATGTTGACACGTTTTGGAACACAATGAAAACGAATCAGGTTGGGTTTAAAGACAAATTTGGATACTTTGATGTTCCTCCACTTCCAGTCATAGACCGAATTGAGCAACTAAACCGCGTTCCAACAGCGCTTCAAGTTCTCTCGATTTATAACGTTTCAACTCCGGTCGTTTCACTATTCATGCCGATTTTAATTTTAATTCTTCCGTTTTTTATTATAAAGTCTCGCGGTATTGATATTAATGTTGAAAAATATATCGAAGTTCTAAAAGGACTGGCTTCAAATCATGCGATTGGAAAATTATTTACCGAGTTTTCATCCGTATCATTTGAGAGAAAAATGTATATTCTGGTTTCTGTTTTGTTCTATATCATGCAAGTGTACCAAAACACCATGTCGTGTTGGAGATTTTATAAAAACATTTACACAATACATGATCATTTGATCCTTGTTCGAACATATTTGAGAGAAACTGCATCTAAAATGGAAACGATTCTTCGATGCGGAACGGCTCTGAAGTGGTATCATGCATTCAACGGATGTCTTGGAGCGGAATTACAAAATATCCGGTCTGTGTGCAGCGACCTTGAAGACATTGAACCATTTTCACTATCATTTAAAGCGATTGCAAACATAGGATATGCTATGAAACATTACTATTTATTTTTCAAAGACGCCAGTGTTGATGCCATGATGCGATACACGTTTGGATTTAACGCGTTTTATGAACATATCACGGGAATTGCCAAACACGTTGATGCCGGGCTTTTGAATGCATGCAGCTTTTCATGCGCCGACGATAACGATAACAATAAAGATAACCTAACCCACGCGAGAGTAACATCAATGCAACAAGCACATTTTCTAAATACGGTTACGGCTTCAAATAGTAGTAATAATACGAATACTAATAATAATGAAGATACGATTGTAAAAAATGACATTTGTCTGGATAAGAAACTACTTATTACCGGACCGAATGCAGCCGGGAAAACTACAATTATTAAAACCACGCTGTTCAATGTACTGTTATCCCAGCAAATTGGATTCGGAGTCTATAAAACTGCCAATATTGTACCATATCACTTTTTACATTGTTACTTGAATATACCAGACACCTCCGGACGAGACAGCTTATTCCAAGCCGAATCCAGGCGATGCAAAGAAATTTTAGACTGTATTACCGATCATTCGGATAAACGCCACTTTGGAATTTTTGATGAACTGTATTCCGGTACAAATCCGTATGAAGCGGTTGCGAGCGCATACGGGTACATTCATCACATTTCAGATATGAAAAATGTTGATTTTATGTTGACAACGCATTATATTCACTTGTGCGAATTGTTTGAAACACCGAACACGTTAAAAGTCGAAAGTACCAAAAAAGGCAAACGAAAAAGTAAACCGACGACATCAGTGTCGACTTCTGCTTCAACATCGAGATCTTCTTCTACGTCTAAGACTTCCGCATGTACCGAAAATAAAAATATCAGAAATTTACACATGAAGACAAGTGTAGGAGAATCGGGAACAGATCACATTTATCACTATAAAGTTGAAAATGGGATATCCAAAGTTAGAGGAGGCATTAAAGTACTGGTGGATTTAAAGTATCCTGAAAGTATCATTCAAACCACAAAAAAAATACTTGATAATCCAAGTGCAAGAGTGTAAGAATTGGAATTGGAACTAATTAAAAATGATGTAAAAGATCTCCAATTTCGTATATTGTGATAACCGATGACGTCTTGGGATTCGAAGTTCGTTTTCGAATCAATCCAGTTCCATCTCGATTCACATGAACTGCATTCATTCCTACTCTAAGTCCACCTAATATATCTGTTTGGTAATCGTCTCCCACCATTACAGCATGTTCTGGCAAAACATTGTCTTGAGACAAACAGTAGTTAAATATTTTCTTACATGCTTTAGCACACAAGGCAGGTTCGCTGGAAAGCACAATTGTTCCTTTGAAAAATTTCATAAGACCTGATTTAGAAAGCGCTTTAATAAAAAGTGCTGGATCTTTATGCGTGTTTGAAATAATTCCTAGCGTGTATCCTTTTTCATATAAATACTTTAGCGTAAATAAAGTATCTGGGTAAAGAACAGATAATGTAGACGTGGCAATAAAAATATCTCGAGTTTTAGGAATTGCTAATGTTTTTGACCAATCAAAATAAATATGAGTTATTGCATTCATTTTGGTTGGTTTTTTTTTATTTTATTTTATTTTATTTTTAATTTTAGGATTTTTAAAATATATGGATATATTATAACAACCAAATATTAAACTAACAACATGGGTGACCCTAAAATGTATAAGCTCAAAGTAGAAGAAGGTGAAATTGGAGGATATGCTGGTATTCAATTTAGTAAAGAAGAAGGTGAAGAAAACACCGCATTGAAAGATGTAATAAAACCTTTACTCACGCCCCCTGCTCAACCATCTTCTGCTGATGGTGGTCGTAGACGCAAGCGCAGGACTAAAGTGAAATCTAAAAAGCGTGCTCATCGCCGAAAACGCACTCGTCATCAACATTAACATTAATGTTTTATTGATTATTTAAATATTGCTTGCTAATATTTAAATATTGGTTATATATTTACGTTACTTGCGTCGACGACGTGACTTATATTTTTTTTTACCACCCACCGCATTAAATGGGCTTAACCCAAATTCGCTTCGACTTTTCTGGTACTCGGATTCGCGTTCCTCATTAATAGGACTAAGATTCACATGTCCTTTACTGTATGCCTCATGAAACGATTGTCGAGACTCTTTATACTCTTTGTTTCGTCGGAGGGTTTTTGAAACGGATCGTCCCATCGAGGACTTGCGCGCTAAATGTCCTCTAAATACTTTTGATAATTTGGTAGCTTTTTTCATACGAAGAATTGTTCCTAACATTCGATTTATATCCTGATCGTTGGCATTCTCATGATCATACTGATCAAATTCATCTTGCGTCATTTCAGGCGCGTCAATCATTTTTTTTAATTCGATCTCGGCATAACGCCGCGCCATTATCTCGGATGTTTTTGAACCGCCGTATATCGCAACAAGTGTTGTCGAAGGAGGAAATACATTTGCATGTAACGTAGACAGTTTTGGAGAGTCCATAACCCGTCTACAAACCGTTGGTAATGTAATAAAGTTTGAAATCAACGCAGCCGCGCGGTGAAGAATGTCGTGAATTGCCGGAGGTAAAGTTTTTCTACTGGTTAAACTTGGATTTGTCATTGCAGTGAACGCTATATCCACTATTGAAGATGGTCTCCCTACTTTAGTTTGTATTTGTGGGTTCCAGTTCCAGTCGCAGCAGGCTATCGCCCATTGTGTATTAGGGGAAAAATTGTCATTTAACCCCTGACGGATTGCCTGAACTCGATGTCCTTCTACCTTTTTTAAAATAGTGCTAGTTCCTTTATCATGTTGACGAGAATGGGATATCGATGGAGTCCTCATAAGTTTTTCTGATATTACATTGGATATCCCGCTTCTCGCCATCATAGCGCTATACATTGATGGTGGCGCTCCCACTACTTGGAGTTCATTTTTGATATCTTGTTCTGCTGGGGTACTTCTACGAGGATCATGACGAACATCACTGAATCTGGCTAGTATGTCTTGCATGGATGTTTGACGCGTTGATGCTGAAGGTGGATATTTATAGTAAATAAACAGCGCGGTCACTACGTATAACATATCGTTTCTAGCAAATTCGACCGTATGTTCTAAATATTCTGAAATACAAGTCATTAGTATACGTTCATCTTGGCTGGCAGAAGGCGACTTTAGTTGACTTACCTCAGAACCAAACTCATTTACTATATCTTGAACAAATACATAATACTCATATAAAAACCGCAGGTAAAAAAGGGCAGCAGATACGTTTTGAAAACATCCAATTTCAAATACTCCATTATTTTTTTGTATATGCTTGCCCGGCATAAGTGAAAATGTTTCACATACTACCTCAATAGACATGGTATCATTTTTAAACGTCCATATATTATCAAATAACGTATCAACGAATCCGCCTTCTTCAATGACTTTGGATGCATACGAAACATATTTACCATACCGAGACGCTGGTCCAAAAAAATCGGTTGGACCATGACTAGATTTTGCAAGGTTATTCAATGAACATATTTCATATAATATAACTGTTTTAAATTCACGTTTAATAGGTTTCGTCACTGAATCATGCCACCTCAGCTTGCTAGATAAGTACATGTCGCGGTTCTCTTCAGGGCCCATATCATTTACAATGTCGCGACTGAATTCCATCCACGTTTTAAGTCGATTCCCTTGCAAAAAAATTTCATCTGGCGTGGACTCTCGCAGTTCAAACACTCCACTAGGAAAAGTCATTATTCCTAAAAAGTCGGCAGTTGTAACAAATAACGCATTACGTGCCATATAGCATGCGCGTCTGTGATCTGGATCTCCTTGTTTGCATTGATTTTTTAGAGTAGCAAGATTGTTAAAAAACCGTTCAATATGTTGCAGGTCATCTGGATTGGCAATACTTTCAAGAATTGCGATTTTTTTCAAAAACGCAGTTGATGATGTCGAATCATTAGATTGCATTTTTTATTGTAGTTTTATTGGAATTATCATTTACTTTATGTAGATATTATTGTTTATCAATTAGAATTTAGGAGTTATAAATATTTATCACTTTGAATTATATAACATACTCTCATAACTCGAAATGGATAAAAGTAAAAGTAAAGATATAATCATGCTACTATTCATGTTTATTGCAATTATATTTAGTGGAGCGATTATAAAATATACAATGGGGTCAGATATAATGATAGGAACAAAGGGAGAAGGGTTGGAGAACATGCAACAGCAAAATTTCAGACTTACACCAGGCGGATACCCTGAGACACACGATTTATTATTGCTTAATCCGGAATATTCTTCTGTGACGTCTGCAAATGGATCATCGACAGGATCTGCATCGGATCTTGAATCAACTAGCGATAGCAATACTATCCCTTCGCACCCCGGTCCGGCTTGGCAATTTCCAACCCCTGATAACGGGACGTGTAGCCCAATGATATTCTGTAATACGTTTTATAAAGAACGCCCGCTTGATGAAAATGGTCCTCGGCGTATTCCAGATGCGATTCCGATGGGCGACAGTCGTCGCAGAGTTGGGTTTTACGCAACGGATGATAACAATACATAGTATAAAAAATAACAAACCAAATAAAATAAATAAAATAATAAAAAATGAAAAATGAAAAACAACTGTTAATAAACTACCGGCAACCCGTTTCGATCGAGTGACCTCGGAGTTATGAGCCCCGCGCGCTGCCTCTGCGCCATGCCGGTTAAAATTACAGTTCATTGTTCATTTTTTATTTTTTGTTGTTGTTATGATTTTTTTATGACCTTAAAATCTAAATTTTAAAATTTAAAAAAGTCCACGAGTTGCTGCAAATACTGCCTGGTTAGTAAGTGACCAAACAAATGCAAAAACAACCGCATGAGTAAGTGCGGTCACAGTCTTACTTGCGCCGGGAGGAAGAGCGAGAACAATACCGGGTGTCAGTATGAAAAATAACACCGCAGTGTATAAAAACATGATTGCGTCCATTGTTGATTGGTATTTTTGTCTAGAAATTTAAATTATAAAATATGCATAGAAAATAAAACTATTGTAAATTGTAAATTGTAAATTGTAAATTGTAAATTGTAAAAATATTCCTAAATGTTTCAATTCTTAATTTTAAAGCGTTAAAATTGATTCATTTTTAACGTATGTTAGATTAGATAGATTAGATAGAATAAATAGAATAAATAGAATAGATTGCCAACTAGATGAAAAATCATATTCGCCGTTTTCTTAATATCGTCAATGTCAGCGATAGCGTGGTTGCAAAAAAGCCATTAGGGCGGTGGAGTATACACTACGACCCAAAGGTAATCGACCGTAAAATCGTTCAGGCAAATGAAGACCACTGCGGATGCTGCGAATCACCGAACCCCTTAAAACCGCCAACGAAGGAGTCAGATGCTTATTTATTGCCTTATGTAATTTAACAACAAAACGAATTAAGGTTGTCGCGGTTGCGTGACTTGCTGCATTAACATTTGATCTTGTGTAATGACTGGAGACACCATGCGACTTTGAAGCGTTTCTCTTGTCATATATATATTTTTTAAATCGCTATCTTCATACCCATAAGGTTGATTTTTATCGGCGACATTTGCGTATAAAAACGGAGAATTTGTCACTGGTTGATTTTGTATACTCACATAGCCCGTCTGATAAAACGCTTGTTGCATGTTTCCTTCAATTATATTATCTGAATTGTGCATAAGAAACTGGCGATAATCCCAGTTACTTTGAATATTATGAGTCGCCTTAAGTTGATCGTTAATGGCAGATCCTGGAACCCATGATGAAAATGTTCGACCATCCTCCATAATAGGCGGAAAATTGAAATGAATGTTGTTTGAACCTGAATATGCAGTTCCCCAGCTCATTAAATTAAATTAAATTAAATACTAAATATTATTAAGTTTATAATATATATTATATAATTGCTACATTTTAATATTTTGATTTGTTGCTATTGTTTTTTATTTTCTATTTTTCTATTTTTCTATTTTCTGTTCTAATGTTAATCATTGTTGAAGCATTTCAATAATTGCTTCACGTTTCATTTTAGATATATCGGGTATTGTTAGCAACGGCGTTTTCTTTTTTAAAAGCTGACGAAGTTGTTTAATACTAAGAGTTGAATATTGTGGTTCATGGTTAGACACTGATGATTTATTTTCATCTAGGTCGATAGTTAATGTTTTTTTTTGACCACTGTTCTTTGCTACTTCTTTATCGATATTGATATCGATACCAATATCGTCGGTAAACGCGCTCGCAACATTATTTTCTAATTTTGTAACATGTATACCGTCGAGTGCGACAGGCGCATGTTCTTCAGATCCGTCTTTTGCTTTTGAAGTTAATCCAGATTCTGATTCCGATTCAGGCTCGGACTCGGAGTCGGATTCTGATCCTGATTCTGATTCTGATTCTGATTCTGATTCTGAACCGGGTTCGTCAGAGCCGGATTCGTATTCCCCTATTTGATTAAGTTCAATTACTTTTATATTATCCATATTACAAGTGTTAGAGCTAGAATTAATAGGCACGTTATCTGGATCGGCTATTATGTCATGAATTTTAATTTGCTTTATTTGTGATCGGTCCTGATAAGAGTCGCGAGTTGTATTACTACTTGCAGAACTTGAATGGGTCGATCCGGATGAATCAGAGTCGGATTCAGAATCGGAGTCATACGACTCAGAATCAGAATCAGATGACTCGGAAATGTCAATTCTAGATGACTCTTGTAATGAGTTTTTAGAAAGATTGTCATGCAGTGGAACCGATGACGGAACTGACGGCGGAACCGGCACCTGAGATCCGGATAGTCCCAATTTTGTCTGGATGTAAGCATTCATTCGTTGAAACTGGTCGCCAATTGATGCAATAAAACTTTGCATTATATGGATTTGTTCTTTTTGAGATGTTTCGAGTACCTCGATTCGTTGCTTTACATAATAAAAGAGAGCTCCCACTAAAATTAATGTTACTCCTAAAGTTAATATAAGGTACCCCAAATTCCAACCATTGCATTCTCCTTTAAGATCTTCGACCTTTTCAAAACCTGGTATGCTTATATTCATATTCGTAGCCGTAAACAAGAAGGAAAAGTAAACTACAATAATAATTAGATATAAATATAGAGAGAAATACGTATTTATATTTAAGTATGAATTAATTAATATTGAATTACTTATTATGTTTATTGTAAAAATAATTTTAATATTGTAATTATATAACTTAGTATTACAGTAGTATTATTACAGACATGCCTTCTACGTGTGGTACCGAATTTAAATATGTTTGTGAACTTAAAAATAGAGTGGATGACATTCAGCGCAACGTTGATGGCTTGTTAACCACATTTGTTCCGGAATATGTAGCCTATCAAAAAAGCATAAATAAAAAAATTACCCTTGGTCGTAGTGATTCAGTTTCTACTGAGTTAGCCAGATATCCTACTTATAATAAAATAAGGGACATAACCAACAAAATTGAACTCGTAATGAATGAGCTGACAACGAAAATCGCTGAAAATTCCGATGTAATGGCAGAAATGGATAAAAATATTATGAAAAATAAAAAAATTGCCAGTGTGGTTTCAACCGAAATGAATTCTTTATCCGATAAAGCAAATGGATCCACACAAGCATACAAGGACAGCCTTGGTCTTTATCGTCGAGATATTTTCAAAAACCTTGTTTTTATTGGAGTAAGTGGCGGAATAATCTATTTGACTCGAAAAGTTTTTATGGAAACGGCTTGACATAATATAATAACATTCGTTCAAAGTTTCAAATCCAAATACAAAGAATGAATAAAAAATAAATAAGTAATATAGTAGAAAATAGAAAACAAAAAAATAAAATAAGATAACAATATTGATTAAAAAATAAAAATGTATTTGGATGAAGTTTATAATAATTTTTTAGGAACATTACGACCAACTCCCGATTTACGCGAAAATAATCCAAGTTTAGAACATGGTAAGTATGTTAATGACCGGTCAAAATTTTACGCTGGAAAAAGTATGTTGATTAGCACTGACAATAGTATTGATGGAAGTGGCAAGAATACTGAAATAAAAATACAAGTACCCAGTCCATGTTTAGTGGAGAGGTCAAGCGCACCCGAGCTTGACTCAATTATAGAAGGGTTTGACATTGGATCCAAAGTAGTGGAAGGAAATCAAAATCAATGTAGCGCAACTGCCGAAAAACGAACCGAGCTTGCTACTGCAATTGCAAGATACAATACATTGAATGATGATTATCGGACGGAACTGTCAAAGTATACTAACTTCAGGCAAAATTTAACCTATTCTCGTTATTTTGATAAATACATAAAAATTATTACTCGAGCAGGAAGTTCAACCCAAGCAGAAGAGTCAACCTTGTATTATATAAATAAATATGGGTTTCGTTATACGGTTCCGAAATCAGGTACACCGCCTGTTTCAACAGTTCCTCAAAATGTTACCCCTCAGTATGTAGATGGAGACGTAGTAGTTGTTTCGGAAATAGATTTTAACTCATTTCCTATTCGTTCAAACGAATCCACTGCCCTAAACACAATTCAAACTGGCCAAAATCTTAACCTTGCTGGAAAAATTGTGACATTTACGGAAACCAATAAAAAAATATATGTATGGGTTGATATTGAAGGTATTGCACATATATTCAACGATACTATACTTAACGACGCTGCCAATAATGCTAGTGCGAGTTGTCAAAGCATGCTAACGTCTTCAAGAGGACCTCATTATGATACGCGCTCTGCATTTAATACTGCAATTGGAGGATCGAATCTTGTTGGAAGCGAAGTATCTACCAATACATACATGTGCAGCGAAGTTCCGAGCATTGTGAAGAGTAAAAAGGAAGAACTTGATGCTCAAGAAATTATAGTAAAAGGCATATTAAATTCAATTTACACAAGTTTACCAAGTTGTGCTGGTCCAGCAGACACATCTACTACCACCACATTTAAACAATATATTATAGAAGAAAATGGAGAGTCTAAGTTAAACCTTCCAAGTGGAACAACTGATACTCAAAAAAAAATGCCAACGTATGACGGAAAAGTCAGCGACACGTTTAAAAATGTAAAGTCAAAGCTTGCATACTATATTCTTTGGCTTATACTAATGGTTGGCATCATTGTTGTTACGTTTCGAACCATGTCGACTAGCGAAGGCCCGTCATCGGGTTCATTCCAGGCAAGTGCTGCAATTTTACTTATATTAATTATATACTTATTCAATTTCTTATCTAACTTAAGACTGGGACCTCAGCAAACACTTGCTAACTTTTTTGGGGATCTGCCTGAAAAAGTATCTGGGATGTTTAAATTTACATTCACATAAATAATAATAGATCAAACATATATTGTTATTATTATTTATATGATATTTATATAGTAAGTCCATTATCGACAGCGCTTATGATTTTTGTCAATACGTAATACGCAACCGCATATGCAATGCTCATTCCAACTAACCCGTGTAAATTCATATTTCCATCCTTATTGAACATAGACGGTAAAAATTGCATGATGGCGACACGCAGTGCGGGCAACTGGAACATGAAATACAACACTCCCATCAAAATTGGCATTTGAAACTCTGAATATATTGTTTCTAGGGTGTCTATTTTATTACGACTTCTGCGATTATTCTCTCGAACTTCATCGCTTGACTCGTACCTAGAGATGTAATCGTCTCGCTCGTTTCGGTGAGGACCGCTCGCCTCACGAGGAATATAATTTGGTTTGATTTGTTCATCATGTTGCATTGCCAGACTTTCACGCGGTATATCTCTTGACGGAAGAGTCGTCATTCCAGAACCACTTGCGCGTTGCACGCCCGACACTAGTTCATTCAGGGTTCGTTGGTCGATTCCTGGAGGAGGTGCTCCGCTCATTGCTAGTTGACGTGGGTCAGAGCCTGCTCCTGGAATATTTGGATCATATTGTTGAATCACGACATTGCCGCCACCATTCATGCCTGAGGCGGTTACCGGAAGTTCATCAAGTCGCGTTGTGTCCATTTACTTCAGTTTATTACGTTTGTTTCAATTCTGTATCTTTTATATGGGTATAGTTATAGCTTATTCTTTATATACATACGTATCAGAAACAAGTATGCATATAATTACGCAATTAATAGTGTTTTTTACGTTTTTATATTTCACATATATTTTTTATATTTGTATATATATATAATATTAATATAATATATATAATATACAAAAGAATGCGATCATCATCATCATCATTAGCTTCCAGGTTTTTTCCATCTATATTAAATCGCCGTAACGACGGGGCTGCAGTGGCAGGACCAGCCCCATTACCGGCCATTCTAGAACGACAAGAAAATAGTAACGGTAGCAGAGGTTCTAAGGGTTCTAGAGGTTCTAAGGGTTCTAGAGGGTCTAGAGGTTCTAAAGGTTCTAAGGGAACTAGGAAATCTAAAGTTACGGTGAAAAGTAACCCACGACCTGTCACTCCCAATTTAAGAGTATGCGAGCGATATAGAAAAAGTCTACAAAGGCGTAAAGAAAGATTGGATAATGTGAATAAAGAAATTGACGAACTGCATAGGCAAATATCCAATAAACAAGAAGATGCACATGAAATACTGATTGGATTAAATAGGCGACGAAATGAATACACCGATTGTGTACGCAGGCAACATGAAGCTGCTGCTGCTAACCAAGGAGGAAGAAAACGACAGACAATTCGAAAAAGTGGGAAACGTAAATACTAAAATAGGTACAGTTAATACACATCTATGAAATATCAACTGTATGTTTTTTTGAATCATCGCATTTAATTGCTCTCGGGGTATACTTTAAGCATTTATTATCCTGGTATCTATAAACGAAATTTTTTATTTCATCAGACGATGGCGCATCAAATTTTATACATTTTCTATCGTTGCACGCCTTTCTAAAAAGCGATGCAAGTCCAAACCCAAGTATTACAGAAATAATGTATCCGCCTGTTTGCGTATGTAAAAGCTGTTTAAGACCCATGGTTTAATATTGTCTGATTGACTGTTAGATAGTAGTAAATAGTAATTAAAGTTATAATAATACACTACTGTTAAATTAATGTGATATTATATTTTTTGATTGGTTATTATTTTGTTTATTATTTTGTTTATTATTTATACGTTAGCTTTAGATTCGTTCAGTTAATCATCTGGGCCCGATTTTCTCAACTCGATATCTTCTTTGAAACAAATAAACAGATTACCCTTTAATTTTGACTCCATATATGCTTCATGATGCATGTTTTCTTGTATTTTTTCAATTATATCTGAAACACTAATATCTTCCAAGTCTTGTTCAAAATCACTTTTTGGAGACTCGTTCTTTTCATCGTCGGACCCCATCATGGCTAGATGACTACTGGATTTTTCTTTTTCACTGTCGCCGCCATGTTTACTTGATTTTTTAACAGGCTGTTTTTTGACCGAAGGCTTTCTCTGTTTTACACTAGATGTCCACTTTCCAAGAACAATTACTGCACAATCCGATTCTATAAATTTTGCAGTTGTTTGCTTAAACTTTAACTGAATCGTACTTGCATTTTCTCGTTTCGGACGAATGCTTACGTCTGTTACACATTCAACATCCTTTTTAAAGTCTTTTGATCCTACGTATGTTGATATTTTCTCCGTATGGTCATTTGTAATATCAACATCTTGTTCGGCCGTATCGTCTTCTTCAAGTTTAAAAAGGGACGGTGTAAATCGCAACTCGTATGTTTCGTTTAAAGAAATAGACTGACTTGATCCCATGTTTATTTTATTTTAGCGTGTAATTTTTTAAATTGTAAATTATACTCGTATAAAGAAGTTTAATTTATATCATTTTTATGTCAAATATTAAAAATAGTTAAAAGTTAAATTCAATTGTGAAATTATCAAAAATGGATTGCTGTTAGTTTAGTTGCACTTGCACTTGTCGCTTCTATTTTTTTCGTCAAACAGATCAAGAACCTGTTTTAGAACAGTATCAAACTCTTTTTGATTATTTGCTGAAATGGTTAGTGTATTTTTTAACTTTGACAAAATAGCTTCCAGTTTCGAACGTTCGCGTTGAAGTTCCAACATTTTAACTTGTTTTTCCTTGTACTCGGACGATAAATTAGTTAGTTCTTGAATGCTCTTTTCGTAAGATGCATCAACCTGAGTCATCATATTTTTGTATTTATTGTAGTGGTTGATAAAGGCAGTTGCAACAAACCCAGAAATATTACGAGCATTTAAACTGACTCCGTTAAGAAGATCGATCATTTCATCCTTGTATTCATCCTTTACAATATTACTATCCACAACTGTTTTTACAGAGTCAATATGTGACGAAAGCTCTTGAAGCGACTTCAGAAACCCTGGACGAATTGCATCCAGGCGTTTAATGTATTCGGATTCAGCTATAAGTGTTTTATAGTGAGTTTGTATTGTCACATTCAAACTCGTTATCTTAGTATTCAGGTCAGTTAATATTTTACGATTTGCTTCTATGCGCAGCTGCTCCATCTCTACGTCTTTCTCAACCTTTTCATAATTTCCTTTGTTTTCAGTTTCAAGCGTCTTATCCTTAGCGTTCATTTCGTTGATGATTGAAACCAGTTTTTCTCTAACCGTCGCTAATTTAGACATGGCGGCAGGAATACTATCCTTGATTTCGTCTGAAACAGAAGACTGCGTAGTCGACTCAGACGAGGCAACTGTATCTGTATCCGTATCCGAGTTTGTATTAGTAGTAGATTTTTCTGATGTTGGTTCTGGAATTGTATCCGTCGTCTTACCTTTTAATAGTGATGAAGCGACATGAACACTGCCTTTGTTTTTAACGATTGTTTTAGTGCTTGATTTCGGTTGTGGCGACACCAATGACGATGACGATGACTTAGACTTACCATCAATACTTGTAGGAGGAGTGTTCGGTTTCTTACTAGAACCTTTTCTTAAAAAGTCTCCACATACTTTATTTTTACCAACTGTAAATGCTGCAGTTATTGCCGCTTTAGCAAGTGTGCAACTTGTTCCAGAACAAGACGCCTTTTTCGCACACTCCAATACTTCCTTATTACAATGTTTTCCTCTACTGGATGCATTCCCGCAACATTGATCATGTAATTTACAACAACTGTCGAGTGAATCTTTTGGCGAAACTCCCCAACGACAGTTTGGGCCTTCTGCGCCTTTGAATTTTTCTCCTCCACAATAGTTTGGACCGCAAAAATTTCCATAAATCTTTACACCGTTTATTTTCGGAATAGCTTTCTTTAATTTAGTCCCAACCTTTTTAACTGCTCCTTTAATTTTATTTTTAAGTTTGTCGGCGGCGTTCTTTACTTTGACCTTTGTAAGATTTTTTTTGATATTTGAAACTTTAGAAACAACTGGTTTTATTTTAGAAACAGTATTGTTAACCTTTGCCTTCAAGTTAGGAAGTTCTGCCTTCACCTTACTTACGATAGATGATAGTTTTGTTGAAGAAGAAGACGTTGAAGATTTTGATATTTTTGCCTTATAGTCTTTTATTTTTGAAACTACCTTTTTTACTTTTGGAGCAACCTTTTTAACGGCATTCACAACCTTAGGAGCAACTTTATTAGCTAATGTTAATGGAATAGTACTTCCAGGTATTAAACTTAGAGCAGGTACTATGACAGGTGATGCAGCCTTTGCAACCTTAACGGCCGTTTTAGCAACAACTGGGACCGCTTTTTTAACAAAAGATAAGCCTTTTTTTAGAAACCCACTCTTTTTTTTACTCTTACTGGACGAGGACACTGCCGAAGCTGAACTCGATGTTTTGATAGTAACTGCCACCGGTTTAGGCGTCGGTGTTACCGATGGAACCACAGTAGGAGGTGCAGCAACCGCTTTTAGTAAAATAACTGGTTTAGCAGTGGCTTTCGGGGCTGGAGCAGGAGCGGCTTTCGGGGCATGTGCAGGTTTAGGAGGAGGAGCAGGTTTAGGAGCAGGAGCGGCCTTTGGGGCTGGAGCAGGTGCATGTTTAGGAGGAGGAGCAGGTTTAGGAGCAGGAGCGGCTTTTGGGGCTGGAGCAGGTGCAGGTTTAGGAGGAGGAGGAGGAGATGATTTCGATTTGAATGGATTAGAAATTTTAATTTTAAAACGAAGAAGTCTTCGACTTCCGGCATTTTCGTCTTCGTCTTCGCCATCACCATCACCATCACCATCATCGTCGGATTCATTATCATTATCACTATCATCGGGATCATCGGATTCATTATCATTATCATCATTATCTCCTTCATCAGGTTCACTTTCATTTTCTTTGTCTAGTACCTCATCATCATCATCGTCATCATCATAATCAGCTTCAACGTCAGCTTCAACTTCATCTTCATCATCTTCATCTTCAAAATCAGAATCTTCAATATCGGCATCTACCGACTCTAAAATACGCCTACCGTGACCAGCATCATGTTCAAATACGTGCAACTTGCATATATCAACATCGTCATTAAAAATCGACACTGCTGCATTTGCAACGTGTTGAGAAACAACTTCACATGCAAGAACCTTATCAATGTTGTCGCGCTTACACATATTAAAACTTTTATTGATAATGTCATTTTTTGTATTACTTTCTAAATAATCATAGAACACGCGAAATGACTTTGAACATGCATCTATAGTTGTAGGCGTTTTTACACGATTTTCTGAATTTTGAAATATCATTGCGTCGGAACATAATGGAACTACTTCTGTGCATACAAATGTAGGGTCTGATATTTTTTCAACTAGCGAATCTAGAGCAACTGGAATGTATTTTGAAACAAGTTTGTCGCAAAGATCAATATCTTTAGGCGGCAGGTGATTACAAATATTTGACTCAACTGCCACTTCTGTGATATTATCTAAACGAGCTTCATTGTTTTTCAAATAATCTTGTGCTTTACTCACAATCCACTTACAGCCATCGCACTCTAATGGACTCTGGCTATTATACTGAATCATGGTTACCGGAACTGCTAAAGTTCCGATACTGTATAACAATAAAATACTTGCCATCATAGAGTACTTCATTGTATTTATATTTAGTGGGTCTTAGATAAGAGAATTTAAGAGATGGAAAGAGAGAGATGAGTATTATGCGTTACTCTTATAATTAAACATATATAAATATATCTTTAACTTGATTTATTTAACTAATCATATCTGCGTTTTTGGGTTTTGTATTTGATGATAAAATTTGAAATTGTCAGTAAATTGATCCTAAAACTGTTTAAATTATAAACTATAAATAATATAGAGTATAGTATTACATCATAATACAGAACACGCGAGTTAATTCATATAAAGTATGGCCAGCAGTAAACATCGTAATATTACCAAGCGAGAACTGGGTACCAACGACAGGGATAGAAGTGATAGAGGTAGAGGTAGAACTGAGTTGACGAATGACATTGATAAATTTGCTGACATATACGTTGAAAATGTTGCATCGTCAAACTCACAACTAGAGTTGGAAGTTCGATTTGGTACGCTTGGGTTTCGCACATTAACTCATACCGATCATTCAAATGTAATCGACCGTATTTTAGCGGCAGGATACCGACCTATTGGGACAGGCGACTATCATCTTCGCATTCATTATGAGAATGAATCTGTCGATGATGCAACGGATTCACGAATTAAACACGAAATGTCAAATAATCGGTTTGAGATAGACGGATTGTCTCAAATACAAAAGTATTGTACAACAAACCAGCTTGACTCGGATGTATCATATGGATCAAATCGAGTAAGGTGCGTTCGAAAAATGAATGCTTACATTAATGGGGCACCCGTTAGACCTGCTCAGTTCAGCGAGTTTAACTTTAAAGTTTCATTACAACGTGAAACGGTTATGCGACTAGAGTCGGCTGAAATTGCAAGAACCATTCAGAAGTGGCCCCAAACAAAAAAAGCATTTCGATACATGAAACGCATCTCGTTTGAACATCCTGATTCACCCATTCGATTTGATCTTAGTATCGTAAAAGAATCAAAACGAATGCCGCCTCCAAATAGCTGGAAAATGATGACAACGTACACGTTCGATCAAGCAAACGTTATCGAATCTCCTCCAAAATACGAAATTGAGATTGAAATAGACAATCGACGTATTGGTCCTGGAAAACGCGTAAATAATTCTAAAGAACTGGCATTTCTACTGAGGAAGGGTATAAAGGTCGTATTATCTGGTCTTCAAGGAACTAACTTTCCAGTTCAATATAGCGAACTTCAAACTGTTGCAAACGACTATCATCACCTCCTTTATAGAACACATGATAAGCGCCAACGTCGATATAATGATTCTGCGCAGAGAGGAGGGGCAGACGACTCTGATTTCGAAAAAGAATCTTCTCATACGGATTCCGATTCAGCCAGTGATACGGATAAGGGTAAACTAAATGATCGTACTGTAAAAAATAACGTGCGTTTAAAACCCAGTGACTTCATCGGACCATCTTCAGTAACCCTCCAACGTGCAAATGTGGTAAACAAATATGATATAACAACTTACAATAGGGCAACTAGCGTTCCTAATATACGGCACAACTACACAGTTACCGACAAAGCCGATGGACAACGCAAGTTGTTATTTGTGAGCGGAAGCGGAAAAATATACCTTATTGATACTGCAATGAATATACAATTTACGGGGATGATATGTCGAGATGAAAAATTATACTGGTCATTATTGGATGGAGAACACATTCTTCATAGCAAAACTGGCGAATACATTAACATGTATGCTGCGTTTGATATTTATTTTATTGGAAAGACGGATACGCGACATTTGGCATTTGCATTTCAACGCAACGACAGCGCAAACACAAACACCACTAATTTTAGGTTATATTACTTATCCGTTTTCATGACGGATCCAAAAAATGCGTTTCAGTCAATTGTTTCTAGACCAGGCGATGAATCAGCCTCGTTGCGAATTATATCCAAACGGTTTAGAGTAGCTGCAAAGTATGAGCCGGGTGATATATTTTCATGCTGTAGTGATATTCTGCGACAAATTAATGATGGAGGGTTTATTTATAATACAGATGGTCTTATATTTACTCCAGCAGATACAGGTGTATGCATGTTTGGAGTTGGACAAATGCCGAAAAATAAAAAATGCACATGGGATCTTTCATTTAAATGGAAACCCTCTATGCATAATACAATTGACTTTCTAGTAACTACAGACAAGAACGAAGACCAAACCGACCTCATTCGTCAGCGTCCTAATTCTATTACTTGCAGCGATACTCCAATTATTAAATACAAAACGCTTACGCTACGCGTGAAATACTCTCGAGAACATGACGGGATTACAAATCCGCTGCGCACCGTGTTAGATGGCATTGCTAAACATAATGCAAAACTGCGCATGCTTCCTGAGTACCCAACTGATATAGCGGCAGTTGCGTTCTATCCAACTCTACCGTACGACGCATCTGCTCACATTTGTAATATACCCCTTCGTAATGTAAATGGAGTATATCAAATGTGCACTGAAACGGGTGACGTATTTACAGATAAATCGGTAGTTGAATTTCGCTACGATAAAACTCGCGAGCCCGGAATGCGCTGGATACCAATAAAGGTTCGACATGATAAAACATTGGCCCGCGAATGCGGAAATGCATTTCATGTTGCAAATAGCAATTGGCACTCATTGCATTATCCAGTAGAAGAGCACATGCTGCGAAGTGACGTAACGCACGCAATGGCGTCAAATGACACCACAGAAGAGTACGAAACTGACGTATACTATCAACGAAAACCGGATGCATTTAAAACAAAAACAATAAACGCTTCGAACGGGGTACTTGTCGACGTGTCACCAACCAAACCATTGCGAGATTTTCATAACAAATTCGTAAAGCGTGCGCTGATTTCATCCGTTGCAACGTCGGGTAAAACGCTCATTGATTTTGCGTGCGGTAAAGGAGGCGATATATCAAAATGGATTGACTGTGAACTGAAATTTGTATTCGGAATTGATATTTCAGAAGACAACATTAGCAACAACTGTGATGGTGCGTACACGAGGTACTTAAACTATGCCAGATTCCATACCGACTCTAAAGTAAAAGTAAAAGGTGGCGGAGATGAAGAAAATGCACAAACATATATGGTATTTGCAAAGGCTGACAGTTCAAAAGTGATACGAGAGTTACCCCAAAACGCTTTGGATTCGCAAGAAAACCCTAAACTGGAATCGGAAAAAACAGAAAATAGCATTTATCATGCGATTAAGCAGACCGTTTTTGGAGAACGAACACATGATTCCAAATTTATAGGCGAAGAATTTTCAAAATATTTTGGAATCGGCAGAGAAGGATTTGACGTATCGTCCGTACAGTTTGCACTGCACTACTTTTGGAAGGATGTAAAAACGCTTCATACGTTTATGAGAAATGTAAGCGAATGCACAAAAGTGGGTGGGTATTTTATAGGAACATGTTACGATGGCCGTTCCGTGTTTAACTTATTAAAAAAAACACCGAATGGGGATACAATCCGTTTTGAAGATGCGAAGTATAACCTTATTGCGGGAATAACAAAGCGATATAACAAGCAAGAATACTTTGATGATGAAACGTGCATTGGATATGCAATTGATGTTATCACGGAATCAATTAACGTAATTCATACCGAGTATTTGGTAAACATGATTTATTTGGAAAGAGTGATGCGAAATTATGGATTCGAACTTGTCTCCGAAACGGAAACGCAGCGTGATTTGTTTCTTCCATCTGGATACGGAGCTAGCATGGGATCGTTTCGACAGCTCTTTGATATGATGACGTATTATGTAAAGGGTATGGTTCCAAGTTCTTCATATGGATATGGCGACATTGAATCCGAGATAGAAGCTTCAACTATTTCTCTTCCGAAACGCGCATTTCCTGAAAACCACCCCCTTCGTAAGTTTCAAAAATTTATGGGAGCTACATCTGGAGGCCCGCTTCTCCATTTTGCTGGTAAAGCAAATGAAATGACACCACAAATGAAAGCAGTTTCGTTTATGAACAACTACTTTGTATTTAAAAAAATACAACACGTTGATGCGAAAGTAGTTTCTGATGCATTTATAAAAAATGAGGGAATGGTCGCAGACGCTCTTATGAAAGAAGATGCATATGTATCTGGAGTATCAGGAATATCAGGAACGGCAGGAACGTCCGGAACGTCCGGAAACCAATTAGGCAATCGTGTACAACAAGTTGCAATGGCCCTGACAGTAGATAAGAATAAAGATGGCGATGGTGGAAAAGATAAAGGGACCGGGAACGATAAAGGATCCCGTGTTAAAAAACAAGTGGATGGAGTGCCGTATGTTCTAGATACTGAAACGGGAAATCTTTACAAGTCAATGACTTCAAATGATCCGATTGGAACATTGAAAGTAAATGGCGCTGCTAAACGAAAAACGATTGAGTTTATAAGCGAAGAGTATCGCGCGAAACATGAGTTACAAAAAGAAAAAGCTATGAAGACTGGTGAAAAAATAAAAAATAAAATTTTAAAAACAGCTGACAGTTAGTATTTTAATCGTTAAATTGAAATCATTATTTTATTGTATAATTATAATTATAACTGTTAATTATTATTATTATATTAGATATATTAGCATAATCACAAAATGAGTTCGGACAAAATAAAAATGTGGGTTTCAGATCCATTTGCATTATTGGATAAAAACCATATTCATGAACTATGGCCAAAAGAAGGAAGTAGTATTGAAAGTAAATTAAATGCGGGATCGCGTCTTGTGATTGTTCTCTCAATTTTGGGATATCTTTTCACCATGAACATTAATTTTTTTATTATTGGATTTATTACTTTAGCGGTTATTGGAGGCTTGTATACAGTTAACTCTGGAACGTCTCGTATTGGCAATGGAGGAGTAAGCGATAGTACTGATGAAACCATGAGTCCTCTTAAAACAAAAGAAGGATTTTCTTCAAATAGAAGCCCGTCAGATTTCGAAAATCCGAGACCTAGAGAAAGCTATGGACGAGACCGCATTAATGTTCCAATCAGCGGTACATTTGTTGTCCCTAACAAAACCAACCCTTTAATGAATGTATTGTTGCCAGAGATTCAAGATAATCCCGACAGAGAGGGTGCAATGCCTGCATTTATTCCCAAGGTAGAAGAAAATATAAATGAAACCGCAAAACAATTTATCAGTACGAATTTTGATGCAAGTAAACGTGATCTTATTTCTTCTTCTGAAACCAATGAAACGGATGAACGAGAAAGTCGCGACATATACAACAAGTTATTTTCAAATTTAGGCGACAATTTTGAATTCGATCAATCTATGCGTAACTTTTACGCAACTGCGAATACACGCGTAAATAACGACCAACGAGCGTTTGCTGAATTTTGCTATGGAGACATGGTATCGTGCAAAGAAGGCGATGAATTTGCATGTAGCAGAAACAGCACTCGTATTGGTCAGGTAGTTGGAGCATAATTAAAAGAAAATAAAAAGAATAAAAACAATAAAAAAATGCACCTTCCACTGGTGCGAATCTGGTGTTGACTCGGTTGGATTAGTTGCCGCACTCAAACAAAGGCAAACCTCGCTCATTGTTGTTGTCGAGCTGCTCGATCAGCCAATAGTCTTTCTCTGAAATCAAGCTGTTCATGTAAATTTCTTCCGCGATTCGTCGAAACTCTTCGTCCATTGACTGAACTGTTTCATTCTCCCATATTTTAGCATGGTTCAAATCAACAGTTCGTACATCAATCTGCGGGTTCGGAAGTTCACACCATTCGTGTGCTTTCTCCTTGCTTTGTTCTTTTTCAATCACTGACACCGCGACTGACAATGCGGGAGAGTCGAGCTGAAGACGGATACGAGGACCGTGCGGATGAGCATAAGGAGCGCGAGCTTGTTGAACTTGAGCTTGAGTTTGAGTCTGCTGCGGGTTGGAATGTTGAATGTATTTGTTCTGCTTACAGTATGATGACGTGTGTCCTTTTTCTCCGCAAATTCGGCATGATTGGTTCAACAAGGTTGGGCATACAACCTTTCCGTTCGGACCTGGCTGGTCTTTCACGAAATGACTGGTATATTCGGGTTCACTGCATCCTGCATCTTTGCATACTTTGCAAAACGGTTTTGACATTTGATCGAGTTGTTCTTTCTGATTTGAAGCACTGCATTACAATTGACATGATATATAAAAACATTTCAATTTTTTTTATCATTTATAAAGGAAAAATAGTAATTCAATAATAATTAAATTAAAGTTAATAAGTTGTTAATAAGTTAATAATATTATTTAGTAACTTTTTATTTATAAAAGTAAAATATCACACTATAATATTAATATTACAACTACATAAACAAATAGTAAAATACAAACAAATGTCTTACGTTTTTGACAACCTGGCTCGAATCGGAAATGACGGTATTGATATTAGTCAACGAAATGTGCAAAATTTAAATTCTGCCAATTATAACTTGTTGAATTTTTTTGCGGCCGATTGTACAATGGCAAGGCCGATTGACTTTGCTACATCCCAACCTAATGTTTTTTACAATGGGTCGCATCAGGTCGGTATAGGCGGATGCAATATTGATCTGAATTCTAAACTTACAATTGGAAGTGAAAATACATATAATAAAGATAAATTAAGTTTAAATGAACGCCCATATAAGACTGTTCCATTTTTGGGCCGCGGTAAAGTGAATCCGGTACTAGAGTCTCAGTTAATGCAGGGCGACAACTTTACGAATCGTAGAAGCGTGAATTTATTAAGCGAACAATGTTACATGGCATATTCAAACACGCCGTTACTTCCCGTTTTAGAAGCTACTATGAATAACTCGGCCAACTTCGTAGAAGGGGCTGCAGTTGATGGATGGGTTAGAGGCGGAGTTCCGGCACGTCAACTTATTCGCGACATGCATCAATAAAATAAAAAAAATTGAATGGAAATTCAATTCATTTTCATTTGGTAACGTGTGGACAATAATCAACAGCATCGACTTTAAGATGAATTTATTTATACTATCATTGATTCCTCGCGAAATTGCGGAAGCCATGATGGACAAACATGTATCCAAAATACTACTGGAAGCCGTGCAAATGCTTTGTACTTCAAAGCGACTTTTGGATCCGGAAGAAAGTGAGACAGACCCGGTTCTTTACAAACAAGCTCACAAAAACCATCCCGTCACGATATGGTGCCGAACGTCTCGCGCTAACTTTACTTGGACCCTCGACGTCATTGATGCTATGCATGAAGAATGGAAATATCGGTACGGCCACCCTGAAACAAAAGTTCACAAATCATATATGGTTGCGCAACACCTTAGAGCCCGGATTCCAGCGAATGAAAAATTTCCTGTTGACGAGTTGCTTGGAGTTACGCCGTTTGCGCAAGCGATGCCCGACATCTACAAAAACGAAGATGCAGTTCAAGCGTATCGCGCATATTACATGTCACCTGAAAAACAGCGAATTGCAACATGGAAATTGCCTCGTTCTCCACCTGAATGGTATAAAAGACAAGAACATCCAAAAACGGTGTAGTTAAAATAAGTTAAATTAAAATAAATGAAACCTTTGAAAAAACGTATTAAATAATAAAACTCATATACCTATAGCCAGGAGTATTCAAATATTCATATTAATTGTAACATTATTTGTAACCTTTTAACCTCAACAACCTTTTTTATTTTATTTTTAATTTTCATTTTATTGTCATTTTCATAAATAAGTTATAAAATATAAAATGAGTAATAATGCTGTCGTATTTAAGTTACAAGATTCAAAAACTACAAACGTAAGGGATGTACAGCAAGAAACGCGTGCTGCCGAATTTGTAGCTGAAAAAGATGAAAAACAAGCACTGCTTAAAAAAACGTTGAATGAAATAAAACCAAAATCACTGGAACACAAATCCGGGTTTGATTCGAGACTGTACTTGGGATCAAGTAAAGATTCGTATCCAAATATGCATAATAACTTGAACCGTAAAACAATTTGTTTAAACATGATTGTAAAAAATGAGGCCCATGTTATTGAAGAGACGCTTGAAAACTTATACTCGTATGTAAAATTTGATTATTATGTTGTTTCCGACACGGGTTCTACTGATAAAACAAAAGATATTATTCGTGCATTTTTTTTGAAACGAGACGTTCCGGGTGAAATATATGATCATGAGTGGAAGGACTTTGGTCATAATCGTTCACTCGCACTTGCTGCCGCATACAATAAAGCCGACTACTCGTTTATCTTTGACGCAGATGATAAAATCGTCGGAGACTTTAAACTCGAACAACCACTTCGTGCTGATTCATACCATTTCAAATTTGGTAACGGCTTCAGTTATTTGCGCATTCTCATGGTGAACAGTCGACAAAAATGGCAATTTAAAGGCGTTTTACATGAGTTCATTACCTGCACAGAACAAACCGGATCGAGTGAAACCATTCAAGGAAATTATTTTATTGAGTCTGGTAGACGGGGTGCCAGAAACAAAGTTGATAACAAATATTTAAACGATGCTCGCATCCTAGAACGCGGATACCATGACGAAATGAGACCAGGCGGAGATAGAGGAATGGCCGAACGGTATGCGTTTTATTGTGCACAAAGTTATAAGGATAGCGGTAGAGAGTATACTACACAAGCCATTGAGTGGTACGAGCTCGTGTTAACGCTTAACAATTGGGCGCAAGAAAAATATTACAGTTGCATAATGCTTGCGGAGTTGTACGAAAATCATCCGGATAAAAGCCGGGAAACGCTGATGAAAAGCCAAAAGTATTTGCTTTTGTCGTCAAAGTATGATCCTGATCGAATCGAAGGAGTAGCAACCCTTATGGAGCAGTATCGAAACGAGGGACTTAACGTCCTTGTTAACTTATTGTATCATAAGTACAAGGGGTATTCTAGAAACCAGATCGATAAGCTTTTTGTAAGTCAGGGAAAGTATGACTACTGCATTGAATACAATAATTCGATTTCTGCATTCTACACCGGAGATGCCGAAAGCGGATACGATTGCTGCAAACAAATTCTTACCGCATCCCGAGTACCATCGGGTTATTACATATCAACCGTGAGTAACGTTATGTTTTATAAAGATCAGTTGGTAAAGGATAGATACACACATCGCATGATGGTGAACTTGGAACATGTTATTGCAGATACTGCCAGATCCGGACTTTCCGTTCCAAAGAGCTGTTGTGAATTATGGAACACTCTTTTCAGCTTGAATCGCGCCAATCTTGCGCGATATACGTCGTATAATTTTAAAAATCGCCGTGCTAAAAACGTCAAAGTAATGCTGACGTTTACTACATGCAAACGATATGACTTGTTTCAACAAACCATTAATTCAATTATTAACCAGTGGAATGATGTGGAAAATGTAGACTTTTGGTTCTGTGTTGATGACAACTCCAGCATAGAAGACCGAAATCGTATGCGAAAAAATTACAAGTGGATTCGGTATTATATGAAACGCCCAGAACAAAAGGGGCATAGAGAAAGTATGAACATTATCTACGCAATGCTTGAGCGAATCAAACCCAAATATTGGATTCACATGGAAGACGACTTTTTATTTCACACTCGAATGGATTACGTTACTCCTGCAATTCAATATTTAGAGGCACTAAAAGAAAGTCACGGGGTTCGACAAGTATTATTTAACAGAGGATATGGAGAAACAATTGAAGACTATAAAATAATAAGTCATACCAACGTCGACGTTCAAACTGAAACACGGCTCAAAGAAGTCAACGGCGGCCGAGGAATACAGATCGGAGCCGTAGTACATGATTATCGGGACGAGCCAGGTGTAGCGTATCCATATAGCAATTGTCACTACTGGCCCCACTACAGTTTTCGACCTGCATTGATCGATGTAGAAGCGATTTTAGAGTTAGGAGATTTTAATACCGAAAATCAATTTTTTGAGATGGATTATGCTAAACGTTGGGTGGCTAAGGGGTTCAAGTCTGCATTTTTTAATCGTATTACACATCGCCATATCGGGCGATTGACTTCCGAGCGCCACGATAAGACCACTCGAAATGCATATGAACTAAACAATGAAAGTCAGTTTCAAAAAATAATTACGCCTGATAAAAAAGATACAATTCACGCATATGCGGAAGACGAACATGAAACTTCACTGGATGTCATAGACTGTAATGACACCGATAATGAGAATGAGAGCGAGATTGACAACAACGGTAATGGTAATAATAATGAATTTGAGGAAAAAGAGATACCTATCAAAATTGTAAATTTGAAACGTCGACCTGATAGGAAACAAGAATGTGTTCTGAAAATGTCGGCAGCGGGTATTTGCGAAACGGAATACGAGTTTGTTAACGCTGTAGACGGAACTGAAATTTTTCCAACTTCTCAACTAAAACGATTGTTTCAAGGTAATGATTTTAGATCGAGACGAGGGGTGGTTGGATGTGCATTGAGTCACTATCACCTTTGGCAGGAACTACTCGCCGATTCTAGTCATGAGTTTTATGTCATTATGGAAGACGATTTTGAACTTTGTCCGCATTTTAAACGAGCCATACACGCAATGCACGATGAATTTATTAACCGCGATGTTATTTTTATGGGGTATCACATGTTTGAAGAAAAACGAACTCCAGTAAAACACATTTATAATCGTGACTTACAACTAAATGCTGCGGCGCAAACAACGCCGAACGTTCATGATGACGACGATCACGATCGCGATACCGACGACGGTCACGGTGACGGTATTCGAGCTCGATCTAACCGGTATTACGGCCTTGATATTAAAATAAAACCATTGAACAAAGACTTATATATCGGTGCCACTCATTGTTATAGTATAAACAAAAATGGCGCGAAATTTCTGGTCGACTATATTTACGCAAACGGCATTAAGCATGGCATTGATTACCTTATGAAGATAGCGAATAATGGCATAGAGTGCTATGAAACGCAACCGCATATTGCATTAGCCGACTGGAATGAATCCGGTAAAAAAATTGACACCGATATTCAATTTGACTACAACTCTATCAACTTTGATGCGGTTGAGGATGAGTACACGTTTTTTCCCGGATTAGACGTTCCTAACGGAGACATCAAGTACATCGGAAGCACGCCTTTTAATTTGAACGACTGGATAAAGATGGCGAATGAAACCGATGGGTGTGTAGCTTTTAATACGTGTGGGTTTTTGAAGCGATCGGCACTGTTGAGCCAACTGCACGAAACCCCTTATATTAATGCAGGCAACAAATCAAAACATGGAATATATATTCGAACTGATCTCGTTAACTTCCAAAAAAAATATAAAACCGAACTAGAAGAAAGCTACAAAAAACAGGAACTCATTGCAAATGGACAACGTATATCAATAGTTCCACCTAGACCGCTCAGGATTGGGTTTCATAATACTCAGCTTTGCGATAGAGGATCAACTGTAGCCATGTTAGACTATGCACATTATAATGAAACAATCTTGGGGAACAAGAGTTATGTTTTGTTTGATATTTTGAATATGGCTAATAGGGTTGACGTTATAAAACGGTGTCGTGATCGATATGGAACAGATAATGTCTTTGGATATCCGTCTCGCATACACTTGGAGGAATTCATTATTCAAAACAAACTAGATGCAGTTTACGTAATCAAATCGGGGCAAGTCGATTCGTTTATTTTTATCAGCTGTCCAACACTAGTTCATTCCGTTTTTAAAGTCGATTTGCATGGGTCAAAATACGCTACAGTGTCTGAGTATTTGAAAGTGTTTCACACTCCAAACGACTATAATGACGAAAAACGAGATAAGGTCTTTACCGTGCATCATATGATTGATATGCCTCCAGAAGATACAATTCGAACCCAAATCAAAAATGGAGAATTACCCGACTACAGAGAAATGTTTAACATACCAAAAAATGCATTTGTAGTTGGACGATACGGCGGCCTTAAACAATTCAATTTGTATCAAGTGCATGGAAAAATAATCCAGTTTCTAATCGAACAAGACGATATTGAATCTAAAATGGCGACGTCAGCATCAGCGCCCGTTTATTTTATATTCGTCAACACGCTTCCATTTTTTGAACATCCGCGTATTAAATACGTAGATACAATATATGACAAACCTGAAAAGGCGGCGCTCATTTTGGCGTGTGATGCAATGATACATGGACGGTCCGATGGTGAAACGTTTGGTCTTTCTCTAGGAGAGTTTGCATTCTATAATAAACCCATCATTACTACCGTAAGCGATGAATTTAATGCGCATATTGAAATTATGAGAAACAAGGCTATTCTTTATAACACTCACGACGATACGCTACTCACGCTTCTTAGAAATTTAGAACATACTGTAAAATGCTTTATGAAGTTAAACGGCGGAAATGTAAACGGCTATGCCAAGTACACTCCTGAATACGTGATGAAAGAATTCAAATCCGTGTTCTTGGATATTTTTGATAATGACGGAATTATTGTCGAGAGTGAAAGTACCACTCCCACTCATCTGGACTTGGAATCAAAAGAGATGGCCGTTACCAGTCCTAGTCCTACACCGTGTCAGCCTATCGTGCGCGTAAAAATGCTTTGTAACTGGTGCAACAGCGAAAAGTTGTGCAAAGAGTGGTCAAATATGTGCGAACGCAACTTTACATGGAAAAACATTGAAATCACATGGAGTGACAACCAAGACGAAATTGACTACTACGTAATTATTAATCGTCCCATGAGTGAAAATGAGTTTTACGTTCCTGAAAAAACAATAGTTTATCAAATGGAACCAACCGTTTTCGACACATCGAAACCGTGGGGTACAAAAACGTGGGGAAAATGGGCAAATCCTGATCCATCTAAATTTATGCACGTGAACTCTCATGCCAAGTATTTAAATGGCGTTCAATGGCTCTTTCGTTACCCATTAAAACAGTTACGCGACTCGTCAAATTTTCAAGCAGGAGATAAACTGGACCGTATTTCATGTATTCTAAGTTCTAAAAATTCAGACGAAGGACATATTTTACGAAATGAGTTGATAAAATATATTGAAACAGAGTCTGGATCATTTTCAAGCGCAACCATAAATGAACTGCAATCTTTTTTGAACGTGTTTGGAGTGAGTAATTTTTTCAAATATCGGTCGTACATTGGAAAACTGCCGCAAGACAACCCGTTTTATGGAATGAAGTCTTACAAATATTATTTCATGTGTGAAAATAATTACGAACACAATTATGCTACTGAAAAAATATGGGAACCTATCCTTTGCGAAACTCTTTGTTTTTATTGGGGGTGCCCGAATTTAGACGACTACATTGACAGTCGAGCATATGTACGCCTTGATGTTAAGGATAAAGAGGGATCGTTGCGTATTATGCAAGATGCAGTTAAAAATGATTTGTGGTCAGAACGCATTCCATATATTCGTGCTGCCAAAGAAAAAATATTAAATGAGCTGGCATTTTTTCCAAGATTGCAACAGATAATTCAACAGTATGAGCCATGAACCGCCATTCTAAAATATAAATATAAATATAAATATAAATAGTATTACAAATCATTACATTTAAATTTAGATTTGTAATACTTTCATTTTCATTTGATATCAATTAAATTCAATTAAATATTCAAACTAATTGTGTTTTTTTCTGATCGCGGTTTACGCTTGCTTTTAAGTGGTGCCGATCCAGTTTCAATATCGGAAAATCCAGACGACTCTTGTTGTTGTTGTTGCGGTTGCGATTGTTGAGATTGTTGAATATTGATACTCTTCGTCTTAAGACCGGACAAAATACTGTTAATATCGGTGTCTACACTTGGACCGCGCATTTCAGGTCGCCCTTGTCCTTGCGGTACTCGTGATGAGGTTGAGGTTGATGACGATGCTGGTCCCTGTGTCTGCGATTTAAGACGTCCCATAAACATGTCGTCATTATCATCGTCTATATCCGACATACTGACTCCAGTATTCATTTGCCCTCTGCCTAAGTTAATATCGGGACGGTTGATAATTGGAATCGGGGCTCCGGGACGCGGAGGAGGGGGAGCCGCATTCACACTTTTTGTAGCAACCGGAGGCGGTGGAGGTCGCGACGGAAGAGAAGACCCAGAGTTCGAACCACCGCCTCCCATAATATCGCTCATAAAACTAGTAAACCCTGAACCGCCACCGCCTCCACGACCGTTTAGTCCTTGAGCTTGACTAGATGACGACATGGAATTCACGGCAGCTTGTGTAAATTGCTGCATAAGTTCTGGATTTTGTCTCATAATATCGTCCATTCCTGGAAGAGCAGATTTAAACATGGTATTTGTCATATGCAGCATGATCGCGCTGCCTCCAAGTTGAAACAGCAGTTTAAGTTCGGGTGCCATTTGTGCTTTAGATTTATATTTTTCATGCAGCTCTGCAAAAATTTCGTCATACTCGTCGATATTTTCATTTACCTGCTCCGACCATCCATCCAGTTTCAAATCAAATGGGTCAAACTTATTATTCAAAAATTCCAAACCGGTAATGCACGCAAGTAACATTTTAGATTGAAATTTTTTACTGTTTTGACGCTCGCGTTCTTCAACATGAGTCTCATACTCTCCGCGCATTTCAAGGATCGATGATTCCATCGTATACTTTTTCGTAAGGGTTATTCCTTTCGATTCCAGCTCTTCCAGTTTTCGCAGCAGCTTAAATTTTTCTCGTAAAAGTTCCTCTTTTGTCATTTGTGGCTGAGCAGCACCTTCAACCGGTACGTCTGGATTCATGGGAATGTTATTGAATTTAGCATACCCGTCCCATGTGGGCTTATCATCTTGTCCAATGCCCGACCCAGATGCGGTTGCTGATCCAATATTGAACGCAGATGACAACGGTTCTTCTCCTCCTCCTCCTCCTGCATTACCAGAACCGTCATCATCGTCATTTGAAAAGTTGATACTGAATATATCTGACTTCATATTACGAGATATTTTTTTGGTCGATCCGGATCCGGATCCAGAATTCAATTCGCCGCTGATATCGTTCAATTCGTTTTCCAACATGGTTAAATCATTTAGCGTAATATCGTCGTTGCCACCGCCTCTACGACCTCCTCCGCTATCATTTTTAAATTTATCATTCATGAGAAGCTCAATTCCACTTCCAAAATTACTGGAAGTTTTACCTCCAATGTCTAGTTCTATAATTTCCGGGTCCATGTAATGAATGAGAAATGTAATACGAAAATATCAAAGGCTTGAAAAAATAAAAAAAATAAAACAATACAAAGTTCTTTAGCAAACTTCTTATAAAAAGTTTAAATCGTTTCCCAACGTTATTATTTTAATTATTTGTTTTTTTTTGATTTTCGATTTCAAGACTAGAGAATTAACTTAAAAATATTAAGGAAAATATAACCAACGATTCTCAAATAATTGTGCAAAAAAAATTTTTCTAATCATATGTTATAAAACAAAACAACAACACAAACAACAAAACTTATAAAATGGGAGATTTAACTGGTTTATTTGGAAGCTTAACTGGCGGCAAAAAACGTCGTCGTCGCCAAAATGGTGGCGGCACCGACCCCGAAGCTGCCGCCAGTGGTGCCAAGGTTGGCAGCGAGGGCGGCAGGCGCAGTCGTCGTTACAAGAAGAAGAGCAGCCGCGGAGGCAAGTCTCGTTCTAGGGGACGCTATTCCAAGTCTAGGTCCAGGCGTCACAGTCATCATTAATTAATTAAATTAATCTAATATAAACAATATCACACCTATTATATTTATTTCGCATAAATATAATACCATAATACCATTTTATATTTTGTCACTGGATTGTATATAAGCTCATCCATATATAAATAAAAATGCAAGGGCTGTATAATATTCCATCATCGTCATATTATCGGCTTAACACAAATACTCATCCAAATCCAATTGATTCTAATGCAGTTAAGCCATTTACTGGTGGCAAAGGCGCAAAAACTCGAAGAAATCGAAGTCGTCGTAAACGCATTCTTCGCCGACAAAATCGATACGGAAAAAGTAAAAGAACAGGAGGAAAATACAGATCTAGGCGAAACTCGTCATCTAAATTGGGATATATAAATTATGCAGGAATACAGATTGGACACCAAAGTCAGCGTCAGCGTCAGCGTCAGCGTCAGCGTAATCAAAAACAACAACAGAAAGGAGGGACTATGCTATTACCATCTGATCTCAACATGATTGCATCGTCTGCTGAATCTTTGCTCGGACATGGGGTTTCAATGTTACGAGGTACTGATTACAGTAGCAACCCCATTCCATTTGCGGATAAAGTTCATTCGCAATCTCAAAACTTATAAATTATAGAATTTATAAGCATAAATAATTTATATATTGTAATTATAACTAACTATATTTAACTTAAAATAAAATAAAATGACAATGCGATACCGCCGCCGGCATCGACAAGGTACGAGCAAGTCTAAATCTAAATCTAAATCTAAAAACAAGTATAAGTATAAAACTAAAAGTAAAAAAAATAGAGACGAAAATAAAAATAACCAGTCGCAAGTTCAAACGGGAGGAAAATGGTCATTAAAGTACAAAAAAAGTATCGACTGCAACCATCCGCGCGGGTTTTCACAACGTCAGCATTGCAAATATGGAAAACGAAAATTCAATCAATCCGGGGGCGATATTTTGAACTATCTCCCATCCGATATGAGCATGAGCCTGCGCGCACTTGGAAATTCATTTTCGTCATTAGCTACTAGCGTAAAGGGATTTGCTCCTGCACCGAGTCCGCTTCCATACAACGATCATAAACTTCAAAAAACAGATGTTTCCGTTTCAGAGCGTATTCCAGACATTAAAACATACTATAAAAATGCAATGAATTTAGTGCCTGCTCTTTAATTGTTTAAAAAATAATGTGTGCATAGTTTATAATTAAATCATTCATTATTTAATTTATTCATTTAACTATAAAAGTAAATATAAAATATGCAAAATATCGTTTCCGAAGTGAAAAAATTATGCACTCCTTCTTTGGTGTATCTCATCTTTTCATTGCTTTTTACAATTACCGCAATGGTTCAAAATGTAGGAAATACAAATAAGGTATGTATTGGAAGAGTGGAATGCAACGTTAAAAGCGCCCCAGCACTATTCATTATTGAAATATTGTGGATTGTTTTTTGGACGTGGATACTGAGCACGCTTTGCAAAAACGGTCACTCCAGTTTAGCATGGTTTTTAGTTTTACTTCCATTCATTTTCATATTTCTTTTACTCATTTTTTTCGCAGATATGGTATCTGGAAACGAACGCGCTATGAACGCGTTAATGGAGCAAACTGCTCGAGATATTTCAAACCAACAGCTGAGAAGTGATGCTGCAATCAATCTACATTTACAGTCAGGCTACCTTGACAGTGGAAACCAATTTTCTGGAGTAAGAGTTCAGCAGCTCTAATTTCGGGTTATTCAAGCTCATTTTCAGTATCCGTGTAATCGTAATCATTCTCGGCCGAATTGATATTCATGGTCGTGTTCGTATTCGCGGTCGCATTATTTACGGTGTTCGCCGGGCGGAAAACAGAGTTGGTTGTATTCATCGCCGTCAAAATATTATATAATATTGTATCGTCAATTTCGTCATTGTATATGGTTGCAGCATTATGTATAACATTATTAATCAAGTAACTGTTCAATATATTGTTATACGTGGTATAATTTGCAAAAGCAGATCCGGATACGGGTTCTGTCGTAGCCGCAGCCGCAGGTATCGGTAACGATATCTCTTCAGTTACTGGCGCCGATGCTGTTCTTGGCGCTGGAGAACTTGTTGTCATATATACTAAACCAACCCCTGCAGCTGCAGTTGGACTCCCTGCAGCAACCGACTGATACAGCCACGGCAACGCCGTTCTTGCTCTTGGACTAACCAGAGTAAGAGCAGATAAAACGTAACTGGCTCCCAAATACCGATCATCCGGCGTAAGACCGGACCGTACCATTCGTTCGCATGTAGAAATGCACACCTCGCGAACTCGTTGAAATGAAGCTGTTCGCATTTCATGAATTATTAAAATCCCGTTCGTAACCGATGGAAATATTTGTCCATACGGAGGACAAATCTGCATTTTTACTTGCGTACTAAGTTCGGCACGGTATGCCCAAATGTCATATAATTCCTGAATGAACCAAATGTATTGCGGATGTTTCAATGATGAAAACCAGTCCGAGTCCGCATAGTTTCCTAATTTGTTAATGTCTTGAAAAACGTCCACAATCCTCGCATCAATTGCTTGTTGCGGTGTCATCTCTTCCTCCATAAACTCAGTGTATACGGGATACCGCATAAGTCTACACATGCGCAGTTTATTGAAAAATTTTTTTATAGTAGACAGCGTTATGGGGGTACGAGTGTATGGGTTTGTCATACCGGCGGGAACGTCGCAGGATAATTCTTTGACTGCTTTTCGCATTTCATCACTTGTAAATACGCCTTTCGCTAATTTGAAAAACGAAGCAATATTGAATCGGTAAAGCTTGTTGTCGACATCATCTTTAAATGCGAACATTTGGTAATGCGGAACTTCGCTGAAATCATCCATCGTATAAAAATCAGTATCGTTTACAAAGTCGGTCGACATACTGCAATGTGGAAGAACAAGATGTTTTCGAACGTACATTCTTGCAAGATGTGCCCGATACACGCGTTGAATTTTGTATGAAAAATGAGACTCTATGCAATGAGTTCTTGCTCTATTCGCCATAACCGATTTTGTTCCGGTACACTTTAGTCCATACGATGTACAAAGAAGCTTTAAATGACTACTTGATAGCGAGTCGCATATTTTATCATAGTCTGACATTTTAAAAATACACAACTCACCAGACGATTTGTCCTTTTTTGTTCGAGTTATTTTAATTTTTTTTGTTGCCAGTCTAATACATTCGCCGACTTCCGTATCACTTTCGGAATTTGCGCGTGAAATACCATTAGGAGCGCTTATACTCTTTGGAAGGTGTCGTACCGTCTTGACGATTGGGGATGGGGTTGGGGTTGTTATTGATGATATGGCAATTGTGCTTTCGCACATTTTATATATGATATATTACAAATATGTGATGTGATATATTATACATATATTTTATTTTTACATCATTATTGTTATTATTGTTATTGTTATTGGTTATTGTTATTGGTTAATTATTTATTTAATTTTGATTTACGAAACGATAATTCCAGACGACTGAATGTATTTCATTATTTCATCATACAGCTCTGCTTTTTTTATTTTAGGAGGAAGAGAATGTAACTCAATCCGTCTAGACATGTCTTCCAAATCGGACACTTTATAAAATGAAATGGACCGGATCGGAGAGTCAATTGACTCCATCTTTAAAAGGTTGGCTCTGCAATGAGCCAGTTCCGCATTTCCAATGTCTTTGTATACACAATACCTGTTTTTTTGTTTTTCAATAACGACGTATTCGTTGATTGCAGCGTCGTGATCTTCATCCTCCGCAATTCTCGAACATATTTCAATATACAGACGCCCGTCGATATATAAAATATTCTTTTGGTGACACAGTGCAATACCAGCTGCTACTTGAAGCGTAGTGCGTTTACTACTTATTAGTTCTGCCTCAAAATTTGGCAAAGACAGTTTATACTTTTTAAATGCCGATTTCAGTAGAGGCTTACATCCTCTAATCATCTCAACCGTTTCATATTTGAATTCTGTTTCTTTGATAAACCCGTTTGAAGTCATGTCAAATATTGACTCGCCTTTGCATGCAATAAAGGTGCACCAAAACAACTGATTCATAATTGATGACGTGGGAGAATGAGGAAACCGTTTTTTGGCGCTTATATCTACGCATACCGGATTACATGATAATTTGATAACTGCAGGGTTGGGTTCAACTTCAGGTTCATCGTCGTCCCCATACTTTTCATATTCACTTGTTTGTTCTTGTGCTTGATAACGTGTAGATTTTCGAACGATTGAATTCGCCGGGATAACTGGCAGTACCGGGATTATTGGACATTGAATTTGAGTCAAGGTTGGAAGTAACTCGACATTGACACAACTACCCCGACGTATGTTTTCAGCAGTAAGCTCATATATCGACCCTTGTGTTTTAAAAGTTGTCATTGCGTGCATATAGACATAGACATATAGATATATTGAATACGTATTTAATTGGGTTTCATTCAATTTTACATTTTAAAATTTAAATTTTACTTACATTTTTGAATTTGTATTCAGTCTAGGGTTTGTAAAATATTTTGTAGCAAGTTCTTTTTTTTGTTCTTCCACGTCATTGAGTTGTTTTTCTTGTTTTTTCACATATTCAATATACTCTTCCAGTTCCATAATAACCGAATCGGGAGCATACGATAAATTTATAAATGTTCCATTTTTATTTTCACTTCCGGAAATTCCGTTCTTATCGAGAATTCGCAAAATATCAGGATGGTGTACTTTGGAAATAGCTTCTATTGAATCTTTGAGAGAATTCAATCGTTGCATATGAGTACTGTTTATGGTTATGGTCGGAGGGGTAGACTGCTGCATGACTAATGTATGATTTAGTATATTTCCAATAGTTTAATACATTTTACGTGTACAACTATTTATATTATTATTTGGTTATTTGTAGTATTCCAAAAGTTTCTTTTAGTGAATGTATCAAAATTATCCCCCAAAAACATCAAAGTATTTTGGAGATTTCATTGTTCATAATAAGAAAAAAAAAACTTTTTTGACTTTACAATTTTTGAAAAAAATGGATTTTTGGATTTTACAACAACCCAATCGGAATAACCGGAATAACAATAATAAAAACGATATAAACATGTGTTTACATCACACATGATGTACGACCACGAAAAAAACCGAACCATGACTCATGTTGTAACAAAAGGGGATCTTATCAAAAAGTTCAAGTCACTGCATGCGACCTATTATGTTATCAGAGGTGCAATGATTTCTACCGTACCTGATCTACTATCAGAAACGTTTATAAAGCAGACATCGGAATCGGAAGACTACGTATGGAAAGAGCGATACAATAGTTATGTGTCCGACCGAGTAAATATACGAACGATTACGGTAGAAGTTCCGATATTTGATAAATGGTTTGAAGTGGGACTTGATCGTCCGTTAATACCCGAACACCGGTACGAGTTCGAAGAGTATTTCGGGTTTGGCGGACATTGTGACAAATACAGTGAAAATCGAATCGTTTTTCGGTTTATGCAAGATAAAAATAGTTCTTATGGGAGCATAGAATCGATATTATTACCAGAAGGCAGCAATGAAGATGACCCGTTTGATTTTACGTATGCAGAAAACGCGTTTCGATTGCTTGTATTTGGAGGCTACGTAAAATATTGGGCGGCTGTATCCGAATTTGAAACATGGTTTATTGATGTTGCAGGAATGAAGGAAATCGTTCAAACTAAAAATGGAATGGCGTCATATATTTTTGAAAACATGCGTCCAAAAAATAACTAAGGTGTGTGGATGATTTCATAATTTGATGGTTCAATTATGTTTTTCGTTTTCTGTATTTTGTAGTTTTTTGAATCGTTAGTTGGGTTACAGAAAAAGAAAAACTCTAAAAATTACATTACATAGGAGTCGAGTGTCTTGCAGCGTTATAGTACTGCGTAAACTTAAAAATAAGATCCTTGTTTTTCGCAGGAGTGGAAACAACCGACCGCTGTGTAAAGTCTCGCATAAATCCAGTAGATGAAGGTGGCGCACCTCCTTTCTTAACTCCTCCACCGGATCTTGCAACGGAAATAATGCTTGCACTTGGGGAAACGCCTCCAAAATGTGCGCGACGAGCAGCTTTTGAATTTGACATTGAAAAGTAAAAATAATAAGAAGACGATAAGTTTTGCTTATATATACTATTTATATTGAAAATAAAAAAAAACAAACCACGTAAACTTTATAATACTTATAATGTTTGGTTTGTTTTTTTTATATTTTTAAAATTCCGACATTGTATACTGCGACGAAGCAAACGCAGGTTGAAATCTACTATTTGCATCGCGGTAATTTGTAGGAGTTTGACTAGATAACATCGGAACTTGATCCACCATTCCAGTTTCTAAATGGCTGTTGTAGTCATTTTGCGTGGATTCCATATATTTAGCACGATACGTTTCACCTGGAGACGGACGATGCAGAAGAGAATTTGACGCATCACCGGATGAAGCAGTTCCTCCTGAAGTCGCCGACTTTGATCGTTGTATAAACTCATATGCTGCAAATAGTCCTAAAATTCCAACAACTGGATGAGTGCTTAAAAATAAACTTAGTGCTAAAATAGCTACAATAATTGTTCCGTAGGTGGTATCAACATGAGACGCGAGAATTTGTGGAGTAGAAATGTCAAATAGAATGTAGATAACAAGAACCACAAACAGCACCATTTCGTGCTGTTTTTCTTTTTTCATTAAAGCGTTAAAGTATTCCATTTTGTTTCGTATTTCGAATAATTAATAATTTGCTACTATTATTTATTTATGATATATTTGTTTTGTTTTGTATAACATAGTAATAGCAAATAAATAAAAACACACTAAATAACAAAAAAATCAATTTCAATTAAATTGACTCTTGTTCATTTTCATTTCTTCGTTAATTGATACCATTTTCAACGGACTTCCCTTAAATATACTACGCGCGTGAATTGAATGTCAACCGTTTCGTCATGGCTTGGTCTAAGAGGGTACGCAATTTCTAAATCGGCGCTAGACACGCCGGAACTTATGCAAATACGAAAAGATTTGTCAATGCGTCCGTATGCTCCACAATCGCCCATCAAACCCGAACCGTTCCCTATATATGTCGAAACCCCGCAAACTATTTACGTACCTCGTTACTATGGACTGGAGACATATGGCGAACCCGAAGAGAATCGGTTACGGCACGGTGTTTCCTGTCCAAATTTGGTGTTCAATGGAGAACTTAGAGACTATCAAACGGCAATTGTGAACAAGTATATTCGACATGTTCAGCATGCTGCAGGTGCGAACGGGCGAGAAGGCGGCGGTGGATGTTTAGATGTTGATCCCGGTAAAGGGAAAACGGTGATGGCTCTAAAAATAATGAGCATTCTAAAGGTTAAAACAATTGTCGTCGTACATAAAACATTCCTTATGAATCAATGGCTTGAACGCATTCAACAATTTCTTCCAGAGGCACGGGTTGGACGCATTCAAGGGCAAGAAGTGGATGTAGAAAATAAAGACATCGTTATCGGCATGCTGCAGTCACTCTCTATGAAAGAATATGATGATAACGTATTCTCCGAGTTCGGATTGTCGGTTTTTGACGAGTGTCATCATATGAGCGCAGAAGTATTTTGCAGGTGTATGATGAAGGTAACCACAAAATACACGCTTGGACTATCAGGTACAATGACAAGAAAAGACGGGCTTACAAAAGTATTTATTATGTTTCTTGGTGAAGTCGTTCATAAAGAAAAGTCATCAACTGAGGCCAATGTTGTTGTAAAGAGCATTCAATATTATGTTGCGGACGATGAATTTAATCAACTGGAAACGGATTATCGCGGAAATCCGAAATTTAGTACCATGATAACAAAGTTGTGCAGTTTTGAGCCTCGAAGCGAATTTATTCTCGGAGTGATCGAAAACGAAATGAAGTTGAATAACGACCAGCAAATTATGGTGCTAGCACATAACAAGTCCATTCTTTCTTATTTATACGACGCGATCGTAGACCGCGATATTGCTGGTTGTGGCAAAAATGTGGGATATTATCTTGGCGGGATGAAAGATGTTGACTTAAAAACAAGCGAGTCAAAAAAAATCATTATTGCAACATATGCAATGGCATCAGAAGGTTTGGATATTCCTACACTAACTACGCTGATCATGGCAACTCCTAAAACTGACGTGTGCCAGTCAGTGGGTAGAATTCTTCGAACAAAACACGCTCATCCGCTTGTAATTGATTTCGTAGACCATCATGATATTTTCAAATCGCAGTGGATGAAACGTCAAGCGTACTATTTAAAAAGCGGATACCGTATTATGTACACTACAAATACAAAATACGCTAAAAATATATGGAAAGTGCGAGAAAAAGGAAAGGAGCCTACCGAAGAAGTTGCTATGACAACTACAAGTACAAGTACAAGTACAAGTACAGTAAACCAGGTCGGAAACGGGACGACTGCGCGTAAAAAAGCAGCGTCTAATAAATTTACTTCAATGTTCGCACCGTTTCAACACAAATCTTCAACTTCACAAGGGTGTGGGATCAACTTGCAGTTTCAGTGACTGACTGACTGACTGACTTTAAATTATAATTGTTACAAATTTCGTCGCCTGTAAAATAGACAGTACGGCGAAGAACCTTCAATGTGATTTTCAGGCATATTTTTTACTTCTTTTACTACAGAGTCGTTAAAATTGAACCATCTTCCATCGGCAATTTTGACAGTAGATGTATAATGCCCTCCCGATAACGACCCACTGTGATTGCATACTCCAAACAAATCATATACATATTTATCAGAATTATATCCTGTAACGTATTTTGAAAAACATGCACCCTTTAACGGAATGGTTACAGGCGACGTATTTTTTTTGTATTTGCCGTAAACATTTGTTTGTGAAAACCGTTTCAAGTTGATGATCATGACTTCTGGTAAACTCCAAAAAGTTAGGTGTTTGTTCACTTCTTGTTTTTCTCCAGTTTTTTCATTTCGCCACCGATTTTCTCCGTCCAATCGTTCATTTTCACAGTAAGCGTCGAAACATTCGTACAAGTTTACGGCAGATGGCAAAGACAAATTAGTAGTGACGTTGTCGGTGTTTTTAATTAATAAGCGACGTCGCATTTCCTGGTCTGGCAGTATCAGGTCTAACACGGAGTATGGTTCGGGGATTGCGCTTAGCACCTCTCCCGTATTGGGATCTGAAATGACGGACATCTGAACTCCATAAAAAATATCAAGAATTTCAGAGTAATCCCTTGCATAACGGTCTCGTAGCATAGAGTAACATCGGGTGGCGATTATATCTGTAGTATTTTTTTCCACTCCTTCAACTCGCATTACGACGCTTCTGGCAAGCGCGTTATGAAACGCATCTAATAAAAAAAGCATGAATTCTCCACTGTCGCTTTGCCCCCAACCTTGGAATTGAAAATTGTCCATATGGCGCGACACCTGATGGATTGCATTGACGAACCCGCCAGGTGAAACAGTACAGTTTTGACTCCATAACATTTTGCGCAACTCATCCCATTCATCGAATAGTCGCGAATTATATTTTCGTTTACCCAGTGTTTTTCTACGTTCTTGAATTTTACGATTATCCAACAGTTTATTTAATTCACGTGTATGCAACAATACGCTTAAACATGCGTTCATGTAGCACGTGTTCCCGCAATTTGAAAGGCCTGAAATACCTTCACCCTTTTCAGATGCCGGACATTTTTGATCCATATTTGTATTTTTGTATATTCATTCATAACATTTACACACAACATGTTTTTATTTGTTTTTTATTAGAGTTATTAAATACGTCGCTGATACTGTTGCTGTTGTTGCTGCTGTTGCTGTTGCTGTTGCTGTTGCTGTTGTAATTCAGGCGGATAAAAATTACGCTGTTGTTGCTGTTGTTGTTGAAACTGCGCATTGGCACCAGGACCGGATCCCGAGCCTACGTCAGTGTTTCGTTTTTGTTGAAGTTGTTCCATGGATATGTTTCCAATTTTATCGGGTACATAATCTTCTGCTGGAGTATGGATTTTATCATGAAAATCGATACTAGCATAGTTGTACATTTGTCGCAGTCCACCACTACCTTTTGCAGATAGCTCTTCACTGCTTTGGTCCAAAAAGCTAAAGTTGTCTGACGTAACACCGTGTCCGCCAAGACAGTCTTTGTAAATTGAAAACGCAAATGGTTCACCATTATTTTGAGTGGCTGCATTATTCGCAACCACAATTCGAGGCTGTAAGTATTGCTTAATTTGTTCGCCAAATAATATTTTGTGTCCGTCCGCTAGTAACAAAAGCGCCGGTACGCGGTCAACTTGAGGGGGAAGAATAACTCGTTCTCCGTTTTCAAGTACAATGTACCAAGCATTTCCCATTTTGACTCGTTTATCAATACACATAAAATGAATATCCTTGTGAACTGTTCCTTTCGAAACGGTCTGAAGAATGCGTTTTGAATTCTCGCACTGGTTACTGTAATATAAAATGCAACTCATAGTAATAATAATATCAACTTGAATTAAAATTTTAATTATTTTTTAAATCATATTAAAGTAAAATTGATTTAAAACACATAGACAAAGTTGTTAGAAATTTAGATACCTCGTATATTTATATTTCATATTTATAAAAGACGGATGGACCAAATAATTAACGCAGGAATTACGGCCGCGAAGGCGATGCTTCCGGAACAGCTTACGACGGTGATAAGTACGGTGGGAGAGGCCCTTTCTGGAGGAGGGTCAAAAGCGGCTCCGTCGTCTTCTTCTTCATCTTCATCTTCATCTTCGTCATCAGAAAATGAAAATAATGACGGTGATAAACCCGGACCCAGTGTGAAAGACAAACCAAAAAAAAGAATTAAAAAAACAGACAAAAAACAAGAAGATACTCAGCCTCAACCTCAGCCTCAAGACAAAGCGAAAGAAAAACAAAAACGCGTAAAACATGCAAGCGATAAAGCCGACGGTAGTGAAGAAGGGTTGTTAGCAAAGGTTGTTTCCAAATCGAAGCGAGTAAGTGTTGCGGCTTCTGCCGCGACACACAAGTTGTCTGCTCAAATAAATGAGCATAAACTTCCAAGAGTGGTTAATGTTGAACAGAGCGGTCATGGCGAGTTGCGATTTACACTCGAAAACGCCGACGTGAGTATCGCCAATGCAATTCGACGAACTATACTGTCTGAGATACCGGCATTGGTTTTCAATACGGACGTACAAGAAGGCACGACCGAGAATACGGTATTTCACGTTAATACTACTCGGCATCATAACGAAATATTAAAACAACGTTTGAGATGCATTCCAATCTGTATTCCAGAAAAACAAAAAATTACCGATTTCGACTTTAAAGCGTATCGGTGTGAAGTAAAAAAGAAAAATACGACAGATGTTGCAATTTATGTAACCACTGGAGACTTCAAAGTAATTGACAAATCTACTGGAAAAGAAGATCTGCATTTAACAAAACAAATGTTTGTACCGGATAAACTCTCTGGACATTATATTGAGTTTGCAAGGCTATTGCCTAGAGTTGTGGAGTACACTGACGGCGAGGAACTCTACTTTTCGGCAGAATTTCAAATATCGACCGCTGAAAAGGACGCAGCTTATAATGTTTGCAGCACATGTACGTATGCGTGCACACCAGATAAAAAAAAACAAGACGAGGCTTGGGAAAAAGAAGTCGCTAATTTGAAAGAAGGCGAAGCAGAGTCCCAACAAGTGCAAACTGAATCAGAAAAAAACTGGAGACTGTCTCATGCACAGCGGATTGTAAAACCCAACTCGTTTGACTTTGTTATTGAAACTGTTTCAATGGGAGTATATACAAACGATGAATTGGTTCGAAAAGCTTGCGAATGTATAAAAATCAAATGTAAAAATTTCATTGAGACTGTTACAAATGATACAATTGTTGAATCCAAAATGAATGTTACTATCCCGTTGGCGTATACGATTATTTTGAAAAACGAGGGATATACGCTTGGAAAAGCATTGGAACACATCATATATTCCAAACATTATTTTGGGGACAGAACGCTTACATTTTGCGCATTCAAAAAAACACATCCTCATGATACGGACAGTTATATTCAACTTGCTCTACAGGATGATACAGAAAGTAATATTGATCATGTTGCGGCAATTGCGGTTTCGGCTGCAAATGATATTATCTCAATTATCGATCATATCAAAAAGCAGTTTCACGATACCTAGTTGCGTAAATAAGATGCTTGTATTTTTAACATACTTTCTCTATCTGCCGGACGAATGATTTTACTGTCATCAGAAGAGTTAAAAACATTTGGGTACATTGAAATCGAGTACGGATCATTGTTTCCTTCTTGATCAATTAGTTTAGTAATTTCACTTATTTGCTGAGGAGAAACAATACTGTCATATCGACTAGATGCAGCCCCTGCTTTTGCATTAATGCTGTGTAGACGAAATGCTCCTTGTCCATTTCCTGGACCCATTCCATCGTCATAATTTTCAGGATTATCATCCGGATTAGCATTTATTTCTGAGACGTGTGCGGTGGTTGGACATAACCCTCCGTTTAAATCGGTTGGACTTGGACGAATATTGTAGACGGACTCTCCTTGTGCATTTAGCGTATGTTGCAAAAACAGAATCGGGCAACGAATCCCCTGGCCGCGCAACCAATCGATGAATTCAATATACTGTTCTAAATTATCAAACCGAATCGGGTTTACACCTGGAACAGGTGCAAGGTTGGTGTTATACAAGTAAAGGGTTGTTCCCTTTTGAATCAATAAATTTGGACATCTTTTTTTTAACGGATTAACTTCTTTGTCTTGTTCATTGCCGCTAGCGTCGCCTTCAAACCCCTCTAGTCCTCCTTTTTTACTATAAAAGGTATGACTGGAAGTAACATATGCCCCAATAATAAATACAATAAAAATAATAAAAAGTTTTAAATTTTCGCTGAACATTTCGCACAAATTGCAACTACGATACACTATTATACAAATACAAAATAAAAATAATATAAATAACAAAATTTATTTATTTTTATTTTACAGTTTTATTTCATATTTCATTCTCTAAACTAATATTTTTATCTTAAAAACGTCTTACGTGACGTAATGCACTATACGACGCGTTATGTTCATCGCCTCCTTCACTCTTGTCGTTATAATTTTTGTTGATTGCTTGTTGTTTACGAAACGCAATATAGTTTGAACTGTCATATACGTATTTGGGATTGCAACTTGCTGATGCTATATTGCTTCCATCATCCGTCGAATGAACGCGGCCTGCGGATGTTTTCCAAGCGCCCGCAATACTTTGTTTAACACCATTGACTTGATTGGGTCCGCCTGATGAATAGTTTACTCTAGACAAGTAATCTCCTGCATTATTTACTGCTCGAAATGGGGTGATTGCTCGTTTATATACCCCAATTTGGTTTTTTACATTTTCATTACTCCATGCGCGTCGAAGAGTAAATCGTAACGTTTCTCCTTCCGAACTTTTATTCAGAGCTCCGTTGTGATAAGTTGCCATTTATGTGTGAATAGTTTGGGTTTGCCTAATAAATGAATATTAGATAATAATATTTATAATTGCTTATATTGTATGTACGTAAAAAAATGAATTTACAAACAATAAAAAATAAAATGAATAACTGAATAAATAAATATTTTATTTTGTTCACAGGAAATCATAAATTTGTTGTTGTTGTTGTTGTTGTTGATCTTCTACAAATAGGACAACTTGGTTCTCGCTCCAGCCATTTGGCAATGCATAACGTATGAAACGTGTGACCACATATTAACATTGATAATCCACTTGTAGAGTTATCATCTAGACATATTATACAGCATTCGTTAACAAGCTGTTCAGTCGTGGCCGGGAAAATAGTTGTAACTGGCAATAAAATATTACTATTACTAATACTACTATTACTAATGTTACTATTATTATTTGAATCAGGTACATCTAATGTATTAAATCGATTACATATCCAAAACGACATAAACATGCTAGTTAAAAACACAATACTTAAAATATAAAGTATTATTATCCCTAATACGTGAAGTTTAAAAATAGTGGTACCGATTTCGCACCGAATATCAAATTCAAGTGAATCAAACGTTGGTGGAAATATTTTGATGAGGTATCCTATTTTTATAGCTAATTCGCTAAGCGATATAACCAGTCTCGATTTTGGCCATAACGTTTTTTTCCAAGAAATAAACTCATAAACGCCATTAAAAATGGTTCCAAATCGTTTGATATGCGCATATTCGTATCTAGCGCTATTTATTAATCCTACTCCCATCACAATTATCATGCTTAAAAAAAAATTACGATATGCGTTATAGCATGATGTAAGTGTATATGAGTATATAAGAATACCCATCAATTTGAATAAAATATATACTTTTGAACAGCAACGCCTATCTTTATATATAAATCTCATTCGCTGAATGTAAATTTCATTGGCAGATCGAACCGTACTTCGAATTTCATCGGTGTCGTCGAGTATAAACTCAACCGCATAGTCCACCATTATAGCATCATGTCAATATTACATATTGTCATGTGTTTATTTCAATTTATTTAAATGTTTTAAATAACATTCAATGATGTGGTATCGAACACTATATAGCTTGCTTTCATTTGTTTGATTAATTTGTTCAAATTGTTGACAAGGATAAAATCCAGAAAGTATGGGCAAGCACGGTACCGGATCACTATTGTGAAAATAATGGCAAGAATGTATATATTCTCTCGAAACAAGTTTGTTGTACACGGTAGAGAAATCATAATTTCCCACTTTGGGACTTCCAAATGTTATGTTGAAAATTTTTACATTTTTTACTGATGTATCATCATTATTATTATGAAGTTTGTCGCATCCGTAGAACATACAGGATGTTGCTAGAATAGATACTGCTCCTCCTAAACTATGTCCTGTAAAAATAATTTCTTTTTTGTGGTCACCTTTTAGATATGTTTCTACCACTTCAATCACCGCATATTTCATAAGGCCGTACATTTCATGAAAACCGGCATGTACCATAGGATCATTGTTTGTGTATTGCATTTTTTGTTTCAAATAAAACGGCGTATAACAAATATCAGTACATTTGTCTTTATCGACCCGAACGTCGGTTAAAACGTCACTTACTGATTTTGTTCCTCGAAATGCTACAATAAGTTCATTACTCTGAGTTAATGTAGTATAAATAAACTGCGTATTTCCAATTCCATAGTCGCTACACGAAAAAACGTTGAATGCGTAACTGGAATTAAAATGTGGTTTAATCTCGTTCCATAAAGCGACCCATTCATTCGACACTCCGTCCCACAGTTCATTTGTTCGGTTCAAAATATCAATGTCACTTTCAAGTTGATAGGCCAAAAACGAGAGAAAAATAGAACATCTAGCCCGAATGTTGCTCGCGATAGCATCTTGTTTCAATTCCATATTTGCAATCTTCAATCTACAATCTGCAATCTATTTATACTTTATTATTATTATTATTATTTTGTGTAGTTTGTAGTTTGTCTTTATATTTTTATAGATTCATGGGTTATTTGTTTGATCGTCTATGTCACTTTCGTCCAAAACAGTTGTTTGCGTTGTAAGTCTTGCTCCTGACGCAGATGCAGCAGCTGAATGGTACGCGTTCAATATATCAAGCTTTGCAATTGTTTTATCCAGTTCGCTTCTAGCACTTGTATTAAAAAGGTAGTCCATATTAGGAGACACCTCATTCTTTTTAATTTCTCGATACACCGCATCTATTTTTTGAACCACGTTATTAATTTTTTCTTTATAATCTGTTAAAATTATATCCTGATGCGTAGAATACGGTTGAGTTAACAACGACACCGCAAAATAAAGCAAGTAGCGTCGTTTCTTTTTCACGGAAATAGTAAAGCGTATACAGTATAGTTTAAATAAACAATCAATAATTTTCGAACTTAATATTCTATTGGATTTATCCGTCGAAACCTTTTTAGATTCTCTCGTTACAATTTGCCATACGATCCATATAGGGTCCATTTGTAGTTTATCATCGACGGGTACGTTTGCGCGACGTTCGCATTTGCACTGTACTTTTTTCGTTTTGCATATATTATTGAATTCCATTATCCATTCTAACCAGTAACAAGCAAAGTGCGAGCTACTTCCGGGTTCATTTGCTATGTGAAATGCAAATTCGTTGAGTGCAATGAACAATTCTGGCGGGTCGCCTTTTATGAAAATATCATCCAAGTATTTTACATGAGGCGCCTTCAATTTTTCGGACATAGCAGTAATATCATATTCTTCCGTTTTTGATATTTTGATATTTTCATATTGGTGTAATTTATTCGAGTAACACAAAACTGATATTATTTCCGCAAAAAGCGATCTTATTTTAGGATTGTTTCTCATTCTAAGCTCATTGCCTGCGTATCCATTCGCCATAAGGGCTTTAAAATTTTCATATCTCAAATGAATATATGTTGGTAATCGAGGATTTGCTAAATGCACGTATTTTCCCATAAATACAAGTATTGACTCCCATAGTTCAATAAACTTTCCCGCACAAATAAGTTCAGCCGACCAGTTACATGCCGGTTCAATTCGAGAATTTGTCATTGATTTTAACAAGGCCTTTGTAACATCGCTTAATTTATATTTTGAAAACGTAATTCCTCTAAATTCATTCTCGTTTCGAATGTCATTTATTTCAGGAAACCCATTTTTAGCTCCCGTAGACATGATTGGTCTGATTCAAACGTAAACTTAAAAATAATTTAGAATTGTAATCTAGAATAAAAAATATTTGATAATTTAACGAATATTTAAAATAAAAAATGATATGATGATATGAGATGATATTCATGACCCCCTACCACAGTTGCAACACATGGTTTTGATGAAATCGAGCGTGAACGACTCTCTTGATGTAGGTATTGCACATTTAAAATACACGTACGTGCCTGGTGGTACTGCGGTTGATATTGATACTGACGAATTATTGACGCCGAACCCATTTGTAATGCGGTAGTCTTCAAACATGAATGAATTTAAAGAATCACTTGAATGATTGAAACTTTTACAACTTGAAGTAGGGGTTGTCGTGTCTAGTGTATCCGACGATGACGATAACAACATACCGGCGCTATAATTATTATAATTATTATAATCGGTGTAAGGAATCTGTATTTGTGACGACGATGGTAATCTTGTTTGTGACTTTGCCCAATTTGGATTGAATGGATTCATTTTTTTGATTTTTTGAATAAGTAAAATTGTATAAAATTGTATAAACTCGCGTATATAACTAATTTATTACGTTATAATATTTTTACTTTCATTACTTTGTTATCCGTTTGTTATTTGTTATTTGTTTTTTGTTTTTTGTTTTTTCGGGGTTTCTTTTATCAGAGTTATTTGTTGTTAGGTTATAAAAATAAATTAATTTTATTTTTATATTATTATAAAATAGGTATCATCAACGAAAATATATAATATACATCTATAACAAAAATTTAATTTCATATGCAAGCATTGAGAAACACGTTGACGGCAGGGTTAAACAGTAAATGGTACATTGTTTTTGCTTTAATGGTTGCGATTTATTTATTAATATGGTTGAGTCGAAATTTTGGTCCTAAGCCAATGCACAAACGAGAAGGCTTTTCCAGCAACCAATCAAAACAGTTTGAAACAAAACGAGGAGATGCAATATACGATGATTTTTATGCCGATGTTTATGACGAACTATTTTTTCAACCTAACAAGTTGGATTACGAAGTTTCAACCATTATTAAACAAGCTGATTTGGCTCCAAACGGGTCGCATGTATTAGATATTGGTAGCGGAAGAGGACACTTTGTGGACAAAATGAAAGAAGACGGATTCAAAGCTACAGGCCTAGAAAAATCAAAAGCCATGATCGACGTAAATAAACGCATATATCCCGAAAGTGAAGTCAAACATGGCGATGCGATGGATTCAATGATGTTTCCGCCTGAAAAGTTCACGGTCATTACATGTTTAACGTTTACCATATATTATATGCCAGACAAACGCCAATTTTTTGACAATTGTTTTCAATGGTTGGCTCCCGGTGGATATTTGGTAGTACATTTGGTCGATCGTGAAAAGTTTGATCCAATGGTACCTGCTGGAAAACCATTTTTTCTTGTTTCTCCACAAAGTCAAGCTAAAAAACGTATTAATACCAGTTCTGTAAAGTTTGAAACGTTTCAATACAAGTCAGAGTTTCATCTTAAAACAGACAACGATGGAATTTTGACCGAAACATTTACGGATGATGAATCTGGAAAAGTTCGTCAAAACATTCACGAGTATGATATGCCTCATCATAAAACGATCGTGAAAATAGCAAAAGAAACGGGATTTATTGTAAATGCTCACGTGGACCTAGTAAGTACAATGAATGAGTATCAATATTTGTACTTTTTCAAAAAACCAAACTGATCCCGACCTACCCCTAGTTATACAACTTGCTATTTTCTACATTTCTAGTAATTTCCTTGATAAACTTATCGGTATCTAGAAGTTCGTCAACATTTTCTTCCCACTTCATTCGATACTTGAACAAAAATCCGACAAGTCCTGCCATTGTAATGTTTTTGCTTTGTATGCATTTATAGAAGGCTTCGAAACTTTTGTCAATTTGTTCTACTGTTTCGCCGGTTTTTTTCATCATGTCAGTAAATAGGTTATGAATATCTGTTTTTTTAGGATAGTTCATGTGGATGATCATGTCTGTTCTGCCTTGACGTAACAGGGCGTGGTCCAAATTTTCAGGATGATTCGTTGTTATGAATGAAATAAGCCCCTTTCGATAACAAACACCGTCTAACAAATTAAGCAAGTTACTAAATGTAAAAAATTTATTATCTTGTGTTCCTGTACGTTTCTCAAATAAGCAATCAATATCTTCAATTAGTAACAGTGACTTTGATGGTATGTCGCGAAATGCAATCAACGCAACGCTGTTGTCAATATCATGATTGATTGAGAAAATACATAGGTTGTATCCAATTTCTTTACATAGCGCTTTGACAATACTTGTTTTTCCACTGCCTGGTATTCCGGTCAACAAGTAGTTTTTTTTGTACGGTATTCCAAACTCGTCATATTCCTTTTCACTTTCAATAAACTCTAATATATCCTTACGGATCTTAGACTTCATTTTAGTGTCGAAATATACAGTTTTTAATGTTCTCGACGGAATTTTATTGTACCGTATCCACTCGCCATACTTATTCATTATAAAGACATGGAGTTTTTTATCATCTAGTTCATTTAGTTCTCCATATCGATCGGACTCTACAAAAAATTCATGGAAATCCTTGCACGAATTTGCCAGTACTTTCAGCACTTCATATTTTTCAGGATTGTCTTGAGTTCCTACCGTCTTCGTTTCCTGCGTATATATTATCGTAAAAACAACACCAGGCTTGTATTCATATTTATATGTTCCATATCCAAGTACCATATATGCTGTATCTTCACCGTCATATTTGTAAGGACGCCTTAATACTTTAAACTGGAGATCGATAGGTTCATCTAATTTTTCATCAACCGGGCGTAGTCGTTCAATCGTGTTATACATAAATGACAATATTTGATTAATAACGCATTTTGCTTCTACTACGTATTCATACTCTCCAGTTGGAACTAGTGTCAAGTCTATTTTTATTTTTTTAGGGGGGTCTTCTTCTCTGTCATTGTCAGATTTCTCTACTTCAGAGGATTCGGGTTCAGCAGCGTCGGGTTCAGGCTTCAGACTCATGTTTTGCGATTATATAGTTACTCTACAATATGAATATTTATATTTAAGTACATTATTCATATTGTATTTTTACATTTACTTTTTTTTTACGTAGTTATCATTTGCTGAACACAGGTGCTGGCACCGTTTTTGTACTGTAAAACAGATCAATCGGACTGACCACGTTCGTAATATAATGAAGCACGTCTGGGAATGTAATCTTGCTGCTCGGAACCGGGTTACTCGTATCAACAGCATCTGATGACGCAACTGCCTTTTGAGATGCAGCATATGATTTTCTAGCACGGTATATATCATTATGGATTCCGTGTATTATAGCTTTCACATATTTATTACCACATAACGCGTGAGACGCAGTTTTTAAAATAATACAGTCTATGTAGATTTTGTGTAAAAATTTAGCAAATTCACATATACGGTCGTTGAATTTCGCGAATGACTCAGTATCCTCTGGAAAAAGTGACAAATGATGTTTGATTTCTCGAGATCGTCTCAAACTACAGTACATATAAAATAGCCTGGCATCTCCATCTATAGGCGTTTTTTTCGCATTTTCGTATGCTGGATTCCGGAGTTTGAAACTCCATCCAGAGTGCCTGGAACTGTGAAACATTACGCCCATCACCCTATACGGAGTAATCCCAGCTTGATGAACATACTTCATTTGCAACGAAATGAATGGAGGATCAACCAGTCCAATTGCATAATTCCGAGGGATATGAAATCCAGCACCTTTCCAGTCAACAGCAGATCTCGGATGTCTCGATACCGTTAATGTGGTATTATCCACGGTGTATGCTGCAATATAATAGACCCGCGGGCTGACAATCGGGGCTATTAATGGATTTTTAGGATGTTGTAGTACCAAACTATATGCGTAATTCTTGTCCAGAGTATACAGGTCAATCTTATTTGCAATGCATGCGTCTATAAAGAGGGTTCGAAACGTCGGACGCGTTTTTGAATCGGTGCCATCGCCACCAGTTCCAGTCGTGGCGCATGGTGAGGGTACAAATACTCCACCTCCTACAACGCCTTTTGTGGAAATTTCCCATCCAGAAAGTGAAAGTACATCGGCATTCTCAGAGACAGTAGAGCCAGCATCAGTTGCGCGAAATAGGTGAATCATTGTACCTTCAACAAACTCTTCAATATGCGAAAATGCTCCAAAAAAATCATTTGAAGACAACGATTGTAGGGCATTGAAATCAGACACGTCGTTGCAGCGAAGTGTTTTGGCAGGTGAGAACGAAACGAGCTTGCCTTCGTGATCAAAAACAACTGAACGAAAAAGACCACGCCCTTGAATAGTGGCTTCACTTCCGGTCAATTTTTTCACATTCCTTGTAATATCGGGTTGGTCTTGTTCCAACTGTTGTGGTATGCATGCCATTTCAGACAAATACATGGGCTGAAAAACGTTTTTAGTGTACTTTACCGTATAATAGAATCCGGTTGGGGCCTTCCATTTTTTAACAGACATGCTGAGGCCGTTCAGTAACGTTACGGTTCCCGGCTCTTTTTCGTCAAAGCTATTTTTACGCAACATAGTAATCAGGGTTTGAATGTCGCTACTATAACACAACTTATAGTCGGTGCTGTATCCGCTTTGTACTGTGATGGCTACCATTGAGGTTATAATTTGTTCTGAATGTATCTAAATATTATAGATGTATAGTGGTAAATAGAATAAACCCTTTAATATGTTTACATTATGTTAATAATCTTTCCATACACTATACAACATGACAACAAATATTGAACTCGAATTTATTCGGTCGTATGCATACATTCGAACCAAAACATCAGAGTTTAAAACAAAACTAGGAGTTATGCGCGACATGCATTCAACGTGCAAACTAGGAGTGTCTCAGCCAGACAGGGTGTTGTATATCGATAAACCATCTATTTTTCAAGGCGTTTCTAGATGGTTTTATAGCCAAAACCGAAATGTTATAACTAATTATTTATACGAAGAACTTATGGGGTCAGAAGGACTGGTATCACTTGTTTCCAATCTTCGTGATAAATGTTCAGAATTGTTTATGTACTTTCCCACTTCAGGCCGTAAAAGTTTTGCTGGTACTGGTTCTACTGGTTCTACTGGTTATACTGGTTCTATTTCTATCGGAACTACTATGCGCACCATTCCTTATCATACGCTCACCGTCTCTGATACTACACGTAATACCTTTAAAATGCTTTGCATTTCTAACATTGACTTATTAAATATAGTGTCACACGGCCTTGGAAAGCTTTATTCCATATATGAAGACGATTTTGAAAATGACGAGTTGAATATAAATACAAAACTAAACAGTACTACACTTTCGTCATCGCCTCCGTTGAGTCTACCATCCTTTCATGCAATGTACAAAAAAACTGCATCCTATTTTCAAGAACCACCTGATCCCGTTACAAATCAACGTGTAATGAAATGCATCAATGAAATGCAAAAACGAATAAAATTTGAACGAGTGATGCTAGAAACGGTATATTCGAAATTTAATGACAGTAACGGTAATGCCATGTGATATCAATGTCAATATCGATATCAAAATCAAAATCAAAATCAAAATACAATATTTTCATCGATCCATTTTTTAATTGACGTATTTACTGGTACAAGAATTTGATTTACTCCGCTAATATAATGCAAATAATCCTCTTGAGAACCATCACATCCGCTTGAAACTGCATCGTGACCAGTTATAGCAGACAACATCAACAGCACGTTGTAGATGACTATCAAGTCGCGCTTTGAATATTTATCAACAATTTTACAAAAGATAGCATCGATACTATTGTTGTTACTAGTACTACTATTACTAATAGCGCTACTACTTGATGCGTGAGACGCGTGGATATTAGAAGCAGCCGCGTTTGTCGTGTTTGTTGTAGTTACCTTATCTACAGTCACATTAGGTATATTAGTATCGGTTGTCACAAGGTCCATAGTAATAGTGGGTATTCCATGAGTGTATTCTAATCGATTGACCGCAATTTGTTTGTACATGTTAAGAGTGTGTAATATATGCGGGCGATTTGTATTGGTGTATGTACGAATAAGTTTTTCCAACCCTTTTACGGCGTTCGATATTAACAATGAATGTAGATCGGGCATATCACTTGATAAAAACGCGTAATACTTATTGAATCGTGTAAACACGTTAAACAGGTAGCATAAGTCGTCTTGCGTGTCGCTGTTATACCATCTAGCCATAGACTGTGTGTAATCGGGAGGCTGTATAATCAACATGTTTCCTTTTATTGCCAACTTAGTTCCAACTGGATAAAACGAGAGAAATCCAACCTGCAATATGGCATGTAACGGTTCTAGTATTGTTTCAAACCTCTCCTTAGATCGTTTTTTAGAATTTCCTGTTATGCTGTATAACACTTTTAATGCATTTGCCATGAGCTCTAAATCTGTAAGTGTTATTGGTCGAGATAAACGATATATTTTTGTAATTTCGCGGGGGTTATGTTTTATGTTTTATATTAGTAATGATAGCAACTTATATTTTTAAGTTTTTATATTTTTATGTTTATCCATTGAATATTGAATAACTGAATAACTGCATGTAATCTAACTCTAACTCATTCAATCAATTCGTTTATTATCATTTTTATTTAAATAATATACATTAGACAGTTTAGAGAAGAATCGGTTGTAATATGCTCGGTTGGATCTTTCAAGTTACAGTGATTTCACTTTGTTTTATCGCGGTGATTCACTACTTATATATATTTTTTAAGACAACGCTTACTGTTCCGAAAGTAAAGGACTTGGTAAATAGACCCCAACAACAGTACGAAGAACTGTTTAAAGGGATAACAAACACAAATTTGGTACAACAAAATGTAGGTCTATTGCCTACAAATAATAATAATAATAGTACTAATAATACTACCAATATTTCGGCGCTACCTTCTCTTATAGATTCTAATTCTACTTATGCATCGAACTATAATACGTTTAACAATGGTAATAATAATAATAATAATAATCCTCAACCACAATCGGCAATGAAAGACGAGTTAAAACAGTTTTTGAAGAAATTAAATAGAACATAACTCAGAATCAAGTTAACTTGATAAAAAAAATTGAATTCATTTTATAATACTCTTACTACAGTATAAACAGACAATCGACAAACAAGCAGTCAAGAGCAACACTATAATAGATATGGGAAGCATCATCGGAATCGTGAAATCAATACCTTACTACAAAAACAAGGAAACAGCTTATAATTACCCTAAACACCGGCCGCATTCACATACCTTCGCGCAGTCACTTCATCATATGCAGACCAGATCTCGAACTCGCGCACTTCTTGCCGCGATACAGTAGCTCTTCTCAAACAAGGTAAGTTATATTGTGTCTGTTTTATACTAACCTTTTTTTATGAATAATTAATTAATTCTCAAATTGATATAAATTTATACAACATTTACATTATAGTCAACTCAAAATATAAATTACAGTACAGCCAATCGAAAATCACTGCGAATAAAATGCAGGCACCATCACAGACACAGTCACTCTTTATGTCGGTAGACAAAAGAGATATTGGAATGTTGCAATCAAAATTATTTCAATCTTATCAAATCGAAAAGGAGCCTACTCCTAGTATGAAAATTTCTTATGAGATAAATACGTATAAGAAAGTTTCTGCTGATATGTTTTATATTATTCCTAGGGGTAAAAAGTGTATCGTTTGGCTCACAATGTACAAGAATTTACCAGAAGCCATCTTTTTCGATTTAGATCCGAAAGATCATACAAAAATAAAATTTGTTTCTATACGAACCCCTTCTCCAGAGAGCCAGTTTGATATTGTGCAATTTCAAGGTCGTGGCACAGTCCTTTACGGAACGCTTTTTACACATAATCACGAACACAAACACGGTGTTCATCAACTGTTTGCATTGGAAAACATACATGTATGTGAAAATCAAAATGTTGACCATCTTACAGTGGTTCAAAAGGATGAACTGATGTATAAACTGTTATCGTCAACGAGAAAAGCAAATTATCATGGCATACATTCACAATCAAGACTTCAAAGTCGTATTCTATTCGGGATAGCAGTAAAGTATGCGTCTTATTCGGAAGCGTTGAAAGCAGTAAATACGTCTTCAATAATACCGTATCCAGTTTATGCAATTCAGGGGCGTTTTAAAAATCAAACGGATAACAAGTACTATCAAAATTGTCAAACGTTTCAAGAGCGTATGGTAGTAGCATCGCAACCGCCATTACATGATCAAAATCAAAATCAAAATCAAAATCAAAATGACTATAATGGAGTTCGAAAATCTACTCTGCCTTTATCATTACCGGGCCCGATACTAGTACAAAATACGCTGTGTGCGCCTAATACAAAAATTTTCATGGTGAAAGCTGAATCTAGAGTTGATAGATATAGTTTACGTTGTCCGGAAACAAATGCAATTGAACCTGAACCTGCGCACGTCGGAGACTATAAAACAAGTGTTTTACTTAATTCAATTTTCAGAAATGTAAAAGAGAATTTGTCATTAGACGCCGCGGAAGAAAGTGATGATGAGGAATCATTTCAGTTGTCTCAAGAAAACCAGGAACAAGGGTTTGCGATTGATGCTGGAATTGAAAAAGCAATGGTTTGTTCATACAACTATAAATTCAAACGATGGACGCCGTTGCATCTCAAATCACGAGTTACAGAGTTACAGAATAGAAATTGAATATATGATAATAGAAATTCATAAAATAATATTTTTATTTTTTATATTGTATTTATCTATAGAGAAATAAATAAATATAACAACAAATGCTTTTAAACAGCCCATCAACTTCGTCATCCATGCATGTAAAAATGATACATGTGAGCGATAAAAAAACATCAAAAGAATTAGAAAATGTGCGCGCTCGTAAAAATCATCACATTGTTACACTATATTATAGAGACGGATGCCCTCCATGTGATAAAATGAAACCCGAATGGAAACGCGCTTGTGAGATGTTTAAACAAAAATATCAGTGTAAAGATAAAAATGCAAAAGAACGCACGGTTATTGCAAAGGTCGATGACCAGGGTATAAAATATCTGAATAACGTGTTTCATAACATACAAGGTACTCCGACAATGTTATATATATCGGACAACCATATGAGCGAATATAAAGGACCTGATAGAGATGCAGAAAATCTTTTAAAATGGTTCGAACAGTCTCTCAAATCTGAAATCGTACCTGTGCAACATCGGGAAAAAAACCGACGCTCTCATGGCGGATGCTGGGATACGAAAAAAACGAAAAAAATGAAATCGCAGCGTAAACGTAGCGGCGGAAAGAAACAAAAACGAAGAACAATTCGACGTCGACGTTTATAGTGTTTATAGTTTATACGCGTAGCGATGGGTTGATGCATTTGTCTTTCGTTGGAAAAATATTACCTGACATACAGGTATCACTTTCATTCACATAAATACAACCTCTGTTTCCTCGGTCTTCGCCAACCAAACAGTAACCTGCTTTCCCGCTAACTTTTCCTTTTTGAGTAACGCTGCTTGCCTGGTCAGGTAACGGTATGGGCGGAGCATCCATTTGAGATCCAGTGTTCATCGTAAGTGCTTTGGCTCTAGCCGCTTCTTGTTTTGCAGTACCCCCTCCACTTGATGGTACGGGTAAACTATGTATATCAGTTATCTGGGTTGCCGTATTTGACCCCGATCCTGAGTCTGACGTATTGATACCTTTTCCAGTAACTTGATCTTCGATTACATTTACACCCGACTTAGCTGCTCCAGAAACAATATCAATTCCAGTTCGGGTTCCTTCTGATGTTGTAGACACAAATTGTTTACTTATGATTTCAACAATGTTGGATCCAAAATCGGTAACTGGACGAACAAATTCAAGTACGTCATCAGTAATGATTCCCATTTCTTTAAATATGTTAAACCCTGCAAATCCTAATAATAATACAATAAGTATGAACCGTACAAGATATCCCCAAAATGAAGGGGAATCTGAAGAAGAAGAATCCAATTCACCTTTCGCACTTTCAAGTATTTCCTTCGATTTTTTTACTTCGGTGTCGAACCAGGAAGAAATTGGACTAGTCGCTGGTTCGGATGATGATGATGATGATGCTGATGATGATGATGATGATGATGATGATGAAGACATCTTGGCGTTGGCATCTGACGAAGATGGTGAAAATACATTAAAAATAGAGTTCGAAACTGACGATTTTGGTTTTGAATTTGCAAATGTTGATGACATTTAATGATAGTATGTTATTTTACTTATTTTTTGTATGGTGTATTATTGATTAGTATTAATATTGTTAATATTTTAGTATTATTAGTAGTATTATATTATTATTTTTTAATTTCGTATGAATTCCATAAATTATCAAGTGCAATTTTATAAACCACGTCGCGGTTTGTTAATTTGGTTAAACATAAATTAGATAAATTAGATTTATATTCAGCAGTACGTTTTGAATATTCGGCATCATACGTGCAATTAAATTTCAAAAATGTACTGCGTAACATTTCTTTTAGTTTGTTTTCAACAACGCTTAGTGACCAATATTCATTTGTTCGATTTTGAAGCCACTCAAAATAACTTACAATTACTCCACCGCTGTTACATAAAACATCGGGGATAATTTCTATATTTTTCGAAGCTAACAATTTTTCTGCGGGTATGTCTATCGGACCGTTTGCTCCTTCGGCAATAAGTTTACAATCACCGTGTATAGTTTCTGCTATTGATGCATCAATTTGAAGCTCCATTGCTGCCGGGATAATAATATCCGTTTTCAGTTTCCAAAAGTCTTCGACCGATACGGGAACAATACCATTAAAACTAGACTGCTTATCCAGCCCTTCAAGCGTTTTGTATTTAAGTACCTCGTAAAAAGGGTTTGAATGTTCTCCAGAACACCCCTTATAAAATTCAGAGGTTAAATGATAGTATCCGGTAAAGTCGCCTACTCCAATACAAATTGCACCTGCGTTTGTTAAAAACCTCGCAGTCCACGAGCCTACATTTCCAAATCCTTGAATAATGAAGGTTTTCCCCCGAATAGTGTCTTTCAAAACGTGTTCAAACCAAAGTTCGACCATATACGACACGCCCAACCCAGTTGCACGATCTCTGCCCTCGCTTCCTCGAAACGAAACAGATTTGCCAGTAAATGTGCTATAAATTAAATTATCATTACTTTTTTTTTGATATTTCGATGTCATCCAATCCATATGGCGACTTGTACTTCCCATGTCCGGTGCTGGAATATCGCTGTTCGGACCAATATACTTGAATATTTTACTGCAATAGGTTTGAACAATTTGTTTTTGTTCTTCTTGAGAAAAATGAGCCGGGTTAAACTTTATTCCGCCTTTTGCACCTCCAAACGGTAAATTATGAATTGCGCATTTTATTGTCATCCAGAATGCTAGTGCTTTAAACTCGTCCAAATATACAGTATCATCAAATCTGAGACCTCCTTTATAGGGTCCTAATAAATTATTATGCTGTATACGGTATCCTTTGAATATTTTTGTTGTACCGTCATCCATTTTTACTGGAAAATTTACAATGATTTCATTATCATGAACTTTTAAAACGCGTATGAATGTTTCGTCATACTTAAACAGCGAAACTGCAGACTCTAGCTGTTGGTCAAATAATTGTATAATTAATTCTTTTGGCATATCAAGTTTTTTTTGATATTATATGTTTTTCGGTTATTTTAATAGGTTTATTTTATTTTATATATGTTTAACTTTATATATTAACAAAATAAATTGAAGCGTGCTTGCCATTACAATATACTCATAATCAGATACCAATCATTCATTCATTCATTCATTCATTCATTCATTCATTGTTCCTGTAGTTAAAATGCCATTTTCATCATCTCTTTATGCTGCGATCCATGGACTATCTTCGAAATTTCTATATAAAACATCTAGTGAAAAGGAAATGCCCGGTTTGAATTTGACTCCTGCGGCAGATGTTCGTATTTCAATTGAAAGTTCTGACGTTCCAACAGAACCAAAGCGTGTTCAAAAAATAACCCCAACCCCACGACGAGTAGCCCCGCTGATCATTTCGATTGATGGAAACATTGGATCTGGAAAAAGCACATTGGTTAGACAACTGAAAGACGTATTCAAATGCATGCCAAATGTGCACTTCATTCAGGAACCGGTCGATACGGTGTGGAATTTGATTACAGACAAAAATGGAGAAACCTTGCTTTCTAATTTTTACAAGGACCCTTCAAACCATGCATTCACATTTCAAATGATGGCATATATTTCAAGACTTGCCATTTTAAGAGAGGCGGTAAAGAATCCAAACTATGACGTTATTATTACTGAACGTTGTCTTGAAACAGATCGCAACGTTTTTGAAAAAATGCTGCATGCTCAAGGGATTATTACAGATATGGAACATACTGTGTATAATATGTGGTTCACTGAATTTTATAAAGAAGTACGATGCAACGCAATCATTTATGTGCGGGCAACGGTAGCCACTTGTATGGACCGTATTCAAAAACGAGCCCGAGAAGGCGAATCTGTAACACGACAATATATCGCGGAATGTGATAAGTATCACGAAGACTGGATTTTGAAGGACAGTCGCGAGCGTCTTCTCATTGAAGCCGACTCTGACAGTATAATGAATGAAGAAAATCGAGACAATAAACTTTTGCAGATTGTCACATTCATTCATAAAATATGTGAATCCACTGTATAGTAAATAATCAAAATAAGTAAACAATACCAATTGCGTTTTTTTACTTATTTTATAGTATTTTTAGATTTCAATTTATCACGAGGTATATACAAATACACAAATACAGAGAATGTCAACTGCACCAAAACGAACAATAACGATTGATACTAATTTACAGGGATTATTGAAACGTGGTAAAAATAAAACCAAGACAAACGGTACAACCGTAAAGCCAAAATTAAAACCAAACCAATTTATTCGCCCGAGTACATTAAAAAAACAATTACTTGCGCGAATAAAAACACATCAACAAAAGAAAAACACAACACCGACATCAAAGTTGATAGCAAGCCAGTCATTGAATCACTCGTCAGAACGTGGCAACAGCAGCAACGTCAACGATAGTAAAAATAAAGATAGAGAGATCAACGATGACAATCGAATATCACAAACTCAAGTCACTGACATTCCATCTGTTTCCCAAAACGCAAATATGAATGAATCTTTTTCACAATCTCTCGAATATTTGAAATCGCTTGCTTCAAATGCGCGGGAATCGCGGCACCAGCGTAAACAAAAAAATAGGACTCATAAAAATAATACGAACATACCTGCAGTTGCACCTGCACCTGCAGTTGCACCTGCACCTGTACCTGTACCTGTATCTGTACCTATACAACCTGGACCCATTTCAGCTTTGCCCACCATGCCTCAGATATCGGCGGCATCAGCCATACATTCAAGTGATGTGGTTCCGAACGTCACATCACCTCAAGTTTTTTTAGGATCATTGCCTAATGATATCGACCTAAACATCAAGCCCAATAGTATATCGTTCCCTTCAGATAATATTTCTAATATCAATATCAATAGTATACCAATTGTATCAAATGTATCAACCCCAGTATTAAATACTGAACCAGTATGGGGGTGTTTAAAAATGGGAACCAAACCAACTTTTCGAACATATCACAATAAAACATTAAAGTTACATACATCAGTTGATACTTCAAACGGAGAAGATGAAAATAAAAACCCTGATCAAATACCTGAAACTGTGAACGTCAACTCCTATACGACTTCAAATACGGCTACGGCTGAGACAGAACCATCAGGGTCCGAGCCCGTTTCAACAACAGAATTATTATATGGAACAAGACAGCAGCGACTTGATGAATATAGAAAAGAACAACTCAATGCTGATAAAGAACAAGTTGAATCAGTAGTAAAGATAAAACAAACAAAACAACGTCTTGTAACAAAACGATATAAACTCGGAAAATATAAAAATAAAACTGGAGATGTAATTGGAGTCCTCATTAAAAACGCACAAACCCAAAGAAACGTTGAAAACAAACGACAGGATATGAGACGACTTCCTTTAGATACGGTTATGGCACGTCTTCATAAAAAACGATTATTAAAGGTCGGATCAACTGCTCCTCCAGATGTATTAAGGGAGATGTATGAGAGTTCGGTATTAGCTGGAGACATTGAAAATGAAGGAAATGATATTGCGTTACATAACTTTTTGGCGGATTCTGATAAATCCTAATTATCTAATAGTTTTCACTTTTTTCACTTTTAAATGATAGTTTTTGTTGACTATCGTCCTTTGGAACTTTTGACTCTTTTGGAGCTTTTGGAGCCTTTGGAACTTTTGGTTCCTTTGGTTCTTTTGGAGCTTTTTGAGCCTTTGGCTCTTTTGGAACTTTTAGAGCCTTTGGTTCATTAGGAACTTTTGGAACTGTTTCAGCTGTTGAATCTTTTACCACAGCACCGCAATCTGTTTGAGACTGTGGTTGTAAAACAGTTTCATTTTCATTTGTCACTGGAGGTGGAAGCACACGTTTCTTTTTTAGTATAACCTTTTTGGGAGGAGACTTCGTGCGGACAGATTGAGACGGAATCTGGTGTTGTTGATTCTCACTCTCATTCTCGTTCTCAATTTTTACATTGTCGAAAATAGTAACTAATGCTTGATCCGGAGTTAGTTTTTTGAATTCTTCTGATTCATGAATTGTTTCCATGATTTCGTCTTCAGGAATATTGTACCTTTTTGAAATAGTGCTTACGACGCACAGATGAAAATCTGAAACGTGTCTAAACAGTACGTGAAGCGTAGCTGCATATGCATCTCTGGCGGTAGTGATCGTTTCAGGTAAGTACGGAATTCTAGTTCCATCCTTAGTTATGTATACAGGTTCTACGCGATTGGTCGCCATATTCGACTTCTATTTACTTGGTTGTGGTATGCGACTAAAAATTATATAGTATAGAATAAACATCAATTTTATTGATAATGATTTTTTACATAATAAAGCAATAAAATTAAAAAAAGTGTTAGTTCAAACAACTTACCTATAATACTTACCTGTAATTGTAATGTAATTGTTTTTCTCTAGTTGTCCTTTTTGTCAATAAGAGATGGTCTCCAGTATACACACCAGGTGTTGTCGCGTGTAGGAACCATTCGCATTGGGCTATCTGAGCTAATGCCCCACATTCTGGCCTTCAATTCCAATGCCGTTGGGTTTAGTCCATTGACTTGAAGTTCTTTTGGAGCCTCATTGGTTTGGCGTTTGTTGAATTTTCGACCCTTGGTCATTGCAAACGCAATTGCTTCTTCTTGCGTTGAAAATTCTTCGCATTCGCGATCGTTGTCGTCCCTTTCGCCATGTTCGCCGGGTTCTTCAATGCATTCATGATTTACATTCGGAAGGGCAATAGTGCTACCATTTACCCTGACACTTGTAGTGTTGCTGTTCCAAGACACTCGTTTCAGTGCATCAGAGTCGAAATTGCATTCGAATAATTTTTCATACTTCTCGTATGACTCCATATTTGTATAACAAATGCAGTCATGTTCCTGGTATCCGCAAAGTCTTCCCATAAATCCCTGAATCGAGAATGAATCGTTCTGAACATCGCTATTGCGTCGTCGTTCAACCATAACTCCGATGTGGTGCTTCACTGAATGCACGTGATGTTTGCCGTGAGTGTCAACTACAACATGCTCAAGTGTCTGGGCGCATTTCATTTTCTCTTTCACGAAAATGATGGTATGCTTGTTGGGTCTCTTGAACAGTAACTCTGAAATACTGTCAACGTTTCCGTTCATGTCATACCGTCTAACGCGAGACTCGTCAAGCTCAAACCGGTCTCGTTCAAAATCATGAAGCATGTGCAATGATTCACTCAGATTCTTATAGTAGTTTGGCTCTTGAGCTCCGCCTCGAATTCGAATAACAAGGTATCTTGGTTCGCCAAACGAAAGTTGGTCTCGAAGGATTTGAACAAAGTTTCCTATGCATAAACTGTGTGTGGCTTCATCCACCCATTCTCCATCTTTTTTACGTCCGTAAATATCGACAGCCGGTTTCAAGTTACCCAACAGGTGCATCTGTTTTGCGCCAAAATACCCGGTACCTGGCCGAATGGTTACGATTCGGTAATGACGTTCTGGCCATTTGGGGCCGTTTAGGGCAAATATAAGACCATCGGGAGTGGCTGAAAATTGTACAAGTTTGATGTCATTCTCCATCATAAAATCCAACTTCCAAGAGAGTTCCTTGAAAATTCGAGACATGGTCTGTTTTTTTCGACTGGCCATATGCGCTTCATCGATAATGACAAGAATGTTTTGTTTTCCGGACACTTCTTTCTTGAATGTGTCCAAGTTTCCATTGTGAAACACATGAACTCTCATGCATTCAGGAATACGTCCTTTTGTTTGTTTCATCCAATCACGTGATGAAAGACCTGTAATTATATAAATGTGTGAAATATGTATCAACGTCTCCTGCGAGGTCATCATACGGTCGATAAGTCCAACCATGCATCCGGTTTTACCAGATTGCGTGTAACCAATCGCCATTTGAATTACGACCTCTGGGTTCAAGAAATTTGAATGCAATTGATTTGCAACCGTTGTCTGGTTTGGATACGCGAAATAACTCTTGTTGAGTTTCATTCTCTTTAACTGAATTCTGAATTCTTCTTGGTCGCATTCAATTAACTCCGCTTCATCTGGAGTATAACACACATTCTGTCGTTGAGTCCTAATGGGTGCCGAGTCATCTTCAACGCTGAACCCGTCGCTTTCTTCGTCGCTATCTTTTTCATTATCAGCATTTTCATTATCAGCAAGGTCATGCGGAGTTCGTCTACGTACAGCTGCACCGCCTCCGGTCACTGCATCACGCATGAGATTTGATTTTGAGTCTAGTGCCATTCCTCCGCCGAGTGCAGGTCCTCCTCCTATGACTGCTGCTGATGCTGTTGCCGCTGCCGCTGCCGCAGCTGCTGCTTCTCCAACGTATTCATTCGGAACCGATGCAGCTGCTCCGCATGCACTGGCAATCAATGCTGCTTGTACGACTGTAGCTGGTTTGATGGGGTTAATTGCACTGGATACTGTTCTACATACCTTTTTGAATCCTTGTTTAAGTCCCTGTGTAAGTGCTGCTGCACTTTGAGAAACTTGTTCAAAAGTCACGCTCAATCTTTCATCAGAAGAAGGAGAAGAGTCGGGAGAAGAGTTTGTTGTCATATTGCCGTATTCGCGGTTTAGAAAGCCTGAATGTGGAAGTAATACAAATGAAAAATCAATTCAATTTTTTTTGATATTTTTACTATAATTGAAATTGATTTTAATAGATGAATAAATTAAAATAAATTAAATTAACTCCTCAGTCGTCGTTGTTGCCGACTACGCTTTTGGTGACTCCGATAAACTTTTACTGATTTTTTGTGACGATATTTTATCGCACGAGTTCGTTTTTTATAACGCGATTTTTTTCCACCTTTTTTAGTAAACAACCCATTGTTATGAATAATTTCACCTCGAACGTATATAAAAAATCTTTTCCATGTTTCTTTACGTATTCCATATAATCGTCGTATAGATTCTAAATTACCGCGTAATAAATTTTTATCAAGATATTCAGACTGAATATGCTGCATGAAATTGTTGTACTCTGTAAGAATTTCAAGATCAGAAGATATTTTTCCAAATAACGCACGTGCCTGTGCAGGACGTATACCTAAACAGGAAGCAGCCCAATCACTATATTGTTCATCATCACTCAACATTAGTTTAAGCAGCATTTCGGATTTTTCAAATGCAGATGTTTTAGCAACTAACTTCTGTGTTTCAGGTGTTTCAGGAAACGGAAACGGTGGAAATGATTGAAGTTGCTCAGGTTGCTGAAGTTGCTGTTGTTGCTCTTGTTGTTGCTGCTGTTGATACTGTTGAAGTTGTTGCTGCTGTTGAAGTTGTTGCTGCTGTTGATACTGTTGCTGTTGTTGTTGATACTGTTGCTGTTGTTGATACTCTTGCTGCTGCTGTTGATACTGTTGCTGCTGTTGTTGATACTGTTGCTGAAGTTGTTGTTGTTGATACTGTTGATACTGTTGCTGCAGTTGCAGTTGTTGCTGCTGATGTTGCTGCTGTTGAAGTTGTTGCTGCTGTTGTTGATACTGTTGCTGCTGTTGCTGCTGTTGTTGCTGCTGTTGTTCATACTGCTTTATATATTCGTTTCTAAACTGATTTACAATGTTAATCCAACTTTGAATACCCAATTCTTTACTTATAGCAAATTCAGTTTCAATTTTTATAAATGTTTGATAGTCTGAAGTAATGCTAGTAAAAAAATGGGGTTCGTGGTTCAGTCGAGTATATATGATACCCGCTGTTCCAGTGTCATAACTACTAACTAAACTCTGAAATAATTTATTAAATAACTCGAAATAACCTTGAGGAGGAGCCATTATTATTTAAAATGAGCAACGTGTTATATGTATATTACAGATAAAATATTCATATAACAAAAACATCTTTTATTTTCATTTTTAAAACATAGAGTGACCAAGAATTTCATTCGCTGCCATGGGCTCAAACCCGTTCATTGTTCCGCCATAAGGAGACGCTCCGGCTCCAATTGCGGGCGGTTGTTGTTGCGCCGGAGGTCTGAATTCATTTTGCATACTTTTCGTACTAGTTAACTGGGCTGGAGGGGGAGCATGACCTCCCGTTACCATCATACCGCCACTACTTTGCGCATATCCCTGTGACAGAGGCTGGGTTACTCGGACTTGCGAATTTTGAGCATATCCCTCGCGAGTCGAGCTTTCTCCTGACCAAAGATCTTCAACACGATCGACCAGGATTTGAACTTTCTCTCCCAACTTAGTCTTAATTGACAACACAATCATCAAAATACCAAGTGCAATTGTTATCATGTTTAACTCCCCATACTTGTATCCGCTGTATGTTGGAATATATGTTATTATTCGGTGAATGAAATAAATGGAGACAAACATAAACAGTAGCTGGCCAATAATTTCAACTAAAATCATTAAACTTCCTTTTTGATCATCTGGATCGGGTGAATAGTTACGAATAATGGATAAAACAATCGCAATTGGTACTAGTGCTAAAACAATGTATTGCGTTACATTCAAAAGAACGCCTTGTTGCGCATCATCCATTTTAAAAACATAGTCTAAAAACCCAGATCTACGAACCCCATCGCGGACGGACTCTTCTAAAGATTCCATAGTTATTGTATTATATATTACTTAATTAAATTAATTATTTTTATTGTAGTACTTATTTTTATGAAAGATATTCTTATTTTGAATATTCGTATATTCGTCTATTCAGTTGTTGTAAATAATTTGTTCATATTTATAACTTCTATTTTTTCACTCGACGGAATTGCCGAAAATAATTTTTTAATTAGGTCGTCATCTCTAAATCGTACCGTATAATCCTGCTGAAGGCTGTTTCTACCTACGCGCCCCATTGCTTGAACGGTTTTTTCTTGTGTCATATCACTTAAATCCTTTCCAATGTATCCGTGACAAAATTGGTAATTCGTGCCGTATACGTAATCGGATGATGCAATAATCAAATACAAGCGCTGCGTTTGTGCAAGGGATTTGATGATGTCGTTGTACTGGGTTCCTACTGTACTTACAACCGCAGTCCCGTTTGACGTACTTATTTCATGCGGATTTGTGATTACTCCTATTCCCATTAATAATAAAAGCTTCCAACTGTTATCAATCGGTAATAACATGATTTGTTCAACAGTATCCGGATCCACATCGGATGAAAATTTAGTAACTGCGTCTACTTGATTAGAAGGGTTGGTACGACTGCGCCAATATTGAAAATGTTCGTCCGTGTTAGGAATAAAAATTTCATTCAACGTTACTGTTTTTACTTGTTCCTTGAGTTCGCTTATTTTACCTTGAAGTGAAAACAATTCATCGAACTTTTTCATTACCTTTGATGACTTTTCGTTGATGCACATCTTAGAATCCAGTGTTTTTTTACTTACACTTCGCCCGCCCTTATCATCAAGCGCGCCTCCACCGCTTGAAGTACTGTTGGAATTCCCAGACCCTTCGCGTTTAGCGCGCTCGTCTTCTAATTGTTGTTCCAACGCTGCAATCCGCCCGCTTAATCCTGCGTTAAACGTGATATCATTCATAATGTCATCAAATACTTTATCAGGAATTTCGGTGTCTTGAAGCGCAAATGCCGAAATCTTTTTGACATCGTTTGACAAGTAAATGGTTGGCCCATCCGTTAAAGTGTGTGCGTCTCGTGTAGTGAAATAAATGGTAGAATTATAAAATTGGATTCGTGTTTTAATTAACGGTTGAATAACGTTGACCCAAGCTTCTTCACGTATGTTTTCAATGAGCTTCAAATAATATTCTTTTATACTTGTCAGAGTTATATCAGTAAGTTTGTCTGAGAAATAACTTGTCAACTTGTATCGTTGAGACACAAGTATTTTGTTACCATTATCGTTTGATGACTTGTTAACTGCGCAAATAAATCGTACAACTTCTCGAACGTCAAAATATCTCATAATCGTCTTGTATTGCTGACAGTGTTTTGCACTGTCCTTTACTTTAGAATAATCGCTCGCAAACAGAAAATGGGGGAGTTCCACATTACCCGACTTGTTCAAGATAGGAATTGATTTTTTACAGTCATGGCTTACAATGTTATAAAGTTGCGGCTGACCCCCGCTGTGTAAAAACTTTGTTTTGAAATCAAGAATTACATTACCAATTTCATGTTCCTTTGGAAGAGTCGCAGACGATAATACAATATTTGGAATAACATTTTTAGACCACGTTTTATGTATAATTGCATGATACGGGTGTTGTTGATAGTCCAGCATAATAGTTGGTTCGTCCCAGTACATTACTAGTCGGTCAAGCGGATTAAACGCGCACATATAATGCATGGCATATAAATACGACTTTACATCACAAATCATAAGTTCCACATTATCTCCTATACTGTTATCAACTTTTCGAATGCCGCCCGTTTTCCAGTCACGGGTGTATTCTTTTGCTGAAAAATAGTGAAGCCGAATATCGTCAATATTATTACATCCAAATGCAAATGCCACTTTTTTCTTCATGGTAATCGCTGCTTTTGCAAGTGCAATACCTACATGCCTGGCGGCACAAATGAATACAACGCGATACTTTTCGGTAATTCCGAGCGGGGATAACGTTTTACCGGTTCCGGTTGGAGCAATATACAAAATTAGTTTGGGATTTGGATCCTTGATTGCGGTAAACAACTGCTTTTGGTGGTCATATAGTTGTATACTGGCATATTTATGAATATATTCGTTGCGTTCAATATACTCGTACGCATGCGATACAAAATGTTCAATGCTCGTTGATTCAACTGCTTCATTCTCATATCGCTTTATAACATGTGAAATGAATGAATCGACATTTATATTAAGATTTGATATATTGTTATCATACAGTATGCACAGGGTATAATAATAATACGTCCATTTTAGACGACGTTTTACTACCCATTCCCCGGATCCCAAGGTACCATAATATTTTTCATCAAGCATTTTATCAAAAATCGTTAACAAAATATGCTCATATGTATTTTCCAAAGACGACTTGTCCATTTTTATGTTTTGAATGCGCATTGCATCTATTTTTTTTATTGTTTTGGTTTCGCCCATTATACGTTTCCACGATTGAAACACGTCAGAAGTTACTTCGCTTGCACAAGATGACAAGAAGTCTCGTTCGTTTTTTCGGTGTTTTTTTACAAATCCTTCTAGGATTGTCTGGTAAAATGTCGCATACAAATGATGATGCATTTCTGTTGACGGCTGGATCTTTAAAAAAGAAATCAAAGATTGTTGACAGGTTTGTAAAACATTGACGTCATGATATCCTTGAATAATCATGGACATGATTTCCTTCTCGTTTTGATTTTCTGGTATTTCGGTATAATCCCATTCGCTTTTTGATAATTTTATTTGGTTAATAGTGTCCATTTCTACTATGCCCTGATTCAACTTGATGTCGTCGGCTTTTCCGGCACTTGATGATAACTGTATTCTGGGAACGGTATTGGAAGCTTCCGCCGGCTCTCTTCCCACGGTGATATTAGTTGATGATGATAGTGGTTGTAGAATGGGGTTTGGGTCGACAACAAGGGGGATGTGTAAACGTCGACTTGATTCGTCGGACTCGTATCGAATGATGTTTGGCTCGAAAGCTTTAAATACGGATGCGGATACGGATGCAGATTCGGCGGACGGTGGCTCAGCACGTATGGGTTCCGACGTGGTTCCAGTTCCGGAAGGGATACGGATTCCAAACTCCTTGTCCGTAAGAAAAGAGGCGAAAGAATCAGAAATGTCATCACTAGTATAACTATTGTCACTATTATTATTGATATCCATAGTACATGCATAATCACAACTCTGAGACGAATGATTCATATATGAAACTGAATAACGTGTACTCTATAATCATGAATATGCATTTAAGTAACTTTTTGTTTTTGTTTTTGTTTTTGTTAGATAAACGTTTAAATAAATAATTAAATAAAGAAACAATGACAAGAACAAGATATAAACAAACAAACAAATAAACAATTTTTATGTCGTCCTCAACGATTTGTTGGTTCAAAGACTGCTCTTATAAAAATAAAAGCCTAGTCGGCGGAAAGTGTTGTTCTTTGGGAGAATTGTATCATCTTTCAAAGCGTCTTATGTTTTCTATTGCAGACGGGTTTGCGATAACTACTGCTGCGTATGATGCATTCATTCAATATAACAACCTTTCAACGCGTATCAAAAATGCTCTTTTGAGTGCATCGGAAAGTGCTGCGCAGAATAAACTAAAAGATTTGGATTCAAAATCTCTCGAAATACGGGAGATGATTCTCGGTGGAGCGTTTTCAGAGTCGCAAGAACGCGAAATCATTGATAGTTATATTAAACTATGTGTAATTTATGGTCGAGAAACGCATGATCTCGAAGTTGCAGTACGGTCAAGTGCAGTAGCAGAAGACATGCCAAATGCATCGTTTGCTGGACAACAAGACACATATTTAAATGTCAGAGGAGCGCAATCAGTATTGTTGTGTGTAAAACGGTGTTTTGCGTCACTCTTCAATGCTCGTGCAATATCGTATCGAACTAGTCATGCTGATATACTTAAAGAAGACGACATAAAAATCGCGGTTGCAATTCAAAAAATGGTACGTTCGGATGTAGGGTCAGCCGGCGTTGCATTTTCGATTGACCCCGAAAGCGGTTACAACAAGGCGATTATTATAAACTCGGCATTTGGTCTAGGCGAACTTGTTGTATCTGGCGGAGTTAAACCCGACGAATTCATTCTTGACAAACGCGTTTTAAAAAATATCGAGTATGATCCAATTATCATGAAAAAAAAAGGAGACAAACAATCTAAAATCGTATACGAGAATGAAAAGGCAACAGACTTTACGGTTGAAGTTCCGACAAGTGATTTTGAGAGAAAAAACTACAGTCTTACAAACGATCAAGCGATTGTATTAGGTAGGCATGTTCTCCGGCTTGAAACCGCATATTCAAAACTGGAAAAGGCATTGTCCACGGCTAGTAGAGTATCAGGAATTGATGTAGAATGGGCACTTGACGGGATAGATAATAACATTTATATCATACAGGCCCGGCCAGAAACTGTACATAGCAGCGCATTGTGCTCAAACAAGTTTAAAGTTTCAAAATACATACTTGACTCGTCGCACCCTCTTACGATACTTGTTAATGGCGTATCTGTGGGTGAAAAAATAAGTTCAGGAAAAATACGTATTATAAACAACATAAGGGATATACTTGACGCCGCCGATGGTCATGAAAGTTTTAATGATGGCGATATTCTCGTTACAGACATGACGACTCCCGACTGGGAGCCAATTATGAAAAAATCGTCCGGAATTATAACAAATCGTGGGGGCAGGACGTGCCATGCGGCAATTGTGGCGCGAGAGCTAGGACTTAATGCGATTGTTGGAACCGGTCGCGCTACGAGCGTACTTTCAAACGATATTTTTGTAACCATGAACTGCGCAGATGGTGAACAGGGAGTTGTGTACAAAGGATGTATACCATTTCATATTGAAACTGTAGACCTGGATTTGAATTCAAATCCTGACGGGTCGGGGGAATCAAAAGCTTCGGCGGTCAAACTTATGTTGAATATCGGAAATCCTGAAAATAGTTTTAATGCATCAGTCCTTCCTAACAGCGGAGTTGGACTTACACGTATGGAATTTATTATTAGCAACTACATTAAAATTCATCCACTCGCTCTTTATCACTATCCGAATATAGAGTCTGCAGAAACACGCGGACAAATTGCCGAAATGATTGGTGACCATGACAGTGGAAAATGGTTTTTTATTAAACGTCTCGCGCGAGGATTGGCAAAAATAGCGTCGGCATTTTATCCAAATGATGTAATTGTTCGGTTCAGCGACTTCAAATCAAACGAGTATAAAAGTTTAATTGGAGGAGAAATTTATGAACCGGTAGAAGAAAATCCTATGATTGGGTGGCGCGGAGCGTCTCGTTATTATTCTACTGACTATGAGCGCGGGTTTGAACTAGAATGCGAAGCCATTAAATATGCTCGTAATGAAATGGGTATGACGAACATTGTAGTAATGATTCCGTTCTGTCGAACACCCGAAGAATGTAATAAGGTGACACAAGTAATGAACACATATGGCTTGTCAAGAGGAGAAAACGGCCTACGAATATTTTTGATGTGTGAAATACCGTCAAATGTAATTGAAGCCGACGAATTTAGTCCCATGGTTGACGGAGTATCCATTGGAGGAAACGACTTGCTTCAACTTACTCTTGGAGTAGACAGAGATAGTGATCGTGTTACATATCTTTCAAACTCAGACAATGTAAGTTACCGTAGAATGATTGAAATGGCAATTCGCACGTATAAAAAAAATGGCGTTAAAGTTGGATTTTGTGGCCAGCAGCCGTCTGATAGTGTTGAATTCTGCAAGTTTCTTATTGGGTGTGGTATTGACAGTATATCAGTAACACCAGATGCAATACTCAAAACGATGAAAAACTTATAAAAATAAAAATAAAAATAAAAAAGGTACGTACCTTTACTCGACTGATTGATTGACCGATTGACCGACTAACGACTGATTTTAATGACTGTTGGATGTCCAATGATCGAATGGTAAAGAGTTGTTTTCAGAAACCCATGCGTCTCGCGCCGCTTGGTATGGAGAGCCCGTTGGAATTTCTGGTATTGGATGTGCTTGACGGTACGCCGCCATAAATGCTGCATTTGATACGGCATATTTTGCACTCATTGCTTGTCTTTTTTTTTCGCGGTCGGCCTTTTGTTCAGGGGTTTCTTTTGGAGCGTTTTTAGCAGCCTTAAGAAACTTGTCCAGTGCTTTTTGTCCTTCACTCTTTCTCGGCATTTGTTCAATTGACAATGTTGTAGTTTGTAACGCTGCTTTTCACAGTAAACAATATATGAAAAAGTAATCAATTTTTTTTCATACATTTAATGATGATAATAACCCTAATCTAGTTTGAGTTTATCATATTCGGCTTCATCGTCATCATCGGCATCATCTTCAGGATGATCCACCGATGCCGATGCCGATTCTGGTAATGGCTTACTACTAAATCCATTTGTGTAATAGTGTTTTCCAATATCATCCAGATTTTTAAACATTTTTTTCCAAGCTGTCCAGTAGTCAACTTCTTTGTATGGCAACGACCATTTTTCACAAAATTCTTTTACGCTTTTTGCAGCAATCATATTTTTATACTGGGGCATCGACGGAAATAAGTGGTGCTCAATTTGAAAGTTCAAGTATCCCATAATCCAAGTCACAAGTGGAGATGTCGTGCTGATATTTACACTGTGCTGCAACGAATATTCAAACCATTTTAAGGTGACATTTTCAGGAGTAACATCGGTGAAGGTGTGAGACAAAGAAAAATGACCAAATAAATACATGAAATTACACGCATTACATATCATAAATAACATGTAGCAATACAGAATACCAAAATCATTTGTATTTTTTATATAAAATAACAGAGGAATTACAACGTGTGAAGCTACAATAGAAGCTACTTCAGAAACGGTCCAAGCATTCATTTGTTTTTTCATAGTATTAATCGCCCTTTGAGGATGTAAATAATATGTCCAAAAAAAATGAACAAGTATTCCGTTTGTTATTGGTAAAAACGACCACGCTTGAAATCTCATCCACAAACGTGCTAATTTTTCAGTTACTTGTGTTGTTCTTGAAAAAGTTATGCGGTCGCTATTTTCAAACGCGCCGCTAAAAAACGCCACAAATGGAATTGTGTCTAAATCAATATCATAATTTATTTTTTGAGGGGCAGCATGGTGTTTATGATGCATTGAATTCCAAAGCGTACTACTTGCTCCTCCTCCAAATCCCATGGTAGCAACCTGGATCCCTCTGTCGATTGATTTTATTCCCGTTAAACTAATGTGCCCACCCTCATGCTGGACCCACCCGCAACGAGTTTTAAATAAAATAAATGCTAACATGGATGCGTAAATGTTGTGCGGAATAAAAAATATACCTAAGCCAAAAAAGAATGCCAATTCTAACAAACGAAAGTATACATGAATATAGTCCGGTTCAAAGCATCCCAATTTTTCAAGGTGGGTTCTTAATGATCGAAAGTCTGCGTGAATTTTTTTATCTTCAGCGTTATCTTCATTGACGCTCGTTTCGTCAATTTTTGGTAGAGAAGCAAGAACTTTGTGAGCATATTCGGAACGTGAATGAAATTCTTTAAACGCGTCTCCGGCATCATGCCCGTCATGCCCTGCATAATTTATAATTGATCCGCCGGGATGGTTGAAGTTACTTATGTCGTATACGACCCCGTCCAATTTAATTTTTTTCATAACGTATGATTTGTTGTTTATTGTATACGTAGATTATGTTTATGTATTAATTATTATTGTTTACATTTATTTTTGTAAATTTTTCGGTGAAATCTTTTACTTTTATTTTTTTTACGCATATGTTTACCTTTGGTACCTTTGCGGTTGGTTTTTTTAAATTTTCTACCCCCGGCTGATAAATGCATGCATTTGGCTGTACTACAATTGCGACACGTCTGGTCGAAAAATTGGATATGTGCATTTTGTCCTTGAGCGTGCTTTAATAAAATTGAAATAATTTGGTCTGATGTTATTGGCGGTATATGTTTTGACGGTAAATGTTTAGAAATTACATCAAGTAAAAATACCTTTCTTACAAATATAACAAAGGGGTCATTCGTCTGGCCTTTCAAAATATCAACTGTTCTACGCTTACACAACTGGTGAATTTCATCAGGGAGCAGTAATTCGCATAAGTTACCATTATATTTTATTAAAAATCTTCCAACTGTATCATTTGGGTCAACCCCGTGCGGAATTATCGGTTTGCCGGTATGAACCAGTTCAAATACTAGATCCAATATGTCGTCAGCACTTTTATATTCTTTTTCTTCTTCAACGAGTAAACCATATTTTAAAAATAAATTAAAAACTTTTTGTTTCAATAAACTTGTTGACTTTACGTTCGTCGTTGTATCTTCGTGTCGGCGTTTTTTAATTTTAACAAGGTCATTATCAGTATCTGTATCTGCAGTACTATTATGATCATCTCTTGAACTTTTTGAAGCACGCGTTCGTTTCCTACCTATATCGGTAAAGTGCAGTTCGTCTAGTAAATCAAATATGTCTACGTTAAATCTAACTTTGTTCCCATTCATAGTGTCGACATATATGCCATATTGATTTGTAATTATATTAACTTCTATACCTGGTATTTTAGCATCCATAGCCATGTCAATATGATGAGCTGAAAGAGTGAGTCCTCGTACTAAAACCACTCGAGTTTTAGTACTATCTGTGTATTCGAGTTGATTTGTACCAGAAGGTGGGTTAAATACAATAAATCCAGGATCCAAATCGTATCTACGACAAACGCGCTGTGTTGGCGTAGTAAAATGGGAGTGCCTGTGACCAAATGATTTGAATGGTCTATGCAGAAACGGGTTTCCAAATATGACGTTATCTGGCACAGTATTATACGTAGCGGCATGCATACGATACTCGTGTTGATGTAACCTGTTAAATAATAGTTCTTGAAACTTCATAACACCATTGTATGCGGATGCATTGCGAGTATATTGTTTTGAAAAAATAATTTTTGACATGCATTGATATAACATTGTGCGAAAGTCGCAGAACGTTTTTTCTATACGCGGAAGTAATCCTGAGTATGCAAATGCTGAACAGTTATGGCGAGGTTGCTGAAACAAGAACTCTACACTTGAACCAGTTGAAACCGCCGGGTTATGCATAACTACCATATCTGTTCCATGAGCACTTACAGAGACTCTATAATGCGCATCCGCATCGTTTATAGATGAATGGACTTCAGGATCTTGAGGATAGCTATTCAGAAAGATTTTAAGATTATCTAATAAAAAAGACATGATACCTTTTTCAGTTGTTATACTAATTAATTGGTTTATTACTTCATCAGTAAAAAAGGGTTGTTCTACATTTGTTTCCATTTCAAATCAAGTTCCTGTATGTATATATAACATAACATAGTATAATTTTAAAAAAATAAATAGTAACAATAAAAATTAAAAACAATAAAAACAATAAAAAATAAACAAATATAAAAACAAATTGACATGGAAATGGTAACTACCTTACAGATTGAAGTATATTCGTCCATCTAGTTATATTGGCTTTGAACATTGAACATTGAACTTTAAAATATGAATTCTGACTCTGATTCTGATTCTAAATTGCGACTGCTAAATTTAACTGACACAATAGCCAATGATGACGAAAATGAACGTCGAACCGCACTTCAATCTGATAAGTATATCGAAACCCCTTGGGACATTATTTCATCCTACTTTAATAATAAGCATTTGGATCGATTAGTACGACACCAATTGGAATCATACAACAAATTTGTAACGGAGTTTATGCCAGCAACAATTGAAATGTTCAATCCAGTGTCTATATCATCAGACCAAGACTACGACCGTGCGTCAAAAAAACACGCTCTTACGGTTCAAGTTTCGTTTGGAAACTTTAGTATACACCGACCGCAAATTCATGAAAATAACGGTTCTACCCAAATCATGTTTCCGCAAAAAGCCCGATTAAGAAATTTTACATATGCGTCAACAATGACGGTAGACATGCGCGTTCAATACATTATTCGAACTGGTGAAAACCTGAACAACTTGCATACAATGAACACATCGTTTCCGGGAATTCATATCGGAAAATTGCCAATCATGTTAAAGTCGTGTATTTGTGTTTTGTCGCAGTATCCGCATCTTTCTACCGCAGTTACAGGAGAATGTTCTCACGATGCAGGCGGATACTTTATTATTAATGGAAGTGAAAAAACGGTTTTAGGGCAAGAACGTGCTGCTGAAAATAAAGTATATTGTTTTAACGTTTCAAAAGGAAATACAAAATGGAATTGGGTTGCTGAAACAAAGTCGATTCCGGATCATAAACAAATTTCTCCAAAGCAGGTAAATATAATGATTGCTGCAAAGTCAAATGGAACGGGATGTCCTATTTATGTTCAAGTACCTCGAATTAAAACACCTATTCCATTATTTGTACTGTTTCGGGCTCTTGGAATTATTTCTGACAAAGCAATCTGCGAGCTAATTCTTCTTACAAAAATCAACAGCGCCTCAACCCACGCTACTCAAATGTCCCATGTCGCGCAGTTAGAGCATACAAAAGAGTTACTTGATGCACTTTCTGCGTCATTAATCGACGCAAATACAGTTCTTACGCGTGAAGAAGCTCTGCGCGCAATTGCTGGAAGTGCAGCATTATCATATGGTTATGGATCAAGTACTTCCGCACCTGTACATACGGGTTCAAACTCAACCTCAAATGCGAATACAAGTTCGGCAGAAAAAGAAAAAGATACTGCAAACATGAAAAGAAAACTAGACTATGTATTAGATGTGTTATCAACGGACTTGTTTCCTCACTGTAGAACTGAGAAACAAAAAATATATTTCCTGGCGTATGCAGTCCTTAAGCTACTGAAAGTAAGTTTAGGTCACCTCCCTCAAGACGATCGCGATTCGTATCTTAACAAGCGCATCGATACAACTGGCGTCTTACTCAATAACTTGTTTCGTAATTATTTCCATAAGGTTGTAAAAGACCTTACAAAACAAGTAATTCGAGAAATCAATACTGGATCATGGAGGTCAACCGACAATCACATGCAAATTATCACACGCACGAATATTCCAAAGATAATTAAATCTACTACAATCGAAAATGGACTCAAGCGCGCATTGTCGACTGGAGATTTCGGAATTAAAAGCATGACACCAAGTACAAAGGTCGGTGTTGCACAAGTATTGAATCGTCTTACGTATGTTTCAAGCTTGAGTCATTTACGACGTGTCAGCACGCCCATCGATAAAAGTGGAAAACTGGTCGCTCCGAGAAAACTGAACCCGTCTACTTGGGGATACTTTTGTCCCGCCGAAACTCCCGAAGGAGGCAGCGTAGGTGTTGTAAAAAACATTAGTTATATGACGCATATCACAACCCCGACAACATCAGAGTCAATTCATTTACAGGCTGAGCCGTATGTTAAGTCACTAGATGCGTGTAGAGGCGTAGAAGACTTGGTTGGAAGGGTAAAGGTGTTTATAAATGGGGCCTGGATAGGCGTGGCACACGACCCTATGAAGATGTTTCATGATTTTAAGATTAAAAAAATGTCGGGACTTATCAACGTATACTGTTCAGTTGCTTTCGACTACCAACAACAGGAAATACGCATATGCAATGATGGAGGAAGACTCACGCGCCCACTGCTTCGAGTTAAAAATAATATGCCGTACCTTACACTCGACATCATTCGACACCTGAAAACTGGCACCATTGGATGGGACGACCTCATGACGACCATGAAAACTACACAATCGGTTATTGAATATATTGATCCGGATGAACAAAACGGTAGTATGGTCGCAATGACTCACGCACACCTGAAAGAAAACATGAATAATCATTTGATAAAGTTTACACATTGTGAAATCCATCCCAGTACAATATTTGGAGTTCTTGCGTCGTGTATTCCGTTTCCCGATCATAATCAAGCTCCAAGAAACACATACCAGTGTGCTATGGGAAAACAAGCGATGGGTGTTTATGTTACGAACTATCATGCTCGTCTTGATAAGACTGCGTATGTTTTAGCGTATCCATCGCGACCGCTGGTTGATACACGTGTCATGGGAATGATAAAACTTGATCAAATCCCATCAGGTGGAACAATTATTGTAGCTATTATGACATACACCGGATATAACCAAGAAGACAGTGTTCTTGTAAATAAAGGATCAATTGATCGCGGAATGTTTATGGCTACCATTTATCATACGGAAAAAGACGAAGACAAAAAAATAAACGGAGATGAAGAAATTAGATGCAAGCCCGATCCGAAGAAAACCAAGGGTATGAAATTTGGAAATTATGACAAGGTAAACTCGCGAGGAGTTATTCCAGAAAATACACTAGTTGAAAATCGGGATATTCTTATTTCAAAGGTGGTGCCCATCAAAGAAAATCGAAATGATCCGACCAAAGTGATGAAATACGAAGATGCGAGTCGGATTTATCGTACCACTGAAGAAACATATGTTGATAAAACGTATATGGACCGAAATGGCGAAGGATATTGTTTTGCTAAAGTCAGAACGCGTGCTTTAAGAAAACCGGTTATTGGAGACAAATTCTCTTCTCGACATGGGCAAAAAGGAACGTGTGGAAACATTATTCCCGAATGCGACATGCCCTACACCAAGGACGGAATACGCCCTGATATTATTATAAATCCACATGCCATCCCGTCACGTATGACAATTGGGCAACTTAAAGAAACGCTACTAGGGAAAGTTTTAGTTCAGTTGGGACTGTTCGGGGATGGAACTGCTTTTGGGGACTTTGAGATCAATGACATAAGCACTGAGCTACTTCGACTTGGATTTGAAAAACATGGAAATGAAGTAATGTATAATGGTTTAACGGGTGAACAACTTGATAGCGACATTTTCATGGGACCTGTCTTTTATCAACGACTTAAGCATATGGTTAACGACAAACAACATAGTCGCTCGATCGGTCCGATGGTAAATTTGACTCGGCAGCCAGCTGAAGGTCGTTCCAGAGATGGCGGTTTTCGTTTTGGTGAGATGGAACGTGACTGCACAGTAGCCCATGGCGCATCTCGGTTTACAAGAGGAAGACTTTACGACTGTTCTGACAAGTATCAAGTAACTGTGTGTCGCGATTGCGGAATGATTGCAGTTTTCAACGATGCTGCAGGAGTTCATGTGTGTAGAACATGCGAAAACAGAACAAATTTTGCTCTGGTTCAAATTCCGTATGCGTGTAAACTTCTGTTTCAAGAACTGCAAACCATGAATGTCGTGCCTCGTATCATAACCCAGTCATAATACTCATATATTCATATTATAATTTTACTCTAGATAACCAATATTAATATTTTTTATCTAGATAACCGAATACTTATATTTTCATATTTACCAATTTTTCATGGATTTCATGCGTAGCCTTTCTTGCTTCTTCGGACGTAACGGGATTCTTTTCAAGTCCGGATGTTGCGTCAGTTATTTTTTTCTTACTTGACTCAAGTAGTTCCTTTACCTTTAGTCTCGAATCTCTCATTTTTTGCGAACTATCCTCATCCTCATCCTCGTCTTCGTCATCATCCTCGTCATCGTCATCGTCCTCGTCATCATCCTCATCATCGTCATCGCCCTCATCCTCATCTTCATCAGTATCTGGTGAAATACGTGCAGGTAGTACGAATTCTCCGCTTTTTTTCATTCCAACAAGTGGTAATGATTTTTCTAATTGATCCTTTTCTTGTTTTTGTTCTTGTTCTTTAGTTTTTGAGACACCTGGTGCTGGAGGTACTTTTAAGTTTTGTACTTCTGTTTTTTCTACTGCATCGGTAGTACTAGTGTTCGTAATCACTTCGATAAATTCAATTATTTTTTCATTTTTACTATAAAATGATTCAACCGGCTCACTTAATCGTATATCACTAGTCTGTATAGAAAATGCCGGTTTTGCCGGTAGAGTATCTTGTTTTATACGATTTGCATATTGTACGGTACCGTAAACTGGAAACCCGGTAAATGAATACATTGAGACGAATATGTAACATGAATCAAATGTAGATTGAGGGTCCACATAAAGAACACGCGCTCGATTAGGAGACGTTGTACAACCGTTACAAAAAAATCGACGACTTGTTTCATTTACGTGACCGCTATCTGGGCCGTAAAATATAACAGCAGGTACTTCATATACGACGCATAGTAACCATAAATCAATAGGAGTTAGTGTATATACTGAACTTTTTATTGCATTTTCAAGTGTCACCGACCCGCTCGCAACTTCGGTTGCCAGTCGTTTCATTTGTATTCCACATTTCGTCCAAATGTTACACATCTTAGAAATGTTTATAGCGTGGTTTGTTTGAATCAGGTCGTTATACGTTTCGGTTAACTTTTGCTTGACTGCCATAACATTTTCTTCTGGCGCAAGCTTACCGTGAACGTGTAGTATATTAATCAATAACGCAAATGTTATATCTCCGTTTTTTACAATACGCGGATCTGCAACTTCGTCTGGAAACGATCCGTGAAAAACGTCCACTATATATGGCCCGCTTTTACTTTCTAAACACGAAAGAACTGTTTTTGGAACGGAGGTACGTTCATGCATTTTTGTTATTTTTTTACGTTTTATGTTAAACACGGAGGTGTTTACTTTTAATTTAGGGTTGTTTGCAGGCGGGGTGTCTTGCACGTCAGACTGATTTGCTTCATTTGTAAAGTACCCATCATGACTATCAGTTCCGACAATCATTGCTTGGGTAAGGACGATTTCATCTTCACATGTTACGTGCGGAATACGAGATGCAATATAATAATCATTTGGTTTTTCTGTGAATAAAAAGTCTCGCATTTTAGGGTAACGAATAAGTTCGTCTGCGAGACGAGAATAAAATAATGGCTCCATAAGACGATCGCTTGGATTTGGATTTGGATTCGGATTACCGTAATCAGTTTTGAACATTAAACGATGGAACGGAATACGCAATTTGCAAGGTTTAGAAGTAGAAGTAAGTTCGTCATCCCGCGCACAATATGTTACGCCTTTATCACACGCATCCCCTGAAATACATGTTTCAATTCGAGTTAGAGCGCTTACATCATAATCAACGAATTCAACATGTTTGTGTAGTAACTTGTATAATAATTTTTTAACTTTTTTTAATCGGTAGCCGTATGTTTCACTTGAAGCAGTTTTTATTGTAAAAACAAGATCGTATATTTTTTTTGATAAGCTAACGTCTCCTTCACTCGAATGGTTCGATACGCTGTTTATTAAATGTCTAGCAGTTATTCGAAATGCGTTATAAAAATTCGATTCTAGTTCGACCATTTGTATAAATTTTGAACGCATTGAACTATTGTATCCTCGGTCTAATAAAATTGCTTTATCAATTGTATGATGGTCCTTTACGCCAATTGCATTTGCAAAAGCGGTTGGAACGTCGGTCATAAGTTCTCCACTCGGTAACGCCGATAAAGGCTCGGGTCCGGCCAATCGAATGAATTGATTGGTTTCGGTAAGAATTCCAATTGCTATGTTTTTATCAGAGTCATCCAAAACGGTAGTTACTGGTTTACAAGGTAAGTCTGTTTTACCTTTAACCATTTTTAAAAAGGACAGGGTCATTTGATATGACATCCATGGAATTGTCGCATCATCAGTATATTTTAAATCATATTTTGGACCGTACCCAACACCATATCGTTTAGAAGGATCTTGGTTAACTTCATCATTTATTATTATTTCCGATGATTCAGTAGGTATATATCCAGCTCCTGTTCCCGTTTCTTTTTCGTTATCCTGCACAATCAATCCAATGACTCGATTATCGTAATTCAAAACCTGAGCATAAATTTTAAATCCTGACTGTAACAGAACCCGTTCTACTTTTTTAGCATGCAGGTTTGGTCTGAACTTATACCCAACATCATCCATTCCGGCGCTTGGAATAAAATTCATTCGTGATATGACAGGAGGACAATAGACGTTTTGAATATTTTTTACATAATAAATAACCCGTTTTATATTGTCAAACATGTTTGGATATGGAATGGTTTGCATGTTTGCATGCACATTGAATAAAAATTGAAGAGTTTTGTTTGAAGCTCCTTTTTGTTGACCGTATAAACAAATGGGCTCATAGAATGATGCTCCGCCAGTTTCTTGTCTTATCATAAACGCAAATGCCTGCCGGTGGTTAAATAGTTGTTCTGCGTATCGGTTTGGGGGACATAAAATGTTCACAGTGTGTGTATCATCGTTGTTTGGAATGTCGAGTACAATAATATTTATACCCTGTTTAAAAATAGCCGGATTTGGAGAAGTTATCACTTCCCATAACAAAGTATGATCGAGTGTCACTGATTCATTCATTACCAAGTCTTTGAATCGAATAATTGCTTTACAAATGTGGTAAAGAAGAAGTTTTTTTTCAAGATCTTCTGACGCGGGCGCGGATTCATCACTTGTGCTAAGTTTTATATAAATCGCACTATTTTTTAATTCGGGAGCGACGTGGTTTGAAAGCCATCTGAGGATCTCATCTCCAGTTGTCATATCACGTACGTCAGAATCGACTATATCCGATGTAAATTGTGAAACCAACGTACCATTATTATATGAAACAAACGCGTCCAATGACATGGAATCTGAAATAAGTTTCCTCATTTGAGCAATATTCAAGGTGCCGCTCGATGTTGCTATTTTCGAGTTGTAAATGCAAGCAACTGCTCCCAAGAATGACTGGGTTATGCTATGCTCAACACCGTGGCGCAATAAGCATCCAACAGAAAGGTCGCATTTGTCACTCACGTTAAAAAATTTCTGAACCGGAACTGGCAGATATCCCAGCTGATTTGCTGTCAACTTGCTTATACTACTTTTAATTCTTTCACCGACAACTTGAACATTTTTAGACGACGATGCGTCACCTGTTGTATTTGAAGGCTGAGTTTTCTTTAAATTTTCTTCTTGTATTTTTGCATTCAACTCCTTGAGTGGAGGAATTACGCCGGTTAAAAGAATGTCTTCCTGCCACTTTGGTATAATTCCAATTCCGTATTCAGGAATTACTGGTTCTCTAGGTCGGTTCATTCGCACGGGTTCACTTCTTTCTTTTGCATTTTTTACTTCAGCCTTGTAATTTTTCAATTCTTCTTGATACGTGGCGTGAGCAGCACGCTTTTGTTTTTCAATTTCACTTATTTCTTTTCCAGTAGGCCGTATCGTGTTTAATGTTTGGCTAAAACAGCATGGCATTTTACGACCATCGAGCTCTTCAACAAGACCTGGAAAAAGTGGACTATATTCGCCGTCAATCGAAAACTCTTCGATATAACTTGGCAAAACCCCCTTATGTTTTGACTTTATTTTTTCTATTGCGGCATCACTTACCGGCAATCCTTTTATGTTGTTCCAATACCTAGGGCATATATACCACCTCATATTATCCCGCGTGCTTCCAAACCGAATCGCGTAAACCACTCTCTTACCATTCACGATTTCGCTATATCTCCAAAAACTGGTTTTGTTCCAATTAATTTTACCATTTTCAAATGTATGCGGCCAGTCGCGTTTATTCTCTTCCGTAAGAAACCCTGATTTTTTTTCATACAACTCCATTTCACCATCCGTAAGTGCAACCGGCTGATTTTTGTTTATATTATTTTGAGATCGTCTAGTACAGCATCTGGCATAATGTTTTGTTCCTGGTCCAGGTTTTGCATTGAATAAGTCATTATCAGCAGTTTGTAAAAAATCCAGAAGTCTTTTGCTTTCCCCTCGAGGGGTTGAAACGTCGTCATATGACCGTGACCGCGACTTTGACCTTGGGCTAGGACTGGAATTTGACATCGGTCGGTGTTCGGATTCATCTGCTCTGTCTATAATTCGTCCGGTACCTCTACCGCGACCTCGTCCTCTGCCACGACCTCTGCCTCGTCCTCGTCCTGGTCGTTCATTACTTCGACTTCGACTTCGACTTCGGGCTCGATCTGACGCGGCTCCTCCATAAAATGTAATTTCGTCACCACTATCCCGGTCAGACATTGATAAACTTACTGCATCCGAAACATCCGAATCGGTTGAATTTTTTCGGTCTGTTTCTGAGCCCGACTCAGACCCAGGTGGCGAATCCAACGGTATCGGCGACGCTAGAACTTCTGAAGAAGGTACATTTTCGGGTTCATTTGTAGGAGCAGCTATTGCGGCTGTTGCGGCTGTTGCGGATGCTAGGGTCGAACTCGTCGATTCAAAACACATTTCTTGAATAACGTCATTGCTTATTGTCGTCATTTCTTCGTGAAATATACGCATGATTGCATCAACGTATACATGTAAAGTGGTTAATAAGTGGATACATGTTATACCACTTACGCTAAATAAACTGTACGGCCCGGAACTATCTATGATTCCGGTTTGAAATGAAAAGATTAAACCGTTTGTATTATCTGCATGAGGAGCCGAATTATAATTTGAAACTCTTTTAAAATCATATAGTAATTTTTCACTTGCTTTAACACGTGGCTGCTTGATTTCTGTAAGCAAACTTGATATGCACTTGAATGCCGATTTAAAATCTATTTTTTTAGAGTGACTTACTTTGAAATTATATTGCATTTTAACTATGTTTACATGTTCGGTGTCATATATGGTTTCGAAATTTGGAATAAAGAGTCCACTTTGGTCAAATAAAATGTTTATTTGCGACAATACTGAGTTAAGTAACTTTGATATAACTGCGTTCATAGTTGCAACGGAACACGTTTGCCCTTCATTTGTTTCTACTGAAACATTAATGTTAACGGAGCTATCGATTTCAACTACAACATAATAAATAGAATCGTTGGTTTGCGATATTCCTGAAGAAGAAAAATATAAACTAATACAGTCATTTTTTTGTCTAGATTTGCACAGTCGATTGATTCGATTGAACTCACCTATACTCATTTTTGGTACGCGGTTGCCATATTTGTTCACATGTGGAGCATGTAATTTAAACACGCTGTCTCCAGATCGTCCTGCATATCGCATTTTTATGAACGGAATGGATTTACTGCTACACAATGTTTTAAACACTGCTTCTACTGGAAACAATCGATCTATCACAATGGGTTTAAACACGAAATGTAAATACGATATACCCGTTGATACATATTTAAAATTAGAAGACGATCCTTCTAAATTTGTAATTGTTTTTTTACGACCGTCATACACATTATAAAAAAAATTAATATGGTTAGATACAATGTTTTCTCTTGAATCTGGCTGTATTTCTTTACGGTATATGTCAAGTAATAGATCTTTTAAAGTGTCAAACTTGTCAACTGTGCTGGTCCGATTTTCAATGTCAAGTTTTTTTAAAAACGGAAAATAGGTTTGCTTTATCCATATAAACGCGTTTTCTTTCGCTAGTTGAGTTGATTCATATTCGACCGGATCTGAATCGGAATCTGCTGCGTTGGCAGCTTCAGGAGCGGCGTTGTCGTAAAAGTCTCCAATTGATGAAATTACGTCACTATATGAACACATGTAGAGCATATTGTAAAGAGGGAGTCCGTACTCCATTAACATAACGTTCGATTCATCCTTCATTGTTTTGTCGTTTATTCCATACATTTTAGGAGAGTTTATAAACGGATTTGCTGAAAATATATAACGTTTATCAAACTCACTATACGAATGTCCGAGCGGTGTAAATACTGCACACGCCATTTCACCTTTCAAATGGATAGGTTCTTTTGTAGAGCCATTTATAGACATAGTTAGTTTTTTTATATCATTGTAAGAATACACTGGCGGGTTAGATAGCGATTCTTCATCATCTACCGGTAATTCCATCCCATCAACATTTGTTATATAGTTTGCAAGTACTGCGTCTGTAATTACCGAACGTCCTCTGTGGCTTAGTTCATTGTATATGCGCTGAGGCGTTAAATCCTTGACTATACGAGTAAAAAGATACATGGTAGGTATTGAGATAGGGTAATCATCGTCATTTTCAAGTTGTGTTTTAACCAAATGTTTTAAAATTTTTCGTTTTATTTCTTGGACCGTATCATCGAGATTGATACGATCGTTAATAAAAATTACTTGTGTACGTTTCGACGGAATGTCAGATATAACAGCGAGTTCCCCCTTTGAAAAAAAACCAGTTTTTTTAATGAAGTCAAAGTAGGAGTCTTCACTCAGATCGCTAGGAGGCTCCTGATATTCACTTCCACAGAACACATAAATGTTATGAAAGACATCTTTCTTTACAGATCCTATTGAATCGGACCCATCAGATTCAGATTGATCATCATTTTTTTGCAACTCATTTCCGTATGTTAGATGGCCTACTTTTATAACACGACATTTTTCATAAACATCCGTAATGTCATTGTTATGGTGTACTTCTCTTTCTCGTGACGACGCCATTTATTACGTTATCTTATTTATATAATTTATTTTAAATCCTATAAAATCCTATAAATATTAAATAAATATTAATTTAATATTAAATTAACCTGTTATAACTTTTTCTATATTTTATTATTTTTTATTGGTTCTGTTTCTATGTATATCTTTAAGTTTATGTTTTCTGGTTAATTTTTTTCTTTTTGTTACTTGGGTTCTCTTTTTTTTATGTTTAAACCGTGACCTGCCAACGCCACCTTGTTTTGACCTTGACTTTGACGACGTACTTTTTAAAGCGCTTCTTAAATCATTAAATGGACCGCTTGTCGATAAGTTTAACTGATCCATGTCTTGTTTACTCTGTCTTGTTTCCATCAATCCATTTAACTTCGACGCCGTATTTACGTGGTAACAGTCGCCGTTATCTACCAATGATTTTAAATTTCTGGTATAGGGTACGTAATTTGCAAAACATCCTGGGCAAGGTAATGCAAATGGAACTACAAAATATTCAAGTGGTTGTTTGCTAGTAGCGGATACAATTTCACTAGGCATATTTTGTTGCACCTGCATAAAAATGTCTTTAAATGGTGGGTCGGTTACTTCATAATTATAATTTGAAATAGCATGTTTGAATGGAGGAAAGTCATTTCCAATCCAATATGCGGCATATCCTTGAATTCGACCAACATTGAAATTTTCGATGGTATCATGTAAATATGAAAATATTTTTGATTCAGAACACGAACTACCATTGCTGCACGCATATGTTCCACTCGAACCACTTACATATGATTTTTTGAAAGGTGGATACATCATTGCCTTTTCCAAACTTGGGGTCCCTCTTTCACTATTTGGCGCTCTTCTGGTAAACAAATACTTGATACTGTGAATTATTGTTACATCAAGGGGAGATTCTATCATTTTATTATATGATGGGTTCTGGGTTCCATCGTTAGCAAACAGTAAAAATTTATTTATATTTTCATTATTTTTACTACGAAAGTTTTCACGCATTCGAAGATCCTTGATACTAAAAGCATGATCCATTGCAATTGGTGTTGTTGGAAACAACTCTCCTTTTCTATGTCCCATTCCTTTAGGTGCGGTTGGATCATCATATTCAGTTGGATCATAATGCACATTACAGTTAGCATATCTAAGTAACGTGTAAAGAATGAGAAGCTTATATTTTAATTTGCTATCTTCTCTTGGGTCTTCCGAAATAGCAATGTATAGCCTACCATCTACTTCGGCAACCCCGGTCATCATGTTGTACATAAACTGTGTTTTTTTCATATTGAACGCATTTGGTTCAGATGTTGAATCATGTTTACTCAGCATGACCCGAATCATATTTTGATTATAAATTCTTGCTAGTAATGCTAAAACATTTGTTGACGGGGTTCCAAACAAAAACATTGCGCTCGCACCCATTACTTTCATCGTACTTCTTATATTTGCAAACGTGGCATTGCGTTCGGCACTAGAATCTTCCTCATACGATGAAACTTGTCTTACTAAATAATCGTTACCTGCAGGATCCCGTTGAACCTGGAATGGTCTGTCGCCAAAATCGTCAAGCCTTGTTGTTGTTTTTGGTTTTCTTTTGGATGACGCTAATGCCATTTTAGTTATATTATTGTACTCATATTGTTAGTATATAATTTAAATTTAATATACTTGGTCTCTAAAGTTTTATTTTTTTGATTTTAGAGAACAACTTGATTTTGTATTTTCTTTTCTTTTCTTTCTTTTCCTTTATTGATTTTGAATTTTGATTTTTTCGTAGAATATATTATAAACTACAAACCAACAACAGCAATATTTACAGTAATAAAATAATAAAATAATAAAATAATGTCTTATACCAAAAAGCGACGTGTATCCAAACGATCCTATAACGGATCAGGACGTAAAAAAAGTAAGGTTTATCGTTACAAGTCTCGTCGTTATAAACGCCGCGTTCAAAAAAAAATAAATATGTCTGGAGGATGACCCGGAAATGGCTTTACATAATTTTTAAATTTTAAAATTCACGCGTTTGAACCATACTTTTTACTACGCGTAATAAAGTATCAATGACGGCGTTATTCATAAACTTGAATTAAAGGGAATTTCGACCTGAACCAACCAATGCAAACGTTAGACTTTAAACATCATTTTCATTTTCATTCTTTAATAAATAGCTTAAACGCAAAGAAGATATTTATTAGATTATTTAAGTATTTGATTATTTACTTACTTTATATTGAGATGCTAGGTGAAAGTGCCGAAAATTTGGAGGAATATGATCTTAAACTAGTTGCATGTGAGATCCATAACCCATATATACACGGAGAAACAAACACAAGCTCGCTTGGGATAAACGGGCACTTTTTGTGTTTGTATACACTAACTTATAAAGAGTTTATTGAATCTGAAACATTGAAGCATACGGAGAATGTAAATTATATAACGAAATGTAAACATCCTCTTATTCGAAACTATTCTTCTATTGGGACGCGAAGATTTGAAATTGCTCAACTAGTTACATTACCTGGCGACGAGTGCGTATGTATATTAAAAACAGTATGGATTAGAATATTTCAAAGGCATATAAAAAAGTGGATTCAAAATAAACAGTATATTTCAAAACTAGTAAAAACTCCACGTTTTTTTATTTTGAGAGAGTGTGGAAAATATGTCCAAGATACATATTAATTTTGGTGCGAATTTCGATTCTAAATTCGAGTGCAAGTATAATCGCAATCATACTAACCCAGCTGAAACCATAGTTCAGTGAAACGCCTTTCACTTTTCCAAAATATGAAACCATAAACGGTAGCATAATGAAAAAAAGAACCCATGATAGAAACCATCCCGTGAATGCGTATACCGAGCGCGTTATAAGCACATCATACTTTTCACGATAAGTTTGCAGGGTATTGATTATATTGTACATAACTTATTATATATCATGGATAAAAAATAAATTACAATTTGAGTAAGTCAAAGTAAGTCAGATCTATTATTATTATTAATTATTATTATTTTATGTATTTATATTTTATATCCATATTGTAAAAGTAAAAAAATAAAACACGTATTGGTTATAATGCGCAAGCGTAAAAATTATATAACAATAAAGAAAAAAATTAATAAAAAATATAATACACAAAAAATAAGGTTAAAAGTAAAAAGCGGCGGAGGTAGTGCCAGTGCGGCCGATGCTTCTATACTTGATTCTCAAGTAAACATCAATAGATTTAATAGATATGTTCAATCGGTGAGGCCTAATAGATCAGCTATATCCGCTAGATCCGCTAGATCCGCTAGATCCGCTAGATCCGCTAGATCCGCTAGGTCCAATAAAAAAGCACTATCTTGGAATGAAGCTGTGAAATCTTCAGCATCAAAGAGTCCTACTGGTCCGCCAAAACAAATAAAACGACTAAATCGACGAATTAAACAAAGCACGGTACGTCCATTTGTTAACCATGACAATCCAGGAGACCAGCAAACCTGGTACAGTCCAACATTTGATATTGTAAATACTGGAAATCAAATACCTTCAGTTGAACCACCCAATGAATTGGTTCCTGATTATCAAATGAGTCCATTTCAAGGAACATATGACAGTATGACAGTGTTGATACCGTTTGACAAAACCGTTGCAATGAGTAGTATAACCCCAGAAGAATATGCGGCTGTAAAAAGTATACAGGTAAACCCCTCTACTTACTCATATTTAGCCCCAATCATTTACGATGTATTAACAAAAATAGGCAAAGTAAACATGTTTGGACTTATTCTTGTATACGGTCGTATTCGTGATGAATTGATTCCAGTCATGATAAAAACTCCAGTCAACGTTTTAAAACCTCGACTGTTTTTAAACACGCCAGGCGAAGCTGACGCATTTGTAACTCGTCTTAAAGAGATATATACAACCGGCCCAAATCCCCAAGACCCTCGACAACGAGACATGGCTGACATTCGCGCGCTTACTCCATTAAGTCGAGCTCCGTCTGCTCACAGTCTTCAGGTGGTTGGATATAACACGCATCCTATGTTTCGACCAAATCCATTGACACGCGGCGAAGAAATGCAACTAGTTCAAGAGTCTGAAAAAAATCCTAAACTGAATGGCGACGAATTTATTGCAGTAATGGCACATGGAGCAATAGGAAATGAATTGTCCCCAGAAATGAAAATACTTGCAAGTAAATATTTACGAATTGTTGAAGTTGGTAGAGCAGGGCAACTTACCGGTACATTATACAAGAGTTTCGCATTTGAACTCAATAAAATTTTAAGAAATCCTAATTATTTTGCAATGTTTGACAATACATTTGAAGGCGAAAGCGTAAGAAGAGGTGCATTTCAGATACTGTGTCCGTATTTTTCAGCAGATAACGTTACGCTGTGCGAAGCTAGTAAAACATTCAGTCTAGTTGACATAACTCATGAAAGGCTTTTTTCAGGACATCATCCTGACAGCATGATATCAGAACATCAAAAAGTAACATATAAAAGTATAATGAATTTTACAACGTTGGGAATATTTTTACCAGTAGAATATGAAAACGACACGAGCAGCATATACGTCTCGAAAAAAGAATTATTTCGACTTTATCCGGGAACTACATTTTTAAGTCTTAGTACCACTATGAGACTTATTGAAACGCTTCTTCCAATCGCAATAAAAGCCAATAAGCGCCTGAACTGTTTTGTCATGTCATGTTCGGTTTCACATACAGAAGGCGATGATCTTCAACAAAGTAATTTTTTTTCTAAACTGTTTATTCAAGGTGAACCAGAACCCCGTAAAGGTAATGCTGGACTATATCAGTTGACGCGAGGTAAAAAATTTATTTCTAAACTAAACATTTTACTGGATCGATACATAGCAACAGTAAAACAAACTAGTTTCATGCATATTGTGCAAAACAAACGACAGTATTTTAATGGATATCGAAATTATGTTGAGGATAAAAAATACGATGAACTATTCGAAATTGCCGAAAACTTGGTTAAATATTATACAAACCATTTTTATCCATTTACACAGTTTTTTATCAGCATGGGTCTTAATCCAGGTGAAACATTTTCATTCGCTCTACTAGGGGAAGCGCAAATATCCAACAAATTGATTGAAAGTAAAACAGTGTTTGATGGATTATGGTATCAACCTTACATCATGGAGCTTATAAAAGTGAAACTATTTTTGATGGATGATTTTATAGACATTTGTTATACGAGACTTCTTATGGTTGTTGAGTCTCTTTCTATTTTTATCGAATGTTTTAATAAATTACGAAGGCTCTATCCGCCTGTTCCAACAACCCCAGATATGCAGACCTCATGCATGATACTTGATCGCGCTATTACTTATGCTACCCCAATTCTTGATTATTTTACAAGACTGATCGCTATTTCAGATTACATCAAGGACGGTATGGAAGATAACACTCCAGATTCATTTTCGGGTTATAACCGATATCTCGATGCATTAAAACAATATAACGAGAGCAATACTAAAGAATTATATGAAGAGATTACAATGGATCGCGACTATGATAGATACAATCGCGATCCGCAAGACGGCCGGTTGACTGTTTTGAATCCGATATTACACGGAACGTTTAGACGAACCGGCAAAGACCTTTACAAATTTAAAGAGTTTCAAAATTACGATAACGCAGTAATTCGCAGAAGGTCGTTGAAAAAGAAAATATACGATAAGTATAGAGTAGGTAAGGTAGCGCAGAAGGCTAACCGCCCCAATGAAATTTCAGTATAATGATTGGCATGCGTCAATAAAAAATATAAAAATATAAAAATATAAAAATATAAATATGGCTTGTTAGCAAAGATAAAACAAACCATATAAATCCATATAAATAATAGGTATCGTAATATTATTTATATTTATATTTATTTTTTTTGGTTTTTGTTTTTTGTTTTTTGTTTTTTTATACTTGACTTGAATGTTTCAAACAGTTGCCGATTTGAATAAGCGAATGAAGCGCCCAAGTCGCGCTGAATCCAGCTATCTTGCTGAACCACATGACGAACGACAATATTGTAACTTAGTATGGGACATTCTTGAAAAAGGTACACTAGAAACCAGTAGAAATGGACCCACGTGGTCAGTGTTTGGGTCAGGGATGCATTTTTCTCTAGAAAATAATACATTACCTCTTCTTACAACAAAACGGGTCGCATGGATCACATGTCTTAAAGAGTTATTATGGTTTATAAAGGGATCAACAGATAACCGTATATTAAAAGAAAACGGGGTTCATATTTGGGATGCGAATTCAACGCGATCGTTTTTAGATTCGGCCGGGTTGCATCACTTGAACGAGAATGACTTAGGTCCAATATACGGACATCAGTGGCGGCATTTTAATGCACCATATATCAATTGTGAAACTGATTATACCGGACAAGGGGTCGACCAACTTGCAAACGTAATTGCGTTATTAAAGGATCCCGAACAACGCACATCAAGGCGTATTGTAATGAGTGCATGGAACCCTCAACAACTTAATGAAATGGCACTTCCGCCTTGTCACGTGTTAGTTCAGTTTAATGTTACCAACGGAACAAAGTTGTCTTGTTCGCTTTATCAGCGAAGCGGAGACGTCGGTCTTGGAGTACCGTTCAATATTGCTTCATACTCTCTTCTTACCCATTTACTTGCTCACCACTGCGGTCTGGTAGCCCACGAACTAATTTATATATTGGGAAATGCACATATTTATGAAGAGCATGTTGCTGCGCTAGAAATGCAAGTTTCGCGTGAACCATTTCAGTTTCCGTGTATTTCGATTTCAGGACCACCCAAGTCAGATATAAATGACTATATTTTCAGCGACTTTATATTAAGGGGATATAGCTGTCACGAAACTGTAAAAATGTTAATGAAGGCATGATATGAATATGCATTGTATTTAGTAAGATTAAGTTAGTTAAACTCTTTGATCGAATCTTTGAATAATAATTAAGTTACAATTAAGTTACAATTAAGTTACAATTATAATAATTAATTTACATATGAATTAATTTAATTATTACTGTAGTATAAGTGGATAAGAACAATTTTGAGATGCAAACATCACCTGAACTTACAAATGCCTCGAAACTCGGAGGGCTGGACCAAGCGTATGCTCCATTTTATGGAGTGGTTGATGGAGTATATGTATCGACCGGCGACCGTGTAGACGAGTTAAGCAATAAAATGTTTGCTCGTAATATGCCATCGCATGATATACAGCCTATGTTTGGGTTACGCCCCATTTCAACAAAGTATACAGTTATGCCTTTATATGACCAATATAAACCAGCAGTTGAACCCATTTATACAAAACCAGTGTTTCAACCACAGTCGCCTGAAGTATTTTATACTGGAACAAGATGCGCCCCGTTTACTGGTTACGCCTCGAAAGTAAATGTTGAATCGACCTTGCGGAATCAGTGGTTTGCGATCCAACGCAGTTCACAGTCCGTATACGTGCCTTCATCGGAAAGTGATTTATACAAAACCACCGTCGAGTATAAGCCAGTGCTTATACCGCATCCATACATTGATTCGGCTTCAAGTGAACACTTTGCTCCACACAATCCGAACAATATTAATATTGCAAAAGGTATATTTGATAACTCTACGCGAGTTCAACTTAAAACTATTCCATTTAACTAATCACAACATGGTTATTTATTTTACCGTACAATAAAAATATAATAGGAATATAGGAATATAATACAATAGAATAGTTTTAAATGAATATAAACTATAATCCGACAACTAGTGCAGAAACGGCAACGTTTGGTGCAGTTGGCTCAAATAAAGGAAATGTTACGATGGTAATTTTTCTGTTCGTCATTATTGTTGTATTTTATTTATTATTTGCATCTTTAGGAATCGGAGGTCTTGGCGGAGACGGGTCATCTTCTGGGAGCGGGTCTGGTACGGGAATGGGTGGGTTTTTTACTTCATCATCCGGTACGGGAACTTCGGGCGCTTCAATGAATCCCCGACTGACTCGGCTTTTTGAGATTCTAGTATGGTCTATCTTTGTTGTTCTTATTTTTGTCAATGGAATGCAGTACTTGTTCAATGTAAATTTAAGCGCTGAAGTAAAAAATTTATTCTCAGATAAACCTGAAGTAAATATTGAAGTTAGTCAACCCTATACAAATACCGCGTTTCCCGTATTGAAGTCGCAGAAACAAGTCTTCAATATTCCTGGTAACTATTACACATATGATGATGCGAAAGCAATTTGTGACGCGTATGGGGCGCGTTTGGCATCTTATAACGAAATGGAGGAAGCGTACAATAAGGGAGCAGAGTGGTGCGTTTACGGGTGGTCGGACAATCAAATGGCGCTGTATCCTACCCAAAAAGAAACGTGGCAACGATTACAAAAAATAAAAGGCCATGAAAAAGACTGCGGGCGTCCTGGAATAAATGGAGGTTATATTGATAATCCCAAAATTAAATATGGTGTAAATTGTTATGGGCATAAACCGCCGATGACTTCGGAAGCTGCAAAACTGATGCAGCAAACTCCAATCTATCCCAAAAACATGAACGATATTCGACATCAAGAAAAGGTAGACTATTGGCGAAATAAGATATCCGATATTTTAGTAGCACCGTTTAACCACGAAGCGTGGAGTTTAATGTAAATTTTTAATTCTATTTGAAAAACAGTTAATTAATAAACTGTTTACTATTAAATAGTTTTATTCGTGTATTATATGGATATCGTTCAACAGAGTTACATATATATAAGTTATAAGTTAAAACATGTTTCTAACAAAATTTTTTTCAGAAACACCAAAAACCCCAAGCCATATAGCTAACTTGTTAATTCATTCAAGCAGATCGCCAGTTCAACCGGGTCTGCAACAACAGGGTCCGCCAATTCAACCGGGTCTGCAACAACAGGGTCCGCCGAGTCAACAGGGTCTGCAACAACAGGGCCCGCCAATTCAACCGGGTCTGCAACAACAGGGTCCGCCAATTCAACATGGTCTGCAACAACAGGGTCCGCCAATTCAACATGGTCTGCAACAACAGGGTCCGCCGAGTCAACAGGGTGAGCCAATTCAAATTTCAAAAACTAAACGGAATAGGAAGATTTCTTCTACTTCTAAAAGAAAGAGATCTCCACTTAAATATGACAGTACTCCATTTGATGCCAAAAAGATAGGTATTGTTGGTGCACTTAAATTCCAACTTAAAAACTGTGCTATTTTTAATCGGATCGACTCCAAAAATGATCCTAATTTTGACGATTTTATTTCAAATATTATTTTTGATACTCTTCCAAGAGGCATAGACTCGAATCTGGGATTTTTAAACGATCGTGATGTAACTGAACTAGCTGCATATGTTTGTATGAAGTTTTACGCATTAAGTATAACTTACCCAATGCGAGGGGTTGAAACTAATCCTCTTACGGTTGACATATTAAATTCCATTCTTTCAAGCCGAACCACTGAACTGACACAGTATATGGTTAAAAATTGTGTTACTACTCCAACAGCCCCATTTCATTGTTCCATTGATAGTATCCCTAGTTCTAGACCTTTGACATTGGCGTCTGAGTTTATAAGCGCTACATGTGTTGCTGATCCCAATAACCCAGATGATATACCTTTTAACTGCTACTCAATTGGTAATTATTTATATTCAATAGGCCCAATGATAATCGACCCCGCAAATGATCATATTGGAAGAAACCTCATCATGATTCGGGTTCTTAACTATAAAAATCACATATATCCGCATGGTATCTACTTTTGGGTATATCCGTCTTCAAGTGAAGGTGGACTGAATCGTATTTTTTTTAAACTACCTGGAGGAATCACTGGCGCGACATATATCAAAGGAACTGACTATTTTTCATTAAGCGAAGAAGCCTTACTAGAAGCTCCAATAAGTAATTTTTCTATATTCGCTCAAAGCAAACCGCCTACAGTAATAGATTCTTATGAGACATTTGTATGTTTTCTAGGCAACATGACCCATCTTCAAAAACAAAATATAAGCGATTATTTACCAACAGCAAACGTAGTAAATCGACATTGTTACCAAATAAATATGGATGCAATGAGTGGTTTGTTTAGTCCTAACGATCCAAATGTCACATCGGAACAAATGTCAAAAATGTTTTTTCGACATATTTTTGACAATGGGTTTAATAATAAGTATACCTATAATGTACGAGGAAATGTCTATTCATTTGCTCCAACCTCCCCTATTAATTTCCAAACTATTTGTGAGCCATTGCAAACCCTCGACCCGCAACCAACTACATTAGGTTGGATTCCTAAATTACTAGACCAAAATCTTCAACCGGTTTGTTCTTTTTCATGTTTTTATTCTGACCAATCGGTCAACCACTTTGAATCGTTGATTAGATCCTGGAGTAATACTAAAACTTTACAAGGAATAGATATTCACATCGGCCCCCATCCGAACGTTTGTACACTTACGGGATGGATGGCGGATATTCTAGGAAACAGGGGAAATTCGTTTTTGCCATATATGGCTCCGGCTAGTATTGTAAAATTATTACCTAATTTGCCTATTGAAATATTACAGACATATAGTAGATATGAACCTGAAGTAAAATTACAAGGCGATAGTACAAGAAATCAAAAACAATATAATCCGGAAACACATGTTTTAAATCCGGAAGTGTTACAAGGCGACCAAGGAACAGTATTGACGAGACGACTGAAACATATAATTAAAAAAATAGCAGCATTCTTTAACCTTCAACCTACCAACCTTAATCTGAAAATTCATGAACACTTGAAGGTTTGTCTGTTTACATTTTTAGGTATCGATCCGGCCATTGAAAATGATAGAACCTTCAAACCAACTGAGAAATATTTTAATGATTGGGTGGAAGCGGATCGATCTAAAACTGGAGTAAAAAATCTTATGTCCATACAAACAACAACTACATATGTACGTATGATAGCCGCAGATATATTTAAAAATTATTTTGATATCGACCCTATACCAGATGCCTTTGCTTTAAATGCCCCTACGAGTATAAGTACTTCCGACTTAAAGGTTCAAATTTCGTGGTTAGGAGAAAATGATAATTATGTACCGTTTGGAACATTTGATTACGAGGCCAATGATACTGGCTTGGCTGAAATTTCTTCATTGTTTACACAGCCAGATTTTAATCCTTTTATCATAAAAGCAATTCGAAAATCTAAAACATTTATCGAAAAAGATCTTGATGCTATGGTGCGTACAAGAAACCTTGCGAGTAATACAAGAAACATGAATACTGGTAGAACACCGGCTGACGTCTACAATAAAACTATGCTACTCCGGGTAATCATATATCCTAACAAAGGGTTGGAAAAATTGAAATTTGGAGCGATAGAAGTTATTGTTGCAGTGTCGTCAACTGCAGTGTTTAATAAAAAAGTTAAATATTTACATTTTGGAATAGACGTTCAGTTCAGTGTGGTTTCGATGACTGCATGTCATTGTAGTCGTGACAGCCATGGCAATCATCAATTTAGAAAAGTTCAAACTTTTCATGGAACAAATGCAGATGGAATAGTATTTGGAATATATGGTACAAATAAATCAGCGGACTATGCTGCTACACTGGTAGGCCATGATCAATATCATCCAACAGTTTCAGAATTTTCAAGGGTTCTTTCTACCATAGACGATAACTATAACACAGTTGCGATTTCTCCATATAATACACCAGAACATTGGATTATGAAACTTTTCGCACCAGTATTAAAAGCGGATGTGGATGGACAATCCATTCGAGACAAAATTTTTGAAAAATGGAACTGGCAACATACCATACGGTCTTTGTATCAGTCAATTACACCTACCGACGTCGACAATTTAATGACTCAAATAAAAAATATGGGGAACATTTTACGAATCGCTGCACAAATATTTTTTTCAGAACCAGATTTTAGTCTAGATCAAGTCGATGAGGACGTATTTAGTGTGAGCAGACACACTAGTAACAGCAGTCCTGGTAGCAGTCCTGGTAGCAGTCCCGATAGCAGCAGCAGTCGTAGTAGTAGCAGTAGTAGTAGTAGCAGTCGTAGTAGTAGCAGTCGTACCAATAACGCTAAACGTAGACGTAGCTTAAAACGTTTTTTACTGAAAGCTCCGCTTGCTACAGAAACATACAGGATGCCAAAACGATACAAGCCGAAACCAAAAGTAGAACGCAATTCATCTGATAGTGAGACAGAAAGCGATCATACTCGTAATTGGTCTAGTACCGATACTGAGGCCGAGTCGCTGCCTGGATATGATACGGCTGGAGGTACAAGGCGACTTTGCACTCGTAAAAAAAAATACAATAAAATATCAATTCGAACGCATAAACGCGCCCGGAATCAGTTAAAACAACAACCGAATAAAAATAATAAAGTTAATAAAAATAAAAATATAAAAACAATAAAAGTTAAAGTTAAAAAGTATCGACCAAGATTACAATTACAATAATACGATAATTAAAAAAAATACCATGGGAAATGGACTTTCATTATCTAATTATTATGAAAACTATGAAAATGGATTTACAAACACTCATTGTGATGATACTGATACAAATATGAATAGTTTGGTCGGAAATACAAAAACCCAAAAACAAAAACAAAAAGGGTTTGTTATCAACTTTGAAGACGTTCAAACCGTTATTGGCGCGACCCCTCATTTTCACCAGCAAAACAAACGAAATCGTGAATATTTTTTACTTATTAATACACTGAGCGCAGGTCGCCAAGACTGTCTTATAAGAAACACTGTCTTGGCAAAAAATGAAGAAGTTCAAATAAACGATATTCTTTCTGGAAAAAATGAGGATTATGATCACACCACTATAATCATATATGGAAAAAATGCTTCTGATGATACAGTTATGACCAAATACAATCAATTGAAAACACTTGGAGTTACAAATGTTTTTATATATCTTGGTGGAATGTTTGAATGGCTGCTTTTACAAGACATATATGGTACTGACCTTTTCCCAACTACAACAAAATGCAGCGATTTTTTAGAATATCGTCCAACATCTATATTATGAATATAACATAGTAAACTAAATAACTAAATAAACTAAATAAAATAATTAATAAATATTCCAATTAGGTATTTATTAAAAAATTTATCATGTGCCTTTAGGTTTGCAAATACCCTTCATGCATTCTCCCATGTAGTAATAGTAGTCAATGTCTCGACCTAGCACTAACGCCGGTCCTTCGTCGTTTCCGGCAACGCATTTTCCATCAGGTGAAATTCCAAGAGAATGCATTACACCCGACCCAGGTTTATCGCTTTCAGCGCCTTCATTTGTAAATTTTACCCATCCGCAACAGCACTTCTCAGCGCATCGGTCTTGATTTTTAATATTGCTACATACTTTTTGTAAGTCTGCATGGTTTGTTTTGCAAAATGTATCACTTGTTTTACAATCCGCTGCCTTTTGTTTTAATTCTTTACGTAGCAGGTCCGATGGACCATTTGGAATTGTTTTTCCGATTGCGGTTTTAACAGTTTCTTCAATTGTAGACCCCAATGATGAAATAGATGCCGTTCCGCTTTTTGGGCTTCGTCTCGCCAATTCGGGAGGTTCATGAGGATTTACCGATTTTCCACCCCCATCATTATCTCCTTTTGGTGTAAAAAGTTCAATGTTTATTTTTTTCGAAATTTTATTCGATGGTTTGTCTACATCAATATCATCAACAATACTGGTTGCATATTTATTTTCACGACGACCCCCTTCTGCCTGTTCATTTCCAACCTGAATTTGTATATACAGTACAAATCCTAAAATAACAACGGCTAATCCAATAATCTGAGAAGCATTTTCCATAAACGACGCTCCGAGTGTTGATTTTTTTGCACCCGATATCATGGACTCTAAAAATTCCATTGCTGCAACTTTAATATCGGTAAATATAGTCGTTAAGTCGTCGGGACTAGGTGTTCGAATGGAGGATGCATTTATACCAGATCCTGGATTTTTAAACGTATCACTTACATTATCCATATTGATTTTTCCAAAATCGGTAATTTTTTTGAAATCAAAGTTCATTTTACGGTTTTATACAACAGAATAAAATCTCTTAATAAAATCTAATTATTATTATATTTTATTTTATTTTTACATAAAAATTCATTCGTGATCAGGTACTACCATAAAATACGTCTACTTAAGTTATTAGCCGAATATTTATTACTCTTCCAATTTCCGAGCATTCCCTTCGTGCGTGTTAAATAATTTTTCCTCCTATTTTTATCATGATGTTTTGTAAAGTCTTCGTATCCCATTTGTCCAAAATTAATCCACTTTTTATTTTTTGGATCATAAATTGAATACTTTTTAACTGGATTGCGAGCAGGATATAATTTTGCAGTTTTTCCCAAATATTTATGTGCCATTCGTTGGGCGGTTCTAGGGTTGGAATATAAATAAAGACGACTTGGAAAATTTTTTTTGGTCTGCGTTCGCATCAAATCAGCGTATGTATGTTATAAATTAAATGTAAATGGTATACTTTAACTACGTATTTTAATTTGTTTTATTTTGATTGTTTTATTTTTCTTAGGAATACAAATCCCAACTTTTGACTCGGCTCGATCGCCGAATAGTTTTCGAATTGTACCACTGGACGACTTGTATTGATAACTTACAGTTACTCGGTCCCGAAGCGATTTACACTCGATTTTTTCAACTATATTTTTCAAAAAAGATGCTGCAAACTTAACATCTTGTAATGAAGGTTTATAATGGCCAGACTTTGTATTGAGACAAATATTGTAACTGGTACCGTCGATGTTTTCAAATACTGTACCTGATCCTGCGGATATTACTTTCATACATTTGAAGTGTTTTTTCAGTTCGCGATTTAAGATTCGGTTTAATCCATTCAAGCGAGGTTTGCATGATTTCACACCCTTCTTGGACTCCTTGCATGCGAATATATCATTGTACGCCTTTAAAAAGGGATAATACTTTGAATTAGGGTGAGACTCTATTCCTCGTGATGATAACATATACGCAATCGCATTTATATAAATAATTGAATGCCTATTCAAAGCGGATCCATTGCAGATAAACATTCGATACTTCCCTGGAGAGGAGCCACGACTCTTATTATTATCATTTTCGGTACCGTTATTATTAGCATTAATATCGTCGTAAGCATCTGTAACAATATTGTCATTAATAAGTAAAAATTTAAACCAGTTCCCTCTGGAATAATTAAATGCTTGTGTCAAAAAATATATACTGTGCGGCGTAACTTCAAATGTTACCGCGGATGACAATATCAGCTCTGTAGATGGAAGAATGTGTCTTCTCTCCGACTTTCTACCACACACATATATGTTTGATAACTGTCTTCGAGTTTGTTGACGCTGTTGCATTATTTTATATTCTATATTTAGTTAACATATTTAAAATGTATTAAATATGTTAGATAATATAACTATAAAATTTTTGTGTTATTTTTATTTTTCTATTTTTTCTATTCTTATCCAATTATGTATTCACAGTTCGATATAACTCGCCTATTCCCTCAAGTTCATCCAACGCATGCGGGTATAAAAATTATCTATCACTACGGAGAACGATTTTATAGCGCATCTGCGGTAGACGACCTTTTAAAAAAATATGAAAATCTGATTTCAACAACTTCAACAACTTCAACTTCAACTTCAAGTTCAACGATAGACACTATAAACCCAAAACCTGAAACCGCTCAGTCAATGAACTCAGGTAATGAAAGTCCAAGAAGCATTGTATCAGCAGATTCAAATGATCGTAAACATACAACTGGATCCAGGTGTATTGGAAAACGAAATCAACAATTTTATTTACCAGACGGACTCGTAAAGTTAATGCACGTAAGCGTTGATCCGTCATCCGAAATGGAATACGACTCGTCAAATGCATGGCACGGTAGATATGAAAAAGAAAAAAATACGATTATGAGAACAAGTATAGAGTACGACTTACCGCAGTCAATTGATATTGCCGAATACGAAACCTTGGCGCACTTTGCACAAGAGCATGACAAAGAATGTTGGGGTAATGAGTATATTCCATCAAATACACACAATGTTTGGAAGAATCCTCACTATATGTATTACAATACAGTGACATTAAAATGGGAACCGTTAAGTCGGCTTAGGTGAACTGGTGTGACAAACAAACAGCCATCATCTTGACCGTTTTGACAGACCACAAATTGTACACACGTGCTCAGTATGTTCTCCGACATTTGAACAATCTATCACCCATGAATGAGTACATTTCAAATATACCGCGTCTTCGGCTTTTTTGATTTCATCTTGCATTGCGCTTATTTGTTTTTTCAAGAACGAAAGTTCATTTTTAAGAGCATGAAGATGTTGAAGTTCGTGAAAGTTACTAACGCAGTCAGACATTTTTCCTATACTACCTCCCATACTATATAAATGAAAATAAAACAATTTTTTTGAGTAGTTATATTCTTGTTAATAACTTACTGGGTTGGAATAAAATCCCAATTCAACTCCATACAAATTTTTTTCCATATTTCGTCTTGTTCTATTCGTTTATCGCGATCCTTTAACATTGGGAAATATGGAAGATATTGAGTTTGACCTAATAGTTCGCACAGTTTATAAATAGTGTAGTAGTAATTTAAAAAATTTACTCGTTCGTCTGGACAAAACCTTGCATAAGGGCCTTGCGTTTCCATAAATAGATTGCACAACGTGTCTTCGAGTTCTGGACTCATAACTGGTGGCTTGATACCTAGTTTTTCTTTAATAAATGGAATGTGTTCATAGTATTTATTGTATCCAAGTTTTTTCAATATTTCTTTGGCCTTTGTATCGCTAAACTGGTCCAGTGTGATTCGTTCTTTACGTATTTGATTTTTAATCGAAGTAATAATTGAACTATCAATTTGAGTTGTTTCTTTCGCCTGTACCTGCGCGAGAATCTCTCTAAAATGGTTGATACGGCGATATGCATAAAACGACGCTTCTTTGGGAGGTTCTTTATATGAAGGTTTATCTGATTCAACGTAGTAAACTGTAAAATTAGAGCATCGATTGCAAACAAGAATGCCTTCACTTTCAACCGCGACCATCTCCCCACTATTACACCAGCTGCACACATCAGACTGAAACGCGTATTTATCATAGTCAAAAATAGCCTTTCCAGTATTGCGTAGATAATGCTGTAAATTTGTTAACTTGGGTACATATGTTCCACTTGGGTTAGACGGTATTCCCTCTTCACGAGGTTCGCCCTTCTCATTGTCGACAGTATTGGTATTGGTACTATTCTCAGTATCATTGACTTTCACTTTGGATATCATTGTTTGATGTTCAACACCGGAATCGGGGTCGATTGGAACTTTGAAAAATGTTTGAAGTCTTTGATTTTTTGTCAAAGAAGTTCCAATTGGTCCGTTTAGTTTTATTTTTAAATTTATGTCTTCATTGTCATTTAACTGACCCTGACCAGTATTGTTTTTAGAAGATGAGTCGGAAATATCTTTTTTATCTTCAAAATACGAAAATATATACTTGTTGTTCGTTAAATAATAATTTTTAATGTATTCTTTATGTTTTTTTAAGGATTCTCGTATTTCAATGTTTCGATCGCGCAGACGATATACTTCATCCAGCATGTCTTGAGTTCGACTTTTTGAATTGGGCCGTGTAGTTGACCAATTCATTTCTTTTAAACATTCCTTGTTTTTGGCAAGTTCTTCTTCTAATTTGGGAATAGTTACAGTTTGTATATAATGAAACTCAGCTTGTTTTTCTTTATGCATACTATCAAGCGTGACTGTATTTTTTGTATCCGTGAGTAATTTTTTGGACGACTTTTGTTTAAAAGACGGCATTCTAAAAATAAAAAATTAGTAGGCGAGTCGAATAGTAAGATAGTTGATTTTACATGAATTTACTTAAATCTTTTTATCGAATATTTGATTTTTTATTTCTGATTTGATTTTTGATTTGCATGAGAACTCGAAAGTAATGAGTTTAATATTATAAAATCATTTTCTAAGCTTTAACCTAATAAGTAAAATAAAGTAAAATAAAGTAAAATAAAGTAAAATAAAGTAACGTGTAACACTCATGCTATTACAAATTATGGAACTTGTGTATGTGATTTTAGAGGCAGGCTATACTATAAAAGAGCTTATCGTTCTTAGGAACACACTTGAAATTGAAATTTATATGTATATCGACACTGTAAAAATTTCAACCAGGCTTAAATATTTTATAACTGACAATGATAGCATATATAATATGCTGGATGAAATGAAACTCATATCAAAGAGCGACATTGATAAATATCGCGACATGTTTGTAACATCTAATACTACTGCAAATGCGAATACAACTAATACAAATAGTAACAACGAACAATCCTCATTCGATCCGGCTAAAAGTGGTGAAGTTAAAAATGTTGCAATTATGAAATTTGTTCTAGGTGCTATGAGTTCTGGCTGGAAAGTACGAAAGTCAATTGGAAGACGCCAGTATACATTTAATAAAACGCATCATTATCATAAAAAATATTTCAATGGATCATTCTTATCAAAGTTTTTGAAAAAAAATGCTTTACGTTAAAACATCGACATAAAAATATATTAAACATAAAAAATAGTACAAATATTATTCATTTCAAATTTTATCTATTTATTTATTTATCTATTTACATCATTGTTAAAAATGGACTTTTATTATAGAAAAACATCATCGGCATTTTTGAAAAGTTTAGAGGATGCCTCGTCAATACACGGACTTGAAAATATACAAAGTTACTTACCAATCTACAATAATTTTTTAAATATAAATGAAAAAAATTATAATACGATTGGGATGAACAGTAGATACGAACCAGTCTCCGTCGTGTTACCACTTTCTAAAGGGGTCGCTGAAAATGAAGAAGAAGAATCTGAACCTGAATATAATCCCCACTTTATTGATTTAGAAGTAGTCGACACGTCAAATCCAAAATCGCAATCCGAATTTAAAAATGTATTTGTGAAATATTCTCCGCTAATTGACCCCATACGGTTTCTTTCGGGCAAATATAGTAACATAGACCATGACCGATTAATGAGGTTGCCAAAATATACCGGAGAGAAACATGAAGCACTTGAAAAGGTAGTAGATACAAATAACTCAGCATATGTGGATGGGTTCTTCACGTATCTAAGTAGTAAAGTATTACAACACCATAAGTTTGTACATGGTCTTGAATACTATGGTGCATTTATTGGACATAAACGTCAGTTTGAGGTGGATATATCAGACGATGTTGAATTTTTTAGCTCGTGTCCGTTTTTTAATTCAAATCTTGGAAAGTTATTTACAATGGATGAATACAGCTTTGAGCAAATGTCGCTTCAAACTGGATTGGGTAAAGGTAATAATTCCGAACGAGCGTACAAGCCGAAACTAGAAATAAACCATAGTATGGAGGATGAAGATAGTATTGATATTCAGTTGGATACGTTTGATGACATGGGTCTTAAAAAAATATTTACTGATACTGCATATGAAGGCGGTGGAGACCATCTTGATTCTACCAAGCCAATTGAAGACATTTATAAACGTAGTTGCGAATTAAACAACAATGAAAAAATGAATAATGAACGCGAAGACGGTAATGACGAGTCTGACTCGATGTCAGTTTCTTCTCACGACTCCGAGTCGTCAAACACAAGTACTTGCAGTGTACTAAATACTTGCGAGAGTCATATCGATGCTGATGCTGATGCTGATGCTGATGCGGATGCCGAGGCTCGTGCAGATGTTGGTGTTAATGGAGAAAATCATGATGACGATGACAATAATCATGATGATGACGATGATGACGATAATCATGATGACGATGATGATGATGATGATGATGATGATGATGACGGCATATATGTTGAAATTGAAAAGTTTCCAGTTAATGCAATTTTTATGGAAGAATGTGAAGAAACACTTGATTCCCTTATGGAAGGATCGGTCGCTATTTCAAACGACGAATGGGCATCAATTTTAATGCAAGTTATCATGACGCTTATTGCATATCAAAAAATGTTTTGGTTTACACACAATGACCTTCATACAAACAATATCATGTTTAATCAAACTAAAAAAGAGTTTATTTACTATGCGTATGGCGGAAAACACTACAAGGTTCCCACCTTTGGGAAAATTTTTAAAATAATTGATTTTGGTCGATCGGTTTATCGGTTTAAAAATGTGGTTATGTGCAGTGACAGTTTTCACTCATCAGGTGACGCCGCAACTCAGTATAATTTTCCACCATACATGAATTCAAAAAAACAACTTTTAGAACCAAATTTTAGTTTTGATTTATGTAGACTGGCTTGTTCTATGTTTGATTATTTTATTCCAACATATGATTCCAATCCAAAAGTCGATTTAAAATCTGAACGTGTAACCAATTTAATTGCAACAAATCCAATCATTGCATTAATCAATGAGTGGGTTACTGACGATAAAGGACGAAATGTACTTTATAAGTCTACAGGGAAAGAACGATATCCGGATTTCAAGCTATATAAAATGATTGCACGTACGGTACACAAACATGTTCCTAGTGCGCAGTTGAATAATCCACTTTTTTCAAAATATGAAGTCAAGAGAAGCACCCTCTCTAGTAGCGCTAAACAACAAATTATGAATATTGATGATTGGCCGGAATATTGATCAAATAATTTACCTTTTTTATTATTTTATAGTTTTCGTTTTCAAAGAGTATTTTCGGAAGGGTTTCTTACCTTTTACCGTTTTTTTTCTTTTTAGTGTGCGGGATCTTCTTCGTTTATTTTTTCCTCCTGAACTTGTTGGCGAAGAAGAATGTCTTTTAGATGATGCTTTTGGTGAAGAATGACGTCTTTTTTTAGATAATAATGCTTCCGTACGAAAACTGGGAGTATGTGGGGCAATAAGTGCGGTTAGTACACTTTCATTCATTGTCCATAAACGTTTATTAGTAGGATTGATACCTTCAAAGTTAAGATATGCTGTAATTACTGCATTATTTTCTGGTGTGTACCTAGACTGAATTCCTAAAGCTGTCGGTTTACGTGTTAGTGTTACAATTAGCAAAAATGGATTCCTTTGAACATAAAATACCTCAATATTGTGGGTAGTCTCAATACCATTACCATTGGTTATGACATCATCAAATGTATTTGGGAGGAAAAAAGTTGTCGTTTCTAAGCGGACATCTCTTCCATTAATCTGTACAGTAACAACTTTATAATCATTTGGTTTAAATGGGGTTGGATGTACAAAAACGGTACCGCTTTGGTTTTCCAAAGAACACACCTGATTTCCGATTCTTACATTTCCATCATAATACCATTCTTCTACTAGATGTCCATTAACATATTCTGGAAAATAGTCGTCGTGGTTACGTGCCGTTGGAGATGCGATCTCATCTGCAATCTTTTTACCTAGTATCGTAAATGGAAATCCAATTCCCAGTGGAACTTTCTTTCCAACTGACTGAAGTTTTTTGCCAATCAGATGTCTTTTTTCTCTACCAGGAAAAAGTTTATCCCAGTTAAAGTACCTACAAGTAATATCGATAACATTGATATGAATATCAGGCCCCCATTTCATCATCAACCGGGCCATAATAGTAAAAAGTGATATTTCTGTAGCTCCACTCTCATCATTAGAATTTGGCGTTCTTGCCGTACTTAATTGTATGCCTAACATGGACAATAATGAAATTGGAGTATTACGGACACCAGACCCCGGTAATAAGTTAGGAGTTATACTGGTTGCAATATCTAAGCTTGCGTCTACAAGCCATAAACCAAAATCATTTTTTTCATGTACACCACTACGCCTATCAGTAACACCAAACGGATTTGCTGTAAAATAATATTGTCTGTCAGTCCTTATATTCGTTGGAGGAGGAGCCCAATTCGCGTTTTCTTCTAGCGGCTCTCTTTGATACTCGTTTTGTGTCTCGGTAATATGGCGTTTATGACCTCTCTGTTGAACAGATTCGTGATATTCAAAATCAAAATCCTCGCGCACTTTGTTTCGTACCTCGTGTAGTTTTTCAAGCGGAGACAAAGTTCTATCGTGAGCTAAAATTCTTGGTATTTCAAAATATAATCGGTCTAACGTGCTCGATCCTTGTGTTACATTTCCAGTCAGTCCACTTAATGTCAGTTTATAATGGCGTGACGGCCGAGCAACCGCCGTCAGTGTTTCTTTAACTTTACTAAACACTCTCGTAAGTGATGAACCTTTCGGAACATTAAAAAAATCTTCGAACTTTGTGGGGAGGTCTTCTCCATGAGCGATAATTAACATGGTAACAAATCTATATGGTACCCTCAACTGTAAACGGGAGGGTTCATGGCCAGTCATCGTTTATTATTTATTTCGTTTACATAATATAAACACAGAATAAATTTATAGTTTAATATTATTATATTTTTTTGTATTTTCTAATTGTACGTAATACTAAATGCCACTAGAAATATCAAAAGATCGAGAAATAATATACACTCCTGAACTAGATCACGTGCTTTGCGAAAAAGGCGAAGAATGTCAAATGTATTCTAGACTGCACTTAATGGCCTATAAAAAATTTAGAAAACGTGAAGTTATGTTCAACTTACCAATTATCACAATAACTGCGGTTATTGGATTCGTTTCCGGGCTAAAATTGGATTTTGAATATATTCATCTCATTTTAGGAGGAATGAGTTTATACGCCAGTCTTATGAAAAGTTATTTTTCTTATTTGAAAATAAGCCAAAAAAGCGAAAACCATCGAATTGCATATATTCAATACGATCAGATTCATAATGAAATACGTTTAGAATTATCTCTAGACCCTTCAATTCGAAAAAATGCAAATATGATGATGGACATTATGCGAATCAAACTTAAAAATTTGAGAGAAGTATCGGAAATATTGGACAATTCGATAATAAGTCAATATAAGCGCGAGCTTCGAATATCAAATAAGTCGGAAACGTCAAATGAAATTTCCAGACTAGAAAGAATTGTTGATGAAATTAAAAATAGAAACAAGTTGCATGAAATTTCAACAGTGACATTCCCACATACTAATTCTGAAAATGTCAAGTTATCAGATGAAGGTCAAATTCAAATTCAAACTCAAAATCAAAGTAATCTCGACCATCGATCCCGATCTCACCCCCCAGTTCCTAAAGATCGCCATCCTGAATACAAAAGAAGCCAACCAGTTGAATTGAAAATTTCAAGTCCAATACAGACTTATAATCAGTTAAAAAAAACAGCAAGTTTTTTACACGGATCCGAATTTGGAAATCATCACCCGGACCCTCCAAATAAAAATAAAAATGTATATTGTGACTATCCAAATTACGCTAGTGGACCGCGTATAGATGGTATAAATAATATAACTAATACAGTATACGACGCGGCTGACAGCGAAAGCGAATCAGTCACTACTGATACGCAAGATGTGCATGGAATATGCGTATAACTATAATTATAACATTTTACCCATAAATTGATCTCATTTCAGAGTATGTCATATTTCTGCCATGTATTTGTTTGAATTCTTCATTTCCATTCTCAATAATGCTGACAAGCGTTTTTTCGTTAACATTATTTGTTTTTATTAATTCCACTACCTTTTGTTCTCCTTCATTTTCTAGTTTACTTTTTAAGTCACTATTCATTTCAACTTTGAAGAGTATTATGTATGTATTTATGTATGTATTTATGTATAATATGTATATGCTGTATACATTTATATAGTTAACTGAAAGTATATTAAACATAATACCAGTATATCATTGTATCAAATAATCCGAATCTGCATATTATTACATGTGTGGCATTTTTTATTATCAAACTGTTTCCAGGTCCAGTTGTCATCCAAATCCAAATAGTTCTAATTCCGTTTCTAAGTCGCTTTCTACAAACAAAACGAAAGAACTATTTGCAGATTTTTCAAAAATCCAGCATCGCGGACCTGATAACAGTCAATTTCAAAAACACATTTCAAATTCGGGAAACGTGTCGTGCATTTTTGGATTTCATCGGTTGGCAATAAACGGACTTGGTTCTGACGGAAACCAGCCATTTACAGTTGGACAATGCAAACTTATATGCAATGGCGAGATTTATAACTTCAAAGAACTTATTAAAGAGTATAGTCTGGAAAAGGTATGTACAAGTAACTCTGATTGTGAAGTCATATTGCATTTATATATGCGGATTGGAATGGAGGCTACACTTAATGCACTTGATGGAGTGTTTGCGCTTGTTTTGTTTGATGGTGCAAGAGAAAAAACATATGTTGCACGTGATCCATTTGGAGTAAGATCTTTATTTATCGGAACCGAGATAAACATACATGATACGGGGTCATTGACTCCTTCTCAGTTTTCAGTAGCAAGCGAAATGAAGGCATTGTCTCATTGCGCCCCACATCACGTTGCGCAGTTTCCATCAGGGTGTTATTTTGAATATGATAATGGCATATACCGAGGGAATTATTTTGCATATTACAACCATGTTTCAGTGGATATGATAAACCTCATTAATGTGAAAACAACAATGACGTTTGGTGCGAATAACGAAAAAAATAAAACCGCGAACAGAAATAATGAGAATGAACAAGTGTCTCTTGTAAAGCTTCGAGAACTCCTTGTATGTGCGGTAACAAAACGTTTAATGAGCGACCGTCCGATTGGCGCATTATTGTCAGGTGGATTGGACAGTTCATTGGTTACCGCAATTATATGTAAGTTGTGCAAAAAAAAATCATTTTCGGCATCAAAGTCAACATCAAAGTCAACAAGTAGTAGTATTAACACATACAGCATCGGGTTGTCGGGATCGGTTGACTTATTTTGGGCAAAACGCGTATCCGAATTTTTGGGTACAACGCATCATGAAGTATGTGTAACTGAATCCGACTTTTTGAATGCGATAGATGCCACAGTTGAACAAACGGAAAGTTATGATACAACTACAATTAGAGCGTCGGTAGGAAACTACTTGGTTTCAAAATATATCGCAGAATCCGACCGCACAAATGATGTTGTTATTTATTGCGGAGACATGTCCGATGAAATCTTCGGATCATACCGCGGGTTTTGTAACGCCAAAACAGACTTTGAATTTGAAACTGAAAATGAACGCATGGTTAGTGATGTTCGATTTTTCGATTTGTTGCGTTCTGACAAAAGTATAAGCGGATGTGGATTAGAAGCGAGAGTTCCATTTGCAGACAAGGCGCTAGTAGAATATGTCATGCAGTTAAATCCTAAACATAAACGTTTTAATACCGGCTCCTTTATGGAAAAATCTATACTGCGTTGTGCATTTGATGCACTTGACGAGGACCAAGCAATTCTCCCAAGCGATGTTCTTTGGCGAAGAAAAGAGGCATTCAGTGATGGAGTAAGTGCTCAGCCAATTCCTACCGATCCACAAATCCCGCGTGGTTCCCAAGCCCAACCTGTTCGAACTTGGATCGATATGATTCGCGATTATGTTGATGCGAGAGTCAGCGATCAAGAATATTGCGTAGAACGCACCAAATTCGTGCATAATACACCATACGATAAAGAAAGTTATTATTATCGTAAAGTATTTAATAGACTATATCCTGGCAGGGATCGTGTTATACCCTATTTTTGGAGGCATCCATTTTGCAAGGAACTTGATCCGTCTGCTAGGTTGTTAAACATCCCATATTCATCAACCATTTCTCCAAATACTAGTCCTCTTTTGTTGCCATCTCAGGGACAGGCACACTCTCCGGCGATACTGCTTTCCGATTGCGACGACTGAGACCTTCATTTGATAACTCGTCAGCACGTTTATTGTCGATTCGATAAACGTGCCTGAATTCAATCCATTTGAACTGCGAAGCTAAGCTTTTTGCAGTATCATGGTAGTTTCGTATGTTTTCCGACTTTACGGCGTATACCCCGTTCATTTGCTTTATAATGAGTTCACTGTCACCCTGAACCAGTATTCGTGCTATGTTGCGTCGCAGAGCTTCATGAAGACCCATTATAAGTCCTGTATATTCCGCTACATTGTTTGTTTCTTTGTCGCCAACATATCTTGAATCTGACCATATTTCGGTAGACCCTTCATAAATAACTGCTCCCGCCCCAGCCCTTCCCGGATTACCTTTGCTGCATCCGTCAAATGCGATCTTATATGTCTCAAGCGTCTGTAGCGGCATTATGGGCGTTTCCGTTTTTGTATCTGATGAGTGAGACTTAAACATGGCAAATGGATTTGATACTGATGCAGGAAGAGTTAGGTTTAATGAGCTTGAACTAGAGTCAATTTTTTCATTAACACAACTTGACTCTGGAGTTGAAACTTGTTTACGATAAGCTGTTTCATATCCCACAAATGGACTTTTGCTTACTAGTGGTTTTTTATTGTTGGTTCTAGGTACAAAAAAGGTAGACATAAAATGTTTGCGTTTCGATAAGGGGATTGTATTCAGGGTACGTTTCATTTATTGTTTTCATTTATTGTTATATATTATTAATATCTTAATACACGTCATATATACAAAAAAACAAAACATTTCATTTTTTAAAAATGAATGAAAATAAAAATAACTACATTATAGTAAAGTAAGTATTATGGAAGAAAATAAAGTTAATTTGTCGAATAGAAAAACAATAAAAAGGTATAGAACATTCAAAAAAAAGGACTATGAAAGTAATGATGGTATGTTAACGACTGTATGGGGGCCAGGAATGTGGCATTTTTTGCATACGATGAGTTTCAACTACCCCACCCATCCAACCCATGAACAAAAAACACAGTATCGAAACTTTATGTTAAGTCTACAGCATGTTTTACCGTGCAAATATTGTCGTCAAAATTTACATAAAAATTATAAAACATTTCCTTTACAAATGTGTCATATGAAAAATCGCGACACTTTTTCGCGATACGTGTATCGACTTCATGAAATTGTCAATAGATTGCTTGGTAAAAAAAGTAAATTAACATACTGCGATGTTCGAGAACGATATGAACATTTTCGGTCAAGATGCACTGTAAACGATGATACCAAAAAAGTGTTTAACTTCAATGTATTTAAAAATGTTGATAAACCGCGTAGTCAAACTCGAAAAAGTAAAAGTAAAAAGAAGGAAATGGGATGTACCGAACCGTTGTACGGTGAAAATTCAAAATGTATTTTAAAAATAATACCAGTGAATGAAAAAGAACCAACATTTACAGTCGATAACAAATGTGTGAAAAAAAGAATTGACTCATAAATAACCATTTCGATAGATATGAGATGGACGGTGGTTTCTTATGAAAGAACTTGAATGTCGTCTAAAATATTTACACTATCTCCATCAATGATGGTTTCCGCCCCAATATCCAGATTTACATTTTCGCCGATTTGAATTCCGGACTGACCACTTGTATCGTCATCATCTCCGTCTCCGTCTCTATCTTCATAATATCCTCTGCGACTATCTCGTTCTTCTTCTGGATATGGTGATTCTAGCGATGTTACTTTGATGTCATCGTTAAACTTTACTTCCGATGATGGATAGGAATCGCTTGACTGTACATCGGCAAGAATTTCTCGCATTGATTCTAACTCCTTTGCTTCGGCCGTCTTCATTTTTTCGCGCTCCAACTCTTCTAAAATAGAGACCTTCTCTGAATTCGAATTCGCTTCGTCGGAATCATGTGTATGTGTTTTGGAAATTGTCTTTGAAGGCGCTAACTCTGGCATGGGTTCGGTTATGTCTATGCCTGAATTTGAGTTGTTCGACTCAATAATAGGCTCTTCGCCGACGATGTTGGTTTCTTCCGTTACTTCAACATCCTCTTCGATTGTTGGATCCATGTAACTTCGAATTAATTTTTCGATTGGAATAGAGTCACGCATGGCATTCAGTATACACTCTTTTATAATTAATTCAATCTCTCGTCGGTTTCGTTGGACCGTTAATGAATTTGTATTTTTTTCGTATAAATACATATTACTGTATAGTTTTCGAGCTGCATGAATGTACGCGTTGTGAATAAAGTCAGTAGCCTTTGGCACGTCAACGTTTATTTTTTTATTTTTCATACCTACGCGCATACATGTTAAACTTTTAAGTTGTACAACATGAACACACGCAATCAAATCTTCCATATAATTACATGAACTTGCTTCTTTGATTCGGTCATATTCTTTTCCAATAATTGTAGAGTTCCATTTAGGAACGCGCGACAGAAAGTTTTGAAACGTCATTAGATACTTATCTTTCTCGTCATTCTCAGCACAAAGTTTCCACGCCTCGTCAAACATGGTTTGAAATCCGTAAATCATTTGAGGTGTAAGTAAGTTTACAAGTCTTGCTGCAAACTCGTTCCTAGACTCATATAAATTTGAAATTGAATAGTCGTCCATAATGAAAATAAAAATAATGAAACCAATTAAAATAGTAATAAAAATAATTTATAACTTTTTAAATGAACGTTATATTTTTTAAGTCCATTTCTGAACGAAACACAATAAAATAAAGAACAAAAAGTACAAGAAGTTTTTCGTTTCTAAATTCGCGTTTTACACAGTTAAACGCTAAAAGAAGTTCGTGCGTTCTAAATAATTCTTCGTTGTCTGAAACTTCATTGTTGAAATGACTATTCTTTTCAAGCAGTTGGATAATATCATTTGCACTGTAGCCATTTTCAACAAGCGTCTCAGAAAGGTCGACTAGATTTACGTAAGAAATATTACACGAAGATGAAGATGAAGATGAAGATGAAGATGAAATTCCATTAGTTTCCAATATTTTTTTAAGAGACACTAATCGACACGAGTGATGTTTTTTAAATCCTAGTATATTTTCATTATGCAACGCGTGTAGGTTTATAGTTGTTGTAGTTGATTTTGTTTTCGAACGAACCGTATAATCTGGGATATAGATTTCACAAAATCGCGAAAGGATAGGTTTTAGTAATTTGTTTTTATCTTCGACGACAATAAAAAACCGTGTCGAATGACAAAATAGTTCAATGCATCTTCTCAATGCAGACTGTGCGTCAATTGTTAATTTGTCTGCATTTAAAAGTACAATCGATTTAAACATTTCGCCATTGGCTGTGTCCAGGTTCGACTTTGCAAAATATTTCAAATCTTCTCGAATGAACCGAATGCCTCTTCCGTATGCGCAGTTTACTCTCATTACGTGAGTTTTTATTATGGGTCTTGTGTTATTATAAATCGACGAAATAAAGTTTGATAAAATTGTATTTTTACCACATCCATTCGAACCATGAAATATGATATTCGGTATTTTTTTATTTATAATAAACTGGTTTAATTTTTCTATAACGTCTTTATGAATAGTTAAGGAAGTTTTATGCTCCATCAATCACGTATGAAATAATAACTATAAAATATAAAATAACTTGAACCACTTGCGTTTATGTGTTTATTGCTTCATTTATAATTTACAGTTAAAACAAACATTTAAATATAACTATAATATAAAGATGGTTTTAAAAAAATCAAACAACTATCGTCTACGACGCACTAGTCATGTTGGCGGTAAACCCGATAGTTCAATTTGTCCCTCTTTAAAAACTCAAGAAGAGTGTGTAGTATGCAAATGGAATGCCAAAACATCCAAGTGCGGGAAAGCTCCGGATCGACAACCTGTTAAAAAATCTAATAAATCTAATTCTAATAAGACCCCCAAATGCCCGTCATTAAATAAGACGTCATGCGATGCTAACCCTGAATGTTCATGGAATGATAAAACAAGTAAATGTCGTAAACGTACAGTTAAAAAGGGTCAAAATGTACCAAAACCAAAAATAGTACAGTCTTCTCCAGCACGATCGAAATCAAAAAGTCCTAAGACAACATCATCATCGTCATCATCATCATCATCGAGCCCTTTAAAGGTAGCCGTACCCGACAACAAAGAGTTTAAAGAAATGAATTTGGAAAATTCTGATTTCAGTGGCATGGATCTAAAAGATGTCTTCTTTTTTTCATGCAACTTGAAAAATGCAAAATTTCAAAATGCAGATCTTACAAATGCAAAATTTCGAGTGTGTCAGTTAGATGGAGCAAATTTTAGTGGAGCTAAGCTTTTAATGTGCGAATTTAAAAGTTGTAGAGTTGGTGAATTTCGTAGGGTAGTTCCAAATCCGTTAGTATGTAAAAATTCGACAATTGAGCGAGGTTTATTTAATGAATGTTATTTTGCCAATTCTATTTTTACCGGTACCACATTTGAAGGTTGTGAGCTAAATGACTGTGAAACGCTGAAGGCCGACTTTAGTGAATGTAAATTTCCTTTGCATACTATCGTGAGGGGCGTTAAACTTAACTCAGCCAGTACATTTAAAGACTGCAATTTTATTTTGTCGGATTTTAGTAACGTTGATTTTAAGGGCTGTGATTTTAATCCAGATGAAGACAACGACTTTGATAAGTGCGTAGATGATGACAGAGATTGCGGTAACCATTTCAATGGCAGTGTCCTTACAGGGGCGAAATTCCCCGAAAAGGTAAATATGTGCAGTTTTTCTGATGCAGTTCTTACTGGTTCGGATATAAGTGATCCGAAAAAAGATATTCAAGGTTGTCATTTTGACAAAACCACAGAAGCAGAAGATGTAGAAGAGTTGAAGAGACGTGCTATGCCATCCGATGACGATGGCTGGAATTCACCTGTTAAACAAAAAACTCCATCTCCACGTGTTAAATCCCCATCCCCAATTAAAAAAGTTCCATCTCCCATAACTGCTAATTCAAACTCAAAGTGTATTAGACAAACTCAAAAGAAATACTTGGAACGACCAAGCCCTCCATATTCCGCGTCAGACTGTCCTGGAATGGTTATGCAAGGAAATGACGGTAAACAATACATATCAGTTGCAAATGCAAAAGGTGTGTATACATGGAAATTACAAAAATAAATGTAAGCATATTAGTATTGTAATAATATTTTACTTCGAATTAAACATCAGCTCTTGGGACATATGGCAAAATTACGTTTTTCGGCATTTTTTTGAATAGGCTTTTCAAATAAATGTATATTCGCGCATTATGAGGTGGCTGTAAGGATGCTAGATGAAAGTATCGATGTTCGCAATCATCATTTTTCCGACCGTCAATTTGAGAGTCCGCGAAATAAAGTTGATTCTCAAACACGCGTTTAGGATAAAACTCGGTCTTAATTTCATCGCTGTATTTGATACAAGGTTCTTTATCTGATAGATAAGTCGAGCATCTATAAATCGCAAACCCGTTAAACGCGGAGTATACTGGAAGAAATTTATCTCCGCGAGAAACCGCGCGAAAAACGATCTTATCAAACATTTTGCGCATTCGATCTACTACCTCATACCAGGCGCGCTTAAAATGAAAAAAACTGTGAATGTACGGATCAAATGACAGAGCCCACATGTCATAGTACGCAGCTTCTCTTAAAAACGACACGCAATCCCAATCGCTACTAAGTGACATTACATCTTGCAAAACCATCGTGTTTATAGGACCTATACAAGCATATTCATTAAAATCCATAAACGCAAAATGAGAGAATACACAGTTGCTTGTACGAAGTTCTTTAAGATGCTCGAGAAAACTGTTGCGAGCATGTCCAATATTTCGTTGTCTTACAGGTTCCCAGTCATAACGATTTTTAATCATTTCAACAACCGAGGTATTAACTGTTTCGGAAAAGTCGGAAATCATTCGTTTCATATTTGAGAGATTCGGATCCCTTTCTTCATAAATAAACACAAATCGAAGCGTTGAAAAAATATCGGATTCGTATATTTTTTTCAAATTGGAAAATAAATAGGAGACTCCATATTTATTATCATAAATGCACATGCCAATGCATAGGGAATAATTTTGGTCTGTCATGTAGTTGTATCTTAAAAACTTAATTATTTACTTTTTAGTTATTAAATAATTAAACTCATTGTTTAATTTTAAATTCATTTATTCAATTATTTGAATTTACATGGGTTTTTTTATACTGATCCCACGATATGTTTTTAGGTGGATGTAGAACACTACTTTTGGGGTTGGAAGAATGTTTATTGTTTTTTTCATTTTTTTCACGCTGTTTATCCAAGTGCTCAGCTTTGCGCAGTGCACTATCTACATATATTTGTTTTAACAGTTTACCTACTTCATACGACCCCTCGTGTTGGTCTAGTTTTCCACTTTCAATAAGCTTCAATACAAACAGTAACTTGGAAAGAATTCCCAGATCGATTTCATCCTTTTTCAACTTATTGAAAATATCAGTATAGTTATTGAAAAGAAACGCGCATCGCGATGTGCAAATGGCGTCAAATTGTTGAGGATTGGAAAGCGCAAGACGCGCGTACTCTTTTTTTAGTTTCAGCATAGTCTCTACGTCGGCCTTGATGGCATCGCTGTGTTGTAGTTCTCGTATTTTACTGGTATTGTCCTTCACGTCGCTGTTGGATGCTAGCATTTTTCGAAGGTTTAGGCGGTCAGTTTCATCCATTTTAATTGTAGATTGTGTTATGTGTTATGTTATGAATTAAGCAAAGATAAATAATGGTGGATTGAACGTTTTAAATAGTATTATACGAATTATACAATTATAATTATAATTATAAATAATATTTACATAAATAAAATCAAATACTTAAATTCAATATAACATGTACACGTCATCCACATCAAACGAAAAAGCAGTTACTCTGTTTACCGAAAACGACTGGCATCTTAAATTTGCGAGAAGTGGTGTGGCAGAACCGCCAACTGGAATAAACCCCAATGTTCAAGTTCGTTTAATAAATGTCCAAGTCAGTCAAAGTGGGGTTTTGACATACCCTGACTTTTTCATAAATCCGTATTTAAATTCCTTTGAGTTTGATATGGAAGTATTATGGAGTCCTCTTCCTTCAAATGCCGGTGGAGACAGTTATACCGTTCGTTTTGGAAATACAAAAAAATTCTCGATATTTTTTAATTTTTGGAACGGCTACGGTATCAACGAAAATTATCCTCTACACTTACGTGGAGAAGGCGTATATATATTAAACTCAAGTGGATATCCTCTAGCGAAGGGTGCTGTAATATCCAGGGGGCCTGGAGAAAATCAATGGTTTCCGGTAAAAATAATATACAATAAAAATGCTGCAGTTACATGGAGTGTTTATGTAAACAATGTGCTCGCATTAACATATACCGATTCTAGTGTTTCTACGTCAGATTCTTGGCATAAAGTGTCAAATAATAAAAATATAATGGTTTCAGCCCATTCTGGCGGAGGGCTTCATATGCAACTATTTGTACGTAAACTGAATTTTATATACAAAACAACGATTAGTGCAAACACGATGGTAATGCCTCCAAAATTTTATCCTTCTGCAGATGATTCCACATTTTCAAGTAACCGTGCAGCATACGCTCGGTCAATATATCCGCGTATTGCCAATGATGCCTCAAAAACGAATGCCGAACAAATTACGAAACAAAAACGAATTTACAACCGACATGATGCATCATCCCGTATAGAGAGACTCAAATTACAAGCCATAGGAGAAAGTTCTATGCGGTTGAAAGAAGATGAAACTTTGAGTTTTAAAGCGCCCAATGTAAATGATGCTAGAGACGCGCTTCGGCGAACCAGGTCTCACGGATACATTGTTCCACCTAAAGGCCAAAAATAGAAACCGGTAAAACAAAACACAAAACAAAATACAACAATCACCCAAATGTTGATTCTTGAAACAGTTCAATATACATGAAGCCGTCGTCCGTTTTTTCTTGCGAATAAATAGTACCCATGAGTGCCGCAGTGGGATGAAGACGATTGTTTATAAATGCGTAAAGTGCAAACTCAGGTTTAAGTGCCATATTTTTTCGTACTACGTACATAAACTGTGCAAGTGTAAGATCATACGGTACTGCGAATTTGTTTTTAGGTAATGTATGGTCGCGCTGTAACGCTTCACTGCATTCGACAATTACTGGAATACGATTTGGGTGTTCATTTACGATTCGATCAGAAACCTTTTTACGGTCTTCGAATGAAACTCGTTCTTTATATTTCATTTTTTTTCAATGATTGGATGACCGAACTTAAAATAAATAAACAATTGTCTTTATGTTTTATTTATTTTATTTTATTTTGAATTTCGAATATTGAGTTTTGAATTTTGAATCATAGCATACGCCTTTTTATTTTCAAAACTTATTTTTTCTTCTTGTTTTTCTTATTTTTTGATTTCGCGTTTGTAGAGCTGGAATCAGGTTCATATCCAGTACCAGTATTGCATTCGGATGCTTCCTGCGGTTGGACGGGTGGAGCCATAGTAACTCGCATCGATTTTTCGTTCTTACTAGAATTTGCGGGTTGGTATACAGTATGACGCATTTGAGAAGGATCGATACTTGCACTTGCAGTTGCAGATGCTTGTTCTGCGCGGCGCTCTTCCAGTTTTTTTTGCATCCGTTCTTTTGTGAGTGCCATTTTCATATTGCGATTAAGCTGCGATTGCATGGCATTCATGTTTATTTTTGTCTTCCCATTAAGACCAGCCGCGGCGCCTCCAAGATCGCTTGGATTCAAGTTCATTGCCTTGAAGAGTTGAGCAAAATCTGCCATTCCCCCACCTTTACCCCCACCGGGTCCTTTTGTTGACTTCATTTTTGACATAAATTCACTTGCCTCCTTAAAAAGTTCGCTTTCCTTGATGTCGCCAGACTTCATTTTTTTATCAAGTTTTTCACCTACCTTTTTAATTATGCCAGTAAGTTTGCCTGGATTTTTGAGCAATTTTTGAAATACTCCACTAACACTGCTTTCATTTGAAACATCAATGTTTAATTCGCTTACAGTCTCTTCCGCAATTTCTTTTGCAAGCGCGCCAATTTTCCCATCGAGTAGACCTGACAAGTGCTCATGAATGGTTTCCGCATTTGGAAAAGAATCTTGTGCGGGACGAGACTTTGACTTTGAATTTGAACTTGAACTCGAAGAATGACTGCCAGGTTCTTCTTTAGGTTCATCTGCCGCCTCTTCTTGTTTCTTCTCATGAGGTTGCTGGTTGTTGGCGTCATTGTCACCATCATCGCCATCGTCATCATTATTAGTGTCTTCATGATATTGTTCAAATAAAGTTTGGATTCCTGACATTGTCTCTTCAAGTTTACTGCGCAGCTCGTCTTCCTCAATTGCTTCAAATAGTTTTGCAGTATCTCCAAACGAAAGTTTATCTTTAGAAATATTTCCCAAAATTGTAAACGTTACTAGTTGTAAGTGCTTCCATAAATGGTCTTTTGTGGTTTCCGTAACGTCCGATAAATTCCATACCATTCTAAAATCAACATTCGGCAAAAATTCGACATTTACATTATTTGAAACTGCCGAATCTGGCGAAAATATTACTTCATTTTGATAAATAATATCAAAAAATCGTTCAGGATAAACGCGTTTGCAATGTTCTAGAAGCGTTAATAAGTTTTTCTCTGACATAGTCTTGATACATTCATCGGTTGGTTTTTTGGATTTAGTAGACCCAGTTCCTTTTTCATCACCAGGAACAAATTCTACATCTGCGTATTCCTGCATGTCCAATGCATTATAAATCCCATCCTTGTATTCTGGAAACGATGCGATAAAACTTGAAATAAAATCAACGATGCCCTTTTTGAAATTTTCTGGAACAGGGGTACTGGTATTTGTTTCGGTCTGAGACATGATAACAAAAAAATGAAACGAAATGAAAATAAATTAAAATAAATTACTTTTCTTTAATCCTTAAAAATATTTCTAAAATATGTTTAATATATTTATTATGTAATTTATCTATTTTAATCTAAATTATGTAATTTATGTAAATTTATTGTCGTTTTTTGCGACTTTTGTTTTTATCGTGATTGATGGATGGGTTAGAAGCTGTTTGTTTTTTTCTACGACGCGTGTTAGACGCAGTTGGATTCCAATATTTGTGTACATTATCAGGAGATACCATAGCTAATAGATTTTGATACATATCATTTGAAATGACCTCTGATTGCGGTTCGTCTGTGTCTGACGTATCAGATTCTGAATTTGAATTTGAATTTGAATCATACATTTTATTAAAAGTATCCGCTAATGATTTTGATTTCGACGAAGATGAAGATGGGTCATTATCGTCAATTTCTATTTTTCCATGCACCATAAATATTCCTGCTGGAACAATCACTTTATCATTTCCATTTGCATATTCTATTACGTCAGATACCTTAATGGTGTCCAGGTCCGGATCTTTTGATCTACTTCGACCACCGCTTTGACCCCCTCTTGTATGCGTAAATGCAGGAATTCCAGAATTTAAAAATAACGAATTTAGAGTATACCCTCCGCCAATAATTCCATTTTCTTTATTTCTAGTCAATAATAAATTACTTGCCATTTTCGAAGTGAGGTTGTAGAACAAATGATCGTATTTATTTATTAACTTATTTTATTTATATGGTTACTGTATATAAGAGTAATAGAAAATTATTTGTATTATAGATAAATAGAAAATGGCGTCGAACGGACCTGGTGTAACTCGTCATGCGACTCCGAATCCGCCCCCAACAAGTGCGCAACTGGCGCCGACTCCGATGGTTGTAGACAAAGAATTAGCATCCTCTGAAGCAAGTACTCAAGCGATCACTGCCAACGCTGAAAAACAAAACATGATAAATAACATTGCAGGAGGAGGAAGAGCGACTAGAAAAATGAAAAAAAAACTACACTCTCGTACATGTAAATGCAAATGTAAATGTTGTATACGACTGCGTATGCGCGGTTCGCATAAACATAGTGGTCGGCATAGTAAGAGTAAATTAATAAATAAAAAACAGCGACAAATTGTTAGTAAACGCATTCGGCTGAATTTTTTGCACCGAAAAATAAGAAAAAATAAAAATAATAATTCGTATTCTAAAACACAAGCACAACATGGCGGCGAAAGCGTAGCTACTGTACCACAACACGGCGTATCATGTACTAATCCTGCTGATCAACAATGTCCAGGAAATTCTACCCAAGCACTATTGGATGCTCAACGCCAAGCAACTGTTAATGAACAAGGTGATAAGTTAACACCGTGAAGGATGAATACCAAACAACAATCAACATTTCCAACGGTTACCGCATTTTATGCAGGTGACAAATGTTGTCATTGGCTCATCAGCCGACCTAGTCTGCATTTGATAATATGTGCATTCTCGCGACTTACACTTGTAACACAAGAAGTTGTCAGTTGATGCCTCCAAATGAACTTCATATTTATTCTTGTCACGTATCCGTTTTTGTTCTAGTAACGCGGTCCATTTTTCAGGCATCATTTCTTGGTGAGACATAAATGCCAAATCTTGAGCCTTTATTTTTCTACTTGTCACGAGTTTCTTGAGTTGTTCAGATGAAAGATTAATGTATATACTGCGAGCATGGTCAATGTACATTTCCACAAAGAACGGGTTGCTCCATTTTTTAATCACTTGATCTTTGTCCGCCTTTTGAAGAGTGTAATTATAAATACCGCGTTCCAAGTTTATGGACATTACTTCAACCGTTGAATCCTCTAAAGAAGATGAAAATGCAACTTCACAATCGGATAACAGTGTTTTGAATCGTCGTCTCAAACCGTCTCTAAACCCGGCAGGATTCGAAATCGTTCTCATATTTACGTTTTATTCGATATTACGCAAACAACGTTATAAATTTAAATTTAAATCAATTTATAACATTTTTATTATTTTATTGTTATATTATTTTATTCCCTATTTTTTAACATGTCTATATATTACATATAAAAAATACAAAAATACAATGAAGCTTGTACCCAAAAGATATATACCATCATTTCTTACAAGTAAAGACCGTCAAATTGTAAAAAAAGAACTAGTAAAATCAAGAAAACTCTATCGAAAGGGCATTTATTATACACGTAAAAACGTAAATTCATTTCCATCAAAAAAGTCGAGTCATATTATCCGAGCAGAGAAAATATACAAAATAAACAAGGTAGTTCCGTCTGCCGCTCTAGCAAAAAAAACAGGTTGCAGCGTAAAAGCTCTTTCGACAATTGAAAAAAAAGGACAGGGTGCGTATTTTTCGTCAGGTAGTCGACCTAATCAAAGTGCCCATTCATGGGGTAGGGCACGGTTAGCGAGTGCAATTACAGGCGGTAAAAGTGCCGCGGTTGATTTTTCCATTCTTGACGCAGGGTGCAACCACGCAACAAGTAAAGCGTATAAAATGGCACGCCGCGCTGTTGAAAAATATGGTTACGGAAAACGTCATACTCCAAGAGTGAAATTATAGCGAAAGTACTAACTAACAGCTAGTAACTAAGTAGCTAACTATATTTTTTTATTGTTTTACATATTCAACAATGTGATAAATCAACCAGAGAGCAAAAGATCCGCCTAATCCTATTTGTACGTACTTTACAGCAGGAGCATCTTCGTCTGCCTTGTATAAGTATATTAACCCGCATACGAAAATAAGAGCATATATTGTATAAAAAACAAAAATATAACGGTTTGAATTTAATAAAATATGTGAGTCGGCGCTGTCTAACATTGTATTTCCTGATTCAAGTTGTTGTACTTTGTTTCTGTAGTAGTAAGCTTCAGGTTCCCATACAGTTTGCATTTCAAAGATATCACTTTCGAGTTGTTCATTTATCTCGTTACTTAACTCAGGAACGACTTCAAAATCGGTATCAATACTACCTTTTAATTTTAATATTGCATCATACCGTGCGCGTAAATCTTTTACCATTTGACTTTTTAAAATAGGCGGACCCGAGTTTTCAGACTCCTCAGTTTCGCCGATATCTCCTCCCATTCCATCCATACATCGTGTTTGATGAGAAGTTGTAGCTCCGCTTACTTGGTTTCCTGCTATAAAAATAACATTACTTTTATCAGAAACACTCCAAAATTTATAAGTACTGTCTCTATCAGAAGTAACTGGAATTGTAACAAATTTTTCACCATAAGTTACTGCGCCATTTGTTGTTATTGTCCATTTTTGGTAATTTGACGGGTTATTTGGATCCTGAATTGTAATTTTTGATTCAGCAGCTAGCCCTCTTGTCAAATTTTTAACCTGCAAGTCGGTAACTGATACAAATATAGAGGTCGACCGCGATTGATCTGCATTATTGTATATCAATGTGCCCGACGGAGTAGTATCGTCAAACGCCGTTTTAATAGTATGCGTTTTGTATAAAAATACACTGTTTGATGTTAAAACCGGTCCGCTACGCGCATAACACGTGCCTCGCATACTCTGTACGGAATAGTTATTATCCAAATATAAAATAGTATTGAATGCCTCATTTGACGCGTATGTTGCAGCTGGGCTCATTTGAACCATTTCACTTGATCCAACTTTAATGTTCACTGGTCCTGCGGGTTTTTTTGCCAACTCTTTACAACCATAAAGTCCATTCCCATTAGGGTCATTCGCAAATGCCGGATAACTTCCAAGATAAATCCATCCATTGTAACTTGCAGGAGATGTTAATGAACTGGGTGGAAGAATTGTTGATCGGTCAGCATCGATGACTGGTTCATCTACCCAATATGTTCGATCGGAGGTGGTGACCCCAATTGAGTTGAATCGTGAATTAGAACTGGTTCTGGCGCCTAGAGTACTTCCGTAACACCCATACTGCCATGGACCCTTATATCCATTATCTGGCGTATAGTGAACAACCCGAGTGTATAACGCGTCGTCTTTTAGTGCAGCCCGTTTACATTCTTCTACGGTATCGGTATCACCCAAATAGTACCACCCCGCTTGTTCACTGTCGTCCCCTGGTGACAGGCCCAGTCCTCCCATATCATTTCGTCCTTCATAATCATTCCAATCACCGCCTCGAGTTTTCATATACTCGGCGTAAGCTTTGTATCGACGATAATAGTCTCTGACCATCATTTCAAGTTTCCGACGTTGCTGTTTCAATTTAACAAGCCGGTCATATTTGCCATCGCTGTATTTATTTTGATAAAATGCTGGAAGTTGATATAAATCGGCATAACCTGCAATATTCATACTGTTTAACGGTAACCGGTTAATACTAATACTATTTTAACAATAACTACAAATATACTATATACTATTGCTCAATATTATTGTTTAGGGTATTTTTATTTATTGTATATCATGATTAATAATTAATAAATCATAATACTATCACAAATGTTACAATTACGTTACAAATACATCGTTGCCGCCGGACCTGACAACGCATGACCTCGCATTTTAACGTCATCTGTTGATGTAAAAAGCTCAAACCCCTCGTCTAAATCTCGTATGGTTAGAATGCGTCGATCATTTTCAGACATGTAAAACACTCTGCGGCCGTGTGCAATTTTAGTTTTTGTAAAAAATATTTCAATATCGCGTCCAAAATATTTAAAGTAGTGGCATCGAGATTTGAACCATTCATCTTTTACCGTATCGCGTTCATTAAATGACCATTTATTGTCCTTTATAATTTTTTCAAATATTTTTCTAAGTTCAACCGCATCATAACTTTCGATCTTGTATCTCCAAGTAAATCTTGATGACAATCCCTCGTTATAACTGAAAAAACAGTCATTCAACTCCTTTTCATACCCGGCAATAATTACCATAAGTTCATGTTTATGATCACTCAACGCTTCACACAACGTGTCAATGCACTCTTTAGAAAAGGAATCCCGTTTTTCCGTGTTTCCGAGCGCGTATGCCTCGTCGATAAAAAGAACCCCTCCTATTGCAGACTCAATTACTTCTCTGGTTTTAATTGCGGTTTGACCTAAGTAACCCGCCACCAAATCAGACCGGGTTACTTTTTTGAACGTGTTTGATTTTAAAACCCCCAAGTTACAAAAAATATTTCCTAATATTTTTGCAACTTCTGTTTTTCCAGTACCTGGAGGGCCATATAATACAGTGTGCATATAATCTCCTGAAACATCATTCGATTTTTTTTTAGAACTACTTGATAACATGGGCAACTGTAACCCTCCTACGCCCATGGAGGATGTGAATAAATTTGTCGGGTTGAATAATGGGAATTTGAAGACATTTGCGTTTGGGTTTAATTCCTTTTCAGGATGTTTTTGTTTATTAGTCGTTTCCTTTTCCTGCGGTTTTTCTTTTTTGATTTCCGGTATAAATATAGAAAACAGCCCTGCGTCAGGCCCTATCATATTTCCGAACCCTAGTCCATTTTTTCCGCTCGTTCCAAATGTGAATACAGGGGTTGCGGTTTTGGGGTATTGCTCTGATTCTGGAGATTTTGTTTTTGCTGTTGTTTCCGAAGTTGCCGTAGCAGTTGTCGCGTGTACTGGACGTTTTTTAAATTCAGTAACGTGAACGGCCGGAAGAGACTTATCTATATCCGATGTATCGTTTATGTGTATCAAGTGTAAATTTTGTATGAAATACAATATTTGATCAACAATGGTTTGTTTAATTGCGGTCATTCCAATCATTTCATTCAATGCCCGCAAGTGTGGATATATTTTACGCAGCGCTACCATATCAATATTGTAAATGACATTTTCGGCAATGTCGTAGGTTTCGCATATTTTTAATAGATCTGTGATACATTTTACTGGAGTATTTATATGAATCCTTTCCATTTTTATATAGTTGTCACATTCTCCGCTGTATTGTATATCCATCCCTATATTCTGAGATGGATTTTTTTTCAGATGTAATTCGTCACTTGTAATATATGAAATACCTTTATTATTTAAATAGTTTGTAATGTCACTTGAAAGTTTATTTACAATATCATTATTATTCATGCTTTAATAGTCATACTATTTACAACACTATTATTTATATCTTTTGTGTGTTTTATATTTACGTTGTTTATTACGTTTGGTTCGCATGAGTCGCTTTTTCTTTTTTTTTCCGCCACCCAGTGGATGATTACTGAGAAGTCCTTTACAGTTGTAACAAGGGGTATTAACCTGTGGATGGTCACTAGTACATGTAAGTACTGCATGGCTGTCACATAAAACATTACATCCCCCGTCAATAAATATAACATTTGTAATACGTAGGGTGTGTAAAAAATTTAAAATATCTTCAGTAGTTACTGTATCCGTATTTTTAACAATTTTAATTAGTGTGATCAGGTCCATCATCCAACTATAGTCAGCGGTAAATCCACTATGCATTTGAGGGGTTATTAGCGTAGACCAGACTTCAGGTATTAAACTCACAAGTAAATTTCCAATAAGTATAGTACCATTTTTTGATATTAAAGTAATATTCCAATCTAGACCTGGGTATTGTTCTATCCCAGGATCATTTCTTAGATATTGTTTATTTAACATACAGTCGGACTTGGGGCCAATTCTTTGAAAAGAACGGTTCGTCTGTAAATTTCGATAATGATTTTCAAACCGAAATGCTTCATTCATTCGAATATACGAATTTTTATTGATAACTCGGTCCCTAGCAGCCTTTGAAATAGAATCAAATATGACTATTGGAGAATGTGAAGAAGGAGATGGTGACCTAGATTGTGATCGTCTAGAATTAGATACGTTAGGCGAAGTTGGAGATAGAGATGGAGATGGAGATGGAGACGCAGATCTGGATCTTTTAAATGAAGATGAAGTTAATTTAGATTTGCCTTTCTTCTTCATTTTTGGATATTGATATTCTTTGTGAAACTGTTTTAACAATTCATCTCGTGTAGGTTTCGCGTAGTCAGTTACCCATGCTAAAGCGTCTTTATTAATGTTGGGTTTTATCGATTGTTGGAGGCTACTAAAAATGGTACTTGCAACATTGGCAACATTTAGTTGAGCCATTGAAGAAGTTGCGGCAGTTGCGGCACTTGCTACTGTGGTGAATATTTGTAAGTAGGTATTGGTAGGGTCAGGGTTTGCCGGATTCGCCGGATCAGAGTTTGCTGTTATACAACCTTCTGCGCCAATTGCCGAAAAATTTAACTTATGAAATTCCATCTCCAGTGGAGGTTTAAAACAATCCGCTTTTTCAAGTGTTAGCCCAGTTGATGCAGGGCTTGTTGTAACATGACCGAGAGTAAGAAATTCTCTCACTTGTTGCGTTCGTTGTTCCAGCACCGGTCGTGTTTCTCCTAATATTTTAGAATTGATTGCGCTATGTGAAAATGCAAGAATTATAACAAGACCGTTAGGACCTACCTCGCTGCCTAACCTTGCAATAGCTGTTTTAACTGCGTCGTCTCTTTGTTTAGGGGTTATACCCGCGAGTCCGGGCGGTACAGTAATATCCGTTTCGTTATTAGACGACTTTATTTTTACTGGGCCTTTCAATCCCAATACACTCTTTGAAGTACTCATGATGTCGTTTATTATTTTATTTAATATACATATTCAAAATATTATTTAGTTGTTGTATATATTGCATATGTATACACATTAAATTATATAGTTAAATATTTTATGATGGGGGTTCTATCTCTTTAAGTTCACAGTAAATGATATAAAAAATTGATTTAAAGATGTTATATCAAGTATTCATAGTAACAGCAACAATCAAGAATTAGAATAACACGACACGAACAATGCCCTCAAAAAAATCGAAATCCGGATCAAAAAAAACAAGCGGCGTTGTAAAGGCGATGTCTGCCCAAAAAAACCCGACTCTCGAAGCGCGTGCTCGGATTCCACAAACGATCGGATTACCCGGACAAGTGGCGAATAATGCCGGAGGGTTTTCGTTTCCTCTGCCACTTGAACAAGAATGGATGCGGTACCTCATTATTGGAAGCAAATCTGAAAATGGAAACTTTTACCAGACTGGAGGACAAATTTCAACCTGTGTTTCAAGATGTATTCTAGCAGCGGTATCGAGTCCGGACACGTGCAAGCGTCTTGTTGCAGACATAGTTGATGTCTCCGTCAAAGGACGTGCTGCCAAACAAGAAATGACTATGCTTGCACTTGCAAGTGTAATCGTATTTGCCGAGAATCAGGAATGCAAACGACTTGGTCTGGCTGCAATTCAAGACGTATGTCGCATTCCTACGCACTGGTTCATGCTTCTCAAATACATCCGCGAGTTATCACAAGACAAAAAGACGCCAGGAAAGGGGATGGGTGCGGGAGTTCGTTCGGCATTTACGCGACTTTATACTAGTCGAACGGGACCAGAACTCGCAGTTCTTCTCACGAAATACAAGAACCGTGAAGGGTGGACACACAAAGATGTGATTTCATTGCTCCACATTAATCCGAGTGAAATGCACGACGACGGCGCCCGGATGGTTCTGGAGTGGATCATGAAAGAAGATCGTCCTGAAAGAAAAACAAGGACCGGACAAACAGTTCCAGCATCAAGTGATCGGACTGAATTCATTGCTCGCCTTAGGGCCATTCAGACGCCTCCTCAGGAGTCAAAGGAGTTCAAGTCCTCACCAGCTCCAAAGCCACAACCACAACAATTGCCAGTCGCGGCTCCGGCATCTGGGTTGTCAAGTACGTTGAATTTGAAAATACGCATGTTGACAGGCGATTTAGCCGGAGAAGTGCTTACCTTGCCGCTTGCCACCACTGAACCATTTTCCAAACTGTGCGAAACCTTGACCAGCATCGGAGCCGGAAAGCATTTGGAACTCCGGTTGCCGGCAACTGACATTCCTGAATTTCGCTTGGAACCTTTCATCATTCCTCATTTCGAAACCGTTGCGAATCTCACAAAAAAATATTCGCGTGCTCAGCCCAATTTTGACTTTACAAAGTTTGTCATCTTTGCTCGAGAAATTTCAGCTCCAGCTCCAGCTCCAGCTACGGCTCCAGAATCAGCATCAGTGCCAGTGACAAAACTTGCTACAACGGGGGTTGAAGCCGTAGAAGAAAAGGACAAGGTTCATGAATCTCCTGTTATCACAGTTGCACGATTTCTCAAGGCATTGTTGGAGCTTTCAAATGACAAAATCACACCCGAGGCCGCGCTTACTACCATGAACACTGTGCGCCGAATTCAGCGCGAACACTTGCCCACCCATCTTATGTCCAGCCCGGCAATTTGGACTCACTTGTTGAAAGACATGGGCATGACAGCGCTCATTCGGAACCTGGGAAAGCTTTCCAACATTGGGGTGGCTTCAAGTCGACGACAAGAAATTGTTGCAATGCTTGGAAACGAGAAACAAATCCGCGACTCCAAGCTGCATCCGTTTGCGATTCTGGTTGCGATGAAAGTGTACTCAAAGGGTGCAGGAGAACTCGGATCAATGACGTGGTCTGTCGACAGCTACATTGTGACCGCATTGTCAAATGCGTTCGTGATGTCATTTGGAAACATTCCTCGCACCGGCAAGCGCATCATGGTTGCATTGGATGTATCTGGAAGCATGACGGGGGCATTTTGTGCGGGGTCAAATACCGTATCGTGCCGCGAAGGGTCAGTCGCGATGGCCATGGCAACTGTTCTAGCCGAGCGAGACGAGGACGGTAAAATTGGAGACAATACTCACGTGTACTCGTTCACAACCACGTTCAAAAATGTCAAATCTGCATTCACTAAACCAGGTCTCACGCTCAACGACGCAATTCGCGGAACAGACGATACGTTCGGAGGAACAGACTGCGCCATGCCAATGAAACACGCCACCGACCACAACATTCCAATCGATGCGTTCATTGTGTACACTGACTCTGAGACATACGCTCCAACGGTTCATCCCCAGGTAGCGCTTGAACTTTACCGGAAAAAAATGGGAATCGAAGCCAAACTCATTGTGGTTGGAATGGCAAGCAATTGCCTCACGATTGCAGACCCGAAGGACAAAAACACGCTCAACCTTGCAGGATTCGACACCTCAACTCCAACAATCATGTCAATGTTCATCAGCGGCGAATTGTAAATGATAATGTCACTGTGACAATGTGTCTGTATTATATTTGTAAATAAATCTAAATACTAGAAATAAAAAAATGAATAATACTTCATTTTTTTATAATTTAATAATGTGATTTGTAATTTGTAATTTATTTGTCATTACGTTTCAACTACTTTATTTCCTACGAGCATCCCGATACGTATTGGCGGTTTACCCTTTTCTTTTTCCTCATATACATCATTTGTATCCTGGTCAAGTAAATATCGTTTAACGACTTGACTACCGTCGGGTTTGACAACTATATATTGAAACTCACGTCGTTGAATTGCTTTGGTTTTGACTTGGTTTCTCTGCGCGTTTGCATCCGTTTGTTCTTGGTAAACATCGGGCACATATGCAACGTCGTCTCGGCCGGAAATACTTTTGTATTGAAAACATTGTACATCCAGCCCTCCTCTAGACTTATGTATAGCACAATCAACTGCAGAAGCCTTTACGACGGTGAGAAGTTGTTGATTAATTAATTGTTTTCGACTCGATGTATCGAGCAGTTTTTGGTCAGTGCTTATGCTCTCGTCCATCGTTTTAATATTTGCAACCTGTTTATCTTGCTTTGTTGGATTTAACTGCTCTTGTGTAAATTTCATAACGTATAAAAAGACGTTTACCGTGCGTAATTCTTCAGGCAACTGGTAGTGACTACAGATTCGATTCGCGCGTCCGATAATTTGTTCTGTCCTTACTGGATGCCAATATGGTTCCATAATATGAACATACCGAACGTTCCTCAAATTGATACCTTCAGCTCCAGATGCAGTAATCATAAGAAGTTTAATTACGCCACCGTATATGTTTTTACGAGTATGACTGTGGTTTCGCATTAAATCGGTTTTTAATGTATTCGGTAAATTATCCCATGAACTGTTAAACACATTGCGAATGATTTCCTTTTCTTCTTTGCTCTCTGTGCCAGTATATAGAGCATACATAGGTTTTCCTGCATCGTCAGGTTGTTGATAATACTGAGACCATGTTCCGTCTTGTTGATTTTTTCGAATCTTGAATTCGGCATATCCGTTTGCATCCATGACCAGTTTGAATATTCCAATTCCTTCCAATGTTCTAAATTGACTGTACAGTAAATGAAGACCAACATGTTTAGAGTCTGTAATTTGCTGGTATATCTGAGCAAACTTAGGACTATACATGCCAGATAAAACCTTAAGAGACAGGTACTCGTCTGCATTTCGTGCTAATTTTTCAACTGTGCTTTTAATTTTATCTCCGTATGACCTAATGTCGGTCGGAGATAAAGATGATCTCTGTTCTTGTTGGTCTCCATCTTGATGTTGGTTTTGATTTTGAAAACCGGGCTTACCCGTACCTGGAGCATCATCGACATCATCATCGTCAACCTCGCCCTCGAATTCTCTTTCCGTAAGAGGTCTAACCTTGGAAGCTAGTTTCGGGTTTGTTTTTTGTTTCGGTTTAGGTTTTTTGGTAGATTTCGGGGCTTGCTCATTCTCGTCAATTTGTTCAATATCTTCGTCGTCTTCGCTAGAACTTTCAGTACCGGTACCGGTCTCAGCGTCAGTCACCGCCGCTTTTTTTTTCTTATCACTACTTTTCAATAAATCAGATATTTGTAAAGGACGAGGAAGCTCCTCGGGAAACGCAAAATTACAACAAGCTCTGGAAAAAATACGATACGTAGACGATGTTTCTGCGTAAAGGTCATTTGCATTTCCGGACGCCATTGCTTTTCTTCTTTTTGCATTCGATTCTGTTTTTCGTTCATTCTCTCGAATTTCCTTGTATATACTAAACTGATGATTCGACATTTCGATTTCAAATAAAATGAAATCCTCGTTGGGGTTGTATCTCGGTAGTAGTTTTTCTTGCGCGCTTCGAAAGTATGACGTGAGTCCAATAATCCTTCGTGAAAACATATCAGGGTTCAATATTCCTCCTCCGTCAGGTTTGATAAATAGCTCGTTAAAGTCTTCTAGTCTATCAGGTAACGCCGTATACGATTTTTGTTTTACACCAGTTACCCGTATTTTATTGGAGTCTAAAAGTTTTCCAACGTTTGCTACAAATTCTTCATCTTTTATGTCACCTCCATGCGTCAACGACATGCTTACGCTGGCGAATTCTCCCGTGCTTGATCCGCGATGCGATACAAACCCGAATGGATTTCGCGTAAGTGTAAGCGTGGGCTCGGGAGTTTGTTTGAATTCCAAATAGTCATGTACTCCAACCCCATCCTTTTCCTTTGCATTATTGAAAATTGTTTTCAATGCATTCACAGTGGACTGGCTGGCGCCTGTTCCGGAAAAGCCAGACAGATCAAGCGTAAAATTAAATGTATTAATGTATCCCCTCAGAATATTAAACATGATCCCAAGTTCATTGGGGTAGTTGATAATGGGAGTACCAGTTAATAAAACCACTTTTGAGTTACTAGCAGACAAAAACGCTTTATAAATTTGCATCGACAAACTTTTTGGAGACTTAATTTTGTTTACGATCCGGCTAACCAAATTGTGAGCTTCATCTACAATAATTACTGAATCGTCAAAATAGTTTCCGGACGGATTTTGTCTCATAAGTTCTCGCCAAGCGGTAATTCGGATACCATTATAGTTTATAAACCGGTATTTGTTGTGTATCATCCGGTCAATTTGTGCATCGATTTCCATTTTCTTAAGTTCCGAAAGTTGATGATAATTGCCCGGTTTTCCATGTTCTGCGAACCATACCCCCTTGTTTGTTCGTACAATATTGTCGGTAGATGCGACTTTTTCAGGAAACCCAAGCGCTTTAAGAAGTGATTTTTCATACTCGGGAGCAGTCTTTTCTTTTGGAACTTTATCAATTGGAAAGAATACCCAATGCTGATCCAATTTAAATAAGCTGTCTCCGCATTTTTTTATTTCTTCAATGTAATTTTTTTGCAGAGACGCAGGGGTCATGACAATTATTTTTTTGTGGCTAGATAATCCTTCTGCGATTACAATTGACGAACATGTTTTACCACTTCCCAACCCGTGATACAGTAGTAACCCGCGGTATGGACTATATGCGTTCATATATTCGCGCACAACGCGCTGATGATACAATGCCGAAAACGGCTTTTTGTCAAGCGCAGATAGGGTTGAACAGTCAAATTCGTCATCAGCTTCTAACTCCGCTTCTACATCTACGTCTACATCTACGCCGGCTTTCTTACGAGACGCGGATGAAGTCTTGGCGAGTCGTTCAAATACTTCGGTTATGAATTTTGAAAAGTATTTGCGGTTGTTCATATAATAATTTGATGCGGTAAGTTTTTGAGGAGTCGATCTCATTTTATTCAACTGTTCGATCACTCCCGAAACATCAAGTTCGGATCCTTCAAGAGCCCGACGTTTCTTGACTGCAACATCGGGTAGGTCTCCTTTATCTTTACGATTTCCTTTTTTAGTAGGTTCTCCTGTTCGTTTTTTCTTTTCTTTTTCTGAACCCTTATTTTCAGTTTCAATATCAACTTCAAGATGCGGTTCGGACATTTTAAGTTGAACCATGAATCCTAACTTACGAATGGGAAATGTTTCCAACACGCTTTCTCCTGGCTTAGAATTAGCTTTTGGAGGTGAGTGTATAACAGAACAAGATGCAAGTGAACCTGTATCTGGTTTGCCAATTTGAATATCTGTTCCGCGCTGAATCGCCGAAATAAATTCATGAATGTCAATTTTTTCCACCTTTGTTTTATCAACAATTAAACCACGTTTTCTAGATCTAGTTCTAGATTTAGAACTAGGTCGACTATCGGAATCAGAAGACGAGGAAGACGAAGAAGACGAGGAAGATTCTGATTCTGATTCTGATTCTGATTTTTCACGCGATTCATTATCAAACGCGAGATGAACCGCAAATGCTTTTTTTCGTGAAGCGCGCCGTTCCGGTTTTGAAAAAAAAGATATTCCAGTATTTTCAACTTCAATTTCTTCAACCGGCTGCGCCTCTTGTCGCACCGGATTCGCAAACCGTGCTAAAAATTCATCCATTATACTTTATACGTATTTTAATTTTAATTTTATATCAAGTATATCTGTATGTCTATATTTGTATTCTTGTATTTTGTTTTATTCTTTATTTATTCTTATTTTATTTTATTTGGTCCACAACATCATGATTATTTATGTTTTATCAAGTTGAGGGCCAGTTCGCATGCGTGTTGTTCGGCTTTTTTCTTTATACGATGTGCGCATGTTGTAAAATGAACGAGGAGTTTACCACCTCTTTCTGACGCCAGAGCGTGAATTCCTTCAAACGTTCCTCCTATTTCGTCGGAAGTAAACTGAACTGCCTCAGAAGTATGGGTTTGATAAATTTCTTGGCCGATGCAGAGAAACAGTCCCATGGTATATCCGGTTTCAAGATCGCGTCCAAGTTCAACGTAGTCCGGAGTAGTCTTAAACTCCTTTTGGATTTTAACTTGCAGAATATTTTTAAAATTATCGTCATTACTAACCAGTCGAACCCAGTCAATGTGTCTTTCAAATACGGTCTCTACAAATATTTGCGCAATTTGAAACCCTGGGCCAGTAACAAACAATTGTTTGAACCATCCATCTTCATCATTTAACTTCACCTTATTATAGTCGAGAAAGATTGCACCAAGGAACGCTTCAAATAAGCAGCCCAGTTTCTTTAAATTCGTGCGCGTCTTTTTTTCCTCAGAGTGTTTAGAAATGATGAACCATCGATGTAACCCCATTTCTAGTGCAAGTTTGCCGATACTTTCATTTTTCACAATTGCGATTTTTTTTTCAGTCATAAACCCTTCATTTTCTTTTGGAAACCGGCGATAAAGATAAAATTTTGTAATCGCTTCAAGTACGCCGTCACCTACAAACTCAAGACGCTCGTTTGATTTTTGTTTCAAGGACATGCAGTCGGCTGGACATTCTGCAAGCGTGATGTTTTTAGCGGCATTCTCAATTTGAGGACGGCGCGTATACGATCTGTGAACAAATGCTCGTTTATATAAAACCATATTATCGACTTGTAACAGGGATGTAGGAACGCCGTACCGCTGCAAAATTGAAATAATATCATGCATTTCAATTTCTCTATTTTCTGGATTGTATGGATTGAATAAGAGGACCCCGTCGCCCATCGGGACAATATCATCGTCATTGAATACATTCTTTGTAGACCGGTCATTATTTTCATAGTCATCGTGTTCATACTCGTATTCATCGCGGGGTTTTGACGGTGATGGTGATGGTGATGGTGATGGTGATTGTGATGATGAATTAGATACTCTTCTTGACATTATTTCGGTCGTTTATCATTGATATGATAGTAAAGTTGTTTTCAAATCAATTGTTTGTTAATTTATTTTTAATTTTGGGTTTTATTTTTAAGGGGTCGGAATCAGATTTGTATTTTAGATTTCATTTTTGATTTAGGAATAATATTAATATTAATATGATGATTATTATTATTAATTTAATATTAATATAATATATATACCCCTCAAATTTTATATCCTACTTCATAAAATAAAATGACTGCCCGAAAAGTTGCAAGAAAAGCCTCTATGTCAAACCAGACCACTCATTTTAACAGTCTTCCGGGGTTACCGTCAACTATCGGCGTACCATCGAGCCTTCTTTCCAAATACAAATGTGGCGGACCCATGCGAGGATGCGTTCTTCCAACTGGCGTTACCGATGCACTTGCTTGGCTTAAAGCAAGAAACCTTTACAACACTAGAAAAACAAACGGTGGTATAGGCCGCAATGCTAACATTGTTCACCAAAACTGTTGCCCATCTCTTGATTAACAAGTTATTATTATTATTATTTATACGCGTTATAAATAAACGTTACGAAATGAATGTTTATTTATTGACTTATCGTACTACGCAGTAGCACCTGCAACACCTCTTGCAGCGCCTTCTCCTGTTTTCTTTTTTGAAACGGCTCGCAACATCCAGGTAACCAAAAATAAAATTGTTCCAAGAAATAATATACAGCAAATAATAGCGATTGCAATAAGAAACGCGCGATTTTGAAAAATATCTGCACTTTCAACATCTACCGTTTCACCTCCAATCGCGCTTTCAGCTCCGTCCCCTTTAAGCGACTTTTTATAAAGAATGACTCCGTCGTCTCCAGTTGGTTTGCATTCAATATAAATTTCATTTGAGGATGTTGCATTTGCACCTAGCTTATTCATACTGGCAGAATTTACTGGCATACTTATTGACGGAGTAGCAATTGGTTTAATTACCGAAGTCAGATGCCTATATCCTTCCTGACTAATTCTGCATTCTGAGCTTTTTGTATACACGATATAGTTAATTGCCTCCGACCGATTCGAGTAAAATGCATTTCCTATATACGTGTAATATGGTGCCGCCCCTGACGGAATAATGTTTGATAAATTATAAAGTCCGTTCTGGCCGGCGATTTTGTACTGATCAGAAGTATCAGATGATTTATCCACAGATGTAGGCACGGTTTTGATAATTTGATCAACTACCTTTCCAGATTCTGACAGTTCGCCGCTAATAACAACCATCGGGATACAAACAAGTAAAAGTTTTCCAGCACCGGATCCACCAACCCCGTCATGAACAACTACAAGTTCGCCGTCACTTTTGGCACCGCCGTATGTATGAAATGACCCGGCGAAGATACAGAATCCGGTTGGAGCATAACTTATACCATTATAAGTGACGTTTGTTGCCGTGTTTCCGTTTTCGTAACTTGCAAACAAACACTGTTGGTCAAATATTTTAAACTTGCGTACACTGCCCGCTGAATCGGCATACTTGAATATGAATTTGCACGTATCTTTGCATTCTGGATAGTTGGATCCTGGGTCAAAATTAATGGGAGCATTGTATGACATCTAAGTTCTAATTATTCGAATCGAATTGAATTTAAAATCAAAGTTAACACTAAACTTAAAACAAACAAACAAACACTAAAAAAACGAAATTATAAAATTAGAATCCTATTTATTTAATTGTTTTATTTTTATTTTAGTATTTTATTTCACTGTCGGGTACAGAGAATTTTTGTTGCATCTTTTCAAATCGTCAACATCGTATAAATAAAATATTTTTACATATCAAGTGAGAATATAAAGTAAAGATTAAATAAATGTTTACTAAACGACGTAGGATTCGACCTGTAAGACACAAGTTTCCTTATCGTAACCGCAAACGAAATATTGCGGCACTTACACAAAAAGTGTTTTCTATTAAAGATGCAGATACAGATACAGATACGTATAACAAAAATAAAAATAAAAATAAACAAAGGACTAAGAGTACCCTGCGAAAGGATGACCGAAATAATGAGCAAGAAGACATAACTAAAATAAAAACATTGCAGGATGCTACATTGAAGGTGAGGCAACTTTATGGAATAATGGAAGATTTTGTATATAAAAAAATAGACTATGACAAGATTCATAATAAATGGCGCGGCAGAAAACGTCGCCTACAATATGGAGGAGTTGGGGGGACGGGCGACGAGAAACTTGCTGCTTTGCAAAAAAAACTAGACGATACTAGAAGTGCCACAAGTAGACAAATTGAAGAAATTGTTACAAGGTCTAAAACAGACATTAAAAAAATAGAGGAACAATTAAAAACGTTATCGGGCGAAATTTCTAAAGAAAAAACTAGATTAGAACTGGGAGATGACGACCCTGAATGTGTAGAGAACAAAACTAAATCGTCGTTTTTAGTAGAAGCGGATCCTCTAGCACCAAAAAATTATAAAGTCACTCGTCTTGGAGGAGACGACATCGTCGAAAAAGGTTTTGATAAAGTTATCAGCGGTTTCTTAGAGAGTACAAATACTACCGGAAATGTTAATGACGGTAACGGCGATGGGCCTAGATCTGATGTATCTGATGCTGAAGCCAAAGCTGCCAAAGCTGCTGCTGAAGCCAAAGCTGCTGCTGAAGCCAAAGCTGCTGCTGAAGCCAAAGCTGCTGCTGAAGCCAAAGCTGCTGCTGAAGCCAAAGCTGCTGCTGAAGCCAAAGCTGCTGCT